GGTGGAGGTGATACAAGTTCTGGTGAAACAGAAGATCCAAATAAAAAATATGATATTGTATTTAGTGTTGATGGAAATCAAACATTATCATTAACACGAGTAGGCACAACAAATAATTATAAATTAGGTGGAACTTTAGTTATTAAATATAATCAATCTGATAATTCTATTAAAGGCGATGTTGGAACAATTAGTACTATTACAAATAATAATAGTATTTATACATTTGTAATATATTTAGGTTCAGTTTCACAACCTTGTGTGATATAGAGAATTGATGGATATAATACAACATCAAAGTTATGGGAAGGTAAAATTAATATAAATTTAGATGAAATGATACCACAAATTACATATACGTTATTAAGTCCCGGTAGTATAATAAGTTGTGAGTTACGTATGAACATATCCAAAGATGTACCTATTTTTTCAAAGCATGGTTCTCGATTAAATTCATATATTGTAGAGAATGGGAATAGTTATGGTAAGGATAATTTTGGTTTATATAAGTTTAAGTTAAACAATATTGTTATGCCAAATAAAGCATATTTCTTATAGTCTACTCTAAGATGTTATGAAACATGGAAAGAAACAGTAAATATGGTAATGTCAACAAGTAATTTATTAAACAATAAAGTTAGTGGTATTTTTATTATTATAACAGATGGTTTAATTCTAAATAAGACTAATACAATTTCTAGTAAAATTTAGTTAACTACACCATCGTTTGCATCTACTAAATTTAAAGTTTCATCAACAACTCATAACAGTATATTTACTTCTCCAGTTTCTAATAATACAGTTGAACTAGATGGTCCGCCAATATTCTTATATGATGAAAATAAAAAGCAAACTGAAATAACTTCGTGTGAAACTGATAATAATATATTTAATGAAGAAAGATATTTTAAATATAATTCAGGACATAAGTTTAGTGTTGGTACAAACGGTAAAAAAAATATTATTAACTTAGATTATAATGGATATAAATCTTATATGTATGAATTTACTAATAATCTTGATAAACATTATTGTGGAACACGATTATCTAATGCTGATTTAAGTGCATATGAAGGAAAAATATTCAATGTAGTATGTGAAGTGTGGGGTTATAAGATTAATTTTTAGCCTTCTATAAATACACCTATAAAAAATAAAGATGGTGAATATGTATTAACTGCCATAAGTCCTTCATATAATTTAAACTAGAAAATTGATAGAATTGATTGGGAAACAGGAGGAGGTACAACAATAAAACCTTCTAAAACATATACAGAAACAGTGACATAGTATAATTTATATAGTTTTAAATTATCAAAATCTGATTCAACAACAGGTGTATATGAATATACATTTGAAGGTTAAATATAAAAAGAGAGATAGAATATTGTTAAGTTCTATCTCTCTTTCTTTTTATGAAAATATTATGTATTTAATTTTTATTGGAATCCCATTAGGATTATATACTAATAAACTCTATAATAAATTTTTAGCTTTTAATTGTTTATCATCATCTTTACCAATTATCATATATCCATCTCCTATTCTTAACCATAAATCATTTGATGACAAATATTCCATATATTTATATAAACCTATTACACATTCAACTGATGTATCATCATGTGAATCAACAAATTTTACATTTGTTTTATTAGGATTATTTTCCCATAAATCATTATCTTCTGAATTTCTGTTTGCATCTATATACATATCAGGATCATGATATTTTATAGGTTCATCATCAAATGCTCTTTTTTCTTGACTTGTAGGTAATCTATAAAACTCATCATTTATATTCCAATCTGTGTCATATGCAGGTATATATAAATTATCAAAACTGTTTGTAAAACCGTCATTTGATGAAATATCATTTAATGGTAAATTATCATAATCTTCTATATAAGCACGTTTCTCTTCTGGTATAAGTGCATTTATCTATACAGTAGCTAATGCTTTTTCAAATAATGTTGCTTTCTTTTTTGATATAATATTACCTTCATAGTAATTACTTAATCTTTCAATTGATACAGGTACACATATTTCCAACTAATCAGCAACATGATTTACCCATAATACATTTGAGTCATATTCTTCATCATTTGGCCAATTAGGAATTAATACAATACCACGCATTGCTCCATTAGGATATTTTACATTTCCTATACGTCTGTTTAAATCTTCATAACAATTAGATGGTCCAACCGAATTCATCATTTTAAATATAAATTCTTTGATAGCATCTAATATTTTAACTATATCATATATATTATACAATGATAAAGGTTTTGTAAAATATTTCTAATAAATCTAAGGATATTTTTGTATTATAATATCATTGAATTTCTTTGAAAATATTAAAACACCATTCTATTCAAAACATGGTAAGAAAAATCTTTTGATAACATCTATTTCATAAACAAATGTATTAAAATCATCTGTTATAGTATCACTCAATTTTAAAAACTCTCTGTATATATCACAATTAATTTTATAATTATTAAGTTTAGAATTATCTGTTTTATCACCGACCAATCTAGGTTTATATTTTTCCAATAAACTTATAATGAAATCTTTTGTAATAACAGGTTCAACAAATGGAGAATCTTCAAATTCACCAATATCTCCCTTATTATTTTCATCATTTCTTAATATAGGAATAATCTTAACATTCCTCACTATAAAATCATATCCTTCGTCTGTACTTTGAAAGTTTATATAGTCTATTTGCTTGTTAGAACTCTCTGTATCGTCATAACTTTTAATGGATATAGAAACAGGTACCTTCAACTTATTTAATTGATTCTGGACCAAATTTACAAATGTTCCGTATGTTTCTCTCACGGTCTCACTCTCTACATGAACATTACAAATCTTATTATTTTGTTTATATAAAATATCAAATCCTATATTACAATAACTTTCATAATCTTCTATAGATGAAATAATATCGCTTATTAAGAAAAACTGTGATTTATATGTTTCTCCGTATTCATTACCCTGTAAAAGATATGCGGAATTTGGTTGAAGTATTTTAGTTTCTACTGTATACTAAGTTATACCGGCAGCATGTATAGTCGATAAATCAATAGATGCAAGAATATTTCCATTTGAATCTGTTATTTGTCCTTCAGAACCAGATATATCAAATGAGGTATCTTTTTCATTTATTGTTGATGTACATGCATAACCAGAATTTGCTACATTATTATTTTTTGAATATAATTGATAAAATAAATTCTTATTCTTTGTTGTTGCCATTTCTGGAATATAATTCACTTTTTATATTTATTAAAAAATGGAATCTATAACAATAATAGATTCCATTTTATTAACTATGTAATTTTTATAATTAAGCGTTTCTGAAGAAACCATCGATTGTTTTATTCTTAAAATAGAAAGTGACTCTACCTTGTGTAGGTAAATTATTACCATAATAATTATGATTTGTCTAACCTTGACGTAATGGATGTTGAATACCTTTTTGTTGAGGAACAGCCCTATTACCAACAGGATGAGCTTGTTGCTATACATTATTATGTTGTTGAGTATTAGCAGGCGTACCTGTATTAGGTGTAATAAGATCTAATAATTCTCTAATACCATCAAATCTATTAAGAATCGCATTCTCATCAAGTCTATCAAATGAATTCTTCATTCTATCAACTGCTACTGCAATATTATTAATCTTATTAGCAAATTGCTATAATGCATTATTACGTGCTTTTTCCTTATTAATAATTTCATCATCTAATGATTTTAATGCTCTACGTGCAGCTTCAAGCTTAGTTGTATATATTTTAACTTTACTTGTAGTAACTTGTATCTATGCAGTAAATGTTTTTAACCTTGCAGTATATGTACGCATAGAACCGGAAGTAACATTCATATTTCTATTAATTTCTGGAGATGTTAATCTCTTTATATTATTAATAAACATATTTATATGAATTCCTAACTGTTTCTGGCGTTGCATTTCTCTTGACAGATAAATCATTTTCTTTGCAATCTCTAAATAAAGATCCATAAATTGTGATGTTCTCCTGAAATCAATACGATCAGAAGCTTTTGAAACACCTATCATCTGTCGTTGCATTTTTGTTAATACATTACCAAAATTAGTAACTGCTGTAATAGGTTTAACTTTAGTATTAAATGATAATTGATTTATTATTTTCCTATATACACCAACAACTTTATATACAGAAACTACAAATTTCTGTGCAATATCAGCAGATGGTTTTGAGGTTTCAAATATTTTACCACTTATACTAAAATATGTAGCTAACTATGTTAATACAGATGTAAATTTAGATGCAACCTCATTTCCTTGTGATAAAACTTTACCCTTATCATCTGTCATTGCTGTTATTATTCTCTTAAGATTATCTACAGATGTTTTAATTGTTTTCATTACAGCATTGACTACTTTAGCGGTTGATTGAATTTTATTATATTTTTCCATATTTTCTTTTTTAGAAAGATTATTAGAAATAATAGTAATAAAATCAACAAACGCATTTGCAATGTTTTGAGATATTGTTCTTATGAATTTAGGTTGTAAACATAAATAATCCTTTGACTATGCAGTAGTTCCTTTTTTATTAGATGTTAATGATAAGAAAGGTTTTAATGTATTTGAAAACTCTTTTACTGCTTTCATAATAGGATTAATAGTATTCTTTATAATATCTGCAATACTTTCTGCTTTCTCTATAAAACCTTCATTTGCAAAACTCTTTACAAGGTAATTTATAAATTCTACAAACATTCTGCCTACTTCTCTTGCAGCGTTAGTAAATGCACCACGTTTTAATTTCTTCGTTATCGGTATTAATTTACCATCTTTATCTTTAACATAATGATCTACATATACACCTGTTGCTAATTTAAGAATTGCATCAACATACTGACCAACTCCTTCCATAACAGGTCCAATAGAACCACCTATTGCATTTAATGCATCTTCCGTTTTATTTCCCCAGAATGAACCATGTCGTTCAAATACTGTTACTAATTGATCTACAAAATAAGAAAATGTTGTAGCAACAGAAATTGCTGCCATTATAAAATCAATTGGTGTCACTTTAGCAAGATGTGGTACAGTATAATTACCATCTTTATCTTTCATATAATAATCTGTATATGTACCCGTTGCTAATTTCATAATAGCATCAACAAATTTACCTACACCTTCCATAATAGGCATAATAGAATCTTTCATTGCATCCATTGCCCATATCATATTAGGTTGTAATTGATTAAAAGATTTTCCTAACTAAACAATGAAATCACCAAAACGTTCTGAAACAAATGTTGCAGATGTAGAAAATATAGAAGGATCTACCTATTCATATTCAGGTTTACCATTTTTATCATAACCTGTTACAATCTACATAGTAGAAACTTTAATAACAGTATCAACAAATTTTGATACTGCATCCATAACAGGTTCCATTACCTAACCAACAGTAGATATAGCAAACATTGCTTTAAATGACATCTTATCAAATGCATCACTTAATGACTATAAGAATATATTAAACTGAGATGAAATTGCAGTTGCAGCCTTACTAAAATCGGTAGCAGTTACTTTTCTAAATATAGGTTTCTTATTATTATCATAACCAATTATATATGTACCTGTTGCAACTTTCATCACAATATCGACAAAAGTACTAACCTATTTCATAATAGGATCCATTACCTACATTAATAATGATATTCCTAATATTGATAATGCATCAAGTTTTTTAAAACCATCACTTAAACCTGTTAAAAATTCTGTAAATCCTTTTGTAACAGCAGAAGCCGCATCTGCAAATACAGTTGCAGACAAATGTTCATACATAGGTTTACCATTATCATCATAGCCTGCAATATAATTCATTGTTGCAACTTTCATAATAATATCAATGTAATCAGATATTGTTGTTAATATAGGACGTAATGCCATCGAAATTATTAATGCCATTGCAGTTCCGTCAAAATCGCTAAATGCTTTAACAATTGCTTGCATTGAACCAAGAACACTATTAACATCATCTTTTGATTTGCCTAACATTATTTCTGAAAATGTTTGAATCATCTTTGAATCACAAATCTCTGTTATATATTTCATCTACATAACAGTTAATGTTAATACACCAAATACTGCCATAATAATAGGAGCGAATGCGCCAGCGGCAATTGCCTATGCCATTTGTATAGGGTTCGGTGCAGCAGCTTTTATAACATCATACATTACTTCATATAATGCTACCGCTGTTTTACCAGTCTCTCTCATTTTCTATTCATTCATTACCATAACAAGTGATAATGCTTTCATAAATAATACCATAACACCTGATACAACTGTCATAATACCACCTATTACAGTTAATACTGCACCACCAGCAATAATTAAAGGAAGTAATGGTGTTAATGCGCCAATAGCAGTAAATACTGTTCCCATTATCGCGAATAATCCAATCATTGTTGCAGCACCTAAAAATACTGCACCTCCTTTGTTCAAATCATCAACTTTCTTCGCTTCATATGCAAATAATAACAAAGTTGCGCCGGTAATATCCATTAATACTCCTATCGCTGTCATAACAATACCACCGATAATAGTATCTGGTAAGAATTGTTCTAACTTAGAAATACCAAACATTACTGCACCCATTAATGCTAATGTTCCTATCATTGTTGCAGCACCTAAGAATACAGCACCACCTTTATTTAAGTCATCTATCTTTTTTGCTTCATATGCAAATAATAAACATGCGGTTCCTGTAGCTAACATAACAACTGCAACAGCAGTCATAATAATTGCGCCTATTGCTAATTCAACAGCGAACTTATCTGCAAATTTTCCTATCAAGAATAATACGGCACCAAATATTGCAATAATACCTAACACAACACCTACACCAATCAATGCTTCAGGCCACATTTTACCTATAGGAATCAATATATCTTTAGTAATTAAGGAAATTCCCAATAAGATAAATGCCATAGCTGCAGTTGCTAATATAGCGTATCCTGCTTTTTTACCATCAACTTTAGATAATATATATGTACCAAATATAAGAGCTGCGATAATGAATAATGTTATACCCATACCTATACCAGCTTCTTTACCATTCTAACCAATTGGTATTAATAAATCTTTTGTAATTAAAGCAATACCCATATAGATAACAGCTAATACAACAGTTGCTGCTAAACTCCATAATGCATGTTTACCATTAATTTTTGATAACATATATACACCAAATATTAATCCTGCAACAATAAACATTGTTGCAATTGCACCTATCATTATATCACCAAAATTCTAACCAATCGGAACCAATATATCTTTAGATATTAATGCAATACCCATATAGATAACAGCAAGAATCGCAGTTGCTGCTAATCCCCATAATGCACGTTTACCATTTACCTTATTTAATAATTGAACACCATATATTAAACCACCTATTATAGCAAGTGTTATAATTGCACCACCTATTACATCATCTGCTTTTTTACCTATAGGTATTAATAATGTTAATGATATAATTGAAACTAATGCAAAAATTAATGATATTTTTAATAAATTAGATGCACCTTGCTCTATATCTTTATTTGCTTTAGCTATATATTTAACTGCAAAAATACCCAATGCTATAACTAATGAAACAACAAGTCCACCTGCCATAACATCTCCTAAACTATTACCTATTGGTGCTAATAAAGTTGCAGATACTAAAGCAATTATAGCAAATACTCCTGCAATTTTTAACATTGCATTTGTTGATGCATTAAGATTTTTAGAATCTATAGAAGATAATTTATTCACAAGATAAACTGAACCTGCAACAAATAATGTCAATATTCCTAATGATGCTATAATTGTTTTAACACTATTATTCTTTACTGTTAATGCTAATAATAATAAAGACACAGACAATGACATTACCATTAAACCAATACCAGTTAATACACCTTGAGCATATTTTAAACTTTTATCAAGTTTCTGATCTGATAAATCTTTTATTAAATTCTTAAATCCATTTACAGCAAATCTTAATATTAATAAACTGACTACTACTGTACCAATACCAACTAATTTAGTTACTAATGATAATGCTATTAATATACCTCCAATAGTTCCTATTGATATTGATAACATTCTTATAATATCACATGAATTTTTTACATCTTTTTTACTTAAATCTGTTACTAAATCTGTTACTGTAGTTTTCATGAATTTAATTAAATAACGAACAACAAGTACAGATTCAACTATTGCTTTAAATGATGTAACTTTTATAGTTAATGCAATGAATATAACACCTAATAATAATGATCGCATTGCATCATCCCATGCTTTAAAAAAAACAGATATAGCATTAACTTGTTTTACATTCCATTTTTGAGCTAATATAGTATTAAAGAAATCAACCAATTTCTTTGCACGTTTTTCAGTTAATGAACTTACAGTAAATATAAAGTTTAATATCTGTACTTTTTTAATATCAAATAACGCGTTTAATATTGCAAGCATACTATTGACTGTATTCTCTACTCGCTTACCGCTTGGTATTTCGTTAATAAATGTAGAAAAGAAATTTGCAAGTATTTTTGCTGTAAATCCATTTAATGTTTTAGCTAATTTAAAAACAGAGAATTTCTGATCTGGATCTGCAAGTTTTACAAGTGGATCTAATATACCGCCTAAATACTTTATACTTTCATCTACTTTTAAATCACCTTTAAGATATTTAGAAATTGACTTAATAAACTATCCTAATTGTCTACCTAATAACCAGCCTCTAATTGGATTTAAACTGATTTTCATTTTAAATACATTAGAATCTACTAATTTAGATATACCACCCATTAAATCTCCTATTGGTTTAATAAGCTTTTCTATATCTTTCTATTTAGGATTTGCTTTACTGATGGAATTAATTAATGTGGTAATAAATTTACCCATTCGCTTTGCTGATTTTACGTCTAATTTGTTTATATTCTTCTATAGTTTAATCATATCTATAGCAACTAATGTAGACATTGTTTCAACAACAGCTTTTATAATACCAACACTTCTACCTACCTATTTAGAATTCTATAATGTTAGTCCCTAAATAAAATCAACAATATTCTTTGCACCTTCTGCATTTATTTCTGTCATTTTATTAATAGCTTTCAAAAAACTATCAATATTATCAAATGTATCATTATCAACTTTAAGGCTTGATAAAACAGTATTTACATTTCCTATAGATGTGGCAACTTTATTTAATACGTCATTATCTATTGATTCCATCGCAACTAGTCCTTTTGACAGTTTCTCTAACTATTCACCGACTGTTGCTGCTGATTCATCTTTAGCTGTCTCAACAATACCCTATAACAAACTTACTATAGTACTATCAGCTTTCTATTCAAGAGTTTCTTTCTTTTTCTCTTCATGCTGATTTACCATAGTATCAAGAATGTTAAAAATACCGTTAAGTGCTTCTTCAGAAGACATTTGTGCCATATCGTTTTAAATCGTTTAATTTTTATTTAGATGTTGTTTTCTTTTTCTATACAACATATTGGTTATGTTTTATCTATTTAACAGTATATATAATACCTGTTGTTTTATCATATAATGTTGAATATTCATATACATTATTATCATCACCATCTTTAATAGGTGTTTTTACCCATTTATTATATTCCGGTAATTTATCTGCTTTTGTTAATGAATCTAATTGTAAAATATCTAATGTATCATTTTTCATTGTTTTTACTGATTTAATAGAAACAGAATATGTAGAATCATTTGATTTATTGTTTCCTGTATTCTATTTTAAATCACAAGAATTAAATGAAAAAGTAAGGCTTAATAAAGAGCCTAATAAAATATACTTCAAACTTTTCATAATTATTTAAATATTATTAGTTAAAATATTTAATATATTTATTAGTTATAAATAGACAATATCAATGTTTATAACTATAATAAATTAAGTAAAATTATATATTCATATATGGGAAGAAAAAAGAAAGACAATAATGAAGATGTTGAAAAAATAAAAACGCCTAAATCTATTGGTCCATATGATATTATTTCTATGATGTGTACTAATTTTGAAGGATTCAATAAATTATCTGATACGATATTAGATAAAAATTTCTTTTTAATTAATAGAGTATTTAGTATTAAATATCCTTTACAAGGTGCATTATTTAATAAGAATACAATTAATACAGCAGGCGTAATTAAATCATGGGCAATGTTTATATCTAGTAAAGAAGGATATGGACGTGTGCCTTATTTTGTTTATACAAAAGGTGCAAAAAAATCTGCTAGCACATCATCAAAGACTGATAAAATAGATAAAGAATTAATTAAGGAATATTGTAAACGTTATAAAATTAATCTCAAAGATTTTGAGACATTAAAATCTTTATATTATGATGAACTTATAGCAGATGTTAAACGATATGAAAAATTAATTTCAATTAAAGAACAAGAAAAAAATATTTCAAAATAAATCATAATAAACAAAAATGATGAAGATATACCCAGAAAAATTAGTAAAGTCAATACAAACAATAATTGACTCAGGTAAAGTAGAAATTTCTACATTCAATTCATATGATGAATTTATTCCAGAAATTAATTCATGTGAAATTCATATAAAGTTTACAAAGAATTCAAAAGGTGAGCGTGAACCTATTATTATGGTTAATAATAGTGATATTACATCCCAATTCATCAATAGTTGGCGAACATCTGCTCCAGGTAAATTTATGTGTAAAGATTATCGTAAAGATAAAAAGGATTTTATTGGTAATACTTTATATCATGTAGTTAAATTTACATTAGATGGTGTTAAGATGCAAATGATGGTAAGGCTTCTTACTGAAATTACAGAAGATTGTACAGAATCTGATAGAAAAGAACTTATTAATGAATATGGTGATTTATCTATCAGTGGTAAGATCTTTTCTATTATTAAGATAATGCCAGATGATGGTAGAAATGGATGGAATTGTTGGGATCGTTATAAATCACGTGATAATAATTACATTATTAATCTATATGAAACAAATTCAGCTTATATTGATGAAGCAAACGATGACAATGACAATAATGAATGTGATGAAGATTCAAATGAATCTGAACCATTGTTTTAATAATGATTAAGGATATAACACAAATAGGAAATAAACCTGTTAGTTTTATAAAGGAATTTATTAATAATTGTACGATAGAAGAAAAAATAGATACTCATTATGTCATTGTTGAGATAACATCTAAACAAACTATAACAATTAAAAAAGCAACAGGAAAAGTCGTTGATAGAGTTGACATGATACTTAATAATATGTGGAGTCAACTTGTAACTGATTGGAATTTTATTAAACTTGCAAATCAAGATTTATTTAAAGAACATGTAGGTTATAATATATCAATGTTTTACTTCCCTAGTAATAAACCTTTATTAACAGAATATCCTAATAATATTAAATATCTTATAGATAGAATTACATATAATGATGAAAATATTAATCCTGATTCATTTATTAATAAAATTAGATTAAAAGATAAGTTTAATATATCGATTAAACATAATTTAAAAAAATTATTAACTAATGATAATATAATAAATCTTATTCAAAATATTAATGGTGATACAAAACTTAATTATGATTATAAGAATTTATTTTATGAGTTAATAGATAAATCTGACATATTAGCAAAAGAACCTGAAGGATATATATTTAAATGGAAGAAAAATCTTTATCAACTTATATTTAATAACAGAGAACGTATAAATCCAGAGAAAACACAATATGAATATTTATTATGTGATTTTGTTTCTTACTGTAAAAGTATAAAATATCAAGATAAGATTCATCATAGTTATGTAAAAACAGTATGTGCATTATTTAATGATTATATAATAAATTGGGAAGAACAGAATCATAATATTGAAAATAATATAGATATAAATAGTATTCAATCACCAACATTAGGAACATCATTTGATATGGGATATGAATATATACCTGATATTATAACAATGAATTTATGTAAATCTAATGAATTATATAAAAGTATATTTAAAGTATTATTGGCAAATCTTAGAAGAGGTAAAGATAATAGTAAATGTATATACATGAATAAGAAGCAAGTTGATGATTGGAATATTATAATGAAAAATATTAAGGTAAGAACTTTAACAATTTAAGTATTTAATAAATATATAAAGTTAAATGTTAAATTAGGTTATGACTAAAATTATTTATAATATTACAAGTACACATGTAAATCCAGAAATTCCTGGTGACAATATATAGATATGTAATGAAAAACCAGTTAAAGTTGAGAAAATTCCTGGTTGGATGCATATAGATCCTATTAATACATAGATAGATTTAGAATCAGTTGCATATCAATTATCTGATTATAAATTTACACCTGGATTTACTGTAACAGTAGATGATTTACTTCATCCTAAACCATTAGATTATGAAGCAACACCTAAATTTAAATAATAAGAAAAGAGGAATAACAAACGATGTTATTCCTCTTTATTTTTATAGTGACAAATTAATATTCATTAAATCAAATAATTTATTTAATTGATCTGTTGTTTGAACTTCTACTGAAGCAACAGTTTCCATATCATCATTTTGAATAATACAATTCCAATCTCTACCAATCATATTGGTATGACCATTATTAATTGTTATTGTAAATGTATGATTAATAGGACCTACTGTTTTTGTGAAAACATCCATAGATTCAAAATCACCAAATCCACTATCATAATCATATTCAAAATTATGAAAGATTAATAAATCTTTTGTTATATCCATTTTAAAATATATTTTTAATTAAATATCTTCTTCATATGTATCATCATCCTCATCATCATGACTTGTTAATTTATCATATGAATCCATAATAGCTTGTAATACTTTTTTCCCTTCTGTAATATATTGTTCATCATAATGCCAGGATTGACCAGCATTTCTTGAATTACAAAAAGTTCCATTCAATAAAGCTAATGTATTAATAAAAGAACACCACTCTATTGTAGCATCTGCAAATACATCCCAATTTACTACAGAATTATTATAAAATCCCATAGATCTTGGTAATGTAGATAACAAATTCCATGTATACATATTTGGCATATAATCATGATATTTGTCATCTTGTAAATCTGCTTCAATCTTAACACGATCATTTACATTATAATCAAATATATTATCATATGTACCTATTTTATGAAGAATTTCTTTCATTAAATCAATGTCATATGTCATTGATTTATATATTGAATACTTCTCATATATAACAGTATATTCATTCTGTTCAGTAGGTGCATATCGAGCTTTACTTATTGTATCTAATTTTGTAAATAAATCTTTAACTGCATCTGGTTGTTCATCATATTTTTTATACTTATTCCAGTTATATAAAATAATTTCTGTAATTTTGATGAAATCCATATTAAGTTTACCTTTAAGTATTCTTGTAGTTTCATCTTCATCGTAATCATCAAATACACCATAATCGCTCATAGAACCTATAACAGGAATATGCATAGGAATTAATGGACTTTCCAAATAACAAGGAATATTTGAAATATTCTTATTTTTCTTACAAATAATAGCTACAGCTGTTTCACCTCGTTTTATAGGAACTCGTGAAAAAAATCCGGATACACAAAAATCACCCATTTTATCCTATGTTTTTAATATAATTATTTAAAATATCAGTCCATTTTTCATTATCTGCAATATTACAGATATATCGTATTGCACCAGAAAAACAATTTTCTAATGTATTAAAAGATAAATAAGATTCGCCTTCATTAACATGTTTTTCCCATAGCTGGTTTGCAACAGTGCTTACAGGAATAATAACATATGACCATTCCTTATTTTCTTTACTATATGTTGGTTGAATGATAAAACCCATATATTTTTCAAACCAATCAATAACTTCAAAAACAGTCGGTGCAGGAATCCAATTTGCAGATGGATAAGTAATACCCCAATCAGAATTATGTGGTTCCAAATCTCCTGTATGCCATACACGTTCAGCAGTTGGGTTTTTAGGATCTCCTTTAACTGCTTTAATACCTACAGGTGTCTTTAAATATAAATCTTCAGTATATTCATCAAAACCTAAGTTATTAAGAATTACTGATAAATTAAAATCAACATGTTTCATTATCTTTATAATTTAATATCATCTGAATTTAATAATGTATTTCTCTTATTATCAACAAGAATAAACCGTGCATTAATATATAACAGTTCATTCTTTAATTTTTGAACATCTTTTTTAGATGTATTTTCAAATATAATAAATTTATATGACGAAAAATATTCTAATAGATCTTCAAAAATATTTCTTAATTGTAACATATCACCAAAACGTTCAAAATTATTATAATAACGTTCATGCGAAATTGGTTTATTATTACAAATATTTTCTACCAATTCTATAATTTCATCACATTTTTCAAATAACCTTAATATATCATCTTTTTTATCATTATTATGATATTCTGGTTTCTTTGAATATAAATTCCACATATGACTAAATATATAGCGATATATAGAAAATCTATTATTATAAAACGTTAAATCAATTCTTTCCATTTATATATTTTATTAATACAAAGATACACATTTATTTTTAAATATAAAAATTTAACGTGCACGCATTACTTCAAAATATTGTTCAATTAACTTATTAATTAAAAGTTCATATGTAAATCCATAAGGATTACCTGGTCCGAATACTTTCATATCTGTTGGTGATATAGCATATTGTAATTTCGTATCACCTTTTTTTACTTTATCAATATTATTTTCTGTTAGCGGAACATCACTTATATAACTAAATAATCGTATAATATAAGATTTAAATACAGGAGATAAAAAAATCTTCGCATATAGATATGGTGTAGATGGTGAATTTAATTTATATACATATGTTTTGCCTGCCCAGTCATCATATGTAAATAACCATTGTAAAGGATATACATCTTCAAATTCTGGTAATATATCTATATTCGAAACTGATCTGGTTACAATTTCTGGATCTAATTTTGGTTTACCTTTATTTAATAGTTTATCTATTATTTTCATATAATTATTCTATAATTTTTAAATCATCTGGTATATAACAATCACTACCTAAATATTTGATATATTCTTTAACTGGTTTCTTTACTTTTTTCCAATATGGTAATTTATCATCTTTACTTTGATAATAGATATAACTATCAAAATATGTTATTTCCTCTATTTTACCATCATGTTCAACTTTACATGTTTTATAATTATCTTCATCGAAATAGCTTGCAAGATCCATCCATACCAATAAATCTTCTAATATCATTATTGAAAATGGCATAGTAATATATGTTGTATTCGTTGTTTTCTTTTCGTATATAATATTCCCATTATTATCTTTCAATACTGTTAATCCTTTATAATCACCAGTAATTTGCCAATTCGGATTATCAATAAAGTATTGTAATAGAAATTCTAATGGTTTTCTTTCTTCAGGAATTATAGAATAATCTATTGATAAATTATATTCACCAAACTTTAAATTATCTGCTATGCATTGTCTTATATCAATTACTAAACGTTTTCTTTGTTCTTTATTAAAATTATCAAATTCATATTTTGCTATATTTAATGCATGTTGGTGTGCAGCAATAGTATGTCTACCTATTGCATATCTATATGACATCCATACTAAATCTTCATGATATGCATTTAAATATTCGTCTTTCTATTTTTTCATATAAAATAAAAAAATCTGTTTATATTTTATACAATATAAACAGACTTTAGTTTTATTATTTACTAGTTAATATCTTATCAATCATACCTTTTGTTCCGTATGATTTAGCCTCTTCTGAACTCATCCAAAAATCTCTATCAGCATCTTTCTTAATTCGTGAAAGTGTTTGTCCTGAATGTGTAGATATAATATCATATAATTCATTCTTAAGTCTATTAACTTCTTTGCATGTAATCTCAATATCACTAGCTTGCGTATGTGGTCCAGTAGACGACATTGGCTGATGAATCATCACACGTGAATGTTTCAATGCGCATCGCTTTCCTTCTGCACCTGCACATAACAAGATACTCGCCATACTTGCTGCCATTCCAGCACAAATAGTTGAAACATCTGGTCGTATAAGTTGCATCGTATCATAAATCTCAAGTCCTGAATAAACATCACCACCTGGAGAATTTATATACAGATATATATCTGCCTTTTTATCTGTTGTGTCAAGATATAACAGTTGAGATGCAATAATATTTGCACTATCTGGTGTTACTGGATTACCAAGAAAAATAATTCTATCCATCATTAATCTTGAAAAAACATCCATCTGTGAAACATTCAGTTGACGCTCTTCAAGAATTGTAGGATTCTGATAACCATTATAAATACCAGATTTATTAATATAATCATGTAAGTATAAACTACTTACACCATTTGAAATCATAAACTTTTCAAAATCTGTTTTTACCATATATTTTTATATTTCTTTCTATAACAATTTTTCAATAATGATGTTACGTGAATATTAGGATAATCACAATGATTATTAGGATTTGTTTCTGTATATATATCAGGATAACAATCTAATATAAATTTAACAACACCTTGTGACCTTGAAATTCCTGCAGAACAATGAACATAAATATCTTTACCTAAATTTCTTTCTATGAAATTAAATAATTCATATGCTTGTTCATCTGATAAACCTTTAATTGATTTAGCATATTCAGCTTCCTCTTCTGAAATATCATTTCCATATGCATATGTTAAATCATAATCAGTAATATCATAGAAATCTAAATTAATAACATTTTCTGCTAAATTAAATATATGATATTCATCTGAAACATTTGATTCACATATAGAAATTATAGCTACATTATTTGGTAAAGTGCGATTATTCCAATTATTCTTTTCCATTAATTTTTTAAATCCATTAAAGGATTCACACCATATCTTCATACTTTTTTATTTCCTTTTCAATTAAATTACATTCATTCTGATATTCTTTTACAGTTTCTAATATATTATTAATCTGCTTTTTCTTTTTATCTAATTTCTGATTCAAATACCTAATAATAAGTTTTTTAATATCTACATAATCAGCAAAAATATTTAAAACTGCATTTCTAAATTGAATTGCACACTGTGAAATTTCAGATATTTTTGTGTCTGTAATATCACAAGCAAATATATATGGTAACTTATCATTTAATTCATCACATTTTGACATAAATCCAGATATACAACATGATAATACTAAATGTAACATAGAAGGTTCATATGTTTTTGGTTCATTATCATCTTTATTTGAATCATCTATAATATCATCAAAGAAATCATTAAGCTGATAAAAAATATCTAAACATAAATCTTCTGAATCATATATATAATCTCCTAATGTTATATTATAATCCATATAATAATCAGGAATATTTGTTAATATATCACAATTATAACTACCAAATATATCTAGTAAAATTTTTGGATACCTTTCAGTTCCTTCTGTTTTACATAAATCAGAAAACTGTTTATATAAAGTTTTTAAATCATCATAACTTACCATAATTTACTTCAATTTATCTTTAAGATTAATTAATGTATTATTTACATTCATTGTAAAATTAAAAATTGCTTCTTTTGCACATTTATTAATATAATTATACAAATCAGTTTTTGTAATAAAATCCATAGATTCTTCTGAATTCATCCATGACTTTGTAATAACTGCATCATGATTGTTTATAAATTTATATTCAATATGATCCCAATTATCACCACATAATCTGAATTCATCATAATTTATCCACACCCTATTCATTTTAATATCTACTGACTTTAACATGATATATGTTTCATCAAAATCAAAATAGTTATCATCATATGAATTATCACCTTGTGTTATATTATGATAAAAGATACAATTAACATCTCTTATTACTTTACCAGTATCAATATAATTATGAAGAATATAATCTCTTAATTCTATATTGTACTTTGATGAAAAATCAGTAACAGGACATTCATTTGCAATATACTCTAAACGATATAATGGTATATATCTAATATCTTCATTATTCACATTCAAATAACGTCGTTTTACTAGTTTAAATGTATATGTATTTTTACCTATCTGAATTGTTACTTCTTCTTTTGCACAAAAATCTTGATATGTATGTAATTTATTAAGTAGTAACTTAAGTAGTGAGTTTATATAATTAGTTACCCTTTCATTTCCAAGATTATCTATAGGAATTTCATAATATTCGTATTTCATATAACTAACTTAATTTAATAATTAAACAAAAGTAAAGATTAAGCATCCGCAAATGCTTAATCTTTACTTGTTATTTGATGAACTGATAGCAATAGTCGTGAAACTGCCATCAAACACATTGCATGAATATATGTAATCTTTGGAAGACCAAAAACAAATGGCATTACATAATTCCAGCAAATCATAAAAAAGATTGCACCAATTATAATACAAATAATTGAAATAATTACCATTCCTATAAGTTCAAAAAAATGTTCCTTCATATTACTTATTATTTTTGATTATTATTTGTTTTGTTACTTAATAAACAATATAAAATAGAAGATATAATTTTTCTTTTATAATGTTTTTTAGCATATCTACCTTTTGATTTAACTAAAGTCTCTTGTAATAATGTTTTTATAAATAAAAACCTATATTTCTTGTTTCACAGACACGCTACTTTTTAGTATAGTTAAATAATTTAACTTCTTTCATCCATAGTTGGTATCTCCGCAAGCGTAAATTCGGGTAAATTCATCCCTATTTATATTTTATATTAATTAAATATTTAATTGTCTTAATCCTTCTGCTAAAATATTCTAAGCAGCATTATAATCTCTATCAATTAAAGATTTACAATGCGGACATATCCATTCTCTTTCACTTAATTTCAAATCTTTATAAATATATCCACAATTATGACATGCTTTGGATGAAGGATAGAATCTATCTATAACTATTAACTACCTTCCATACCACTTACATTTATATTCTAACTAACGTCTAAATTCAAATAAACTTAGTTCCTATATAGATTTAGCTAATTTATGATTCTATAACATACCTTTCACATTCAAATCTTCAATACAGATAACTTGGTTCTCGTTAACTAGTTTTGAAGTGATTTGATGCAAATAATTCTGTCTCTAATTCTTTATCTTTTCATGAACTTTAGATAATTTAATTCTTAATTTATTTCTATTGTTACTTCCCTTTTGTTTCTTACTTAACTAACGTTGTAATTTTTTTAATTTCTTTTCTTGATTTTTATAAAAATGTTTATTTTCATATCTATTTCCATTTGAATCTACAATAAAATCTTTTATTCCTAAATCTAAACCTATTACTGTATCTAAATATTCTTTCTATTGTATCTTACAATCTATGAGAATTGATAAGTAATATTTTCTTGTAGTTGTTTTTACTAATGTTATAGACTAAATATATTTCTAATTATGATTTAAATATATCTCATTTTTCCTTGAGCATTTAAATAATATATTCTTTAACTATTTTATTAAAGTTATTCTATTACCTTTTATTTTATCATGTTTATATTTAAATATAGTATTTGAAAATTTACAAGTCTATTTTTTATCTTTTTTTGATTTAAATTTAGGATAACCTTTATTAAATTTAAAAAAATTATTATATGCAACCATTAAATCATTTAATGACTACTATAAACATACAGAATATACATCATTTAAAAATAAATATTCATCCTGTTTCTTTAAATTAGTAAGATATTTACCTAATTGAGATAAAGAACATGTTTGCTTATTCTATTCATACTACATTTTCTTATAATCTAATAATTTATTATATATAAGTCTACAACAACCTAATTGTTTAGAAATAAAATCCTCCTAAACATTATCTGGATATATTCTTATTTTAATTGCTTTTAACATAATATAATAAAAAATCGTTTATATTTTAATTTGTATAAATTTGACGGGTTGATACAAATTATTAATATAAACGATCTATAAATATCTTTAATTATATATTATATTCAAAATTATAAAAATAGTTTAATTCAACCCGTCAAAGTTTTAAACTTATTTTATATATTATTTATCTAAATTATTTTTGAAATAATGTAAATATTAAAAATTATTGTAATAATTTATTAAATCTGCTTTCATTTCTTTACGAAACTGAGTATCCCTCTTTCTATTTCTAATTACTCGATCTTCTGCAATTTCACAATTATAACGTCTCCATTTATTTAAAATAGAACGTTTATACTTAGGTTTAATTTTACTTTTATTGTCATGCATATAATCATACGCAGCTTGCTCTTTAAAATTATTACTCATTGTATCTTAAATATAATTTTAGTAATGTCAGAAAAAGAAAAAATTAAACTTCATAAATTTGCGTTTCAAAAATTTGCTGCTACTTACCAAATCTACAAATATGAAGTTTAATCATTTGTATTAATCTATACTGCAGAAAAATTATTATAGTATAAGTTTCATTGCAATTGAACTTTACAACTATAGTGATAATCCACTTATACCCTCTTTTACTCTAAAGACTTTTATATGCAACTTCGACATATGTAATTTATCTACATACCGTTTACATTAAAGTTACTTTATTTCATCATGCTTTTATAACCATATTCACAACCCTCTGTATATCACCGATTCATTTCTTTTCATATAGAAATCAGGGTCTTTAAGCCTCACTGTCATTGGCTATAACTATTATCCTCAAGCACTACCAGATAAAGTCCTTTTGTTTTTATGGTGCATCTCTCATGCCTCCTTTTATCATAAAACAAACAAAACTAGTAAGACAAATAACGTTTCTTACAACTCCTACGAATTTAACTCCAAAATTAAGATACATCTCTTAATATTAAGTTGGACACTTAAATTAAGTGGATAAAGTTATACGACTTGAAAATATAATCACCAAAAGAATGATAATATTTTCTCAGACTTTATCATAAACGATTCACTAAATTCTTTTATGGAACTTATTTCTAATTAAATGAGGACTCATTTAAAATAGGTTCTCCCGAAACATGCGGTTTATCCATACTCATTTAAAACTTTAAATAAGCGTTGTTTATAGCACTCATCAGAATTTATTATGTATTAACATTTATAACACATCATTTGTATTTAATTATTCTATATAACTTATATAGATATAAACACAAATTGTTTAATAATCTAATAAACAAAATTATTAATATTATGTTATCTTAATGTTAATTAAGAAAAAATTTCAAAGAACACTTTGTTTTTAATAACAATACAAAGATACACATTATTTTTGAATTAAAAAAATATATTGAAGAAAAAATTAATATTTTTATTGAACCCATGCAGATGCATATCCATTTTCTACTTTTATAATAAGGACTTCACCATTCAACCATGTATGTTCAAGATCATAACCTTCATCTTCACTTTGCATATCTTTATACTTAGTAAGAATAAAGTTTGTAATCTCTTCAATACTTCCCTTATGATATTCAGATGTATTCAATAATTTCAAATAATCAACATACTCTCTTGCATTCTTCATACAAGAATCAATATCCTTAAAACATGTAGTATCTATATATTCATTATTTCTATTAATAATAGATGCAACAACACCATTAGCTAACAATTTAGAGATATTAGTAGTATCTTCAAGTTTTTCGAGTTTTTCAAATTCATATTTCAACATATGTTCTGAATCACTATCTCTATAACGTTTAATATTAAGAGTTACAGAATTCCATGTATCTACCCATGTTTTAATTGCATCTTCAATATATCCACCAAAATCATTATCACCAAATTCAAAGGTAATCATGAAACTCTTATCAATAATATTATTATCACTAAGTTCATATGGATCACCTTTAAATTTATGTCCTTGATATAAGCCATCCAAATAAGCAGTTGATATAAGATTATTAATATCTGACATTAAAGAAGGCATGAATGTTTCTTTTTTATCTTCTGATATATCATCAAATACAATAGATGTATCAATAATAGCTTCTATGTGCTTCTTGTTATCTTTGATATATTGGTTTGCTAAATCAACAAACTTCTTTCCGTATACATCAATATTCATCTTATTTACACCCTCTGCTAAAGTTTCATTAAGATTTTCTAATTCTTTCTTTATATCTACTTTTGCCATAATAAATTTTATTTAAATATTACATTGATCCATCATTTGGCTGCAAACACATAATACCATGTTCTCTCCACATTTTTACTACTTTTGAAGAATCTTCCAAAACAAATAATACATTATAATATGGTTCAATAAATGTTTTATATAGGTTATACTTACAATCTGGACCCTTTGTAAAATTCTTATATGGTCTCATCATAACCATATCTACATCACCATCCAAATTATTTTTTAACCATGTTTCAGTTGCTTTTCGTATATCAGGTGTATCTTCTCTACCTGTTAAAATAATAACTTTTACATTATCATCCTTAATATACTTATTAACTAACTTACAAATTTGTTCACATGGTACATCATTTGTCATTGTATCAGAAGCGCCATTGCCATAAAATGGTCTACCTTGTAAATTAAAACAAAGTGTTGCATCCATATCTACAAGAATACAATCTTTCTTATCCTTATCATATGGAACAAAACTATTATATTGCTTCTTATTAAGCTCTGTTGCTATAAAATTTCTATATTGTCTATATGTTCTCTTAATAACAGATTCTCCAATTGGATTTGTTCTCATTGAATCTCGCCTAATACACTCTTCAACTGAAACATCAAAGAAATCTTTAAATACAAGTTCATATTGATATTTAGTATGTGTATTATTATAATTATCAATTCTATCCTGCATTTCTTTCCAACCCTTTGGATTAAGGTTCATATTATCCATAATAATATTTAAACCGTTTTCCATTGATGATTTAAAAAATGCATCTGTCATTTCTTTAATAATGTTTAATTTTTCTCTTTCCTCTACCCAATACTGTCCAAACATATTTCTAAGAGAATCCCAATTAATTCTAATTCGTTCTGTTGGTTTTTCCTTTGCCCATTGTTCTGCATAAGTTGACTTTCCAGAAGCTTGAATTCCCCTTGTTAATATAATTTCTCTTTTTTCCATTATTCTTTTCTAATTTTATTTACAATACAAAGATACATATATTTTTCCTAAATAAAAAATATAAATCTAATTATTTTCCTAAAAATTATTCATTATCCATAGACATTCCTATAGTTGCATTTCTCATACAATCTAAATAACCTTTCATATATAATGATTTCATATGTTCATGTAACTTCTTTAATTTATCCGGTATGTCTGTTTTTATATCTTCTGAAATTTTATCATCACCAAATAAAGATATAAGTGAAACTCTTGATTTATGATCAGCAATATTTTTTAATTTTTCTATATTCATATTTTAAATCATTATAAATTAGACAAGACTAAACCTAAACAATATTCGTTATTAATATCACAAATAAATTTACTAAGTTGACCTTTTAATATTTCAGCGTTTATTTCAAATTCTTCTAATATCTCTTTTTCTTTCTTTATAGTATTAATATCAGTTTCTTTCAAATAACTATAAGTATCTTTAGTTTTAAAATTAATATTAGATATTGTATCATTTCTGATAGAATTTATAATTAACATTACAGATAACTCATATGTATCTTCATTTAATGCTGAACCATGATAACCACATATACCTTTATTTTTCAGTTCAAAAAATACAGGTCCATAACAGTATTTTCCTTCATGTACAATAGTTCCCAATGATTTCAAACCAAATGTCTTACATATATTAAACTTCTTATCAAGATAATCATTAAATAATTTATTAATAAACATCATCTGATATGAAATAAATGTATCAGCATTTAATTCTAATTTAAAATGTGTCTTATCTAAAATATCATACATTAAATCTTGTATATTCATATTACCTAATTCTTCTTTATATAAAGATGATAAACACATATATAATCTATGTAATGTTTCTTTAATATCATAATTAATATGAACATTTTTCAATTTATCTTCATAATAATTTAAAATCGATTTATTAATTAATGTTGCTGCATTATCAATAAAATATTTTCTATTTTCATCATATGTCATATAATTTAAAAAAATTATTTTTCTTTCATTCGTCTTAAGATATGTTTAGGTTCTGTATAATAAAAATAATCTTTTGTATTATCATCGATAATATTAAGATTGTATAATGCTTGTGAAAACCTTATATCTTTATATGTAGTGAGATATTTCTTCAGTATATCTAATATTTCCATATTAGCCTTATATCTCTCAAATGTTTCTTTATCTTCCATTTAAAATAACGGATTAATTTTTACTTCATCTGTTTTAGAATATTCAGTTACATTTAATCTCAATGTTTCATTTAACCATTCTGCAATTAAATGTCTATGACAAAATTCATCTGGTTTTTCAAAACAACACAATGCGCAGTCATTTCCATTAGATATAAATTTAATTCTATCTACAAATATAGATGGTTCTTTAAATAAAGATAAAACTTCATTTTTATATCGTTTTCTGAATTCCTGATGATTAGATCTACAGTTATTTAATATATCAGGTGTAGGAGCAATTGCTATTAAATTAGGTCCATGAAAATCTTTTGGTGGATAACAGCATATTCCTATTGGAACTATATTATTCTCTTTTAATTTCTTTAGATTTCCAAAATAACTCGTATATATCTTCATATATTATTCTTTAAACATATCTTCTAATTTTTTATATTCATCTTTTGATATATCATATTTAACAACTGAAGATGAATGAGCAGAACTCAAAGTATTACAAGTATCTATATGGTAAGAATTATCATATCTATCAAGATAAAAACGTACTATACATGAAATATTAATATAACCTGCACTTTTTGTATATATAAATTTTGTCTTATTATTCTTTAACTTTATCATAGTATAAAAACATTATAATATATTTTTTATATAATATTAAATTGATTTTGTTTAATATAAATGGCAGGTTTTGTATATCTTATTTGTAACCCTGATTAGAATTGTTATAAAATTGGAGTAACAAGAGATTTAGCATAGAAACGGTTGAAATAGTTATAGACCGGAAATTCATCAAAATTACATATAGTTCATTCTGTATATAGTGAATATCCATTTAGGTTAGAATCTATGTTACATAAAACATTTGATTCAAAACGTTCTGAAGGTGAATGGTTTAATTTAGAATAGAATGATGTAATTAATTTTAAAGATATATGTAATGAAAAAATTAATATTATTAATATTATGAAAGATAATCCATTCTTTAATAAAGATTTAAAATGAATAAAGGTGATATAAGTTATTGAATTCTTATATCACCTTTATTTTTTACTTGTTTAATTCTTTATTTAATTCAATCATTTCATCTTCAGGTAATTCATGTAAATTAATGAAATTATCTATATCTAATAATCCATATTTCAGCATATATGCAATTGTCATTCTTACTGCATAATCTGCAACATCATATGTAGATGCAATTTCCATATTAGATAAATCTGGATTTTGTAATGTTATTGTTGAAATATTATCTGATAAATCATTAATTGCATCCTTTAATGAATTTATCTGGTTATTTGTTAATGTATTACTCATTTTATTTTTTTATTATAATTTAAATAAAAAAGATGTTATTAAATTATGAAAATTTAATAACATCAAGAACTTATGAAAAACTGCTTAAAAATATTCTATTCTTTTTAGGGAATATGTTTTAGATTTTTGTACAAACATAAGGTTCTGCCCCTTATGATTCATTTTAACGTTTGCTCGTTATAATGAATGTTCATACTGAACTTTGTTATGTCCATGAGGACAAATGGCTGAGAACTTGACCAACACCGACTCTCTATACTGTAACGTTGGAGTTACATGTTCACACAACTCTTATTTCTAAGAGGTAGAGAGCATACCCACGACTTTTGTGAAAAATCGTAAACTCTTACTTGATAGGTTTCATAGAAATTCATTTCATACCAACTTCCTTGGAAGGATTCAATGTGTCCCCACATTTAGCACGATACTACTTTTACTATTCTCATGTCTTTCCTTGCGGTACTCGAATCATGTCTACATATTTCAGTAGAATAAGGGTATTTTAACCACCAAGTGTCGCACACTTTTGCTTCTGTATAATTTATATACTTTTAATAATTTATCCTAATATTATTATTCTTTATATATTATATTTGATTAGACTTGAAAGACGAGGTGCGACCAATAGCATTTTTTCCTTTTGAGAAGAACCCACTAAATCGCCTTTCTGAATTTACATTGCACCATACAATCATAATTCTACTCTTATAACTTAACTACATATTTCAGTAGTAATCTTACCATTTCTGAACAAGTTACCAGCTTGCATGAATTATTTGGTTTATAATCCATATAAGATTCATTATAACAATTAATATCAGCACTGGGAATTGGTATTCCGATCACCGAATATCCATAAACATAAACCTATTGTATTACTACTCACATCAGTTGTATATTTCACTTCCAATGTATTTGAACTTCATCTCAGAAAGTTTTCCCTTGATTTCCCATTCAAACAGGTTATTTATGTTTGGTTTTCTGTAGAATGCTCATTATTCATAAACATCAACCAACATGTCTACTGTTGATTTTTATTACATCACTGCTTTATCCTTAACTCCACCGAAACCATGGTTTCATATTTCAAAGAACTCATTTAAAATGAAATAATCTTCAAATTAAATTGTTATTATTTATATAACCTATAATTTAAAAAGTCTATATTTTAATCAAAAAATATTTTATTTTTTTTAATTACTTTATTAACTATATGTGTCTTTATCTTCTTTTAATTAATAAAATATAATTTAATTAAAAACTTAATAATTTAGATTATCAATATGTTTCAAATTTAAATATTATATATGATAATAGAATAATTGTCTATATTTTATAGAAAAAATTTAAAAAATTATTTTAAACAATATTCTAAATCAAAAATAAAACTCCCTAATAATTCAATTTTATGTCTAATAAGTTCTGCTTCAAGATTAAATTTATGTTCTGAACAAAATGATAATTCAGATAATAATTTATTTCTTTCAGTTTTCCACTTATTTATTAAATCATCTTTAGATAACTCTTCCATAATACATTTTCTTCAATTTATTTCATTATTTAATTGTAACTTTGATTTTTGAATCAGTTACTTTACCATTAACAACAGTATTTATAGTATCAATAGAAATAGAATCAAGACTCTTAATAAACATATTAGGTATCTTTACAATTGTATCTACACTATCTCTTATCTGAATTGAATCTTTAGTAATATTAATAGTATCATGAATAGGTTTATTATTTGTTACATATCTTGGATTAATCCAAAAATACTGAATAGCAACACCTACAATAATTCCTATAATAAATGTCCAAAAAATATGTTTCATTTTATATTATAAATTAAAAATTAAACTTTATTTATTAAATCAACTAATTCATTATATGTTATCTCTTCATATTTTGTTTTATTTCTACTAATAAAAATAGGTTTATTTAATGATATATTAACATCTTTTAATATCTCATTCTTATCATTCTCTAAAACATACCAATGTGTTTGTTTATCTAATATTTTTCCAGATCTAGTCTGCCCTAATCCCAACCGTACTATTGTCATATGAATATAATATTTAATATATTTTTAATATTTGAAAAAAACTACCTTCAAAAAAGAAAGAACCAAAGAAAAATAATTTTTAATCAATATTTAATTAGATTTATAAATTAAATTTTTTACATATATTATATATAAATCTATCACAACCTTAAATACTAACATATTTATTATACTAATGTTTTACCAAAAAGTCTACATTTATCTTAATTATTTTTTAATCTGATTAAAAAATAATTTATAACTAATTAATAATCAATAGATTAAATAAAATATTTTTCATATATATAAATTAATATAAAATAAAAATTCAGATCTAATTATCAAAAATTAAATCTGAATTTAACTAATATAAAAAATTTAAATATTATATATAATATCTATCTCAACCTTAAATACTAACATATTTATTATACTCAAGTTTCAAGAAAAAGTCTACATTTTTACAAAATATTTTTAATAAATTCTAAAAAATAATTTATAACTAATTGATATATAATTATTTAAGGTATTCCATTACATCATTAAATGCTTTATTATATTCATCTTCTGATGAACTCTCTAATTTTTCATAATATATACGTTCCTGTAATATTTCTTTAATATCAGCATATTCTCGTTTAATATTATATACAGGTTCACCATCAGACCAAGTCTTAACAATAACTCGAGTAATATCTAAATATCCTTTATATACATTATCTAACCCATGAATTTTAATATATTCATATATTGGCATAAATGTTTCTTTTATCAATGATTCTTCATCATCTTTTGAAAGATTCATTTCTTTAATTTGATTTAGTTTTTCTGTATATTCTGCTTTATGAAATTTAAGCCTTAATGTTCGATAACGTATATATGATGTCGGAACAACAGGAACAATATTTGTTTCTGGAAAATCTGAACATAAAGGATAAACTTGATCTAATACCCAAATAATATATATGTTATTTACATTAAATTGATATAGATTATAAGATTGACGTTTATCATTACTTAACTCCCATAGTTCTTCACTATATGGCATTACTGCAATATAAGTTTCATTCCATATAGGATTATCTAATTTATCGATATTAATACTTTTTTCATCTATTCTGTCTTTATTGACACAATATAATTTTACATTATCTGGAACAAGAATTTTATCTACATATGAATCATATGCAAATCTCCAAATTTTATATTCTTTATAGTTTTTATTCATTTTATAGAAATGTTAAATGATTATTTTCTAATATTATCATCGTCACCCCATCTATTTTTAATAACATATCCGTTTTTATCTACAAAACAATTTGCAAATTTAAGTAATTGTAAATATGTTATATTATTGGTATCACATGGTAATGAACCATATATTACATAATTACCAGGTTTCATTTCTTCTACAATATTACCATATGTTTCTGGATATTTTGGATATGATGCATTTCTTTTAGCAAATGCTATATTCAATTCAAGAATATGAAGTTTTAATTCAGTATTTATATTATCTATTGAATCTGTTTTAATAATATTATTCATTTTTATTATTAATTAAAATAATTATAGGAAAATTGAGAAAAAATGATATAAAATACTCAAAATTTCTCAATTTTTCTTATGTTTTTGATAGTATTTTTCAAACCAGTAGAAGTATACTGTGATACTTTAAAATATTAGTTTTATGTATCTAAAACGTTACTTTGTAGAACTGTTAAATTCTGCTCTAACTTTCTCAATTGCATCACACATATTCACCTTCTTACCAGTAGAACGATCTACCTTTGTACAATCGTCATTATTAGTGCCATAAATAGATATATATGCATCATATGCCTCGGGAAATTCATCTTTTAACTTATTCAATGTTGTAATGTTATTCAATACACAAAGAACTTCTTTGGACCATTTATTGATTTTATATGCATCCAATATAATTTCACGACATTCCGCATACAACTTAGGATAATGAATCTCTAAATATGTTGCAAGTGGATGATTATCTGATGAATAACCATTATGAACATTGAAATTATTATAAAAGTTATTCAGAAGTTTTGATAATTTAAATGCAGGTGCAGAATAATATCTGAAATTACTATCCAATTCGTTACTTCTAAAAAAGTTATAACCATACATGTTATATTCTCTTGCATTCACATATTGAGGATACTTATCATAAAGATCTTTTACTTCTGTTGGAACTTCATTCCAAAGTGCATCTTCAATCTCCTTTGAAATCTTTTCAACTCGATCATCAATTTCCTTACGACGTCTCATAGTCTCCATTCTACGTGAAATAGTCTGACGCTCATCTTTTGTTAATTTCTTATATGCAACCATTTTATCTAATTTTTAAAATTATTTGTTAAACCTTTGTTCTTTTCTTATTATATGGATCATTCCAAATTCCTTTAATAATAAGTTTATCAATATCAATATTAAACTTATTTGCAATATCTTCAAGTGAAATCATGTTAGCTGAATCCGATTCTTTATCTGCTTTAATCTTCTTTCTAAGAATCTTTTCAGTTTCTTTACGATAATACTCTGCATCGCCAGGGCTATCAAATAACTTAATATCAAAATTAGTTAAATCTGTAATTTCATTTATATTCAAAAATTGAAGTTCACTATATATTGATAAACCAGATGTATATCTTATATGAGACCATGCAATATTAAACATTTCTTTTGCAGTTTCAACATAATGATACTTATCATTAAAAGATGTATTAAGACTAAACAATACATAACAGCCTTCATTTGAATTATTATAAATCATCAATGGAAATACATAATTCATTTGAACTTTCTTATCATGTTCACATATACCACATCCCCATATAATTTTTGAATAAGGGAAAATATCATTATTATTTGGTGAACCAATTGCATAATGACGATATGTAAAATCATCATTAATAAGATACTTATCTAAGTCTTTAATATCTTTAATATTATTAAACATATAATTCTTCTTTTATATTAAAACTTTTTTAGCTCTTATTAGTATAATAATTACTAATGTGTCTAGTTATTTAAATATGGTCAGCAGAATCAAATAATACATTCATATTTTCAATTGAATCAATTATCTTGAAATTAGACGTTTCAACTCCTAATTCATCTGCGATCTCTTTAATTGTAAAATAACCTTCTTTTGCTTTTTTAATAGCATTACGTGTATATTCTTCAAATGACTTGCGGTATGTTTCAGCAATATCAAATGAGCTAAAAATTTTAGCTGGATAATTTTTTGTAAAAAATACGTCAGAAAAATCACATGAATATACACGAGGTGTAAAGAATGTACGAATTGTCTTCTTATTCTTACTAAGAATAGAAGGATATATACATTCCAAAACACGTTTTGGAATTGCATGCATATGATAGTAAGGGGTATTAATACAATTATAATACTTAACAATAAGTATAGGTACAATATAATTATTAACAATACGATTATTTCTCTTTAAAATAATCGTATACCAACAAATATTATAATCTTCTCTTAATTTAAGAGTAGATACATCAATACTATTATTAATAATTTTTTCTGCAATATCTTTATCAGTAAGATACTTATTTAATTCTTCGAAAGAATTAATAGCAGATGCAGATGCATTAATTAATGTATTATGTGACTCTGATAAGTAATTTTTATTTGATTTCATATTCTTTAAATTTTTAATTGTTTATTATTATTTTATAATACAAAGATACATATTTTATTCCAAATAAAAAAATGTCTACAAGAATATATTTCAATTCTCATAGACATATAATTATATTAATATATTACTAATCTTACTGTGTTCATTACTTTTCCACCTGGTGTTTTGAATGTAATAATTGCATAATTATATTCATAACCATCCCATTCACATTCACGGTCTTCACCATATCCATTATAACGGTCACCATCTTCCAACTTATATTTAAATTCAATAGTTGCTTTCCAATTTGGCTTCTTTATAGATTGTAATGTTGTTTTATAATCTTTACATTTTTTTGCATCATGCGCAAGTAATCGTAATCCATATCTTTCAAAAATTTGACCACGTTTTCCTGCAACTCTTTCACTTGATACTGTTGTTATTTCTAATGGTTTACATTTCAATACATTAACAATATACTTATTTAATGATTCAAATTCTTTACATGGTTTTGAAATAAAATGAATAATATCAACATATGTACTACGTTCGCTTCTTAACCACCCACTAGGACTATGTATCTCTGTTTTTTGTATATATCCTGGAACATCCACCTTATAAAGATCATATCTATAAATATCTTCCTCTAATTGATCAACATCACCGTTAGGATAAAATTTAGATAATACTTTTTCATTCTTAAAATAAAAATCAACAATATTAATTTCAATTACTGGTGATTTTTTTGATTTCTGCTCAGTAATTTCTTTCTTTATAAGTTTTTTTAATATACCTACTTTATCATTTGATGATATACGAGGTTTTGATGTAGTTCTTGTATTTGATGAACTATATGTATTCATACTTTTATCTGTAATACCAAAATCTTTTAATGTAATAGTACCTCCAATTTTAGTATTAACCCAATTAATAACGTTATTTGCATCTGCTGTATTACGTCTAAATAAATTAGTAAATGCTTCAATAGTTGCATTATCACGCTTAGGCATTTTTGCTTCAGCTTCACCAACAAAAGTCCAGATTAATTTAGGATTACCAAATGACGCAAGTTTACATTTTCTACCTTGTTTAATAATACGTAGAACATATGATTGTTTTTGCGTTTCATCAACCAAATACAAATAATATACTGGATAACCAGTAGTACCATTAGCAATAAGTTTTATAATACTACCTCTGTAAGGTATATCATCAAAACTTGCAATATTTTCAAAATTAAATTTAACAACTTTTTGTTCAGTTGTTGAAAGTGCTTCGAATAATCTATTAAATTTCATTATTAAAAATATTTAATGTTTAATATATTTATTTTTTACGAATCGCTCTAATTGGTAATGATGATAACATATCATATATAGTTATACCAACATTATTTGCATTTAATATTTTATATCCATAATTAAAATCATATCCATCATACTCAGTAGAACTCCAGAAACATGCATCTGTTTTATCCTGTACTTTTTTTCCTTTAACAAAACCTGTTGAAGGAATAATTATGAATTTATTAGGATTTTTTAATGATGAAACTTTAAATGCAATACCATTTCTTCCTACTCGTATTTGTGATACATCCGTATTATTAATTAATTCTTCAATATCATTTTTGGACGGTATATCCCAACCAGTTCCTAATATAAATTCAGGAACTGAATTATATTTTATCGTTTTATTTTTCAATCGACTATATAATAACTCTACATAAGAATCCCAGTTAATACCAGCTGCACTATCTAGTGAAATTTTATCTAATGTAAATCCTTTTCGTCTAAAATAGCCACCAGTTTTTGCTGGTCTAGTTGCTCCGATATTTCTATCACACCATAAGTTTCCTGATGGTAAATCTAAATCAACAGCTTCATATTCAATTTTATCTTTTCCTATAGTTACACCTGTTACTTTTTCGGCAAATACCGTATCTATTGAATCTTTATCTGATGCTAAAATATTATCAGTTTCTTCATCAAATAAAGATTCCATAAGTATTTTTATATTTTTATTCATTAATACTATATTAATATTTAAAATATTTATTTAATAATAACTTCCATATTTGCCACTTGGCTTATCTAATGTAAACTCATTTGTTATAACCCAATATGAAATGCCGACATTATAACATAGTATAATAATAAGAATTGCGATATACCAACCAATACTTAATTCTATACTTAGATAATTAAAATCATTAAATTCTTTTCTATGCCAATTTTTATCAATTTGTGTATCTAACCATTCAGCATAATCTTTGAAATTAATATCAGGATGTTTTATAAAATAATCTCTTGTTTTAACTTCAAGCATAGGTTCATCACTCCATGAGAATGGATTACACCAAATAACTGTATTATTTTTCACACCGAGACATACGACAAATTCATTTTTATTTCCACCTTGCCAATATGCTTTTTGCATTTCCGCAACTTCTAATGATGGATTATTAAAGCAGAGAATAAAAACATGTATTTGATTTTTTGGACCTCTATAACCATTTAAATATCGTACTGCATCAATATCAGTATCAGTTGCAGTGAAACCAAGAATAGGATTTTGATCATTATTTTTAATTTCTGGATAATCAAATAACTTATTTTCCTTAATTTCTTCTTCACTCATATTTCCGTATTTGAATATAGAATATGATGAAGCTTTAACTTTATTTTGATATAAATGTGTCCACGTTACAGGATAAGAGTTTTCTCTTGTTCTGTTCCATGATGTAACATATGCATCGCCATCTTTTGATCTATATGATCTATGCATATCTTTAAAAACAGCAGGCATATTTAATTTGTAACAAATTAATTTATATTCATCTTCAGATACATCATTTGTTTCACCTGTTACTGTTTCATATACATATCGTTTAGGATGATAACGCCGTTCCGGAACTACATATGTTTCTGTACGAGTTTTACCTTTACCACATGAAACCGTTCTTGTATGTGTTACCATAACAGTTTCATCCCAATCTTCATAATATGTTATTTTACTTACTAAATCGCTTAAATATTCTTTATCTAATGATGATATATAAACAAATGAATATTTAAGAGCAAAAAATAACAATATTGAAGGAACAAGTACAACTACATATTCCCACCATGCTGTTTTTTCTCTAAATTTAAATGCAAGTATTCCCACTGTAACAATAGGAATTAAAAAGATTAATATTTCCATATTTAATTAATACTATTTACTGATATTCATATTTATAATACAAAGATACATTTTTATTACCAAATAAAAAAATCTTGAAGATTTTATATTATCTTCAAGATTTCTCATATTTCTTTTTTAATTGTTCATATAATTTACGTTCATTATCTTCATTTTCTTTTTTATTCTTTTCCTCGATATATGTTTTGAATCTATTATAACGTTTATCACGCTCTTTATAATAGTCATCTCCATTTTTCAGAAAGTCTTCAAGTTGTTTTGCTGTTAAACCTCGCGTTGAATAATCATCATGCTCACCTCTTCCATAATAATCATCCCACTCAATATAATATAACCCATTAAATTTAGATATTTCAATATATGTTATATTACAAGATTCTACATCTACATCATCATTACAGAATGAATGAAGAAACTGCTTATATGATTTTTTACTTGTAAATTCTTTTATAAACTTCTGTTTATATTCTTTGTATTTCTGTAATGAATTATTGTATTCTTTTTCTATTTCATTAAATTTCTCAAATGAAAAATTAGTATTATCCATATTTTAATAAATTTTAGTAAAATTATTATAAAAATCTTATGCATATCTTACAAAATATGGAAAACACTTAAAGACGTTGTATTATCTTCAAGATTTCTCATATTTCTTTTTCAAACGTTCATATAATTCTCTTTCATCTTTATCTGGATCTATATATTCATTATTTTTTGCATTTTGAATACGTTCATAACGTTCTTTAACTTTCTCATAATATTCATCACCATTTTTGAAAAAGTCATCAATCTGCTTTATTGTTAAAGGTTTAGTCATGAATGATTCAGTTTCACCAAGAAAAGAATCATCCCATTGAATATAAAATATATCACCGTATCTTAATAACTGAATAAATGAAATATTTTGATTAAATACGTCTATATCTTTATCATCTCTATGTTTATTCAAGAAATATTTATATGATTTCATATTCTCAAATGCAACACTAAAAGATTTTATATGTTCATTATATTTACGTAAGATGTCTGCAAATTTATCATCATCTTCTACATACTGCTTAAATGAAAAAGTATTATCCATAATTAATAAATTTTTGTAAAATTATCATAAAAATCTTCTGCATGTCTTACAAAATATGGTCCATCTGGACAATCATCATATAATGCTTTATAAAGAATAAGATTATTATTTTTTCGCCAATAATAATTATTTCTTTCTATATATTCACCATCAATACAATCAGGTTCAATATCAAGATCTTTAAATAAAATATTTTCTTGAATAACTTCATATTCTCGATGATCAAAATCTTTTGCATTATTGTATATATAATGTCCTATACCCGTTTTTGATTCACATATATGTTCAGTAGTATACCAAAAATCATTAAAATCATAATGTTCATCTGGAACTTTATCTTTATTCATATATTGTTTTTCAACATGCAATTTTGTTACTGTACATTTTGCATAACTTCCAAACCAACATATTTCAAATATTGTTTCATTATAGAATTCATATATGTTTAATATTCTTTTTGGTTCAACTAGTAAAGGAAATTCTTTACATTTATGAAATATATAATCTCCAATTTTTAATTCATTGAATGTTTTCATATTATTAACTTATAATAGATAAAATATTTTCTATTTGATTAAATAAACTTTCTTGATGTTCATCAATTAATTTTAATGAATATGATAATTTCATATCTTTCCATGAATCCATAAGAAATTTAATATGGTTTCCTAAAAATAATTTCCAATCATTAATACGTAATTCATCTTTTAGACCTACTGCACATTGTGTAAAATAATCGGATGAAAATGAAACGAGTATATCACATTCTCTTAATATACGTTGATATAAATTAAGTTTATCATCTTCTATAACATATGGATAACATGTTGCTATGATATTATCATGAACAATTTCTTTAATTCGTTCAACTGTATCTATATCATTAGGAAATTCTCTTGTAAAATAATCTTCCATAATTTTACATGCATTACTTACATTTATATCATCTGTAAATCTTCCTGCACTATGATTAAAATCATGAAATATTGCGGATACAAGCAAAATATATAAACCTTCTGAATCTAATTTAAATTCATAATCATCTTTTTGACTTTCTTCATATATACAACATATATGATACATCATTGATAATGTATGATTAGCATTATGATATGGATTAGAAAGTGTTATACAGTTATTAACATAGAAAGAAAATATTTTCTTTAAATTATCATTTCCATTAATATAATTAAATACTTTATTATAATCTATATTAATCATTTTTTAATTTATTTTTAAATTATATTTTCTTATATATGTATGAATATAAAAAGTCCTGATTAACATTCGAATTAATCAGGACTTTTATATATATTTAACATAATTTTATTTAATATTGATTAAATATTATCATAAGTTTGTTCAAGAATCTTTGCATAATCCATATGGTAACCAAGTGGATGTTCTGATTCCTGTACAGGTTTCATAATAGGTTTCTATGCAACTTTATAACGACGAACGAATTCTTCATTCATTACTCGCTGTGCTTCTCTGGTACGAAGACCAGTTTTCTCCCAGAATTCATCTACATCTTGTTTATTTTCAAGAACCCAGTAACGAGCCATATTTTCAATAGCATCCTGCTCTTGAAGTGGTGCTTTTGTATAAAGTTCAATATCTTTAGGATCTGCTAATCTTAACCAATTTTTGAGAACACGCTTTTCTGCAAGTAGAGGAACATTCCATTGATTGTTAATATCTTCTATCTTATAGATATTATGTTCAACTACATATTTCATACACTTCTTTTTCTGTGTAGGTTTAAGAGCTGCAAATTTAGCAAAATTTTCAGGAGATAATGAAATAGAGAATGGATAACGTGAAACAATTTGTTCTTTAATACTTTCTTTCTTTTCAAGATTATCAAGGAGATCCTGGAATTCTTCCATATCTTTTTCTGTTTCTGCTGCAATTCTTTCTGCTTTTTCTGTAGATGTTTTTGAGTCTTCATCAGCTGGAGCTGCATCATCTGCATCATCATTTGCAGTATCTGTATCAGAAACATCTTCTGAATCATCTGACTTGTCTGCCTCACCATCATCTGCTTTATCATCATCAGATTGACCTTCAATGTCGATAATATCCGCACGCTTTTTATCTTTATCATCACTATCTTCATCTGATGATTCACCATCAGCATCTTCTGATGTAATATCAAGAATTAATGCACGTTTCTTTTGTTTCTCTTCATCTGTTGGCTCAGATTTATTATCATCTGATTTTGAATCATTATTTTTATTATCATCTGATTTATCATCTTTATTATCACTATCAGATGATGAATTATCTGCACCATTAGGTGTTACATCAGCTTCAGGTAATTTGAATTCTTCTTCATCTTCCTCAAGTAATGGTTTAGATAAATCTTTTAAGTTAACTGGCTTGTTTTTCATTTCCATACATTTTTCATTAATTGGTGCTTCTTGCTCTAATTCATTAACAGTAACACCTTCCATAAGAACTTTATATTTCTTATTAGTTGTTTCTTTCTGTGATTTTTGAGCAGAAACAGATTCATTAAGATATGACATAGTATTTACACCGAGTGATTCATTGATTCTATCAAGACGTGCTTCTGCAAAACCAGGTGTACATACAATATCATATGTGAATATTTGAGCGATTTCAACTTCATGTGTTTTTTCATCTACATCACCTGCTGCGCGAGAAGATACAAATAAAGGATAACCAGCTTCAACTAATTCCTGAGCGATTTTACCGTTTGGTGTATCAAGGATTTCAAGTTTTCCCATTACATTATGATTCTCCTAATCATACCAAAGATCTGTAATTTTATGAGAAGCTTCTTTTAATTGAATATCAAAACGACCTTCAGGATGATCTAATTCGCCAAGAATTGAACCACTTTGTTTAATCATTTCACGTAAATATCCAAGATGACGTAAAACTTCCTTTTCTGGATAACTTCTATTGTTTCTGTTAATTACAACATGTCCAGGTACAGAGCATGCAGTAAAAACACCAGAGAATATATATTTCTTATTATTTGGTGTACTGTCAAAGGCTTCATTAAGAGTAAGAGGCTGCAATGACTTACTTTTTATCATTAATTTACTATTCTTTGTCATATAAACAAAATAATTCTTATTTTTATTATTTATTCATTCTATATATTTATTAAAAATGCAATTTAAAATAAATATTTAAATATGATATAACTATAATGAATAAAAATATAAAACATTTATTAGAATATATTGTTAACGAAGAAAATATACAATTAACTAATAAATTGAATAATAATGGTGATTTTCTAAATAATATTATAACTTATTTTAAAACAAATTTCAAGCCTCAAATTTTAGTAAATATTAAAATAAAAGAAGAAAACATTAAAAATAATGATTTTTATAAAGCAGTAATGATAAATATCGCGAGTTAGTTAATAGAATATTATGTCGCGAATTTTATGCTTAATATGTTTAAATCTAAATTTAAATTTAATGGTAATTTAATTTTTGATGAAGATAAAGATGATGAAAATAATAAAATTACTATTAAAAGAGGTAGAGTTCATGATTTTATAGTATAGTTTAAAAATGAAGATAAGGATGGTTTTTATAATTAGTCATTTGAAATTAAATCATATAATAAAGAATTCGGTAATATTACATTAACAGATAATCAGAGGAAAATAAGTAATATAGGAACACCTATTTATGTTTTATGCAATTATGATTTAAACGATAATGCAATAATTATTACAGATATTGATTTAGTATTAGGAAGTAACTTATTAAGTAAGTCATTATTTAATAATGATATGGCAGATTCAAGACATATCAGTAAAGATGTAGGGCGAATTAATATATATAAAAGAAAATAGAAATAGTTAAAGTCTTCAACTAAATAAAAAGTAAATGGATAACTTATCATCAAGATAAGTTATCCATTTTTTGTTTACAATTATCAAATGAGTTTTTAAGTTTTGTACAAAATGAATCAATATCATCTGGTGAATATCCATTAAATGTAATTTCCCATAAAACTTCAGCAATAATTGTATTTTTATTGAAATTCTTTAAGGTATCTGGGTGAATATTCAAATACAAAACATTACACCAATCCATAAGATCTATTGCATAACTAACATCTCTTTCTTTAATAAAACCAGATACATTGATATATTCATCATGATTCCCTAAATATTCATCAATTACTGTATTTAAACAGATGTACATATTAAATGATGGTTTAATAGGTTTCATATTTTTGAGAATATGAAATGCTTGTTTATAACCATCAATATTTTTCTTTTCATCATGATGATGTACATACATTGCATTCATAATATCATTAAATGATGAATTCATTATTAATTCCTTAAAAGAAATAGTACGATCATTATTTCTTTTTGGACATGTATTTAATGTATTCAATGGTCTAATATTATTTATAGATGGTTGAATTAAGTTGTATTTACAACCATGATGAGAACAATTCTTACACCAAATTTTCCCAATCTTACAATAATTCTTACTCATAATTATTTCTCTTTATTTGCTAATTCTTGTTTCATACACATATCAATATATTCATCTTCTAACATACCTCCGATGAAATTACAAAAACATTCTTTAAATTTTATGAAAATTTTTTTCATATAAATATTAATTTTAAATATTACAATACAAAGATACATATTTTTATTGACACATAAAAATTTATGTATATTAAATATTGCTAAACAATGATTCTCGATAATATTCATCAAACTTATTTTCTTTTAATGCATAATTAATAGCTTTTTGTAACTTTAACAAATAGTTTGAAATAAATTTATTAATATCATATTTAACTTTATCTGCATTTTGTTTATCTAATGATGTATATTTATTATTCTATAACATTTTTCTTATGGATGATTCCTTAATATCATTTTTTAATAATTTCTAAATATGTCCATAATAACCTATAATATTTAATAATAATACATATTCATAATTATTAGAAACAATATCATTCTTTAATAATATATTAAAATCAAGAAGATATTTGTCGTATAAATTAATATTTTTAAAATATTGTATAAGTGAACCAATAGCATCATTATTTTTTATTATTTCATTAATTTCTTTATTTGTTAAATCACATATCAATCTATATTGTTGATTTACTCTCGCTTGAATTTCTGTAGGAGACATTAAATATAATATATCTTTAACTTTATCAAATAAATCATCTGATATATTGAAAATATTATCAATATTATCTGCCATATTTTTATTATTTAAAATAATATTTTTATTTTTAAATTTATACATATGTTTTACATGTATAAATTCATGATGAAATATAGATTTAATTGTTTTTATATTAAAACCTTTTACTACATTTGCATTTATTTTTACAATATGATCATTTAAATTTATATCAATTCCTCGAATATCAGTTGTAGCATTTGCATTACTATTCCAATTTGCTTCCCAATATACAAATATAGAATATAAGTCTTCATTTTCGGTTTCTTTACATTTAACACATTCAGACGTTTCTATATTTAATTTCCATCCAGTATAAATTAATCCATACATACGTCCTCCGTTTTTTATAAATGTATCATATATATCATCAACAACATCATCAAATGTTCTTAAAATATGAAATTCTTCTAATAATGTATTTGATATTGCATCTATTAATGATTCCTATAATCTTAATCTTAAATTTCTTGGTATTGTATTATAACAACTCATTATTATAATTATTAAATTTTGTTATTTACGAAATATATTTTCATATATAAGTTTAATATCATTACTTGTTAATTTATGATAAGATTCTTTAATCGATATAGGTTCAACTCTACTAGAAAAATCTTCTATACATTGTTTTGTATCAAATTCTATATTTCTACCAAGTCCCCTTAATTTATTAATGTCTTTTTCTTTATCTAATATACCATCTTTAACTAATTGATCAAATGCATACTTATCATCTGATATAAAAGTTTTACCACCTTTCTTCCATTCATCTGTATATGTTTCAGATTTATGATCATATTTAGGATCACAATTACCAAATAAACGTTTTACGTCTTTTCTGTATGCATTTCCTTTTTCTGGTATATAACATCTGAATTGTTTACCATCATAATATACCATAATACATATAGGACATTCCCAGTCACCACCTGTATACATAATAATATATGGACAGCCTTTTACTGTTCTAAGACTACCACTGATTTCAAAATTTTCCCAATCTGGTTTAATATCTTTAAAGTCTTTATGAATAGTAGATTTATCATCATAATATGATTGTCTGACTGCACGTGGTAAAGTTGCAATAATTTTATTTGATGCATTTGTATTGTTTATTTTATCAACTGTATATGTATCATCTTTACAAACATTTAATATAAATGCTTTAGCTTTTTCAACAAACTAAGTTTCACTTAATTTTGCAATTTTCCTACCACCTTTTCTTAATTTTATATTGTTATATAATGAATAATATTTACTCATAATTAATTTTGTTTAATTTTATTAATCTCATTATTAATGTTTAACAAGAATTTCTTAAATTCATTGATATTCCATCCTGTATATGAATTAAACTCTTCATATTTAATATCTAAGGATAATAATTCTCGTTTAATATAATATTCTATATTAGTATTATCTACAATTTCTTTTATATCATATAAGTCATTAACAACTTTATTTTTTATAAGAATTTTCATAGGTGGAAATCCTTCTCCTTTGTTAACATTATCTTCTGAAACTTCTGAACATATATCATATAATAATTCAAATTCACTGTATGTTAATACATCTATTGTTAATAAATCTTCATTTTGATATGTATCTGGATCCTATCCTTCTAATGTGATAATATCTTCCAAATCCATAAAATAATCATCATCTGTTAAATGATTAATTGCATCAATATCAATGTTTACCCTATATATTTTAGGATAATAATGGTTATCACCACCATCACCATATTCAAATTCACCTACGTCAAATTGTTCTGTACTCCTATCAAATCCAAGTTTTAAGAAATCCCATTCATCCAATACTCTTGCAGATTTATGTTCTTTCTATGTTTTTGTACCTGTATCATATAAATCAAAATATCCGTTCATAAATGATCGTAAATCAATTAGAGATAAATCCTAATCAAATGATGTACAACCATATAGTAAATAACTTATATCCATATTTTTTGTTATATTCCATTTCTATATAGGCTAATTGAATTTTCTACAATTATAAAACATATATGATAAATTTTCTGCACTAGATATATCCCAATTACTTATATCCTAATTAAATGATGAACAACCATAAAACATAGAATCAAATCTTGTAACTTTACTTACATTCCAATTACTAATATTGCTGTTGAACGTTGAACATTCATAAAACATATTTACCATTGATGTTACTTTAGATGTATCCCATTTACTTAAATCGCAAATATCTTTACATCCGTTAAATGTACCAACCATGGATGTTACATGAGATGTATCCCAATCTGAAACATTCCAAAATATATACTGTCTGTTAAATGTACTAACATTAAATAATTGGTCTAACATGGTAACATTAGAAATATCAAGCCAATTTAAATTAAAAGCATCAACTTTATCTTTATATAATTGTTGTTTTATATCTGCTATTATATGAACCAATTCACTAAAATCTTTTACTTTATATTTAAATGCATCCTAACATACTAATTCTAAATCATCATCAGATACAACCATACCTTTTAATAATTGTTCATGTATTTTTTTAGCATCATCTTCTAATAAATCATTAGTCATACTTATGTTATCATCATTAAATAATTCATCATCGTCATCATCAAATAACGATTCTAATAATTTCTTTATTTCTTTAATCATAAAAATAATATGTGTATTTTTTAATAATTACCAATGATAACCTAATTCTGCACCCATTGCAGCTAATACAAGTCTTGATGTTAGTAAATTTCCTAATGTACCTTTTTCATCTATACCTAAACATTTACATATAGCTTTCATAATACTCTATCCAATTGTTGATGAAACTGCACTTCCCAATAATGCAGTAAATAAACCTTCATCTACTATATCATCCAAAGGAACACCTTCTTTTTTTGCAATTTCATTTGCTTCAACAATATAATCATATACTTTTTTACTATCCATTATTTGCTTAGGCGTATAATTACTTAAATCAATACCTTCAAATAAATTATTATATTTTTCACTCATAATAGTTATTATTTTAGTTAGCTTATTTTAAGATATTTATTTTTAATAATAAATAAGTTAAATAAATAATAAAAAGATAATTCAACTATATGAATTGTTTTTATAAAAGTAAAAAATAATTTTCGAAAATTATAATATGAAAAAAACAACAAAAACTGTAAATAGCATGAGAAGTCAGAAAGCACTTTATAATGCTATTATGGAATCAGTAACTCCTCGAATTGCTAGATTAGTAAAGGAAGCAGAGGAAGAAGACAAAGCATCTGATGATGTAAAGGATGCAGAGAAAAATGAATCAAACGATGTTGATGAAGCTGCACTTAATGAACTTTTTGGTTTTGGTTCATCTGTACAGAAACCAGAGAAAGCATTATCTCTTGAAAATTCTGATGATGAAAATGCAGATTTATTTATCGCTTGGTGTGCTTACTATATGTCTAAATGTAGTAATGACGCGAAGAAAGGTATGGATGCATTTTTTAAAGCTTCTGGTGATGTTATTAAGAAAGCACCTATGATGATTGTAAAAGGTATTCTTAAGTTAATGTCAGGGGCAATTAAAGGTTCTGTATTTGGTGTAGGTACAGTTGCAGCCGTTGTTCTTGGTAGTATCTCTATGTTGGTACGTTTAACAGTTTCAGGTATAGAGAAAGCAAAGGAAGCACTTGCACAATTATATAAAACAATTAGTCAAGGTATTACCACATTTTATAAGAATTTTACTGGTGGTGCAGAGAAGATGGCTTAGGATTCATCAGATAAATTAACTGTATGGCTTGGCGTTATTTCTGGTGCACTTATGGCATGTGCAAATAAGGTTCAAGGTGCAGTTGAAACATTAGGTAATTTCTTTAAACAAGTTCTTGCAGATGCAAAGGCAAAGAAAGATGGAGCTGTTCTTCTTGTGAAGACATGGTTACAGGCAAAATCAGACGCAGTTAAATCATGGATTACTGAAACAGGTGGTGAGATTCGTAAGACTGTTATTGAAGCATGGAATGCAATGGATAAGAAAGTTCGTAATGCATATGATAAAGTTGCAAAGAAACTTGAAGACTGGATGAATGATATTAAGGAATTAGTTCAGGAAATAGGTACAAAAATTTCTGATGCTGCAGATAAAGCAAAGGATGTTGTTATTGATAAGAAAGATAAGGCACTTGTATGGGGTATTCAGAAAGGTGTTAAAGGACTTTCAAAGAATTATACAGAAGATCAAGTTGTAGCACTTGTTCGTAAATGTTATAATGAGTCTGTTGTACCTAATACAAGAACCGGTAATATTGTTATCAATGAAGCATATTTACATGCAAAAGGTTCTAGAGCACGTGTACTTTATGAAAGAAAACAAGCACGTCGCGGAAAACTTTTAAAATGATTTTAATTAATATATAATGAAAAAGAGATAAATCTAATAAATAGGTTTATCTCTTTATTTTTTATAATGTAAATACAGAATATTGTTGTATCGCATCTACTGTTTGCTGTGCAACTGGAATTTTATATTTAATCAATAATTCAATTAATTGTCGTTGTGTCAATTCAATTTTATCAGATTTAACATAAACATATTCTGTACGAACACCAGTTTTGCTTAAATCAATAGGTTTGCACTTTTTATCTTCCGTATCAATACTTTTAATATTACTGAAATCAATCGAAATCATATATAAACTAATTATTTTTAATTATTTATTTATGCAGATTCTCTCATTTGTCTTTCTTTATTCCAACACTCAAATTCCCTATTTAATTTTTTAACAGACGCTGGTGATTTACCAAATTTTAAGTCTCTAATAAATAATGGTAATTTCTTTTCAGCATCTTCTTTTATCTGTTTTTTATGAAGTCTATTTTCTCTTAGAATCCCTGCATGAATTAAACCGTTATAATGTTTTTTACTTCGGACAATAGATTCATCAATAACTTTCTTTTTATTAGAAATTACTTTTCGATTAAAAACTTTTCTCATATTTTAATAAGGATCAATTTTTATATATTCAGATAACATTTTATTTAAATCTAAATATGGTTCTATATTGATATAATTACTTTTATTTTTAAAATTATTTTGTAAATTTTGTTTAAGTTTTTCTTTTTCTTTTTCTGATATATAATTGTTATATGAGTCATTAAGTATTTTATAAATAAGATCTATTAACTTATTAATGTTATTATTCTTTTCTCTGAATTTAATCATAATTATTTAAAAACTTTAAATAAACCCATAAATTTTTTCTGTTTCATCTTTTCAATTTCTTGCTTAAGATCTGTATTTTCATTTTCAAGTTCTTTATTCTTCTTCTTAATGTCGATATAAAGATTTTCAATTTGTTCAAGATCTTGCTTATAATAATTGAATGCATTTTGATGTTCTTCTTTATTACAATGATTTATACATTTAACAAACATTTCAATAAGGAGAATAGATGATTCTTTTTGCAAATCTACTAACATTGCATTTTTTCTATCAATGTCATTATCGAAATCGAGACCTTCATATTCTTGTGTTTTCTTTGCAAGAATTGCAGTTGATCTTATTTGATATTCATTAAATAAATCTTGAATAAATTTTCTGATACTATTAATTATATCTATTTCTTCTTTTGTTTTACCTTCAAGATCTTTTGCATCCCAATTAATTTGAGAACATACATTTTCAGGATTTGTGCCAGCTTCTTTAATTGCATCAAGTTCTTCCTGTATATTACTTAACTCATTTTGAAATAATGATTTAATAATTTTATCTCGCTTTGTACTTAAATTTTCCATCTTATAATTATTTACTATTATATAAATTATATAATTATTTTCTTAATATGTTTATTTTTTATTCTGTTAATTCATAATATGTCAATACTTTACAATATCCACAATCCCATGAATCATAATAAAATCCATTTATACATGCTACTACATGTCCCCTTAAATTTAATAAAAAATGACCATTATTATGTTGTTTAACAAATTCACTTACTGTTAAACGATGTTGTCCTTTATGCAGTTTTCCAAATGAACGTTTAATATAACCATGATTCTTTAACCAAAGTTCTATAATTTTCCATTCATTTGGCATACGTTTCTTTTTTCTACCTAAATCACAAAGTTCATCATAACATGTTATCCAATCTCTATCAGTCAATTTCATCATTGCACGTATTGCACAATCATCTGCATTCTTCTTTTGTGATTCAAATTTTATATAACGGTCATTCATAATAAACAATATAAATTTATATAATAATATATTAAACTATTTCTTAAAACGATAAAATCTGGAAACACACCATTCCCAGATTTTATTATTACATATCATATTCATGTTTCTTATCTAATTCAGCATCGATTACTTTATAAAAGTCATATATATATTGATTAAAATAATCATTAAAGAAATTATATATTTTCTTTGCAATTATCTTATCATTTCTTGTTAATTTATAATCGAACCTTTTTATCTTTTCAATATAATCTTTATCAATTCCAAAATCTCTTACATTCAATTTTGTTAAGAAATAACCTAAATAAAATACAGGTCTTATTTCGTTAGGATCTTCATCCATAAAATGGAATAAAAAGAAATAAAATAAATTATAATAATTAGAATCAATAAAATTATTAATTAATGTACATACACGTTTAAATCCATGATTACCGTAACATATTAAATCAATCTGCTGTTGTGTTAACGCATTTACTTTATTTTGTATACATTCAATTCTATTCAATTTTTCTGATGGAGATAATAATGATAACATTCTTGTAGCAAATAAAAAATCTACAGATGATATATTAATATCATTTTTCAAATAATGTACAAGTGTTATATTATCTTTTATATATACTCTATGTGTTAAACAGAATTCTAAATAAAATAATTGAGTTCTTAGATAATGTTTATATTTGTTAATATCTGTAGATACATAATGTACATTTATAAAAATATACATACCATCATCATTTAATTTAATATCTACATATTGATAATCATTTTCATCATAATAATGAACATATATAGGAACAGTATCACCATTTTGTGTCATACAACCATATATGGCATACATACTTTCTGAATTCAATTCATATTTAATTGATAATTCAAATTCATGTTCAAAATTTTCTTCTATTGCAATATCAATAGCTTCATCTGCAATTTTTGTATGAATTAAAGAGCATTTTGAATAAAATTCTTTTAATGAATTATATCTATATGTAGGAATTATTTCTCGTATTTTATTTACAATACATTTATTAAACATTGTATTAACTAATGTTATTTAATATATTTATTAAATTTACTTATATCTATATGAAATACGTCCCTTCGTCAAATCATATGGAGACATCTCTACCTTTACCTTATCTCCAGTAATAAGTTTAATATAATTCATTCTAAGTTTACCTGCAAGTACACAACTAATTTCAAATCCGTTTTCTAACTCTACTTTGAATCTTGTACTTGGAAGACATTCTGTAATAATGCCATTCATTTCTAATGCTTTTTCTTTTGCCATGTTAAATTATCAATTTTATTATTCATATGAGAAATAAACATCATGAGTTTTATACTCATCATTCTCATCAAATACAGATATATTTATCTTATTTCCTTTAATACGTTTAATAAACAGCTTTATAATATCTTTAAACGTTAATTCTATACCTTCAATATAAGGACCTTTTTCTGAAATCCTTTTTTCTACAATAAGTTTGTTTTGTAAATCCATAAATAATTATAAATAATTTTATGAGGAAATTTTACGTAATTTATTAATTTGACAATTAGTATTTTTTTGAATATCAGTTAGCCGTTCTTGTCCATATATATTTAAACCATGTTTATGAATATTAAAACATATATACAAATTTAAAATATTATTATTAAGTGTTTCTATATTTTGTTCTAATATATCTAATCTGTCTTGAACATGTTTTAACTTTGTTTTTTTCTTAAATTTAATCATAATTAAAGTATTGGACTACCAGTTGAATATTTTGTATACATTCTATGTCTATGTGAATTAAATTTATTACGTAAACATTCATAATTTTTAATTATATCTTCTTGTGTATCAGTAAGATTTTTTAATGTATCTAATATATTATCAATAGAATTTTCTATAACAGATATACGATCTTTTTTCTTTTCTTTAAATTTAATCATATGGTATTAATTTATGAAAACTAATGTGTTGTTGCATTGCTTTTTCTGATATATGACTTTTTGTATAATGATTATGATTCAAACAAAATTGTCTTAATGAATCAGTATTATGATCTAATGCTTTAATATTAGAATCATATGAATTAATTAAACTAATGAATTTGTTATATTCATCTATTGTTAATTCTTTTTTCTTTTCCTTAAATCTAATCATAAAATTTAAATCATATTACATTTTATATTCAACCTTTTCATCTGTTCTATGTGAACATGTTTCAATCATACCACACTCAACAATATGTGAATGTCTGTTATATGCAGTTTTAAACCTTGTAAGATCTAAATATATCTTTTTAATTTTATCTTTTATTTGTTTTTGATCATTCATGATATTATCTAAAAACTCATAAATATCAGATAATTCATCTTTAATAGGTTTATCTTTCTTTTTAAATTTAATCATTATTAAAATTAAATTATAATTATAATTAAAATTATCGAGTAATAGAAATATTCAAATCATCAAATACATTCTGATCTGCAAGAAGAATCCATCTATATTTTTCGTCAGCTAAACCACATTTTCCAACAATACAATTATCAGAAGCATAGATATAGTAATATTGCTCTCCTATACCTCTTGTACCATATGATTTAATCCATTTTGACTCATCTATAAATTTATCAATGTCAAAGATTTTTGTAACATTCTTATTATAATTACCAAATATACAATACCAATTATAATCGTCATATTTCTCATCTATGACTTTTAATTTCATTTCCTTAATAACATCTAGTATTTTACTAAAAAGTGCCTTAGAAATGAAATCTGATGCCTTATATCGAGGATATTTATTAACAAGACTATTATCATTCATTGACGTAACAAATACTTTCCAGTTAACTGGATTAAAACAACTCTTTGCTTGCTCCTCTCTTTTATTTGTTGTCTCAAATAATATATTCATCGTATCTCTTATCTCTTTATTCATTATACTATTATAGTAATATTTAAATTAATTATTATAATAATTAAAAATAAAAAAGTCTATAACCATACAAAGTTATAGACTTAAATTTATTATGCTTGTTTTTTATTTAATGCATAAAAATAATTCTTTAATTCAGAAAATGAAAAGAATTCTAAATAATTTAAACCATGTTTTTCTGCAATTTTTCTTTTCATAATATCTCTATTTGTCCATACATCAATAGCAGAAATATAATAATCTTTTTCTTTCGATCTCTTTTTCCATAAATTTAATTTCTTAATATCGTCAGGATTGTTTTTATCAAAACAATGTTTACCATGTGTCCAATGAAAATTACATTCAATATATAAATCGTTATCTGCAATATAAAAATCACACGCAAATGGATAATCTTCAGACTTATATTGTCTTCTAATATCATTATACATTGTTTTCAGAAGTTCATATACTTTATCTTCCTCTTTTGAACATGTATGTGTTTTATGTTTCGTCTTAGATTCATGTATTTTGTCTATTGTTGATTGTAATTGTGTAGGATATTCAACACCATATTTTTCTAAATTATGTTCAATAGTACTTTGCTTAATTAACTCTGATTTTTGAACGTTATCAACTCCATATTTTTTTAATACGGTTTCTTTACGTTTTTCTTTTACATAGTCACTAGCTAATGCCATTTCAGTACCATAACGTTCTAAATTTGTTGCTTTAATTTTATCCCAAACTTTCTATGATTTTGCGGGATTATCTACACCATATCTTTCTATACATGTTTTCTTTATCTTCTCTTTAACACTTTCTAATTGAAAGGGATTTGAAACACCAAAACGATTAAAAAATGTTTGTTTAGATAATGTAGATATACATTTTTGATTTCCACAAGTTTTATTATAATGTCCATGCGACTATTTACATATATTACCACATATAGGACATTTAGGTATATTAGTATTATTTATATTCTATTCCATAACATTATTAAATATTTTGTTTTCGATGCTCAAGAATATGCTTCAATTCTTCATATTCTGTATTCGCTATTTTCTTATCCATTTTTGCCGCTTTACGCAATGCAAAATAATGTGTAAGAATTGCAGGAACCACTGCATTCGGGTCTTTCTTATAAACAGCACCAGAACATGTTTTAATTTCATCAGATTTTGGTATATAATTCTCATCTTTAAACAAAAATGATTCTGGTGAAATTTGGAACTGCCTCATGATACTCGGATATAGGGAAGCGAAATCCAGTCCACCTATGTATTTGAAGATACCGGGTCTAGTAGGCCACACAAAAGCTCCATTATATGAGTCAGATTCTGAATTGTCTGTTTTTTTATAAGATTTCTCTGGTATTACTTTATAATTTGGATACACAAAGTTGCACATTACGACATGTGTAGGTTGAATTGTTGAGAATGCAACATTTAATTCAAGTCTGAGTTCACATGCGAGCATATACCAGATTTCAGCAGTTTTTAAGAATTTATCGATATGTTCTACCAATATTGTATCGATGCAATTATAAAATACATATTCTTTGAAATGTTCTTCATAGAATTCTTTGAATCCCCAAGGGTGATTAACTTTTTTGATGCCTAATGCTTTTTCTGCAACGAAGTCAAGTGTATTATTTTCTTTAGGCTGAATTGTCATATCCCATGTTTTATATACTAATAAGTAGTCATATATAATTTTGTGCATTGGGACTTTAACATTAATTGTTTTACCTCCAGCGCGTGGTGTAATTTTAAAGTTTGTAAATGTTCTGGTAGGAGATATTCTTTCAATATCAATATTATTGATTTTGCATCTATTATAGATATATAACCAGTCGAATCCAAGGAAATTCCAACCAGACATTGCAGTAATTGGTGTGATGAAGTCTATGAAGTCTTCAAGCATTTCTCGCTCAGTAGGAAAATATCTGAATTCGAATTTATATCCTTTAGTTATATGGGTACCATTATTTTTTTCTGAATATTGTTCTATTTGTTCTTGAACCCAAATTTTTTCTTCTTCTGTTAGATTTTTCCTGGACCAAATAATTGTTTGTGGAAATTTGGTCATTGATATTGTATTGATTCTTGTAGATGCTTCTTCTGGATCAGGAAAACCATCTTCAGAAACTTCTGTTTCAATATCGCACCACCATGTTGGTGGAATATTCATTTCAAATAATGGGTCAACTGCTTTTCCGAATGAATTTAGAATTTCATTTATACGAAGTTCTGGAAGTTTATCTACAGGATTTCTTCTAACCCATTTATTATCATATGATTTCCATTGATGCATAACAGGAGTACCATCTGGATTGAACTTATATTGTTTTGTTGCAAAATCATATTCTTGAAATGGTTTATCTGCATTTGCTTTATTTGTATATTTCCATTCGAACATTGATTCTTTAGGAACAGGATATTGTAAAAATTTAACATCTCCTTTTTTATCTACATATGAAACAAGTAATTTCTTTGTAGGTGTTCCATCTGGTAATATAAAATCTATCTATTCTTTATTAATAATCATACTTATATTAATGATATATTTTGCTAATAATTATAGTAAGTTAATCAGTATAAGTTTAGATTACTTTACTGATTAACTTAAGTTTTAATGCTTCATCTGCTGTTATTACCCAGTCTTTTTTCTTATCATAAATATCATCAAGATCTGCTTTTGTAATTGCAGTTTCTTTCATGAATAAATCAAATATCATATCATTTAAGCGTTTTGCTTCTTTAACAGAATCTTCAAGTTCTGCGACTTGACCAACAGCAAGAGATGAAACTGTATGAATCATAAATGTTGTATTTTTATATGCAAATCGTTGTTCATATGGAACAGAGAGAAGAATAAATGTGCCTGAGGATAAACATGCACCAACTGCATATATATTGACTTTACAATGGTTATTAAGGTTTCTTAACATATCATGTATAGCCCAACCATCATAACATGCACCCCCAAAAGTATTAAGATATACATTTACATCAGGAGGTGTAATTTTTTCCTTTAACTTTTGATGAAATGTATCTTCTAATATTTTGGTATTTTCTTTTATTATTTTATTATCTTTTATTATTAAGTTATTACAAAATTTAATAGTATCAAATGATGTATCATTATTTATATCATCATTAATATAAAATACTCTGTCAGATAAATTGAATGTTTGTAATTCGTTTGCCATCTAATTTATTATTATAATTTAACTTTATATGTTATATAAAGGAAATTAACTTTTGTTTGAAATAAAAAAGGATATTACATTGTTGTGTAATATCCTTTAATATATTAATTTTTTATCTTCTACCACCAAAATGTCCGGTTCCTCTATTATTTGATGGGAAATGTCCTTGTGTTACTCTTGTTGAACTTCTTCTGGAACCAAAACCATTAGGTCTCCTATTAGATGGTTGACTATTAAAATTTGGTCTTCGATCCATTGGTGGACGTTGCTGATTTCCAAATGATGGTCTATAATTTGGTTTACCATAATTAAATGGTGGTCGACTATCATGTGGTCTTCCATAATTTGGATTTCTATGCGGTCTCATTGGTGGACGTTTAAATTCATAATCACGTGGACCTGGTCTCATATAATGTCTATAACCTGGACGGTAATGATATACATATCCATGAGGTCTGCAATAATGAGATGGATAGAAATACCAATAGTTATTATATCTATATGGATAATAATATATACCTCTATATAAATAGTAACTTAAAACGTTATCAATATAATATGGTGTTCCATATCTAACAACTGTTGAAAATGTAACAGATGATGTTATATATGTATCATCATATTCATATGGTGATTGTGCAGATGCATATGTAGTTGAACAAGATGCAAATGTAATTACAGTAATTAACAGAATCAAAAAATATTTAATCTTATTCATATCTTTAAAATTTTTAATATTTATATATTAGTATATGTAAAAATACTATGGGTAAATTCATATTTGTTAATATGAAATACCATATATTTTTATATTACAAAGATACATAAAATATTTTAATTATGAAAATTAAATATCAAAATGTTGATCATCATTTGTTTTACCAAATGGTAAATTATATGTTCCTTGTAATTTACAATTTTGACCAGTAAAATAAAATAGTTTTATAGTATATCCATAATTCCACGTTTCTCCATCATAATATTTTATTGCTTTATTTTCTCCTGCAATATATAAATTACTCATATATATATGGTCAGGATATGGATCAGATGAATTAGTATAATAACATTCCATTGTACATAAAGGATATATAGAAGATTTAATTTTAATTGCACTCCAAGAAGATGGTGAGTCTGTTAATGTACCATTAGAGACAATAGATGGATATACACCATTACTACCTATGTTTCTTATAAATACCTTATATGTGTAAGTTACTTATGTGCTTTTCTTTTGTTGTAATATAGTAAATAGCGGTGTACCATTATAACTAAATATAATAGTTCTAGTTTTATAACTTTTGGGTATATGTAGATTTATATTCATACCTGTATCATTATCTGGCTGATCCCAATAATGATATACAGAAGCATCACAATCAGGCTAATCACATGTTAACTATATAGGCTTATCATTTATTCCTTTTAAATTATTTTTAAAATTTGTTCCATTTGTTAAACCAAAATATATAAGTTTGCTATCAGAATTAATGTCAATTGAAACCATTCCTGTAGTAAGAAGACCTGAAGATATACCTGAATCTGTGCAATAAAACTTAGTTGAACCTGTATATTTCTAAAATTCTTTCATAAAATTATAATTTATTTTTATATCTACGTCTAATTATGAAATACAATAAGTTACTTTACATATCTAATAAATAATGAAAAATTAATTATATTTTAATACATGGATTCTAAATAGATAGGAAAGTTAATATATAATTTAGATTTAGGAAAATTTAATAATAAAACAAAATTATTTGAATCAAATAATAAAGATAATTGGTGGAGAAATGAAGAAACGTTTAATACAATAAAATATCATCCTTTAAATTCTAATACAAATAATTTATTATATAAAGAATATGAATAGGAATATTTATATGAAGGATTAATATGTTCAGCTGATCCAAATAAAACAAAAGATATATTAAGTAGAAATGCAATGGGTTTTATACATGATATAAGAATTGTTTATAATCCATTATAGATAGATATGAAAACGCCTGTAATAGATTTTTTTATATATAAAGAAGACTATTATGATTTAGAATATGGAAAATTAGCTTATAATGAATTATTAACATTAATTAATAATTTAGGTTATTTCGTATCAGGTAAGAAAGAATTATCAACTATTATTAATATTGTTATAATGCCGAAATTTTTATATGAAGTTACAGATGAAATATATAAAGAAGATGGTATATTATATCATATAACACCGTTATAGAATAAAAAGAAAATTTTATAGAAAGGATTAATTCCAAAATATAAAAATTATAGATTAGATAATTATCCTGATAGAATATATTTTTATAGAAGTAATCAAAAAAATAAATTAGATTTATTATGTAAAAATTTATCATGTGATACATGTATAAAAGAATGGTTAATTCTTAAAATTAATCTTAAGGATAAGAGAAGTTATAAAGAAAATGATAAATCTACAATGTATCGTTTTTTTGAAGATCCAAAATCATAGTATGGTGTATTTACATACGAAAATATAGATCCACAATGTATAGAATTTTATAAAGAAGTTAAATTATAAAAATAAATGGTTAGATTCTTTATTTCGTTTAAGAATCTAACCATTTTCTTATTTATGCCTGATAAGAATACTTGTCAAACATTGAATCAATATTAGAGGGATGCACAGCATTAATGCCGATTTCATCGCATTTTCTTAATGTATCATGAAAATCATCTATAAGACATACATCCTTAAGATCCCACTTCATCTTATGAGCAAGCTGCTCAATAAAGACGTGCTTGAAATTTTTATTTCCAACGAACATTCGGTTCTCAACAGGAATTTCAGGAAAATATTTATCAAGCCATTCATTCTTCTCCTTCCACGCAATTGAATTGGCACATGCAGTAACAATATATACATTATTCATGTCATAATGTTCCTTTACAAAATCAATAACATGTTTCACTGGTTTCAGATTTTTAAATAGTTCGCTACTTACAAAATCAGAATTACCATGAATGTCAAGTTTTGCTTTGCCATAACAGGCTAATGTACCATCCATGTCAAGAAGTAAATACTTATTAGTAAAATAATCAACGCGTATGAATTCATCTACTAATGGAATGTATTTATTCTTACATGCTTCAATACGTAAGTTTTTCTTATAAATATCTTCAACTGGAACTTTACGAGTTCGACCTTGAAGTCTCTTTATACAAACTTCTACTGGAGTATCGAAGAATACGCAAGTAATCTTATCTACATTATGTTCTCTCAAATAATCTATAATACTAAGATTATAATGATTATTAATTCCACCACCATCAAGAATAATATTAACGTTTAGATTTTTTGATTTTGCAATTTCAAAAATCATTCGTCTTGCTAATTGAACAGAATCCTCATGAACAACTTCAGGATGTTCATCAGTATATCCTTCTAACATAGGTTTAATTTCATCGGCAGAAATAATCCATGTAGAATTATCAATTAAATTATTCTCTAATGTCTCATTAATTTCTTCAAATGAATAATCATCAAATGGATGTGTTGTTGATAATAGAGTTGACAACATATCACATAAATGACCTGCATCTGAATAATTATTTGAGATAAACGTAGATTTACCGCAACACGGTAAACCTACGAAATACATAAACTTACTGATCATAACCTATTATAATTTATAAGTTTATTTTTAATCAATAGTACCATCAAGAAGTTTATGAACTGCATCTTGACGTGTTTTACGAATTTCTGCAAGTGTAAACTCTTTTACAAGCTTACCGTCTTCAAACACTGTCTTCAATTCATTCTTATCTGAAGCTTCATCTTCGATAGAAACACGATCAACTGGTTTATACTTTCCATTTTCATCCTTTACAACCATAAGAAGTCCACGATGTGATTTCTTAGGCATACCACATACTGTCTTAGGATCCTTGAAAATTTCTATAGGTTTACCATCAACTTTACACCATGTCGACTTACAAGCTATACCCAAAGAATCTCTACTACGAACATTATAAGTGAAGCTTCCGATACCTTCGATAAGGTTAGTTGCAGCGAATCCTTTATCTTCAAGTTGTGCATATGTATCTTTTTGACGTTTCATATTAATTGAATCACCATAAAGAAGACCAATATGTGTATCAAGTACCTTATATCCCTTATCATTAAATGTTCCACCAAATGTATTCCATAAAAATTCATATGAACCCATTTTCACAAATGGATCTTCTGCTTCAGGATCACCACAAATAATCTTTACAGGATCACCACTGTCCGGACGGATAACTACTCGTCCATTACGAGACATAATTTGATCCTTATACTTAGGAACAATCTTTGTCAAGAATTTCCAATAATCATATCCATCTGCTACAATAGAAATAATACCATCTGGAAATTCATCAAGCATATTTTTGAAGTATACTTCATCATTTGGATTACCATTTTCATCTGTTGCATTTGAGCATTCAATTGAGTGCTCTGTTGCTGGTACTGTTCCTGCAATAAGTTCTTTCTTAGGATCTGCATTATAATAATATTCAATCATCTTAATTGCTGGTACTGTTTCAGAACCACAGAATGATGTAAGATGTGCCATACCTGATACAACGCTTGCCTCGAATGAACTCATGCCTCTCATTGAAAAATCGTGACACAAAAATGCAAGATTAGACATATCATCAGGATTGTAAAAACCTGTCTTCATTGCATGTCTAACAAGTTCACGTTTAAATACATCTGCTGTTGTAGCTGAGGTAATAGGAAGCCAAAGAACATTAGATGTAAGAGACTCCAAATAATTTGTGAGCCAAGCAAAATCAGGATGTGTATTTGTGATTGTCAAAATAGGACATCCGATTGGACAATATGAACCTTCAGGAAGAGCCTTAATACGAATGGGTAGATAGCCCAAACGATGCAAAGCTATAATATGTTCTACGCCTACTTTTTGTGCAACTGATTCACCAAGAAATGTAGTTGTCAAATCTGTATAAGTTTTACGAATAGTATCTTCATCAAGGTTAAAGAAGAAATTGTTAAATGTGTTGATAAGATATTTCTTAATGAAATACTGAATACCAAATACAACTGCACCTTCTGTTGCCTCAGGAAAATACTTATTACTACGAGGTGTAAAATTACTAAAAAGTTGTGTCATTCCCTTAGGGTACATACAGTGATGACCAAGCTTGTAGCCATCAGTCATAAGCATTGCATTGAGAAGTATGTCTTCTACCATTACATGCTGAGAATCTTTTACGTCTGTCATAAAATTAATTTATTTGTTTTTATTATTTGATTACAATAATAATCTGTTTGTTTGATTAAACTGTAATCGTTATTTATATATTATGTTAACTTTAAAGTCTATATTTTTCATTAAAAAAATAACATCCTATTTTCGCAAACAAGATGTTATCATTAGATTTAATTTTTATATGTTTAACCTTAAAAAAGTCATTATTTAATTAAGCAACTTCACGTACTTCCCAATCACTGATTTCTACATCATACTTTTCTTTGTTAATTGAAATAGATTTGATGTTCTTAAGCGACAATGTACGATATTCAATAACTGCAGTACTTGCCTTTTTCTTTGGCATAAATCTTTCCATATATGCTTTGTCAACTACAGAAATTGGTTCATCATTAAGAATAATGTTATTCTTGCAGTAGTTGTTAGGAATGTAAATCAAACATACATTACCTGTACTGATATACTGCATGATGACATTCTTAACAATATGACGCCTATTTGTATCAGTTGCCTTATAATCTTCTCCAAGAATTTTACTCATTGTTTTCTCATAATCCTGTCCAAAATGGAAAGTTACAGAGAAACTTGTACGAGGATGAAAGTCATCCTTGATTCTTTCCTTTGGAAGACCATCGGTGTTGAACTTATTCAACTTAATATCTGATTCGCCATAAACGGTTACATATTTACCATTACACTTGGCATTTGCCATAATGTTGATAAACTCGTCTACTGATGTGATAATATTTGTATTCATAATCTTTATTTTTAATTGTTTATTATTTCATTAACAATACAAAGATACACATTTTATTTTGAATAAAAAAATATATAGAGATAAAAACTATATTTTATTTAAAATTATCTCTGATGAACTTATCTATCACATCTTTTACAGAATTACATTTAAATTGTGTTTCAACATAACTACCCGTCCAATCTGTATGAACTTTAAAGTTATCTAAAAACCATTTAGAAATTTTTTCTTTATTCATCATTTTTGATTTTTTAAGTCATCAACCAATCGTTCTGTTTCTTTTAATAGAAAACGCAATACTATAAATAATCCACAAAGGATAAAAATAAACATAATCCATAATATAGTATTATTATCATGTTTTCCCATTAATATAAAAAACATAATTATATCTATAGATGTAAATGGGAGAATTAAATATATTATCCAATTTATTATATGGCGCCAAATTCGTTCTTCTATATAATTATTTCTCTTTATATTATTATTCATATTACTTATTGTTTAATTTCTCTTTCTAAAATATTCTTTAATACCCATAATAACATATTATATGCAGTTTCTAACATATTATCATCTTTCGTAGTTTCTGCATGATAAATATCATCATTTTTAATATATTGTAATTGAATACATACAGGAGTAATAACAAGGAAATAATCTAATGTTATAATATCATCAATACGTTTATAAATATCTTCTAATGTATATGTATAAAAACCTAATTTACATTTAATAAGAGTATCAATATACTTTTCATTTTTATTTAAATTATATTGTCCCTTACCCATATAAACAAGGGAAGCATCTGAAACATCAAGACCTGCATTAATAAGAGTATCCATCTGTTTCTTCGTTAAAGCTATTCTGTTCATAATTATTTCATTTTTATATTATAATACAAAGATACATATTTTATTCTAAATAAAAAAGAGAGATACTAAAATATAAAGTATCTCTCTTAAAATTATTATTAATTATTACATGATATATTGTAAAAGCATTCTTGTTTCTTCATCTTGTCTGAGTTTTTTATTAGCCTCTCTCAAAATCTAATTAACTCGTGTTTCTGTCATATTGTTTTCTTCTGCAATTTGCCAGGTATTTTTCTCTGGACGACCATTAATAGCGTAGCATGCACAAACAATTTCACCATTTCTTTTACCCATAACTCTCTTAATATTATCTTCAAGTTCTCTTGTTAAATCTTCATTTTCAAGGTTACTTCCAGGCTCATTGAAAACATTATTTGTTGTCATATCGCCTAATGTTACTTTAGAATCTCCATCATCTCCAACAGATTGATCTAAACTATTTGCACGAGCATTTGCTTTCATCGTCTATACAAATGAATCATAAGTTAAATTAGGATGTTTCTTAACTAATACATCATAAATATCATCAATATCAGGTTCATAACCATTCTTATTAAATAAACGTTCTTTTACACGAGCAGCTTCACGAGCAATACTACCCATATTACGAGGAACTGCCATATGACCACCTACTTCATCAACTGCCATCATAATCTCACGACGAATATACCAAATAGCATATGATACAAATTTTACATCTTTTTCTGGTGTACTTGGATCATATGTTTCAGCTGCTTTCATAAGTCCAATATTACCATATTGAATTAAATCTTCTTTAGGAATATTAAGATTTTTATACTTATTAACAACAGAAACTACAAATGGAAGATTTGCAGAAACTAATTTATTTTTTGCAGCTTCTACCTGTCTCTTATTTGGTGAATGCTGAATAATATCTGCAAGTTTGCATTCATCTTCATGTGTTAATTTTTGTTTCTTATTAATTGCTTTTAAATATGCTACAAATGATTTTGCTGTATTTTCATCCTATGTAATAGTAAAATCATCATGTAAATCCATATGCATTCCATTATTATCTTCATTAAGAGTATTTCGTAATGAACGAGAAATACCTTCCATAAGGCTATTATACAATGCTTTCTTTTTATTAATTACTCTCATATTTTATTTAATAAATTAATTTCAATAATTTATTATATTTATCAATATATAAAAATAGAGAATAGTTATCCAAACTATTCTCTATTATAATTTAGTTATCCTGTACAATATTTAATATATGTTTAATCTTTTCTATATCATTATCTGTTATCCCCGTATAATTATCAATGTGCACAAAATTATTCATTTGTTTGTCTAACATATCTTTATCATCATCTATAATACAATACTCTATATTTAAATTATCACTATTAAAAAAATTTATATCATATAATGCAATATTATATGTTTGTGCACTTTTATCTAATACAATCGTTAAAAAATCATCTATTTCTTTTCCACGTGGTATATTATCTAAATTTATATAATTTGGTGTTATTCCGACTATATATTTGTTTAAGGGTTTTAAATCTTTATATCGTTCAAATTCATATTTTGTTGCTTCTAATGTAAATATTCTCCAAGATGATGATATAACTAATCTTACATTATACTTTTCACAAAGTTCTTTTATTTTAAAAACTGCTTTTTTATCGATAAAAATATCTCCTCCATTTTTTATATATTCTTTTCCTTCGTCGTTCTCTGTACACCATATTGCATATTCTTCGGAATTTAAAACACCATCTATATCTAAAAATAAAAGTTTCATAATTTACAATATATCTTATTTCATTTAATCATCATCAAAATTATCATATATAGAAATTTTATTCTTTTTCCTCTCTTTCTGCTTTTCAATACAAGGGAAACAGTATTCACCAATACCTTTTATATATTTTTCATTTGTATATGTTGGTTCACCTTTAAAATTAAAATTTCGTTGTTCACCGTATGCAATATGTTTCTTCTTTTTCCATTTAACAACTTTATCATGTTGTACTTCAATATCTCGGAGCTCTTTATATTTATTTTTTATTTTATATTTTTTATCGCCTTCTATAACAAAACTACATGAACCTTTTTTACTAATCTTGTGTGACTGATGATAACTTCTAGACATCTTTAATATTATAAATTTTATTTTTAAAATGTTTTAAAAAATCTTGATATTGCTCATAATTTAATTCAATAAAATCATATTTTAATTTAAAATCAGTATTATTATTTGATAACCCATAATAAGAATCTGGTTGTTTATACAAAATTTGTTTATTGTAATAAATTTTATATCTATCATACATACGATTTGCATAACCAGTAGGTCTATCTATTTTTATGGAAATAATACTGCTTATTGGTATGATTGTACCATCCGTTGTTTTAATATAATCATATTTTTTCTTTAATTTTATTGACATAATTTTTGTAATTAATAACCCATATAATCATCTATTTCATCACATAAATCTAAAAATTCTTCCTGTATTGCATTATCCAAAATTTGAAATTCTCTGCGTTCGTTATATTCATCTTCTGATTTAATCGCATCTGCCCAATCCGCATCAATATCATATACTTTTCTTGTATCTGTTGACATAACACGAATCATATTATGAATTTCTTTTTGCTTTCTAAATCCATAATCAGAAATATATCGTTCTACAAGAATTTCTTTTTTAAATATAGGAATAATACAAATAAGTTTCGTATTCATTTCATCTTTCTCACATGAATGAATACCAGGAATCAACAATGCAGACTTACCTGTTTCTACATTTATATTATATGATGTATTACTGCGAAGAAATACAAGATCTCCAATTTTAAATTCTGTCATAATTTTAATATCTTATTAATATTGTTTATTATTTACAATACAAAGATACACATATTATTTGAATTAAAAAAATAAAAAAGAAAAATCTTAATATATTATTTCCATAATAAGAATGTATATATTAAGATTTAACGTTTTAGCCAATGAAATAGTAGATGTAGGGAGACTTGAACTCCCAAATTTCATACCTAGAATACCATGAAATAAACTCAAAATATTATTGAGTTGCGTTTACCCATTTCGCCATACATCTATAAAAAGGTAGTTTCTTATCCGAATGCAGTCTAACTACCAAACCTTGAGTATCACATTTCGTACGTTTCCCAGATATTGTGACATCTGCTTACTATATTACTATAATAAGTTAATCCTTGAATCACTTAAACCTAATTTAATAGGGATACATGTCTATTCATGATTAAAAAGTTTTTAGCTTAACAATATTAAAAAATATCGCAAGGATTGCAGCCCTAATAAGATTCGAACTTATAACATCACAATTAAATATTATGCGCTCTACCATTGAGCTATAGGGCCAAGGTCTTATTTTAAATTTCCACGCAATAAGACCTTAGATTTTTGTAGATATGTGTTCATAGTACTTAAACTAATGCTTGTAAATATACTGACGTGTTAACCACTTCACCAATCGCCCATATATATTGTTTTTTGTTTTAATTGAGGGCAATACGGGAATCGAACCCGTGTTGGTCAGTAAAATTCATGATGTATCACGAATGAACTATGACAATCTAACACTTACTGTAATACTAAAGCTCTTGACTCAATGCTAATGCTAAAATCTAGGATTTTGTTTATGCTAAATGTAATCAAGCTAATGCTTTAGTCAATTTACATTATTTATATATCAAACAATATACAAAGTCTATTTTATTCTTAAATAATTTCACTTAAATAAATATCATAAATGAAATAGTTATCGTAACTAAATGAAAAAGAATAATTATCTATATGAAGAAATGATACAGGATATTTCTGTTATCGTTAAACATCGAATAAATGAAGCATATGATAATCAACTTCTTGAAGAATATGGTGCAAAAGATATATTTAATGATGTAATGAAAGAAGCTACAAAAGATGGAAAAATCTTTTATACACATCTTAAAAAATTTATTATTTATATTATTAAAAAACTTCAAGAAACAAATCAATATAAGCAAGCGGAAAAAATGATGAATGCATATGTTCAGAAAATATAGAAATATATAAATGAACATAAAAAGATTACGCCTCGTCGTATGTTAAAAATTACAGTTACTGTATTAACAATATATGGTGGTGTATCAATGGTATAGGATTGTAAATCACTAATAAAATCACTGCAAAATAATGTAGAAACATATGAGCAAACAACAGAAGATATTCCAGATGTACAATAGGAAAATATTACTGTTGATGAACCAGAAGATTTTGTAATCGATATGAAAGATGAAACAAAATAGACATTAAGTGTTAAACATGTTTCATAGGAAGATATTAATAATTCTCCTGCGAATAAATTTGAACATGACAAGAATTTCAATTTTAAATCGAGTAACAGTGCCCGTGAATTTATTAAAAAACATGAAATGCTTCTACTTTATCCTTATTATGCAAATGAAGCTGAAGAAAAACAAGGTAAAGTAACTATAGGTTATGGACATGTTGTATTGGAAACTGATGGCGCATTATATCAGCAAATACAGCAATTAAAAAAGAAAGGTCTTATAAAGCAGTCATTTACTCGTGATAAAAAAACTGGAAAACTTATATTAAACCCTAAACATTGCAAACCAATTATTACAAAAGCACAAGCAAATAAATTATTTTTAAAAGATATTAAGATAGCAGAAGATAGAGCATATAAAGCATTGCAAGATATGCCTACTGATGATGATAATGTTAAATGCTATATGTTATATAATCAAAAAATAAGAGATGGATTAACATCACTATGTTATAATGCTGGTAATCTTAAACATGATAAGTATTCATTTATAACAAAAGGACTTGCAAAATGTAGATATGATTATAAAAATCAGAAAATTAATCCAGGTGATTATAATGTATCATTCAGTTATTTTAAAAATATTAAAGATAATCCTAATAGAAGAAATGAAGAATATAAGTTATTCTTTATGAATGCAAATAAATCAATGTCATAAAAATAAAAAAATATTAATATAATGAAGAAATTATTTGAAGCAAAACAAAAACCATTAGTTGTTTATAATCCTGCTGACATATTTATGAAATATAATATGAAACCAGGTGATTATGTTTCTATTGCATATATATCAGACGTTTTACAGGGTGAATCAAGTAATCCTATTGCAAGAAGTGGTTCTCAAAAACAATGTTATAATATTAACGAAGAAACAGATGCATAGTTAATGGAATATATTGACAATCTTCCTAATAATAGAATTAAACAATTATTAACAGAATTTAGAGAATCTAAGAAATATTAGGATTTTTTAAATGGTACCAGTAAATTAAAGACATGTAAATTAAATTTAACAACAGAACATATTATTAAAGTAAGTCATCTTACATGTAACTGGAAAGATTCAAAAGCATTGGCAAAATTCTATGATAAGTAGCGAGATGCTATTTGGAAACTCCGTCAAGATTATGGTTTTGAAGATGGATTTGATGATAATTATGATAGGGATGAAGATGATGTAAACTGGAGAGATTCACATGATGGTAGAAATATAATACCTCGTACAAAAAAGAATTATAATGGTAATGTATATAAAGATGCTACTATCCTCCCGGGTATTTATGCAAGTCTTTCAGATCCTGATAAAGTAGCATTTAGATTCGCATATAATCAAAGATCTAGTCATAAAGATTCTGATTATTATTATGTAAATGGTGATGGAACATTATTTCCTTTAAATAAAGCATTTGTTACATTCTTAACATATGCATATAAGAAAAATAAAGAAGATGAAATTTATCCTACATAGGAAGAAAGAGAATTTGTCGCTAAACTTAAACAAATTACTGATGAAACCCCAAGTACAGCAGAAATGACTCTTAGTTGTAATTAGATTTTATTTATGAAGTCAACTGCGCGCACATCAAAGAACGCAAGAATTTCTCAAAATATTCCATTTGTATGGATTAATACAAAAGCAGTTGTCAATAAATATGATTTTATTAATCCAACTGAGTTAAATAACATTATTAAAAATCTTGTGTATTCACTTGATGATACTGATGTTAATGGTACAATAGAAAATATCAATGTTAAAGGTAAATCAATAAGTGACCTTCTTAATATAGATATGTCTGGTAAAGCAACAGCTGATCCTGCAACTATTAGACAACGTTTAGGAATTACAGAAGCATTACATATGTTAGCATATAAATTTACACAAACAAAAAAGAAACGTGCATTATATGAATCAATTATGAAAAATGTTTCTAAAACAATAAAAAGAAAATTACAATTAATCTAAAATAATAAAGAGATTGAATAACCAAATATTCAATCTCTTTTCTTTTATATTAAAAAATTAAAATCTAATAAATGAAACCACTTTTGCAGAAACATTAGGATCTGCAATCTTAAATACTTTATCAGGATTAACCTATAACATAATATTTGCTTCACCTTTATCTGCAACAGAAGATGTCCAATATCGTCCAGTACCAATAATATCTCTTACTTTATTAAGTTCTGGTAATGTTGGAAGATATGCACGATCAAAAATTTGTGATTTTACTTCATTTATCTGTTCGCTATTCAACCCAGATAACTGCAATTTCTTTACTGACATTTGCTTTGCAAGTTTTGCGGCATTATTACCATTATCTTCAAGAATACTTGTATAAAAATTTCCTTTAATTTCCTCTTGATAATAATAATTAGATCCTGGTGTAATCTCTAATTTCTATTTAGCACCAACTAACTTTTTCTTAAAATAATATGAATCATATACATTATTATTTCCTGGATTACCCAATGTTGATTCCTATGAATCCAATATCATAAATACCGGTTTTTTATCTAATGACTAATAACTAGAAATAACACATTTAGCAAATGATCCCTATGCATCATTACTTAAAGCTAAACCATTTGTTTCATCCCATTTAAGGAACATACCTTCATTTGCTTTTTTCAAAGAATTACCTACTGTTTTAAAATATGGTTTTAAATCTGCATATTTTTCACCAAATGGTTCATCTTCAGCAATTTCATCATCTATATCTTCATCATCTGAATCTGATGTATCTACATCATCATAATCAGGATAATCTGTCTATGTAGTTTCTTCAGGTTCATCAACCTTTTTACTTACACTATCATCAAAGCCATGTGAAACTACAGGTTTATCCTAAATATCTGGTTCATCTTCTATTGTATTATCATCTGTTTGTACATCATCATAATCAGGATAATCAGGAGCCTATACAGGTTCATCCTAAGAAATATTACCATCGAATTCACCACCATTTTCAACATATAATTTCTGAATATCTGCTATATTACCGCCTGCATCTATATATGCATTACCAATATTCTTATATGCCTTTAATTTATTAATATCTGCATTATTATGTGGACATCCAACCTTCATAGTAAGCAACCCTGCAACATATTTCTATAAAAGAACTTCTTTCGTATCTTTTTTCATTACCTTTGCATCTTCACCTAATGTTGAACGCAAACGGCTTGACATTGAACTCATTGAAGCCCAAATTTTTGGATCAATAGTTCTCTATACACGGGCTTCATTTAATATATCATTTATAAATGTTCTCATTTAAAATAAATCAATAATTATTTTATATATTTATTTTGTTATAATTGTTTAATATAATCACCCATTATTTTTATACCTTTTATTTTAAACATATATTTATTAGTTAATATATTAAAATCAATATTTGGATATATTACTAAATAATTTAATTTATTCTATATTGCTAAATTTAATTTTGTAACATCATAATATGTCCATGTTTTAATTGCCATTGTATAAGCATTTTGTTTCTTATTATTTTGTTGTTCTTTTTCTTTTAACTTTTCTAAAAGTTTCTAATCAACAATATTATTTTCATTAAATGGATGATAATTATGATACCAAGAACCATGGTATTCTATATATAAATTATATGGTTTTAAATAAAAATCACATTTAAATGGATATACATCTGATTTATATTGTCTTATTAAATCATGTTCTGAAAATAAATTTGTTAATATATCGTATAATTCATTTTCTGGTTTTGAATAATTAAATACACCACGTTCTTTACATATATCTATATAATATTGTGATTGAACAACATTCTCTGTACCATATAATTTTAAATTTGTTTCTCTTATATTATTTTTTATTATTTCGGATTTCCATATATGATCAACACCATATTTTTTTAAACATGTATACTTAATTTTTTCTCTTATTATGGGAGACTATAATACATATTCAACACCATATTTTTCTATATTATGCTATTTAATTTTATCTTTTATTTCAGTAGACTAAAATGGATTTATGACACCATATTTTTTCAAACATGTTCGCTATGCTTTTTCTCGAACATTTTTATTTTGAAATGCATTTTTAACTCCATATTTCTTAATACACGTTTGCTGTATTTTCTTCTAAATTTCTTTACATTGAGAACTATTAGAGACACCATACTTCTGTAAACATGTTTGCTATCTTTTTTTAATTCTGTTTATATCTTTACATGAACATTCAAATGAACAATACTATCTATACCCATTTACTGTTTTCCACATTTTATCTAAATATTGTTTTCCCATATATTTAACTGGTCTACCACAATATTTACATACAGGTCTAATTTGAATATTATTAATAATTCTATAAATAGATTCTTTATTTGTATAATAATTTTCTGGTATATCATTCCATCTATTTTTTACATATACCTAAATTTCATTATCTAAATAATTAAATTTTTTTAACATTCCCGTATCGGGATTTCCATTATTATTAAATAACTAAATTATATCATTATCATTTACCATAAAATTAAAGAGTATAACTTTTAAATTATACTCTTTATTCTTTATTTTGTTTTAATTATAAAATTGTTGTCCATGCTTCAAATACTGCATCATCATATTCTTCATATGGAATAGTAATATATCCATGATCTGCCCATGATGTTCCCCAGGAATTTCTAATAATAAATCCTTGCTTATTAAATCCAATTATTAATGTACAATGTCCTCCTGCGTAATTAGAACCTTTTCTCCAAAAATATGGATCATTATCTGTGTAAACTGGAAACCCCGCAGCTACCGGGCCAAACATAATTAATGCACGTTTTAAAACTTCTCCTGATGGAACCAATGCATATGAATTAATTTTTTCTCCGTTTAAACCATTAGTTTTAAGATATTTTAATGCTTCTTTTATAGACATACCTTCCTATGGTTTATTTGAACGAGAATTATATAATGTATTAATAGAAAAATTATTACATTTACCATCAGTTCCTACTTTACTGTTATGAAGATAGTCAAGTACACCAGTTAATGATTGACATACACAAGTCTATGTATTACCCTAATCACGAACAGGAGGCATAACATCTCTTAAAGAAAATTCATCAGGTAATGGTATTTTTGAATCAACATTTACTACTTGTTCTGTACCATCTAATTTAGACGGAATGCAACCATAAAAATGTTTCTACTTATTATTCATACTATGATATTTTTTAATATTTATTTTCTATATAATAAAAGAAAGAGTTAGATATTCGAATATCTAACTCTTTTATATTTTTATTAAGAGAAATCACCACCGGCATCTCCTCCACCAGTATCTGCAATTTCAGAACCACCAGATCCCATACCAGTATCACCTCCAGAGAATGCTTCATCACCACCAGAGAAGTCTCCTCCTCCACCGAAGTCACCTCCACCAGTATCACCTCCAGCACCAAATGAATCATCAAATCCTGAACCTCCAGAATCACCACCGAAATCCATTTCGCCTGGTGCACCATTACCTTGCTGTTCACCAACTTGTTTTCCCATTTCTTGGTGTTGTTTAATTGTTTTGGCTTGTTCTAATCGTTCAATAATTTCGCCTTGCTTATATTTTTCATTAAGTGCAAAATCTTCATCAGACATACCTAGAAATTTCTCAATAAGGAATTTCATACTAAAGAATGGTTTATTTTCACCTAATTGAATTTGTGCTAAAGTACCTATAATTTCTGCACCCTATTTTAATGCTGTTCTTTCTTTTGCTTTAACAAATAAGTTTTCCTCATTGAATACAATACCTATACATTGTTTAAGCAATTCAGAATTAGCTAATTCTGGCATCATTAAACATATTTGCACCCATAAAGGTTTTAACAAAATTTCACGATACATAACGCGAATACGACTAATAAATCTACTAAATGCATATTCCTCTCGTGTTATACTTGCATCATCACCACCTAATGGATGCGCCCCATCAGCAGCAGGATCAATCATAAATCTATTTGCAGGAACTTTTGTTTCTAATATAAAACGTCTCCAAAAATATTTCAATGGTGTAATATCACTTAAGTCATAACCTTCTGTAGGTATTTCTTCTATTGTCATTGAATTACCATCACGAATTGGAAAGAAATGAGTTTTGGAAAATGAAAAACGTGGTTGACCATTTACAACCATTTCACCAGATATTTCATCGACTGTTGTTTCTTCATTCCAATCTGCTTTTACTTCATTAACCTTTGCACGAGCTTTGTCCTATGAAATATTACCTACTGGAATACCAACTTTAACACGTTTCTGTGAATTCATAATATTCCAAACCATTCTTGATGTTTCAAGTTGTGTTAACATTGTATATGATCTGATTAATCCTTCTAGATAAGAAACACGTGAATTTTCACCATACATACCTGTTGACCATGATATATATACAATATTTGAATCTGGTATTTTTCTTTCCAACTAAGCATCACCTCTATATTGATACCATACTTTTACTTCCTTTCCTGTTTCTGGATCTATTTCAATATCAGGTTCAAGAGTTGCTGCATCCAATTCTCTCATACCTATAATACGTGTAGGTTTCATAAGATTATCAACAACAATTTCAAATGCCAAATATCCTTCAACTAAGAATTTTTTAAAATAATTCCATGCATCATTTGATTTATCCCATCCATATGTAGAATATATAATCTTAAATGCTTTTTGACAATTTTTAATTAAATCATCTGCAGTTTCACCATTTGCACCTTTATAATTAGTGTTAAGCTTTAATTTCAGAAGATTTAAATCTAACTATGCAAAATAATTGTTTTCATCTAATATTATAGTTTCATCTGAAATAGTATCAAGAACAAAAGAAATTGTTTGTTGTGAAGCGAACTATCTTAACTATTCACGTCTCTATTGATATGATAAATCATAATATGCATAAGATTGTTTTGTATTTTTAGTAATATCAACATACTATGAAAAAGAATTTTGATCCTAATTTAAACCATCGTTAAATGGGTATAATGAATCACCTGTATAATTATTTGTTTGAGCGGAACCTAAAGCTAATGATGTTTTAAGAATACTCTATGATGAATTTAAACTAAGAGAAGACAGATTAATAAGTGTATTGATTTTATTATGATCTGCTTTTCCTGGATTAAACTTTCTTGCTATATATTTTGTAGGCATTATTATGCTTTTATTTAGTTTTATTATTTATTATTATATAAAAAAATAGGTAATATGTTTATGAAAAATACATATTACCTATTAAATAAAATTAAACAATTAAATATATATATTATGAAATATCATATTATCTATACTATGTATACCATAGTAAAAATGTAAATTTTAGCATTACCCATCTTTCACCTCGTGGCGGTATTTACATATAGAAAGACTGGAGACATCCGGAGTCGAACCGGAGTATTACTAACTTGTCAATAATAAACTATCTACGTGCGTATTTCTTAATTAGTTTTCATCATACATTCTTAGGAGTTAAACAGTTTAATGTCTTAATCACTCTTATTGGACAAAAAAGTATAGTGAGTTTTATTTAACAGAGAAAACACTCACTGAACTCCGTGGCGATGCTCAACTTACCTTGTAAGGAGCAAATGCTTCAATGGGTTTATATTACCAATCCTACCGGATTAAGCTGCCATACGAAAATCAATTTCGTTGTCATTTAAATTTATTTGCTAAATTTCTTTGTATTACTACAAAAGGCTTTTAACTTTCCTACACGATTTATTACCACATAATTAATAAGCAAAACCAAAAAATGTCCCCTAAATATTAATTACATATTTTATATATGTAATTAATTAAAAAGTTTACTTTTTCTTTAACTTTTTACCTGTTTTATAATAACGCTGTAACTTATTATTTAATACAGTATTTATCTCATTAAGTCTATGATTTTCACTAATTATACTATTATATTTTTTATATAAGGTGTTATATGATATATTAAAATCTTTAATCGTTTTATCATATGCATGAGTTAAATCTTCGTGTATTCTAATCATGTCATCTTTGTTTTTTATTATTGATTTAAATATATCTTCTTTTTCCTTTATACTATTTGGCATAAAAATAGCACTTAATATATTTGTAAAATAATCAGATAATTTCATAATTAATATTCTTATTATATTAAACGAATATAGTTAATTCCATATTTTTTGACATTAAATTTCCAAATACATTCATTGGAAGCGTTTTTGAAAATTTATCATTAACATACAAATCAATATAATTTGCATAACATGATGACTTATTCAATTTATTTTTACCTTCCTCTAAAACTGTAATTCTACCATACACAATATCACCTTCTTTAACATCACTTAAATAATTTGTCTTAATATGAATTCGTTTAACAATATATTTCGGTGTTGCTAAATAAATATCTCCATTGTTTGGCGCATTATCAATTGCATCCCATTTTGCCTTTCTTCTTGCTGCATTCTTTTCTTGCCTCTTATTATATTCAGCAATAGCGTCCTCTTCGGTTTCAAAACAACGATTTCTTGTATTAACATGTGGTACATCACACACAGAAAGAAGATAATATCCCTCTCTAATTTTATAATTATCATCCGCTTCTCTTACAAAACATACAGACCATTTGTCTGCAGAAGAATATCTTATAATTTCTGAAGCACCTCTAACTGCAGGTGAAATTTCTTTATTAATCTTTACAAATACAATACGTCTACTATCTTTTGATATAGGATCTACTGTATATAATGATTTACATTCATTATCTAATACTTCTTTCTTGATAAGAAATCCATAAATAGTTCTACTAAAACTAAAATAGTATGATGATCTCCCACTTTCTTCATAATTACCAAGATATAAATCTGTATTATCAATATAATATTCCTCTGGAATATTTGATAATGATTTATTATGGTCATATGAATTTATAAATGTATATGATTTTGCTTTCATAATTTCTATTTTTCTTTCATTAATTTATATCTCAAAGATACATAAAAGTTTTTAAAATAAAAAATGGAGACTATATGAATAATCTCCATTTAATGTATAATATCATTTTTTAACAATCTTCTACATTTGTAATAGATACCTTATTTAATTCATCTTGCCAATTAATAACAAACTGTAAATTGAATAAGTTATCTTCTACTAATTTCATATTATTAAGTCTCTTAACTTCATTATATAATGTAATTGCTTCTTTTACATTATTCTCCATTCTAATTGCTAAATCTGCAATTTCTGTGTATTCTTGCTTTAATATATCTTCTTTAATCATTTAAATTCTCTCACAATTTTTTGTTCGAAAAAGACAAAATATTATGTTGTTTAATTATCAGAGATATAATGTTTAAACTCATCCTGTAATTTTGTTAACATATGTTTAATCTTAACATCTCTAATTTCTGAATTTTTAATTACATTATATTGTCCTATTATAAGATCAATATAATTAACAACAGCTTTAGCATCTAATTTATCAATAACTGAATATAGATTTATCTCTGGTGTTTTTACTTTACTTTCATATAACTCACATTCTGTTTTATTAGTAAAAACTTTTCCATCATCTGCATAATATTCTGTCTTTATAATTGTCTTCTGTTTCATAATTGTAAAAAATTAAAAATATTACTAATGTCATGTCGTTGGGGATCCGAGACTCGAACTCGGCCTAAGAGTTTTAGAGACTCCTGTACTGACCACTATACTAATCCCCAATACTATATTTTAATTTACATAACTATTAATTATTCTATATAATCGCTTAATTTCTATTTGTAATGATAATATGTTGATTTACATACATTATATTTAGTTAAAAAATCTGATTCTGATATATTATTTACAATATCATTCTTCATATCTACTGTTAATTTACTGCAACCATTAGAATTAAATAACTATATCTTCTCATTATATTTAGATATTTTCTACATTAATTCTTGTTTATCACGTGATAATATATATCGTTTTTTAACTAAAAGATTACTGACACTACCTCTAGTAAAATTAACATTCATATCACGCTTTAACTATTGTAATGATGTAGATGAAACAATATTCTTTGTATTTATATCATAACAATATATTGTATGCCTTCCATCATTCTATTTTTCATATGATTTTTTCTAAACTATTAATTTCTATTCATCTGTGAATTTATATCCATCAATACCACCATCACCACCTTTTGTTTGATTATAACCAGTAGCTCCATAACTATTATATTTACGAATATACTATTTTTCTAATAGATCTAATTGTTGCTTTATATCAGATGTGATATAATTATCAAATGTTTTTAAAATATATAATGAAAAGGAATCTATACCATATTTCTTAAATGCTTTATATATTGGTGCATTATATCTATTATTAACAGAATTATTAATGTGATGTAATAATCTTTTATGTAGATTTATACTCTAACCAATATAACACTTTTTATTTATATCATTCTATATCATATAAATACCTGGACACTATGGTATATTATTTATAATATCATCTTTACTCATAATAATTTTTAATATTTAATAACCATATTTTGTAGCCCCACTCAGATTCGAACTGAGTCTGCGAAAGTTAGAGTTTCGAATGCTTAAACCATTACATCATAGGGCAATAAAAATATAAAAATTAAATATAATCTTTTCGTCCTGTTCCCATTTCAGGATTCCATTTATAATATTCTTTTGGTAAAGTACCTCTACATGTATCAATTAATTTATAATCAGAAATATCAAATCCAAATTTTTGTATATATGTAATATCTGGTTTATTTATACCCCATAAATAATAACCTTTTGAATTTTGAAATACATAATAAGTCCAAGTATCATCAATTTCTTCTTCAACTTTTACTTTCTTTTCTGTTTCATCAAATTCACGTAAAATTTCAATGTCATTTTCTGTAATCTTCATTCGCTTTAATTTCTTCGGAAGATTATTTGTATAACATTTTTGACCTTTATATAAAAATTCAATCATTTAATATTCATATATATTTTATAAAAAAATGCGTTAAAAGTTTTAAATATTCTTAATTATTTTTAAATATTTTTAACTAAGTAATATAAAATATTTTTTGCATTTAACATATATTATAACATGAAATATTAATAATGTCTAAAATATTTTTATTATTTTATATTTTTAATTAACTTTTCTGATTTATCATATAGAGATTCTGTTTCACTAATCATTTTCATATATTTAGATTTAAATTCATCTGCGGATAATTCAATTATAGTAAGATTAAGAAACTCATTTAAATTATATGATAATTGTTTATGTGCATCAAATTCAAACCATATATCATCAAGATATGAGGAATCATTATATTTAAAAGACAATCCATTTAAATATACTCTTGTATCATGTTTATCACACGTTACAAATTGTTCATATACATGAATATAAACAGCATTATTATATGAACGTTCTTTTGATATACGAACATATTTACCTCTCAAATCTCGTTGGGAAATAAGTAATTCATTTTTTAATGTTTTATATTCATATGCTTTTTCATATGTTTCATTCTCTAATTTCTGAAGATATTCTATATTTCCTGTTATATCTGGTTTATGTAGAATATTTTGTAATTGTTTATTCATACTTAATTATTTCATATAAATTTCTATTGTTATAGTTATTAATAAAATTGTCACAATCTTTCTGTGTAATATTATTAATTGGTATAAATATATCATTTTTGCGATATATTAATTGCATTGATTCTGGTATTCCTAAACTTTTCTCTAATGCTTTCTTCTTTTTTTGTTCTTTAATATATAAGTCTAATTCTTTTTCTGTTTTGATATTTTTCATGGGAAAAGGATAACGACATAATTTTTTTTCTTCTTCTAAATAATCTTCACCATTATATATTTCAAAATTATCAGCTTTAGACCATATTCTGATATTTGATTTATTAAACGGTAATAGCTTATTATCAATACAATAATCAATAAATGTTTTAATATTAGCTGGATAATATAATTCAGGTAATTTATATCTTTTATATCTATTATCTTTATTATCATTTAAACAATATAAACGTTTAGTTTTTTGAAGTTCAACTATTGTATTTCCATTTAATAAATCTTTATTAATCTTTAATATAGGAATTGACATAAAAATAACTTGGTCATCTTCCCAGGCAACATTATATCCGTTTTGTTTTTCTAATTCTTCATCAGCTTCATTAGAATTCATAACATATGAATGTTCCTTCCATAATATTCTGGATTGCCTACAATATACTTGAAATACACCAAAATCTAATTTAATAATTCTGAATGTATATGGACCATTATTAGGTCTATTTGCTATTTCTTTATTATATTGCTTTATTACTTGTATATATTCCTTATATTTTAAAGAATTAATTGTATCTTGTATTGCAAAATATCCTATATTAACTTTGCTTAATTGTGGACAATCTTTAACGAATTTTTGTATATCGAATAAACGGTCCAAATCCCATGAATAACTATTATCTTTCCACTCTGCTTCAAAATTATTTTGTTTTAAGTTATCATATATATCTTTACGAATATCATTTTTAAATTTTGTACAATAATCTTTAATTGTATGACAACTCCAATATTTTTTAATTGTGGTAATTTGTTTTTGAGATGGATGTTTCTTTATCACCCATCTCAACCACTCATTTATATCTATGATTTTATTATCCATATAATCAATTCAAACCTGTTACTTTTCCATCTACAAAATCAATATGCTTAGCTGCTGGTTCTTTCGGTAATCCTGGCATACGCATCATATTTCCTGCAATAACAACAAAAAATTCTGCACCATTATTAATCTTTATTTCATCTATATTAAATATTGTATTATTATTTACAGATGGAATAACATTAGGATTATCAGAGAATGAATATTGTGTTTTTGCCATGCAAATAGGATATTCATAAATTTCATTAATAAATTCATCTTCATGATTTTCATATGTTCTATCAAATCTTGAAATAAATTTTAATGCATCTTTTGAATATCTTATATTATCTGGATTAATACCATATACATTTTTACATAGATCCGCAATTTTTTCCTTCATACTATCTAATGTATGATATGCAAAAATAGGTAACATTGGTTTCCTATTATTGTCTACAATATCAACAACCTCTTTTGCAAGATCAATAGCACCATCACTGCCATTTAAATAACTTGTATTCTTAATACATTTTACATTTCTACATGTACAGAAATTCTCAAGAATACGCTGTTCATTATTTGTATCAGTATCAAATACATTATTTGTTACAACAACTCTTACACCAAATTTCTTAATATTTGTAATATGTTGTTCAAGATTCTTTAATCCAATTTCAAGTGATTTAATATCTTCTTTAGATAGATCTGTACATCCACCTTGATTTTTCAATCCTGGAATTGTCGCAACTAATACTACAACATCTGGACATAAACCATTCTTTCTACATTTAATATCTATAAATTTCTCTGCACCAAGATCTGAACCAAATCCTGCTTCAGTAACCACATAATCACATAATGATAAACCCATACGTGTCGCAATAACAGAATTACAACCATGAGCAATATTAGCAAATGGTCCACCATGAACAATAACAGGATTATTATCCAAACTTTGAACAAGATTTGGTTTAATTGCATCTGATAGTAAAGCAACAATAGAACCTGTTATACCTAATTCACTGCAGAACATAAAACTACCATCTATACGTTCTGCAATAATAATCTTATTGATACGTCTGCGAAGATCATCAATATCACGTGCCATACAGAAAACTGCCATTAATTCAGAAGCGGGTGTAATATCAAATCCTGTTTGAATTAATTTACCATATTTCTGTGTTGTATATATTGTTCGAAGAGAACGATCATTAATATCTAAACAACGTCTAAATGTAATATTTTTAATTTTTGATTCTTCTTCTGGATTCTGATAAAAATAATTATCAATAGCAGCTGCAATCATATTATTTGCAGTTGTTATAGCATGAAAATCTCCTGTAAAATGTAAATTAATTTTATCCATAGGAACAATCTGTGAATAACCACCGCCACATGCACCACCTTTCATTCCGAAACAAGGTCCTAATGATGGTTCGCGTAACACCGCAATTGAATTTTTCTTGAGTTTTCGAAGTGCATCATTCAATCCAATACTTACAGTTGTTTTACCAATACCAGATTTAGTAGGACTAATAGAGGTAACAAGAATAAGATGTTTATCTGTATAACTTGTATACGGTTTCATTAATTCCAAAGGGATCTTTCCCATATACTTTCCATACATTTCAATATTTCCATTTGATGGTATATTACCTGTAGGAAATAATTTATTAAAAACACAATCAATACTTTGCATAGATGCTTCTTGAGCAATCTGAATATCTGATTTCATCATAAATTTTTTTATTATAAATTCAACTTACTTTTTATACAATAAATTATATAAAAAGTTATATAAAAATTATAGGAGAATAACAAACGAATGTTATTCTCCTATGTTTATTATATTAAATTATGTTTGTATCTGAATTTAAACGTATTCACAAAGTTATTTAATTAATCGTTAAAACATTTACAATTTATTGTCCTCCATTCAGTATCACCTGATAATTCTCCTGTTTTAAACTTTTCATAAAATGGACAAATTCCTTTACCATTATATTCATGTCCTTCTGATGTTAAATCACCTGGAAAATTATCACAATTACAACAGAAATCTTCAAATCTGTATGGATTATCTTTATTTTCCATATATTCATCAAGTTCTTCTTGATCTTCTTTTGAAAGTTTCCTGTCATTTAATCGTTTTTTATGTTCTTCTTTAATATCAAAACGTTTATTATCTGTCATTACAGTTCCTGTATTTTTTATCAATACACCAAATCTATCTTTTGTAAAATTCTGCCATGATTCAGCAGGGTTTTCACGTATAGATTTTATTGTTCTTGGCTTCTTCTGCTTAATAGGAGAAATGTAATTCCATAATACATGTGAATTCCAGAGTTTCTTTAATCGTGAAATCCACTTTTTCTTCTGACGATAACGTCTCTCTGCTCTGTCCATATTCTTTTGATATAAAAATTTTAAATCATATACATGTCAGTAACATATATATTAATCCCAAAATTACAAACATAATTATTACCTATATAATGGAAATTATGTGAATACGTATATCTTTATTCATTCAATAAAATAAATTTTATATATTATACTTAGAAAGTATATTAATGTCTTAATGTTCTTTCAGAAAGTAAAACATCAAGCTTATTATTCATATCTAAAATTTGAGTTTTCAAATCTCCAATACACTATATCTGCTCTTTGTTTTCTATCAAAAATTGTTGAATTTTTTTAAGTTTTTCATCAAAAATTATCTAATTTTTCTCAATTTTTTCAATGTTTTCTTTATCCTATTGTTTTTCTGCAATAAATTTAACAATCTCTATTAATGCATCATTATCTAATATATTAAATGACATTGTTTTTATTTCTTTGTCATTATAATCTACATATTTTACATCTATATGATTAATATAATTTTTGCTATATGATAACATACTACCAGATGCACCGCCTGCTATTAAATTAATATCCAATATGCGAGATGATATTATTTCACCATTTGAAACAATAACACCTGATTTTGTTATAGGATCTTCACCAAAGCAGAATAAATTACTTTTATATGCACCAATACGTTTAAGTACATTCTTTACATTTCCTTTTGCGAATATAATATCACTCATTATTAAAGTAACTATTTCTTTATTCTATTTATTGATTTTTAATAAATATATAAAGTTTATTTTAATTAAAGAAGATGAACAATAATCAATACGAAATACTACCAACTGCAAAATCTAATATTAATGCATATAACCGTTATCCATTTACATGTTATGAAGAAGCAGTTCAGAATATTATGTAGAAAAATTTAAAACCAGGAGAATAGGCTGTTGCATATTATTTTGATGAAAATTCTATTATAGGTATAAGTGCAATAACTGCATTTGGAAATTTAAAAAAAGCAGGAAATATTATTTTTAAAAGTGGTCAGGATCTCGATAGAGATCTAGAGCATTTGCATAAAGATGTTGTTATGCACAAAAAGGTAATTAACAATATGGTTGATACTATTAATCATGCAAATAAAAACTGGTCTTAGATTGAAGGTAGAATTAAAAAAATAGAATAGAAATTTGATAAAGAACATGATACATTACATGTACAAGTAATCGATTTAGATAATTATGATTTAGATGTTTAAAATAATAAAGGATTATAACTCAATAAAAATGAATTATAATCCTTTATTTGTTTCTTTTAAAATAAAGACGCAATCTTTCCTTTAATGTGATTTTTAACATCACTAATAATTGTAATTTTCTTCGTATCCTTCTTTTTCTCAGGAACGAAATTAAATTGTGGAGTCACATCAAAATCCAAACCTTTTGAAGGACATCCAGGACAAATCTTTACCCGTCGCGGTGCCATTTTCTTTACCATTAGTTTCCTCTAAAAATTTAATTATTAAAATATTTATTTTTCTTTTGTAAGATCCTTCAAGTTGAAGATCTTAGTCTTTAATGGTTCAACTTCTTTACCATCTATTACTTCATACATAGAAAATACATATTTATCAGTAAAACCTTGACATTTCCCCAATACAACACCTTTAAATATTTTTTCAGAAGGTTTATGAAAAACTTTCATTTTTATTTTTTCATTATCTAATAGTCTAGATTGCCTATCTAAAAATGATTGAGTTAATACATAATCATCTTCAACTTCATTTGATGTGCCATCTTCATTTTCATTTGATGTATCTTCAGTATCATCTTCATTTTCTACATCCTGAAGATACATCATTTCTTCTAAATCTATATTAGCTTCGTCGTACATGTTAAACATAGTTGTTAGATTATTTTATAAATTTAATTTGTTTATTTATACAACAATCTAAAATTAATTTTTAATAGTAGTCAGATAACTTAATTTGTGATTCATATACATTATCATTTTTATAATCAATTCTATCATTTTTATCATTTCTTATATCTGATAAAATTTCTTTCTTATCTGCTTGAATAACCAAAGGAATTGTAGAAATATAAGAATTAATTATTTTATCATTTATCGGTGCTTTATATAATGGTCCATCTGCAACCCAGAAAAACTTATCCATAAATGCAATATAATATTGCATGCCTTTTCTAGATAATGCATACATAGAAGCATTCCATAATGCAACATCTTTATGAGTCACCCAATATATATTATCATCATATTTTTCTAATATATTTTTTGCACGTGGATCTGTAGTAAATCCTCCAAATTGAAGTATATCATAATCTACAGGTATATTATGAATAAAAGTTAAAAAAGTCTCATTATTTTTTAAAAATTTTATATCATCTTCCATTACTAATATATTAGAAAATCCTCTATCATAACATTCTTTTACAATTGCATAATGATTTCTTGCACAATCATATTCATTTGCTTTTGTAAATCTACCTTTCCCTGATTCATTAAATGCAGATGCTATTAAACTATTATAAGGAAATTTTGTCGTATAATGATAACGTAACCATGTACTTTCATTAATATTATCAAAATTCATTTCCTTAAATTGTGTTTCCATATTATTTCTGCGATCTTTCCGATCACTTAAGTTTAATACATAACATATATCAAACTTTTCTTTTAATACATCTTGTAATTTTTCCATAATAATAAAAAACTCTAATAGATAAATGTTGAAAATATCTATTAGAGCATACATTTTACATTTTTAATATATCTTGCATATTAACTGGTTCTGTATTGGTATTTTTATGTTTTCTTACTATTTGTTTCACTTGTGGTTGTTCAAAATAAATACCACTCTTATTATATTTACCTTTATCATATGCTCGTTCAATAGCTTTACGAACTCTACGCTTTGTTTTACCATCCATCATATAATGATGCTGCTGATAATAAAGTTCACCTTGCTGATACATCATAGATTCAATAAACTGCTTTCTCTGCTCATGCTTTTGCTTTGTTTTTTCTCTTATATCTGATTCTGATTTTGCTTTTGCAATAGCTGCTTGTGTAATAAGAGTATTCATACCAGATTCTTCATTTAAAGTCTCTACTTGCTTATCTAAATTATTATCAATAGGTGTACCTGGAATTACTGTATTACCATCATCATATGCATATGATCTTTCAATTCTATCTTGTACTTTATCTTTAGATAACAACATTTTATTTAATGTTTCATTATCAATAACTGAACCATTTTCAGTAATATAATTATTTAATGTGTTACTATATGCGGGCATAATTTATTAGTTGTATTTTTTAATTTAAAATGAATGTATATTATTATCAAGACTTGTCATTTCAGATGCTTTAAATTTACCATAAATCTTATTCCATCCTTTTGATAAACCATTACATAACATACTGGTATAATATGCGAATGGATTACTAAATCGTTCTGGATCAAAGCTTCGCCAATACATTGCAACATCCAACATTGCTGTCTGTATACAATCTTCCTTATCCTCTTGACATTTATAATGTTTCTTTTTTGCTAAATTTTCAGCAATTAACTAAAGCATGACAACAGCATTATATGTAAGTTCATCTCTCTATTTTGAAAGAACTATTTCTTTCATTAACTCTTTATTCTACACATATGGTTTTCCACCTTTAGTTTTAATACCTTCTACTTTACTAAAATCTTCCATGGTTTTTAAATAAAAATAGCTATTTCTTATTTTACTAAGAAATAGCTAAAAAGTTTTAATAAATTCATTTATTAATTGCTTCCAAATGTTCTTTTTCATTAGGTGTTAAATTATCAGGAATCAAATAATGTACGCATACAAAATAATCTCCTCTTTGATTCATATCAGGTCGTTTAAGACCTTCACCAGATAATCGCATAACTGTACCTTCTTTAATGCAACTCTGTAACTTTATTGTTTTTGATACACCAGAAGGTATATTAACTGTATATGAACAACCAAGTAATAGTTTATAATAAGGTACATGAATATGCTCTATTACATTCAAACCATCAACTTGATATTTGTTTGTATCAAATTTATAATCAGCTATAGCAATAAAATTACCATTCTGTCCAACTGATTTCTTTGATTCTGAACCTTTACCACTATATACTTTATATTCACCATTCTGAATGCCTGTATTAAATTCAATTTCAATCTTTACTTCTTGCTTTTCAAATCCAGAACCACCACAATGATTACATTTATTTTCTACATAGAAACCTGTTCCATGACATAATGGACAAATTTCTTCTTGAATCGAAAATGTTCCTCTTCCTATAAGAGACTGGTGAATAATTTTTCCTGCACCATGACACTTTGGACATGTTTTCTGTCCAGTTCCACCAGCACCATGACATGACGGACAACGTACATCTCTCTTATATTTAACAACCTTCTTAATACCATTAAATATATCTTCAATAGTAACAGGAATTTTCATTTGAATATCTCTACCAGGTTGAACTTGATTTCTCTGTTGTTTAGCACCTCCAAAACCACTAAATCCTCCAAATGGATTAAATCCTCCAAATGGATCAAAACCTGAACCACCAAATGGATCAAAACCTGAACCACCAAATGGATTTTGCTGACCATTTTCATCACCATATGTATCATAATTCTGTTTCTTCTGTGGATCACTCAATACTTCATATGCATGATTCACATCCTTAAATTTCTCTTCAGCTTCTTTTACTTCAGATGGTGATTTACCTTTCTGCATATCAGGATGATATTTCTTTGAAAGTTTTCTATATGCTGTCTTTAAGTCTTTCTCATTACAATCTCTAGAAACACCTAAAATTTCGTATAAGTCTTTTGCCATATTTAATAACTATATAATAACATTTAAAATAAAAAGGGAACAGAATACAATCCTCTTGTATACGTTCCCTTCTTCAAATACTTTTACTCACTTTTTATAGTTTTCATTTATTCTAAATTAAAATATTGTATTCTATTATTTTATAGAATTTTTAGAAGTTAGTCTATAAATTTATAGACTAACTTTTATATCTTTTTAGACCTCTTCGTATTCTGCTTCCTGAACGTTATCATCTGTCTTTGAATTCTCAGATGTTGAATTATTTGCAGTTGCATCACCAAAACCTGCATTTGCAAACATATCGTTAGGGTTTTGCGCAGAATTTTCCTGAGGTTGAGAACCACCAGCATTCTTATACATTTCTTCAACAATTGGCTTAAATACTGTCTCAAGCTCTACACGTGCAGATTCTGCTGCAACAGCATCCTTCTTAGAAACTGCATCAAGTACTGCACTAATCTTTGTCTTCAATGTATCTTTCTTATCAGAAGGAATTGATGAACCTGTCTTCTCATCATCCATATACTTCTGAACCTGTGTTGCATACTGCTCTGCACCATTCAACTTATCAACTTCATCCTTCTTCTTCTTATCTGCTTCTGCAAACTTCTCTGCATCTGCCTTAATACGTGCAATCTCTTCATCTGAAAGTGCATTAGGAGACTGAATTGTTACCTTCTGCTCTTTATTTGTACCCTTATCTGTTGCTGTTACTTCAAGAATACCATCTGCATTAATATCAAATGTTACTTCAATCTGAGGAACACCCTTTGGTGCAGGTGCAATACCCTCCAAATTAAAATTACCAATTACCTTATTATCTGCTGACATTGGACGCTCACCCTGAAGAACCTTAATTGTTACTGCAGGCTGATTGTCTACTGCTGTAGTAAATACCTGTGACTTACGTGTAGGAATAGTTGTATTTGCATCAATCAACTTTGCCATCTCACAACCATTTACCTCAATACCCAATGAAATTGGTGTTACATCAAGAAGAAGAACTGAATCTTCTGTTGCATTACCAGCAAGTGTATTTGCCTGAATTGCAGCACCAAGGGCAACAGCCTCATCAAAATTACAAGTCTTATTCAATGGCTTGTTAAATGACTTCTCCAATGCAGACTGAACTGAAGGAATACGAGAAGAACCACCAACCAAAAGAATCTCACTAATCTGATCTTCTGTAATACCTGCCTTCTCTACTGCACGATGTGCAATATCAACAACCTTATTTGTCAAATCTTCAGTAAGTCTCTCAAATGTTGCACGATTAAGTGTCTTCATCAACATCTGTGGAACACCATCAGCAACAGTAATATAAGGAAGATTAATCTCTGTCTGAGTAGCTGTAGACAACTCACACTTTGCTTTCTCTGCTGCTTCTACAAGACGAGCATATGCCATCTTATCCTTACTCAAATCAATACCTGTATCATTCTTAAACTCATCAATAAGCCACTGAACAATAGCATTATCATAATTCTGTCCTCCAAGGAATACATCACCATCTGATGCAAGAACCTCAATCATACCATCAGAAATCTCTACAATAGATACATCTTCTGTACCACAACCAAGGTCATTTACAAGAACAATCTTATCACCGTTCTTTGTATCAATATTAGAAGAAAGAACTGCTGCAGTAGGTTCATTAATAATACGAAGTACATTCAAACCTGCCAACTGTCCAGCTACCTTAGTAGCATTACGCTGAATATCATTAAACCAAGCAGGAACAGTAATTACAGCATCTTTACAATCATCTGTTCCATAATATCCCTTTGCAACTTCATACATATTCTTAAGAATCATAGATGAAATTTGCTCAGGTGAATATGTTTTATCGTCAATCTTTAGACGAGGATTTCCATTTTCATCGACAACATCATATGTTACCATCTTCAACATTTTCTGTACATCTGGATCATCCCATTTTGCACCCATAAAACGTTTTACAAATGAAATGGTATTTTTTGGATTCATTACCATACCACGCTTTGCAGCTGCACCAATTTTTGTTTCATCACCTTTAATGTACACTACTGATGGCGTTGTCTTATAACCATCTGCATTTTCAATTACTTTAGCTTTGTTTGCCTCGATGATGGCTACCGCACTGTTTCCAGTACCTAGGTCCAAACCAATAACTTTCTTGTTGCTCATAATTTTATTATGTATTTAATTTTTGTTGCTCAATATCTATATTATTATCAATACAGATATTGTAATTATTTATTATATATTGTATTTTTTCAATTAAGTCTTTTATATTTACATATATTTTTGAATAATAATCTATATTTTCATATTGTTTATCAAATGTAAAATATAAAAGTTTAACATTATGTTCTTTGCATTTATTGAACTTTTGTTCATCAAGTTCTTGCTAATGTTTTAATGAATGTCGATTATCTAACTATAGATATTCAACTGATGCAAAATGTTGTTTACCTTGATATTCAATTCCTATTTTATATTTAGGAAAATAAAAATCTAAACTTTGTCTTCCTAAAAAATCATGAAACTGCTTTATTATTTCTTCATTAGGAAAATTATCAATTAGTATTTGATATAAGCGTCGTTCACAATTTAATAAAGATGTTTTATTACATAATTTACATCCTTCTCCTCTTAAATGTAAAGAAGGCATCATAAAAAATGAACCATGTTCATTACATATAATTTCAACTTTTTTTAATTTACCTGAAATATCAACTTTTGAATAGTCATACTAATTTCCATGAACTTTAATAGCGTCATTTATAAATGTTTGCCGTCTTTCTACACCATATTGAATATTTTTCTATTTCATATATTCATTTGCACATTTACTACAACCGTGTATTGAACGAAATATATCAGATGGTTTAGAATAAAATTCACCATGTATTGAACATACAAATTTCTACTTCTTTGAGAAATTTACTGAACCATTTTTATTCAATAAAATATCATCTTTATTTATGGTTATTTTCGTATCAAATTTCTAATATAACTATTCTAAAAATTCATTTATTGATGTATAATGTCGTTCATTATGTTTATGTAATTTATATGCATCACTAATCTGTTGTTCTCTTTGACATTCACTACATATATTTAATGATGTAGATCTTAAAAATATTTTTGGTTCTTTGTATACTATTTTATTATGTATTAAACATTTAATAGGATACTTATCTAAATAATTAAAATTTTCTTTATCAATTAAACTTAAATCAATATATTTAAACTTATCACCAAATTTATTTTTTAATCTCTACTCAAATTCTTCAAATGAAACTTTCTTAGGCATTATCCCTAATTTTTTATTCTACTTATTTATATAGAAAAAATTATAAATTGTCTATTTTTCTAATAATTTTTTCTAATTTTATTTTCATATCATTTATATTAATAGGAAATATTTCATAATAATTTAATTTATTATTAATAGCAATATTTCTTTTATTAACATCTCTATATCTCCAATTATATGCTGCATTTTTATAATAGTCTGATTTATTCATCCATTTATTAAATAAATTTATATCATCTAAATCGTTTTCATTAAATGGATGTTTTCCATGTGTCCAACTTGCATTAATTTCTATATATGTATTTTTATCTTCAATATAAAAATCACAATTAAATGGATATTCTTCAGATTTATATTGTCTTATTACTTTATTATAATGTTCAATTAATATATTATATGCAATATCTTCATATTTAGATGTATTAAATGTATTATTACGTTCTTTTGTTTTATTTGATTTATTTTTAGTATCATCTAATTGAAATACATTGTTTATATTAGAACCATATTTATTATGTAATGTTTTTAAGACTTTATCTTTATTTAAAAATGCATATTCATAACCTGTTTTAGTTTTAATTGTATTACGAATTTTATCTCTTATTTCTTTTCGTTGTAAATTATAATTAACATTATAATTTTTTTGATTAGATAATTTACAATTAGATATTGATTTTTCTTTAATTGAGTCATTTTTCATAGGATTATCAACTCCATACTTTTTTAAACAAGTATTCTTTTGTTTTTCCAAGATAAATTGTTTTCCTTTATCGGAATATTTACAATTATTTGAACAAAATGTTTTATATCCTAATGAAAATCTTTCTAACTTTATTTCGTTATTACATATTGGACATAAAGGTCTATTATCTAAATGATGAAGAATCATATAGAGACATTCTGATAACTTTATATTTTCGATATGTTTAAATTTATCTTTTAAATAAAGTTGATCTTCTGTATCTATATGATTCCAATATTGACAATTCTTTTTAATAGAATTATTATCTATATATTTTGATATTATCTAATTATCTTTATTCATTTCAATAATTTAGGTTTATTCCTTGCATTTCTTAAATTCATATCCATATAGCCTCCCATTGCCCAACGTCCTCTTGGTTCCATTTCTTCTAAAACTTCCATACGTCTTACACATATCGATTTCCAAAAATCTGTTGCTTCTTGTACTCTACTTCTCTTTCTATCTTTAAATGACGTTCCTTCATAATCGGTCCAATATCTTTGTGGAGCATCAGTATTTTCGATACCTTCTTTTCTATTATTCACTTTTAATGCATTATTAGGAATAAATGAAAAAGCTTTATTACCGATACGTGACATAAAATTAGAAGCAGAACCAGGTTTCAATTTACTTTCATCACCTTTTTTATGATAACCAGGATATGTAGCATCATTTGTTCCTATAAGATAACCATATGTTTTATCTTTTGGTTTATAATAAATTGAATCTTGGTTAAAATATTCAGCTAAAGATAAAAGATTATTTAAGAAATTAGGATCATTAAATCTATTTACAACAAAAAAACTTTCCTCTGATGACTCATTATTCATTCCTTCTGGATATATTCCTTTTACGGTAGTTACACCATACTTTAAGTTTAATAATTCTGCTTTTAATAATTTATTTTTTTCTCGATTTTCTTCATGAGTAAATATTTTTTTGTCCACCCAATTATCATTTGGACCATAATAAGTTTTATCTGGATTTGCAATGTCAATTAACTTATATCTAAATGCAGTAATAAATGCACAATCACATTTATTTAACCATAACATCATACGGTTAAGTGATTTTTCATTTAACTCATTATTATATATTGCTATATTATTGAAATTATCAACTTCTTCTAATAATTTCTTTTTTATTGCATCATCAAAGTTATTCATAATAAAATATTTTTTAATTATTTATATCCTCCCTAATAGAATGAAGTGTATTCAATATTTTTTGCTGCTTTCTTGTAAGTGCTTTCTTATTTCGTTTGAAGAAAGTAATATAAAGAATATAACATCCAGGATCTCAATTTGGAAAATGAGTATCATTTCTATTTCCATTATACATAGAATATGTTGTTAAAATATCATAATCAACAAAATCAGTTGGATTAAGATATGCACCCGGTACTTTATACCAATAATTAAACATTTTTCTAATAACAGATTTTTTCACACGTCCAATACGTAATTGCATATACAAGTCTGTATGAAAATGCATGAGATGCGTTTGTACATCTCTCTTATCATATTCATCTGGTATTCTATGTTCACGTTTTTGAATAGATTTTAATCTATTCTTTTTATACCAATTAATGTAAGGTATACATTTACTTTCCCAAAACTTATATTTATCAGACCATGCATTTCTTGCATGAACAACGCCACTTCTATATTTCATAGTTAAATATACTTTTTATCTGTTTCACAAAAAATAGGTTTACAATCTTTAATGCCAACCCATTGAACAAATTCGCCAAAAAGATTATATGCCTTTACTCTTGAACATGGTTTATTCAATAAAAGTATATAATATATCTTTCCTTTATGTTTAATCATTTTTAATTCTGAACTATTATCTTCTGATGAAATAGTAAGAGACATTTCATCTTGAAGATTTCTCATAATATTTTTACTATCATGAATAATAGCTTTATGATTTGGTAACATACTTATTAATGCTGTATATTCATCAATCGATTTATCTTCATTGATTTTAGTTGCAACATATTCTTTACCATTATGTTTCCACTTTTCTGTTTTATTTGCAAATTGAGTATTTACAATCATACATGCATTTTTATAAGATATGTATTTATACCCATTTATATCTTTCTCCATAACACGACGATCTTCACCATCATTCCATGGAGAAAGTTTAAGATAATGAGATGGCATAACCTTATATACAACCTCATTACAATCCTGTATATATTGTTTTTGATCGTCCATATATTAATAATTTTATTTTCTACAACTATTTATATATAGAAAAATCAAAAAGTTTACTTCAACATATCTAAATAAAACTGTTTTTCTTCGTCACTTGGGCATTCCAAAATATGAAGTTCAAAAACAGGAGTTATTTTAATCAATTTCTGACTATATGTTTGCCAATGACTATATGATATATTGTTAAACTGTTTAAATGAACCTATGAAATCTTTTATACAAATATTTTCATTAATTAAATCTGCAATAACATGAAATTCATCTTGTCCATTTAACAAATGAATATTACCAATATTATCTTTATATGCATTAATTTGAAATGTATCTCTGCACATAATTCGCAAAAACATTTTATTAATAAGTTTTTGCTTATCTATATTTTCATTAATGGACTCTTCAAACTGTAAGACTTCTGAAGCTTTTAAGTTTTTAAGTTCATTATATGAAACTGTTTTTATATCAATATAAACCATAATTCTTAAAATATTTTAAAATCTTTATTTTCATATAAATTTGAAATAGGTTTAAACAATCTCAATACAATTAAACCTACTGCAACAACAAGAATTCCCCATAGTGAACCACTTGCAACCATAACAAAACCTTGATAAATTGCATAAAATGGTAAACAAATGATACCTAATACTGTCAAAAATAAAATAAATGTAAAGATATACTTAAATAATGTTGTCATAATTTTATATTTTTTAATTGTTTATACTTTATTTATATTACAAAGATACATATTTTATTTCAAATAAAAAAATCAGTTACCTAAAAAATAGATAACTGATTTAATATTTAATAATACTTATCTCTTGAAATTTCATATGTATTTTCACTTTCATTAAAATCACATACAGAGTTATTATCTACGTCAAATATAACCTGACGTGTTAATTCAGTAACAACATATGGAGCATCAGAAGGCCAACGATATTTAAGATGTTTTGATGTCTTTGTATATGTACATATAAGTTTCCTATTATTTAAATTAATATTAATTTTATCAACATCTTTCTGATCACAAAAATAATGTGATTGATTATGTTTACCAATAATATATAATTTTTGATTTTTATTATATTCTGAACATTCTCTAATGATAGTTCTATATGCATAAGTTGCATCTGCCATCTTAGTTTTTGTTAAATCTATAATCTTATTATAATAGTTTTTATTGATATATTCAAGAATATCATAATCAAGATAACCTGTCCATGGAGTTATCGCTATATTATCAATCATCTTATCGATTTCATCATTTGTAAAAATTTCAGAAATTAATAAATCAACATATTCGCCATCGGATTCATAAGTTTTACTGAGTTTCACAATTTCTTCATTAAGATCTGCTTTCTTAACAGATTTAATATATGATTTATAACATGAATATGCAACATCTTTTAAATCATTATTAATATCAATATGAATTATAGGCACATTTATCTGCTTTAAAACAGTTTTTAATTCTTCTTTATATATTTTATAAAACTCTTCTTTATATGAAGATGTAAGTTCTCTCATATAATCATATATTGATTTATCTCCAATAATATCAGATAATAATAATTTTAATGTACCATCTTTATCAATTCGTTTACTCTCACTTTTAGGATATATCTCTAATTTTCCATAAGTTGTAATAAAATGTTCTTTTTTATATTTCTTTAAAATAAAACCATTAAATGAAAAATAATAAGCATTTTCTTTACAATCACAATAAGGTATCCAATAACGTTGTTCTAATGTTATATGTATAGTAAACAACTTTTTTCTTGATTTATCACATTGCTCTTTAAACTTAAACATTGCTCTAGAATATGCAAGTCTTTCATATCCTAAAAGTGATTTATAATTATACGTACCATTACAAGAATCATCTAACCCTTCAAATTCATTGTATAAATTAAATGTATCTGCATGTAGTGGTAGACCTGTTATCTTAATATTAAAGAAATTATATTCATTTTCTTTATATGAAGTATTTGTAAGTTTTGAGTATGTCAAAAGTTTACTTAAGAAAAACGATTTATAAAAATTTTGACATTCATTTATAAGAGCTTGTGCTTTATAATATTCTTCAACAAAATGACTTAAGTCTGAATAATTATTATAATCTGTCTTATGAAGTTCTACTAATGACTTTTCTTTATCATTAATATCAAATTTATCTATATTATTCATTAAATTATTATTTTATAGTTCATACATCATATACTTATTATTGTAATAATATTCTTCATGATAATACATTCCATTACTAAATTCCCAAATTTGTTCTTTTGCTAAATTATTATCTGACACAATATCATTCCAAACTTCAACACACATATCGCATGTACTTTCTAACTTACAACTTGGATTACATTTTAAAAATTCTTCTGGTGAAGACTGTACAAAATTAGTTAAAACAAAATCACCTTTACCAATATTTAATTCACTAAAATATCCAATTCCATTATATCTTATTGTGAATCCCCATTCACCAGATACTTTATAATAAAAAGCTTCATGATTATTTGGATTTACATATTTAAGAATATAAATATCATCAAAATTTCTATCCATACATATTTTCTTTAAATATATAGGAAACCAAGGTAATATAATGTCAAAATGACTACTATATTTTGTTTTAATATCTGCTGTTTTTATTAATCCCATAATTAAATATCATAATTCATAAATTTATTTGTCTTTTTAGTATTATTTGTTTTAGTATCTATTATTGCTTTGCCGAATTTATTACAATATGAAAATTCTAATGGTTCAAATATATTATATGTGTTATCAAAAGGTTTCCAAATAGAATTAAATTTATTACTATATCTAGAATTAAATTTATTACTATATGTAGAAAAATATCTAACAGCAATAATATCACTTAATAATGTATTATCTCTCAAATAATTAAATATTTCTTCTTTTATTTTTTTATATGTATTAGTATCTTCATCACAAATAGTATATGTTAATATATTACGAATGAACCCTGTATTTCCTACAAATTCATGTACAAGATATTCTGCAAATTGCTCTGCATATTCATCTTCATTTGTATAACGAAATATAAATATTTTTATTGTATCATCATCATTATTCCAATAATAAAAAACTTTATATATAGTTGATATATTATTAATCAAATTCTCATTAAATATCATATATTAAATTTCATATTTTGTATATGTTTTATCTACATTTGAATAAACAGATTTCGCAGATAAATTCATGACTTCCAAAATATTATTATATTCAGCTTCAGTTATAAAAAATTTATTTCCTGATTTCAAAATAACAGTATAATTTAATTCTTCATCTTCACCATATTTCCTCATATCATTATTCATTTCAAGCGGTACTGCTAATGAAGATGATATAATATTTTGACAACTGTCTTTTAAACGTTTATCAAGACAAAGTCTTTTTACTGCATCACCTATATTTTCGCCACATGCTTCTGCTGTGTCGTATTCCAATAATTCATAAGGCCAAACAGGACCAAACATTTCAATCTGTGAGATATTAAGTACAATACCATTATCTAATTTAATAAAACTATTCATCTGCTTATCATAAAATTAATCACGTTGTCCATGATATACTTCAGTACTAGGTGGTTTTGGTAAATCATATATAAGATAATTATTATATCTTTGAAATGCCTCACAGAAAGCTTTCATAACCATCATATTTTTATAATAATCATGATATTCTTCTGAATTAATATCCGGTCTAGGAAATTCAGAATTCATTTTACCACTAATAAACTCATAACATTTATCAGTCAATCTATCATAATCATATTTAGGAAGATCATATCCACTAAAGAATATATTCCTTTCTACTTTATCTTTGTTTTCTTCAATAAAAGTTTTTAAAAAATCATCATATGTCATAATAACTAAAAATAAAAAGGTTACCTACCTTAATGTAGGTAAGTAACCTTTAGTAATATTAATAAATTAACTTATTAATTTCCTTCTGTCATATCAACAGGCTCATCAACAGTATCATCCAAATCAATGTCAAGATCATCAATCTCAGACATCTCAAGAGCGAAACGGTCATCATCATTAAAGTTCTTCAAGAACTTATCCATTACAAGCTTATACTTCGCAAGATCCTTCTTATCATGAATCTCTTCAACTCGAAGCTTAAAATCATTATCCCATGTATCAATGGTAAAACCCAAAAACTTACGAGCTGAACAATTCTTCAAATCATCTGGACGAACACCATACTGCTCAATTCTTGCTGTAATATTTGCATCACCATCATGTACAGATGCACCTGCACGAACAACATCGTCAATATTCATATTCTGTACCAAACCAAAAGGCTCACATGCTCGATTAGTCTTATACTCATACTTCTTACCCTCAAGCTGCTTTACCTTCTTTGCTGCAATCTTATACTTAGCAACAATCTCTTTACGTGTAATCATAATTTATTATTAATTTAAATTAAACTTAATTTGTTATTCTTATTTGTATATAATTAAAAATTAATATTGTCTATATTTTATATTAAAAATCTTTTTTAAAAGTATCTACTTTTTTATGTTCACTATTAATATAATTTAATTCAGATATATATGAATCATAAAGAATTTCGCCAAACTTATCTTTCTTAAATTCTTTTTCATAATTATCATCAGTAAATTCAATTTTTACTTTCTTTACACCCTTTCTAAATTTATTAATTATTTCAGGAGTAACATGCCAATAATTAATATTACGAGAAACATCTATAGAATTTGAATTATATGTAGATGTAATCCTATTCTTCCATACTGTTGATGTTATAGTAGGTTTAGCATATTGTATTGTAGTTTCTGTATATTCTGATGTAACTGAATGCAATTCTATAACTTCGTCATCCATTAATTTTACAAGCATTCTTGCATTATTAAATACACCTAATGGATATGAGGAATTCACATTTGTTATAACACAAAAACTTGTATCATTTGGTGAAATCCATGTTTGCAAACCAATATTTAAAATTTTACTATCAGTAAATTTACGTACACATGTGCCTAATGCTTCTATTGTTCTCACAGAATCTACCTGTTTATCAACAACAATTTTACGTGTTTGAGCATTTACATTCGTAATAGTTGCAATCAACATTACAAAAATTAACAAATACTTTTTCATATCTTTATATTTTTAATTGTTTATTATTTCATTAACAATACAAAGATACACATTATTCTTTAAATAAAAAAATAATAGTCAAATAATTATTGTTTATTAATCCATTCTTTTACTTCATTAATATTCCAAAATTCTATATAATTCAAATTATTCTACTATGATATATTCCTTTTTTTCAAATCTAATATAGTCCATGTATAAATAATATTATCATATTGTGACTTCTTACCATTTTTATGTGCATTAGAATTTTCTGCTTTTTCTTTTAAGTTATTCAGCTCATTTAAATCATATTCATTATTTTCATTAAATGGATGATAATGATGATAATGAGATCCGTTATATTCAATATATAAATCTAATGATGGTATATAAAAATCACAATTAAATGGATACAATTCTGATTTATATTGTCTAATACAATCTGAATATTTTTCTTTTAATAAATCAAAACATACATCTTCTTGATATGATATATTAAATGAATTATTTAATAATTTTGTATTATAAATTTTTTCCTATATTTCATTACTACTTAATATAGATGAAATTAAATTTTTATAGTATTGTGTCTACATAGGATTTTCAACACCATACTTTTCTAAACATGTATTTTTTATTTTATCTTTTACATATTTAAGTTGACCAATATTTACGATACTATTAATATCATCTTCATTAGAAGCATATTTTTTAATACATGTATCTAATGACTAATTTCGAAATTTTTGAACTTTAAATACAGAATCAACACCATACTTTTCTAAACATGCTTTATGAGTTTTTTCTATTTTTTCAGGAATCTAACCTGTATACTCAACACCATATTTTTGTAAACATGTTTCTTTTGATTTTTGTTTAAATATTTCAGATTTTAAAGGGGATGTTACTCCATATCTTTGTAAACATGTTTCTTTTGCTTTAATTCTGTTAGAATAATGTTCATCTCCATATTTTAATAAACATGTTTCTCTTATTTTATTATTAATCTATTGCTTTTTATCTACATCACTATATATGTCTTTTAATACTTTTTTAACTGTTATACCATCTAACATATTTGCATGTTCTTTACAACATGTTTTATTAAATAATTGATTCTTTTTACCATTCAAAAATTTAACAGGTTTTCCACAAATAACACATACAGGGCGAACCTCTATATTATACTGTATTCTCTTAATTGTTTCTCTTAATGACTATGAATCAGTATAGCGATTATCTAAATATTCCTTATACTCCTCAGAAATATTAGTTAATCGCTATACATTTATATGTCCATTAGATTTAATAAAATAATCTAATATAATCTAATCTGTTACCATACTTAATAATTTTCATTTTTAGGTTGATCAACCTTATCATATGTTCCATATGTATTAAAATATTTCTGGAAATCACAAGTTTTAACTTTGAAGATAATTCGTTCACCCTTACGAGTCTTCAAGCCCATAGGTGTACGAAGAACTAGTCCTTCTGCAAGATGCGTTTCTTCTGCAATATTAGAATTAAATCCTTTCTTTACATATTCAATTGCTTCATCAATAGTAAATGTACCCATAAATGGAACAATATCGACACCGAGTTTCTTAAAAATTTCATCTCGATTCTCACGAAGCAAATACATATCATCTACCTTCACATCAAATCCAATAAATGAATTATCTTTTCTATAGTATCCACCTGATTGAATTCCTGCACCAAATCCTTCACCATACAATGTATATCTCTTTGGAATTTTTGTTTCATCAAGTTCATATACATTGAATTGTGTATTAAGTACAGACCATGTTTTTTCTTGCATTAGTTCATCTGTTACATACATTTCCTTAGAAAGACCCAATGCATTCAATACCTTATCTTCTGTCAATTCAGTTGTAAGATATGCATACAACATCTTTGGGATCTGTGCATTATCAGTCTTTCCCTTATATGTAACATTCCACTTAATACCGATATTATTACCAATATCTGATTTGATAAATTCACGGGTTACTTCAATTCGAGTATTAGTTCCGTCTACTTTCTCCTCTGCATCAAACTTGCAATCCCGCAACCATTCCAACTCAGGTACTGCAAATTCATCATAAGGCATGATTACATTATTTGCATCTCTTTTAAAGATTGTGTTAATCTTTTGATAAGTATTCTCACTTCTTTTCTGCTTACCCATAATTTAATATTTAATATGATTTATAATGTTTATAACTTATATTTGATAAAAAGTCTTTATACTGTTAATTTTTCAATTTGTTTATCAGCAGATCTCGCAAGAGATTTAAATCTACCGATATAATATTTTATGACTTTATCAACGTATTCAATGTTTGTTGTTTCTTGATAATCGTTCCAGAAATTATCACATAAATCTTTCGCTTTTTCTGAATAAGTTTTCTTTTTCATTTTTATATTATTTTACCTAAAATAACTCATATGGTACAATTTCATTCTCTTTAATTTCAATAGTATCACATGTATGAACATACTCACCATGTTTTTCCATAAGTGAACGTGCTTCTACATCATCAATAGCATTCACCAAGAAAAGACCTCTATCCGTTTTTACTTTATATAACGTAATATCCATAATTTTATTATTTTAATTTACTTCAATATTTTATTAACATCACAAAGATACATAAAATATTTGAATGAAAAAAATATTTTCAATAAATATACAAACAATTATTTAGTTTAATTAGAAATGTTATTAAATAATCTTGATCAAAATTTTGTTATTGCATTAGATTTCAATTGGTTTTATCCTGATGTTACTGAAAAATGGATGCCAATATTAAATAGAATGTATTTACCATACATGACATTAGAAGATTTCTTCAATGCATAGATTGCATCTATAAATTTTCCAGGATTAAATTCAGGTACAGTAATATAGCAAGGAAGAGAATATAAAATTCAGAAAAGATCTGGAAAGTAGGAAGATATGTTATTGGAAAAGACATTAACATTAACTGTTAAAACAGCGGAAAGTTATATAAGTTATTTTGTAGCAAGACATCAATATGATTTATATTTAAGATTAGGATAGTTAACACCTTTATACCTTCCTAATATATCTGTTTCTTTATTAGATGATGGCGGTTTTGAAACAGTTACATACTGTTATCAGCAATTAACACCGACAAGTATAGGTGATTTATCTATGTCATATGCAGCTCGTATGGGTTCGTTTAATACATTTACATGGTCTTTTGTATATAACTATTATGATGTATATATTAGAAATGGTAATGGTGAAAGAGAATTAATATCTAAAGAATATGATCCTTATAAAGATGGAAATAGTGAATTTCTTGATTTGGATGATTCTAAATATTCATCAAAAATACATCCAGGTATTTCATCTAAGGTAAAGATTAATAAATTACAGTCTTTATCGAGAAGAGTTCCTGGTTAGATAGGGGTTAATCTAAAAAAATAATTTAATAATAATATGTGTGATTGTGTAATTTATAATACACCTATGAATACAATAGGTGTAGGAGACCCAGTTCCATTTGGTATAAATTCATATGGTTCAGGTGATAGATTTGATACGACTCCTGGTAGTAAATCAAAAAATAAAAATAAGAAAATATATTCTAAACCTCCAGTTTAGCATGGATTTAACGGAATTAAGCAAATGCCGTTAATTGTTATGAGTAATAAAAATAAAAAGAGATAAGAATTCAATATTCTTATCTCTTTCTTTTATTATATATTAAATTTAAAATTATCTATTTTATCTGTTATATTTGTTATATTAAAACCATTTTTTTCTAAAAGTTCTTTTGCTGATTGATATACTTTACTGTAATCTTGTTCTACAAAAGTACGTAAACTTGTAAATCTGAATTTTAAACTATCAATTTCCTATGCTATTACTTCATGAGAAACACCCGATTTATTTTTTCTATCAATATATTTCTAATATTGTTCTATTACTGAAATTGATAAATCTATGCATCGTTGTACTTTTAAATTTAATACTATTAAACAATCTGCAATTGATTTAAATGAAAATACAAGTTGATCATAATGTCCTCTACCGTATGGTCTACGTCCTCGAGTAGTAAATAATAAAGATGTATCACTACCATATGTTTGCCTTATCATACTTGCATAAATACCATCACAATTTACTTGATTCCAATAACTTACTAGTTTAAATTCATCAAATTTTTTATTTGTTAATATATCATTATCTAAATCCTGTAATTCCATATTAACATCAAAACATATATCCATAAAGTTATTAACGTTTTTTATAACTTTTGAATCTAAACTTTCCTGTTTCCTGACTTTTAATATTTGTCTATAACGTTCTATATTTTTCTTGTTTAAATTAGTCTATGAAAGTACAAAATCTCTATATTCACGTCGATTATTTAATTTATTTGTTATGTCAATATTATCCATATATTTTGGATCAACAACATAAACTTTTGTTATAGCTGTTATTTTCTGTAATGACTTTATATTATCAGCGCCTAATTCTTTTTTTATATCAGAAGAAGATGTCAAAACATCATATACAGGAATCTTTGTAAATGCTTTATTTACAAAATCTTCAACTTTCTTTGAATCTGTTGCAAAATAAGTTATATCTGTTTTTTCATTATAATTTTTATTTGGTTCCAACCAAGAATTATAAGGATTTGCAGATGTAATATACAATATAATTTTATTATCTATTGTTACTGCTCTTAATTGATCTTCATAATCAACCCAGAACTATATACCTGTTTTGTATATTTTTTTCTTTGCATCTTCTGGTGTTATTGTTAATAACTGTGTATCTGTAATATCTGATATACCTAAATTATGATCAGCTTTTGCTTTAAGCATACGATTAATAATACCAATAATACTATTATCTGTATATGAACCATCCCAATGTTTTGTTTTCTGAATTCTCTTATATGTACATTTAATAACAGACTATCTTCCTTCAACTGTATCACACATTTCCTATGTTAATTTACCTTTAGATGCTAGTCTATCATATTTCATAACAACATAAAAAAAATCTGCTCCTTCATTTCGTTTCATATATCCTTCATCTCTACATGGACTTAATGTTAAATTAGATCTGTCAAATTTATGTAGTAAGGATGAAAGTGTTACTGAATTTAATGATTCATTTATATGTTTTAAATTTTTTGCTATATATAAAACTTCACTTAATAACATAATTTATAAAAATTGAATTATCATTTAATTATTTATTTAACTAAATGATAATTCAAACATATATATTAATTTTATGAAAAATTAACTTTTTGCTCATATACAGGGAAATGTTGTTCCATATATATTTTCTTTCGTTCTTGTCCATGTCTCCAGAGATAATTATCTTTATAACGTTTATTAGGATCTGCTGAATATCTTATATCATCGACAAAATCAAATATAACAACTTTATCTTTTCCAGGATACAAACGAATTCCTCTACCACATATTTGTCGTACAAGACGTTCTGATTTTGCAGTATCAACTAAAAATATAGACCAAAGATTTTTAATATCAATACCTTCACCAAATGTATTAATAGATGCAACTATTACTGTATTACCAGATGTATCTTCTTCCATACATTGCTTATAATAATCTCTTGTTTTATTTGGTGTATTTCCGTCTGTATAATAAACGTCTTTAGATGAATTATCTTTTATATAATCATATACTTTTTTACCGTATCCATATTTAATATCACCAAATAAAACTAATGCATTTTTCTTTGTATTAATTACCTGATCACAAATATATTTCAATCTTGTATATGATTCATTAACAGTTTTTCTTTCTATCTTAAGAACTTTGCTTCCTGCTGTTATATCCATCGGATTTTTATTTGCTCGATATATATACATTGTTTCTTTAGTCTGCTGATCTGCCCATTTAAGATATTGAATTACTGCATATATAGGTGTTCCTCTTTTCTCTGTATTAATCAATTGATCTGCTGTTAATTTATAAACAACTGGACCTACTACAGATTGTATATAAAGATTTTCATACATTGTTTCTTTTGGAAATGTACCTGTTACGCCAATTGAATATTTTAAATTAGACATATTATATAAAATATTCTTTATTGAAGCCGCATTTCCAAGATGGTGACAATTACTTATACATAAATCATTAGCATAATAATTATGATTTAAATCGTTATCACTTTTTATTCTTAAATTATATACATCACCTTTATATTCTAATACTTTAATATTTTTAATTCTCATAACTAATATTAAATGTTTTATATCTTTTAATTAATTTTAATAACTTCTATTTATATTCATCATCTGTATAATCTAATAAAGATATATTAAAATTATGTGTCTTAAAATAGTTTTCATCTATATATTGCATATTATAATTATTTACTTTACACCAATTAATTAATGCTTTATTCTTTAATATATTATTTTTTAATTCTTTACAACTATCCGGTTTAACTTCATATACAATTTTATTATCAATATCAATAAAATCAACAATATAATTATGTAATTTGTTATCAACACCTATATATTGAACTCTTAGTTTTTCATATAATAATGTTGGATTTAACAATTGAAAAATTGCTTCCCATGATGAACGTACAGTTACAGAAATTAATTTATTATTCTATATAAATTTTATTTTATATTTAGAATGACACCAAGAATTAGTTGAACATGGTGTAAAATCACCATTTTTAATTTTCTGTTTCATTCTAATACTATTTTCATTTTTTACTCTATTTAATGTTTCTTCATTTGCACGATAAATTGTGTTATCTTCACGTTGTTTTAATGACCACCATTTATTTCTGCATTCTGAAGAACAAAACTAATGATAAGGCCACATAGAATATGTTCGAAATGGTCTAAATCTTACAAACTTTGTTTTTTTACCACAATATTCACATGTATGAGGTATATCATTATACAAAAATAAATATAATTCTTCTTCTGTATTAATTTTTGGAAATTTTGAAAAAACTATTTTTAAAACAGGATGCTTATATATAAACTATGTAAGTGGTATAGTATTTACAGCATTATTAATATAATCTATTATTTTTTCTTTTGTATCTAAAGATTCTGCTTCTATTTTATAACAGTTTTCACATTCTCTATAGCCTTTATTAAATCTTATAAATTCTAATTTTCCACCACATTTATCACATATAGATGATTTATTATATATTAAATTATATAATTCTTCTACTGAATTTATAGTATAATTATCTTTTAAAAAATTATAAACATCTAATCTTATTTTTTTAATAAAATTAAAAAATGTATTATTATATAAGTCTATATTAATTTTATTATCCATAATAAAATCTTTTTTATATAAAACATTTATAGACATATCTATATTTTTTAACACATTTTCTAATATAGATTTATCAATTAATTGATTTATATTTACTTCTCTTAGTCCCATATCTTCTAACATGATGCTTTAATTATTTATTCATCATGTTAGAAGTAAAAACTCAAAATTCTAGAATATCATCATCCATATTTAAATCATCAACTCGTACATAACCTCTATTCTTTGTTAATACTTTATGATTACCAGTTAATTTAATAAATGTGCCATCTTCCTTTTCCAACTCATAAATTACTTCATGAGATGATAGATTTTTATATACATAATCAACTTCATGTATTTCTTTTTGTTTTGTTTCTTCATTATACGTAAATACTTTGTCTCCTTTAACAACTTCAGATATTTTTTTCTTATTTCCATCTGCCATTGTTATTAATGTATCTGGATGACAACACTCATCGCATATACACCCACCAAATCTATCAAAGAATTCTTTTTTACGTTTACATAAACTTTGGAAAGTTCCAAATAATATATTGCATGATTCTACTTTAGCTTTCTGCTTCTTTGTTAAGCCAGAGCGAAGAATACCAATTTCCCAATTATGATTATGTTTCTTTAAATAAGATTCATAACGTTCATACTGAACTGCTGATTGATTTGCCAAATCAACAGATGGTACAATATATAGAATATTATCTATACCCTGTGTATCAATAAGATATTTGAATATCATGAATGATATTAAAGTCTTTCCACCTGATGTTGAAATCTCACCACAACACTTTTTATATTTCAATAATGTATACGCTGCCTTTACTTGATAATCATATGGTTTAAATTCTTTTCCTTCTTCATTTTCTGCACCTTCAAAAATATCATCTATATAACTCTTAAAATCTTCAAACTTTAATGTAAACTAATTTAAAAAATTCTGTGCAGCTGGAGTCATTTCCATTGCTATATTGAACTTTTTAGCAACCTTAATAATTTCCAACCACAAATTAGTAGAGATCATATTATACTTATTCATAAATTCTCTATCTGTAATTTGTATGTCGGTAATCTTCTTTAACATCCATGCATTAGGTATTTCCCTTGTAAAAGCTCTACGTATAACATTCAATTCAAATATATAATCTGAACTAATAACAAAATAATTGTTATCAAATGTTATATCAACTTTCATTTACTTATCTGTTATATTTTTACTATTTAATATTTATATAGCATAATTATATAATAGTCTTATTTAAAAGTCTATTATTTTTAATAAAATTAAGTAAAAATTGTATTAAAAATAAATTAAAATAACGTAGACTTTTTTCACAAAAGTAAGTAAAATAATTACTGGTAATTTGAGAATGATAGAATATATAGATTTTTGATTAGTGAAATTTTGATTAAGTTAATATTATTTAGAATTTGTATAAATTAAAAATTAATATATAAATAATATTGATTATCAATTAGTTATAAATTATTTTTAATAGAATTTAAAAATATTTAGAAAAAATGTAGACTTTTTCTCAAAAGTTAAGTATAATAAATATGTTAGTATTTAAGGTTGTGATAGATATTATATATAATATATGAAAAAATTATATATAATTTTTAATAATTTAATGAATTTAGTAAGGTAAGTCTTTCGGAAATGTAAATATTTTTTAAATATGGTATAAGAATAATTTTTATTTTTATATCATATTTTTATTTTATAATGTATGAAACATTATTAATAATTGTTAGTAAAATATATGATAAAGTTTTATATTTACTTATTATAATTACTTTAATTTGATATGTTATATTTTTACTAAATAAATAAGTAAATGAAAATCTTTATTTGATAAAAAGATATGAGTAATGGTTTAAAAGAATAGTTACATGATATATCTATTCGAACAATGATCGGATAGCTTCCAAAAATTATTAATGATAATAATACAAAGATTTGTGATTATATTGATAAGATATATGATTCATCAAATGTATGTATAACTGTTAATGTTGATAATGTATCAGATAATAAATCATATGTTAAATCTAATTTAGGTTAGTTTAAAAAACTTATTGTAGAAGATTTTGAAACAAAAAATATAAAAAGTTTAGAACAAGTTATTAGATCAGGTGGTTCTAATAATGAAGGTATAAATCATGATGCATTAAACGGTCGTTATCTTTATAATGATGGCGGATTATTGAAAACAGTTCCATATGATAAAATATCTCCTGATATGAATAAGTATGCACATAATTCTGGTGCTATAGGTGTTACATTAGGAAATGGTACTGTTTAGTCATTAGCAGATACATTAGAATAGATTATTAATAGTGTTGATAGTTTAAAGAAACAATTTAGTTAGAGTTATTCAGAAGATGAAGGATATATTGGATTATATGGTGCAAGTAATAATACAAATAATTAGTCAGTAAATAATTCAAATTCATTCACTTTTGATTAGAGTTTATTATTTGCTACTAAATTATAGTTAAAAAGAATGAATTTACCATAGTATCAATATAATGATATTACTCAGGGCTTTATTTATACATATTATGATTATGCAAATACTGTTACTATAAATGATGAGAATACTTCATCTATAAAAGGAATTCCTGGTTCTATTGTTAAATTAAGATTTAATGATACTAAATCAAAAGGTTTTTATAGAGTTATATTATCAAGAGAAGAAAAGAAATTTTTACGAATATCAAAAGATGAATTAAATAGAATTACATTAAAGTGTATTAGTAATGATGAACAATTTGGAGCATCATGGGATGTATTGGATTATTCTGTTCGTTCTGCTGATGATATTATGATTGAAAGAAAATAAAATTATTAGTTTAAGAAATTATGATTAGAACTCCTTTATTAAGACCATTAAGAGATAATGGTGCAACTTTATATGTTTTCCCATCTGCTAATGAAGATATTGGTTTAAATTTAAACAGCAGAGCAACAGGTGTTGCAATGTCACATTATGCATTACTTAATTTACCTGTAATGTTTGGTAATACAGATCCAAAATCAGAATCTATTGCTATTGCAACTGATTTATAGAATTATATGATGAATCTTGAATGTACATTACTAAATCAAGATTCATATAATTATTAGGAATATCATACTGTTTCAGAACGAGCATTTTTCCATTGGTTAAAAAGTTTCGGAACAAGACATATTAAAGATTCTAAACTCAATTTAGACCGAACACAAAATAGTAATGATGTTTATTATAAAGAGACAGATAATACAAATAGAGTAGTATAGTGTTTTGGTGCAATAGATGCAGGTAATTCATTAAGTACAGAATTCGGTATGTTTAATGAAACATATGTTAATATACCTACAAGTTATGGAAATGGACCTGTATTTTTTAAATAGGTTTAGGATACATCAGAAACAAATTATATATATGGTAAAACATATAATGCTGGTGATTCAGAGCATTTACAGGGAAGAAAAAATAATGTAGATACATTAAAAATATTATCAGATGTAAAACCAAAATATGATAGTGGTACTTCATATACATTGAATGATGCATATGAGATTGTAAAAGATATTAATGAAATATAGTCTGCATGTAGATCATTTACTAATGATAAAAATATTCAAATTAATTCATATGATGATGTGAATATTGATTAGAAAACACAGTTTAGCGGAAAATACTGCGATATTACATCAAATCCATGTGAATTCGGTTTTAATGCAATACTTTTATATTATAGTGTTTATGATTAGAATGATACTACTAAAACTGCATATGCTATAAATCTGTTTGGTATTGTATTTTTAGATTCACCATCAAGCGTATAGAATGGATAGGCGAAAATACCGTCTTTAATTAAGAAGAAATCATTTGGTGGTGCAAATAAAGCAAATTTCTTTGGTAATAGTTATTCATTCCGTGTTAATATAAAAACATTATCTGTATATGACAATACAGATGCAATGATTTAGGATAATACAACAATGTCTTCTATTAACAGTGTTGATTTTTCTGATGTTGTTAGTAATCTTAATAGAGCTATTGATGTAATGAATACGAATGTACAATCAACAATGGCTATACAAGATGCGTATATGACAACACTTAAGTTGACTGATGAAAATAAGCAGAAATTATAGGAATTAGAAGCTAAATTAGATGGTTATTTAAATGGTTCAAAAACATCTGGTATAGTTTCATAGAATATACGAACAAAGATTATTCAACCTATTACTGATACATCAATAGATTCAAGTGTTAGTGATGGTAATAATATAATTAAAATTCAACTTAATAAGCAATTAACTGATTTTATTAACACTGAAGAATATCAAGGTTCAACTTATACACCACCTATTAAAATATTAAATGATGAATATACTTATAATGTTCCTACAGTATATAAACCTATTTTTAATGTAAGTACACAAGCTGATACCGCATTAGGAGAATGGTCTTCAGATACAGGAGATATAAATGACATTATAAATGGCATAGACGTTAATTATTATACATATAACAATAATGTATATCCAAGTATAGAATTACCACAATATATATTGCAAGGATTCGGATTTGATAAGTTAGTATACAGAACTGGTGATCCAAATAATGATAATGAAAAAGATACTACATTTTTGAATTATGAATCATTGATACCATTAATGATAAAATATATTCAAGATTTAAATAAGAGGATAGAAAAATTAGAAAGTAAAAATAACGGATAATATTTAAAATGAGTACAAATAATAATATAAACAGTTTTGCAGAAAATATGCGAAAAACGATTGCATAGCAAACTAATGAACTTTCATTATTATCCGCTATGCAAAGATCATTAACAACAAATGATACTTTTGTTACTTATGAATATCAAGATACATAGGGAACAAATTCAAGATATTAGTTACCAAGTTATGCATCTATTGTTAATAGATTAAAATCTGTTGAAGAATCTCTTAATACAATTTCAACTGGTAAAGGTACAATTAACCTTAATGACGGTTCAAGAAGAACAATTAAATTAAGTTCTATACCAAAGACGCCAGATTAGATAAACGGCTTATAGGACCCATCTACATTTAAATTAGATACAAATTGGTTTTTTGAAGATTTAATGTTTCCTGGTTTAACTGTAGATATTGATTTAACTGGCTAGATAGATGATGATGCTGATAGAGTTAAAGTTGTTAGAGTCATTCTTAATTCTAATGATGATGCAGCAACAACATTATGGAATAATCAAATATCTACAACAACATATGATTATCTTTCATTAAAATCATTATTAGCAAACAGTAATATTTCTTATTCAGAAGATGAAGAAATAGTATAGTTGCCTTTAGTAAGAAATACAAAATCTGGAACATTTCAGATTATACAAGATCCTGATATTATTAACGGAAATGTATGGTATACATTAGACAGTATAACATATTCTACTATTTCAAGTGAAGGTATTGATTAGGGAAAGAATAATATATTATCTATTGGTGATTAGTTATCATACAGTGATTCTATTTTTGAAATTATTGCAATTAATTAGAACTCAAGTAAAGTCAGATTAAAACGAATTGTAGGAGCAGCATTACCAGGTGTTTATGCAACTCTTAACTATTATGAAGATCCGTTTAGAAGTAAAATAATTTCAGTAAGAGTAGGTGCAAATGAATATGATATTATATATGTAAAAGGAATTTCTGAAGCATATAACTTATAGGCAAATACATGGTCAACACCGGTAAGAGTAGATACAAATAATCTTTTATATGAAGATAGTAACGGTAATGTTACATCAACGTCATTAACAGAATATTACAGTAATTATGTAGTTGACTGGGGTGCAAAGATGATAGATGAAGCGAAAGAAAGAACAGTTACTGCATGGAGCGGACAGAAACCAAATGCACCTACATTATCTGAATCAGATATGAGAGTCGTTCAGGTTAATACACAGATTAATGCAGCAATTGATACAACAACGATTAAGAATACTGCTGCACTTATAGCAGATGATAAGACCAAGATAGATAGCCTTAAATCAGCCATAGCGGACCTCAAATCTGAATTATAGAATATTACTAACATCAGTGATTATAATGCGAAACAGGAGCAAATAAACACGCAAACATTAGAGTTATAGAATGCTCAGTCAAGTTATTCAAGTAATGTTTCTGCTTTTTAGTCAGAAGTAAGATCTAATGGTGCTTTATTAACTGATCCGAAATATAGAATCAGAGGTTTCTTCTCTGTACCTGTATAGAAAACACGTATTGGAAATTCAGGATTATATGAAGAAATTATAGGTTTTGATATTGCCTACCGTTATGTGAAAGAAGATAATACACCAGTATTATTAAATACATTTACTTATAATGATTAGAATACAGGATCAAGTGTTACCGGTACTTTTTCTGATTGGAATATTTCATAGTCTTAGATGAAAACAAAAGTAAATGACGGTAATGGATATAAGTGGGTAGCAGAAAATGTTGCAGATTCTACGGAAGTAAATATTAATCAGATTGATATACCTATATAGAAAGGTGAACGTGTAGAAATAAAAGTAAGATCTATATCAGAAGCAGGTTATCCATCAAATCCTTTAAGATCAGATTGGTCTAATTCTATCATTATATCATTTCCTGATAATCTTTCATCAACTAATGAAATTGCAGATTTAATTAAAGATGTTAATGATGACGCATTAACTATTGCTATTAATAATACATTAAGTTCATCAGGGGTAACATCACATTTAGATGATACAATACCAAACAGTAATTCTGTCAATGGTTTGTATTTTAAACATATTGCAAAGAATATTGCATATGAAAATACAGATGAATCAACAGGAACAAAAGTTATTACTTCTATATCATTGTAGGATAAAGTAGATTCTATTGATAAAGAATTTGATAATGTCGGATATTTGGGTGATATTGCAAGTATTAATTATATTAATTATGATATTAGTGTATCAGAAGATGAATAATATAAAAATAATATAAAATTAAAGAGATATTACATAATTCAAAAAGTAATATCTCTTTTTTCATCTAATAAATAATGAAACGAATTTGATTTAAGGATACAAATGGCAAAATAGAAGAAATATTTATTTAAGTTAACACCTAATAAAAAAGATGTTGTTATTAATACATCTGTTTTATTGAATGGTTATGAAGATGTTGAATATCCTATTCCTATTATGGATACGGAAAAATTGGGATATGTATATGATCCGACAACATTTAAGTTTAAAGATAAAGAACATGTAAAGGTAGATTATCCATATCCTGTACGTATGGAAATGGAGGTAAATTTTGGAAATTTACCTTTTTATGGTTGTAATAATGCATATAGTACAGATAAAATAAGATATAATGAAATAAAACCATCAAAATCAAATGGTGCTGCAGAGTATTCGAGTGATCCGGATTACTATAATAATTATTTTTAGTAGAATACATCATATGATGAAGGTGTATTTATAAATGCAAGAGATAGTAGAGATAATGATTATAATTTTACATTAGCTAATTATAAAATAACTGTTAGAATTTATTGGAGTGATAATAAATCACATATAAACGAAAATTATATACCTAATGGAACAGTAGAATCAAAAGAAAACGGATGGAGAAAGCAAGTAAGTAATACAAATACTTACCCTTTCGTTCTTAGACTTGTACCAGAATTATATAATATTGAAAACTCTGAAAATATAGTTGATAAAAATAACTCTAAAGAATTATTACTGCCAAACTTGGAACCAACTATTAATGAAAATGTTCAGAATATTCATACAAATATATTTAATGTACCTGATAATTTTACAATGGAAGAAAGAAATATTGTAAAATTTAAAATAGATGCAACATTTACAGATCCTAAATCATTAATGTCAGTTAGTGCATATAAAGAAGTAATTGTAAAACAAGATGCATATATAGGTTATAAGACAAAATATACATATGTTAAATTTATTGATTATAAACCTGTTGATATTTGGTCTCCTACCGTATATGCTAGTTATAATAAAGATAGAAATATTACATATAAAATAGATAAAGATACGAAATAGGATTATTATGCATTTTATGTTAACGGCTCATTTAATATTAAAAATTATATTGAAAATAAATCTAAATATTTTCCTGATGGAATATATTTTAATGGTGCATTAGATGTAAGTAAAAATAAGAATCGTTTTACGATAGATAAATTTGTATTAAAGAACTATTGTATAAATGCATTGGAAGATTCATCTGTTATAAATGGAAAGATATTAAATTCATCAGATAAAGACGCATTTGAAAAGAGATATAATTTATGTTATTCTATAGCTAAACAGTTAGGTGATTTTTATGATTCAAGTGTTAAGCCTTCAACTAATATATTAAAACAAAAAAATAGTAAAGGATTAATATTTGATTCTATTTCAAAACCAGGTTTATAGGTGTTTAACGGTTATTATAGTACTCCATATTCATTTTCATAGATAAATTCAACTGATACTTCAGCATATGGCACTAAATTTGATATAGCTTTAACTGAAAATGAAGTTGAATATGATTCTTCATATAGAGCTGTATATCAAAAATATTATATTAATAATAAAAATTATTATCCAATAAATGCTTCATTTATAGAAAATGATAAAGGAAAAAAAATTCCTGTATTAGATACATTAAATGGAAAATATACATATATTAACAGTTCACTTGATTATGATATTAGTGCTATATATTCTAGAAATATAGATATATCTGTTTTAGATGGTTCATCCTTAATTTATAACTATAAAGTTATTCAAGATGAGGCAGGACATAGTATAGAAACAAAATATTGTATTAATTCATTGTTAAATAATGATATAAGTGTACAAATTCCTAGATATGGTGTATATCCTGTATTTTCTGGATACATTGGATTTGATACATCTGTATATGATTATTAGAACAAGGACGAAGTTGAATTTGAATATCGTGATAATTCAACTGATATTATTTATGATTTAATGTATAGAAAAAATGGATTATTAACTATTAATAAAAAATCTAATTTTATTACAGGTAAAATTGATATTAATATAAATAAAGATAAATTCACAGAAGCAGTATTTCGTCCAAATAATCCATTTAATGATATTGCTACAAATATAAATGGTACAATAATAAACAATAATAGACTTAATAATTTATTGGGTAATACAAAATATAATGATTATTTATATGCAGCATCAAATATAAGTAATACATATAAGTATGAAATAAAAATCAATAGGAATGATTTTAGTGATTATTTACGTATTAATGGTGTTAAATATAGTGATTTGACAGATGGAACATTGCGGTCAAATGTTGAACCAGGTATATTTACATTAAGTTTAGATGATGATTATCCAATAGAAAAATCAGATAATATAAATTTAACAATTAAACATAAAGATGGTGATGAGATAACAGGTGAATTATTAATTACAAATGATGAAAATGAAAAACATCTTACAAATTATTATAATAAAGGATATGAACTTAATACAGAACATCATTCATCTATGTTGTTACGTGCAAATCCAAAATTGTCAGGTAATGTTAAATTGGTAGTTGATACTGATTATAAATTATATCTTGATACATTTAAAGCAAATCCTACATTAAATAATAAGAATTTTAGAAAATATCCTATTTCATCAGAAGGTAATTATCCAAGAGATATAAAGAAAGTATTTAAAAATATTCCTATAAAGAATTTATTTGGACTTCCAGAAAATTCACTTAAAGCTCATAAGGTTTATAATGATTATAAAGATCAATATGAAACCATGTATGAATATGGAGCAGAAACAAATACAGATAGTCTTTATTCTGAAAATATGAAAATACTTGCACCTCTTCATATAGGAAATGATATACCAGAATTCTTTGCAATATTTAGATATGATGATGTCTTTAATGAAGAAACATATTCAGGAAAAGATATTAATGATATAGAGAAATTCAAAACATTAATTAAAGATTCTAAAGTTATTAAGACATATGATTTAAGAACAACAACATCAATCGGTCAATATCTCAATAACTATAAGAATATGTTATCTAATTATGGTCAATGTTATTTATAGTTTATAGAATAGGATTATAATTAGAATTCGCCTTATTACAGACAAGGTAACAATATATGGAAAGGAATTTCAGTAGAACGCGGTATTCTTGTAAATCAGTCAGAAACAACATATTTCGGTTCTAAAATATTAAATTCTGATATTCCTAATAAACAGGAAATGTTTAATAATTATATTATTGCAGGGTTTGAACGACATAATCTTATATATTCTAATATTATAAATCTTGAATTTATGTTTAATGATGATGACATGAAAGAATATTCAATGCATCGTTATTTCGGATTATATTTAACCGCGAATGATTTTATTAATTATGGTTATATTGTTTCATCTAAAAATAATACAGGAAATACAGTATTGACAAAATATGATGAGCAAGGAAACATATATAAAGGTGATGAGAATATATTCAATGTAATTTTCAATAAAAATTATTATGATAGATTATTCTTTGCAATAACTAATAATAATGTTGGTAGAGTATAGACAAAAATAGATTTATAGAAGTTCTTTAAGAATTATGTTACTAATACACCTGATTCTAATTTAATAAGTTTGGATTCAACAGAAATTAATATTGATAAGGAAAATGATAAAAGCTTTATGATATTACATTTTCATAAACCTATTGAATGTGGTGAACATATTAAATTCATAGCATTAGATTATCCTATTGTTAATAAATCATTTACTAATATTGCTAATACTTATGAAACAAATTAGTTAACGACAGAACATATTGTTTATGAACTTATTGCATCAAATGATGAGCGTTTATTAGAAACTGATTATAACATTAATCCATATGTAGGTAAACAAAAATGCAGATATTCTGAAAATACATATTTCTACAGAATATCATTCTATTCTCAGGATACAGAATATAATGATATAACAGCGTCATTAGATGTACAGATAAATCGTATCATCAAATGTATTGAAAAATTCAATACAGATATTATTAGAGTTCAATCATATAATGACAATAGTATTTCTATAATATCATCATATGACAGTATGTATGTATAGCATATATTACCATCGAAATTTGATGATTTCTCATATGATTATACAGCATATACCGGTATTAATGGTATTATTTATACTACAAATAAAGAATATACAGATAGTCTTGATTTCTTACCACATAAAGAAATTAAACATATTGAAAATAATTCTTTGGCACATGATGATGAAAATGATTGGATAACATATGTTGATAATAAAGATATTAAATGTTGGCATTGTTATGTAGAGAGTGCAGATATTAATAATATAAAATCTGATACAATTTCATATTTTAATAACAATATGACTTATGAAATGCATTCATTAACAAATCAATCAGATTTCTTTGATAACTATTATTGTGCATTTTCAAATTATTCATTTGAAACATTAGGATGGAGATATAACAATATAGTTAAATTCGAACCTACAAAAAAATTAAATTATACATATCAGATTAATACCGATATAGCAGATTTAATTAATAAAGTTAAATATCCTTTAGTATATAATGTAAACGGTATTTATGATACAGTAAATACATTTAATATTATAAATGGTTATTTAAGAAATAATATATTCGAAACAGATCTTTATAAAAACTATACTATAAATGATCAACAGCAAATAATTGATACTGTATAGAATGTATGTGTTATTACAAACCCATATGATGTTGATACTTGTATGATTTCTACTATAAATGAATCTTTATTAATTACTAATAAAATACATTTATATAAACCTACAGCAGTTTCTATTTCTATTATGGGTATTACGAATATCAAGGATATTGATACAACAATAGATTTAAGCAGAACATTACATAATGAAGATAATCTTATTATCAATATACCTGCAGGAACTTCTATTGCAACAGATGAAAGTGATTATAGAATACAATACGGTATTATGTATGAAGTTATAAATGGTAAATTGAAATTTAATAAAGGTAACGCCCAAAAAGGATCAAAATTCTTAGTAACTCCTAAAAATATCTATATTAGTTCAACAACCAATCAAATGACTAAAACTACACCTTATATTTCATTTGTAGATAATACAGTATTAAAGATTGTAGATAAGTAGAAATATCAGACATATAATTATGATACAGAAATTCCAGAATTAAAATCAACTAATTATTTTGCAAATCCAAAAAATACAAATAACAGTGAATTATTATGGCCTATTGTTCCATTAACACAATGTTTATGGAAATCAAACGGCCAATATTATGATAATAATAACATATTGGATGTTAATACATTAAATGAAAAATATGAAGTAAAAGGTAATTTCTGTGAAAATATTTATACAGCATCAGATTATGATACAAATCAATATGTAACTAATAAGATAGATAATATATTATATATCAATAATGAATCGACAACATATAAAGAAAGTATATTAAATGGTTCTGTATAGCATTCTATTAAAAAATTATTAATTGATAATACAAATATAGACACAGCTTCAGTATATTATAATTCAAATATAAAGAGTCTTGAATTTATATTTTCTGGAATTAAATTTAATATTAAATTAAATACAAAAATCGTTAATAGTTATATTCATCTTGAAGATTATTCGGGTTTTGAAGCATTCGTATTAACTGATTATGATTTAACAAAATCTAATGAACTTTATATATCATTAAAAGAGAAATTTATATTATTAATAAACCATTAGTTCTATATTGATTATCAACATGAAGGTGCAAATAATATAAAGAATTTAACAGATGATGAATATTAGAGTTATGTTGATTATGCGGTATTAAATTCGCCATATGATATTGATTTTAAAACAGTATCATCAACAAATAACAGCATATTATCACATAAGAAAAATAATTTCCATAAGAAATTATTAAGTATTATTGATAGACATAATATGTGGAATTCATTATTCGTATAGTATGATATTCCTAATGTTACTATGATTGAAAATAAAGTTAATTTAAATAAACCTTAGTTCGTAACATATTCATTGGAAGATACTATTGATTGTAATGAATACGTTTCAGTTAATAATGTATATGATCGAGGTTTATTATATAATAGTGAATCTGGTTTTATTGTTAATACACCAACCAATATAAGTTCTTTAGATATTATTTCATCTTATAGTCATTCTTATGTTATAACAAAAGCTGATGGTGATTATAATCATACAGCAAAACAAATATTAGAACGTGTTATTGATTTAACTACATTAAAAGAAAATTCTACAGCACAATTATTAAATATATCTAATGTATTGTATCCTAAGAAAATTTCATTGAATGAAACAAAATTAGCAGCAACTATAAATAAAACTTATTATAATCCAACATAGTTAAAATTATCTAATATTCTTAATAGTAATCAATTTATTATGGCATATAAAGACATTTCTACAGGTCTTTTAAAAAGAACTAAATTGATGACAGGTAATAATCTTGTACAATTCAAAAAATATATCAGTAAATTGATAACTACAGAATCAGCAAAAGATAAATTAACACGATATGTAAATTCATTTACAAATGATGTTGATGTATATATTATCCCGGATAATTCTGAAGTAAAACGTATATAGAATACAGAGGATTATAATCCGTTAATATTTACATTATCAATACCTAATTAGATTAAGTTTAATTATGGTTGGTTTACACCTAATACAAATAATATGTTTGATTTTTATGTAGATGATGAATTAAAAGATATTCTTAATGTTGATTTATTATAGTCAAATACAAAATTAAAATCAATTAACAGAATTAAGAATTATACTGGTAATAAAGTTTTTGAGGATACAAAATTACAGAAGTTAAATAAAAATTATTATTTAATAAATGAAAAATCATTATTAAGTGCTACATGGGATAATAATTATTATAGAAAATATACATCAGAAAATGATTATATCAGTATTGACGGACATAAAACAGGTATTGATGATAAGTCATTCTTTGGTTCTCATTGTATGGTAATTCATAATGAATATATATCGCTTAATACATGGTCATACCCAACAGCAAATGATATTTTAACTGTTAATTTCTCAGATGCTTCATTTAACATGTCAGATAATAATTAGAGAACTACAACGATAACTATTAATATATCTTCTGCGATATTTAATCATTTCATAAATAATAATCAGTTTAATGAAAACTGGATATATTTTAAAGATTCACAATATACAGGTTAGAAGAATTATATTAATAATACATTATCTGTTTATTACAATGATAAATCAAAAATAGAAGTTGAACTATTCTCAAAAGATACTGAACCAAATTCAGTTATAAATATAGTAACAGAAAAACCAGATAATTTAAGTACATATAATAAGTATGAAAATTATTCAACTAAATTTGAAATGAAAGAGAATTTAAATACATTAACTATTGTACTGAATGAAACAACTGGTAAGAATATATATCCAACTGTTAAAATTTATAAACGATAAAAAGTATGCAGATTTCTTAGAGATTTCATAATGATACATATGCACCTGGTATTGCCACATATGGTATACAGGGTAAAGATGGCGAACAAGGTACACCAGGTACGAGTTTATTCTTCAGTGAATACTCGTTACCTGATGAATACCCTGATTTTACTAAAAAAATTACATCTAGAATGTTACCAGTAAAAAATGAGTAGATATAGTTAAAAAGAAAATTTGTAAATGGTGATTAGTTTGTAGATCCAACTGGAAAAGTATATCTTTTAATGGATATAAATCAATTGATAAGAGATATAAATAACGGAACTGATCAATCATGGACTAATGAAAAATTAAAATATATAGGAAAATTTAATTCTACAAATAATTCTGATATATTTAGTGATACAAATAATTCTGGAACACTTAGATCACATAAGTTTATTATATCTGATGATAGCAAAACAGCAACTGGTAGCGGATTATTAACAGTTTCTCATACAACTAAAGATACAGATAATGATATTAATTTTATTAATTTAGAATCATTATATAGTGGACAACATGATATGAATTTGGATATTAAATTTAGCAAAAAATATAATGGATTCATGATAAGTTCAAAATATCCAATTTATTTAAATGCTAATGTATATACTAAATTTAATAATTCAAATAATTCAAATAATGAATATTCACCTGTTTATACAACAGCAGATAATAAATCGAAAACAATTACAGATTATATAGCATCTGTAAAAGATTTATCATGTACATTAGATGCATCTATATATAGTTATACTAAAAAAGGCGCATCTGTTATATATTATGGTGTTGTTTATAAAATATCATTTGGACATGTTAATAATGGAAAAGAAACAAATATGTGGAATGATTTTGTCAATACATATGGTAGTGGAAATACTGTAATTCATTTTCAAAATAAAGAACATTCTGATTTTACAACTATAATACCGTCAATTATGGATTATAATTTTAGATAGGATTATGATTATGTAAAATTAAATGATTTAATCAATAAAGTACAATATACTGATTTACCAAATATTGCAATATCTGTAATTAATGGTATAGAAGCATATGTTACTATTAAAGATAAAAATATTTCAGGTATAAGAAAAAGAACAACTAATTAAAAATGAGTAATATATATAAACATGGATTACCTGGAATAGGTGTAACAGGTTAGCAGGGAAAACAAGGTAAATCAGGAAATTCTATATATTTTGGTACATTTGATTCTTTTTTTAAATATATTGATACAAGTACATTAAGTTCTATTGATTATGATGATAAAGATTATGATATAACATATGCTAAAGATGAATATCGATTAGATCCAAAATATAATGAAGGTGATTTACTTTATATATTAAATAGCAGCATAAAAGATTCTTCTATTGATTGTGTAATAGAAATTACAGAAGATTTGACAACATGTACATCTACATAGTTAGCAAATAAAATAACATATAAAAAGCCATTTACAGTAAATAAAAACAAATTCAATAGATTGAATATTGTTGGTGCAGGCATGGATTCAGCAACCAAACATGGAATGTTTATTGCTAATGAATTATATAATAATTATCCTATAAATGTTAAATATGTAATAGACAATAATAATAAAAAACCAGAGAAGATAACAGATTTAACAGATCAAAATATTGATGTTGCAGATGAACCTTTTATTATTCCCGAAAGATATTCAGATACAAAAGAAGCATATATATATCTTAATAATGGTAAAGAAATTAATAAGTATAAGTATGAATTAAATACAGGTAAAAAGGTATTATTAAATTTAAATTATAATTCACGATTATTTGAAATACAGTCATATTTAAATTCTAATATGTGTATAAATACTTACGATATTAATTTATATATTGATAATTTACATATTAGAAATAATAATAAAGGTAATATTGAAGCATTAAATACATTATATAATAATGATTTGGTTTTAAATTCATATGGAAATTGTTATACATTAACAGAAGATAATTATGATTCCAGTACATAGTCGTTTACTATGAATATTGATGATTTCTTTAATAATAGTATTGATGTTTCTAAGGATGATTATGTATATGGATATATTCATATGTATTATAATTATAATGATATGAATAATAAAAATTCTGGAGTTCGCTCGCGTTATTATTCTAATTATATAAAAGGAACATTTAAAGATACATCATTATCTAAAGTAAGAGTACCAAAAACAGATGATAAAGGAAATTATATTAGAGATTATAATAATGAAAGTTACAAAAATGTAACATCTTCTGAAATTAAACAAGTCCTTATTAATACATGGGATACATCTACATTAGAAAATGTAAAATCTTTATTACCAGAAACTGTAAATGAAGCAACATTTAATATATATAAAGGTGTAAAAGGTATTATCCAAACAGAAGAAGTAGAACAATATAAAGTATATGATAAGATTACAGATGTAAGTACAGGTTATTATTATAAGAAATATCATATAGATTCGTCTATTTTTATATATGAAGGAAAGACTAATACATTATAGACTAAAGCAAAATTTAATGATTATTTTGATACAAGCTATTATTCTGGAATTGACACAAAATAGTTTGATTATTCAGATTCTTCTGTATTGAAAATATCATTAGATCAATATGATAATGATTCATAGAAATATAGACATCATATTATACAGCAATATATAGGAAATAAGTATGGCATCAAATATTTCAGTAAATTAACTCGTGCTGATTTTAATTATCAGACATCTGAATTTGATATAGATGCTTCATTTGTATAGGTAAATCATAAAGATTTAAATAGAACTTTAAATTATGATGATATTTTTAATATTACCATTGTTAATAATGTTATGTCATTAGAATTTAAAGATAAATTAACGAAGTTATATGATCTTTATGTATATGAAAATGGTAGTAAAACTAATGTTATATTAAATGAAAATACCGGTATATATCAAGTAAAGTATATAGCTGTATCAAAACAAGATATTCAAACTGATGTTATTAATAAAATAAACGATGATAAATTCTTAAAATGCATATATGATGGTAGTGTTATAAGTATACCTAATACAGAAATATTATATACAATTAAATATAATACAATAGAAGATAATACAGATTATACTATTGATGAATCTACAAATCATGATAAAATAGTGTATAATAATATAGTTACATATAATAGAGTATTAAAAGGTTATACTGAAAAACGAACTATTCCAGAAGTTAAAATGAATATTTATAATGATTTGGAATCATTAGAAAATATAAATAATTCATCAAATGGTATTTTATGTAATCAATTCCAAACTTTCATGACATTAGAAATAGATAAATTCAGTAATGATGATTGGGGATTATATAAAGAATATTTACCAGATTCTAAATTAAGAATTTATATCAATAGAAATATATCTGATAAACCATCATTAACTGCAGATGATAATACAATAAAAGAGTGGATATTTAAATATACATTATATAAACCAGGTATTGATATTTACAATATTACTGCAAATGAACTTGATGATAAATCTATTGTTAAAGTATCATAGGCAGATGGTGATGAAGAATTTTATGAATTTACTATTGATGAAGCAATGTCAGGTATATGGTATTTAAGAATATATATGGAATCATAGAATCCTGAACCATACACATTTAATTTACAGTATACTATTGATAAAATTAAAATTATCACATCTAATAACCATACATTTACATTAAATGCGAAAGATATAAATAAAGATAATTTATATGAATCAAATACACTTAAATTAAGTATTGCACCTATTTCATATATAGCATCATATTCATAGAATATATCTCCTATTTAGACAAGATATTTACAGCATCCAAATGCTATCGGTGTAAGAAAATGGTTCGGTTCTCGCGAAGTTACAAATATCGCTATTATGCCATATAGATATGATGAAATCTCATAGAAGAAGGTAAATAATAAAGCATATAAAATACCAAACTGGAATTCTATAACATTTAAAAATAGATATTTACAAGATAATATTAAAACATTATCAATATTCACATAGAATATAAATGATATTAATAATATATTACCAAATAAGTTATATAAAAATACATGGTTATGTGAAGATACAGATGATATAACAGAAAATTATCTTAGACTTATATTTAATTCTAATATGTTTACACCACGTTTGTTAAATGATCAATATAGTTTTGTATATAATAATTAGCATTTATTAGCATCATAGTATAGTCAATTAAGTAATAATTCTGCTGTATATATTCATCAGTATAATGATATAAATTTAAGAACAGATTCACTTTTGAAATCTATGATGAAATGGAATGATGAATATGATAAATCATATCATTATGAAACAGATAATCCTTTTAGAGGACATATAGAGACATATGGAAATGGTTACCAATATTTACCAAATTTTGCTGATAATAATCAGTATAATCAATATATGTCGTTAACAGATGTAAAACAATAGAATGAATTACAGTTCTTTGATTTAGGTCGTAATAAAGTTAAAACATATGATATAAATAGACCAGATAAACGAGATGCATATACACCTCCTATATTATTTAATCAGTTATTATATCAATTATCTTGGTGTTATCCATATTATACAACAAATAATGAGGAAGTACAAAATTCAAAATCTAAACAATATATTAAACAATTAGATTTTGATAATGCCGTTACATTAGAAAATGGTGTTTTAGATGTAAATAAAATGCCATATAACTTATGTTACAATATATATCCTCGAATAATGTTTAATGATGAAGAACAATATAATGTTGTCTTAATGTTAAGAAGACCTTCTGTTAAAAAAGAAGGACAATATGAATTTAAATCAAAAGATATTCAATAGAAATTTAACATAAGTCAAATTCAATCAATAAACAAATTTTTGTATCCATTAAATTAAATTATAAAAGGAGATTAACTAAGAATGTTAATCTCCTTTTTATTATTTAAACATTATTCTTCTCATTATATTCTGCTCTGTTCCTGAATTCACTTTTCCTTCTCTTATAAAAGCAATATCAAAATTACTGTCATGTGTCATCGCAGAATCTCTATCAATATCATCTTTATAATTAGGTTTTGTATGTGTGATGAATTTATTTATATACATAGGTTTATCATTCATATGGTAAACAGTTACATTATCGCCATAACCTATATTAACTAAATAATCCTGTGCAAATGTATCAGCACCCCAATAATCACCTACAACAAATTTTGCATTTTTATCAAATGCACATACTTCATCAATTTTTGGAATATAATGTTTTTTAAATTCTTCTATTGTTAAATCTCTATGTCCTGATATGAAATAAATCATTTTATCTTTAAATATTAATTTTATTAATTCCTGTTATATTCTATATCATAGTTAATATAGATTCTTTAACAGATTGTTTATATTTTAAAAACGGAATATATTGCCATTGCCATGGTTCAATAAATCTTATATCCTTTATTTTATTTATATTATATGTTCTGAATATGAATCCTTCATTTTTTAAATGATATTTATTCTTAATATAATTAAGTAATTTAGTCTAACCACCCTCATGTAAAAAGAATTTACTGATATTCTATGATATTGGTAACTGACCTTGATGTGCCTACACAGAAGCGTTACTATTAAAAAAATTAGGATCTAAATTATAAATATCATTTAATATTAAAGTACGTAAATCATAATTACATAAATTCAAATTTATACCCTATATGATATTTTTATTATTACCTGTACATAATACCAATGGTAATGTATCGTAATATTCAAACTTTACTCTACCATCATTATATTTTGTTGTTGTATCTGTAACATATTTAAACATATAGATATGTCCAGGTATTAAAGTTAATTTAGAATTAGATTCAGAATCATATTCATCTAATCCCATTGCTTTTTCTTTACCTCTTTTACCCTATAAAAATAAATTTTTTACAATAGACTCATATGCTTTATCTTCATATTTGTCATTTGTTTTATTCATTTTTTTAATATCTGTTAAAAATTTATCTTTTATATATTCCATAATTATTTACGTAAATATTGTGCTTTTGATTTTCTTGATAATGATTCTATTCTAGTAAGTCTCTATCGCATATCAATAGATGGATCTACAATAGATGCAAATTCTCTCTGAATACTTTCAGCTTTAGGAACCTTTAATGCTTTTATAACAGTTTTGAAATTACCTAATTTCATATTTTCTTTCTTTAATTCATTAATTTCCTTGTTTAATTTTGCTATATATGCATTTACAAGCGATTGAATAGGTACTTGTTCAATAGAGTCTAATTTACCATAAAATGTATTCTTTAACCTATCTAATATTGCAATTAACGGTGTTAATATAGATATAGGTTGATCTGAAACATTTACATATAAAATAATAGGCCATGGGTACATTCCGCGTATACCGATACCAAATACCATAATTATACCAAATATTGGTATATATACTGATTTAATAGCTATGAATATACATGGTAATGGAATACACTAAATGAACGGAAATATGTCTAATCCACAATTCCAGAATGTTGGAACAATACATATAAGTGTTGCTAATGCAAAATATTTTTTCCAATATGGATAATCCTTAATTGTAATCGCATTTATATCATCTGGAGGTAATTGTTCATGTTTATTCATTTCATTCAATGCCCAGTTTTCATCTACTGGATATTCATCAGGTATTTCTGGAAATTCAACTTCTTCTGGAAAACTGTAATCACCTATACTTATGTCATTTATTGAACTATCTAAATCTGCAGGATATATATTTTCAAATAAGTAATGTTGATAATATATGTTATCGATTGTAATATCCTAAGGAGTTGGCCACTATGCATATTCATCCATTTTATCTGCAAGATTTATTAATGAATTATAGCATTTATCATATGTACAATCTTTATATTCTTTAATAATTTTATCCCAAAATGCTCTTATCTTTTTTGACTCTTCCTATACTAATTCTAAATATATATACGGTTTATCTTTATCAGTTTCTTTATAAGGATTTTTCTAACTATCATATGATTTTATATATGTATACATAGTAGCTAACTATGAACATATTTCATTTGGTGCATCAGAATCTTCATCAGAATCATATTTATATAATGACGCGATATAATCATATATCTGTTTGTATTCATTATCACCTGTATATTTTTCACCTGCATTCTAAATAGCTTCATCATCTAATTCCTAACCATATTTTTCTTTATTATCAACCGTGAACTATTTAGTTATCTTTTCTTTATATGCTTTATTCTCATTCTATACATATGATGATATTAACTATTTAAATTTGTTAAATTCCTATTTAATTTTAGTTTCTGATACATTTTTCCCATTGATATTATTAAATATAGGTTTAACATTATCATTGAATAAATTCATAAAATCTAACATCAAATCAGAATCTTTTCTCTATTCAACAATTACGCGTTTATTTATAATATCTGTTATAAGATTATAAAATTCCTATGAATACTTATCGGATGTTCCTGGTAATAAATTAATATTAGTCAATAAACTATAATAATAATTCTGATAACTATCAGCATCACCAATAGGTATATATGAAAAATCATCATCATATTGCTTTACATTTTTATATACACCTGAATCAATATGCTCATTAATAAGGAATTTACAGTCTGTATAATTTTTATCATATTTACATAATGGTAATGTATCCAATGATTTATATATTTTAATAATATCATTTACATATTTTTCACGGGCATCTAATAATCGCTTACTTTCTTTCTGTATTGCTTCATACGGATTACTTGCTGTTTTAATTCTATTTGTTTGCCTATATGCCTTATCTTTAATTTCTCTTTTTACTTTCTTTCTTTTCCTCTTTTTCTTTGCACGTTTTCTCCATGATTTCATATCTGACTTTGTTACATCCTCTGCTATAATAGATGAACCGAATTCATCTTGAGACTCATTTAAATTCATCATAATAGATGTATCAAAGATTGTTACGCCAGTATTTAATTTATCATTTACAATGTCAAATGTAAATAATGATGTGTCATATTTTTTATTATTCTTAAAACCTTCCTTTTTATTCGCATTAATTATAGAAATATCTAAATTATCATAACTTATATCAGATGAATCAAGATACCAACCAGAATTTTGCTGATACCTTCCGCTTACTGTATTTTTACGTGTATATGTACCTCTATATCTTCGTGCTAATACACAAGGTAATAAAGACTAACATAAATTATTTGTTATTAATGCATATAAATACCCTTCTTTCTGAAATTCTTCATTAACTGCTGATATATCTTCTACTACATTAAAATCTTCATTCATCCCAAGTAATGTATTTTCCAATACAATATGTCTGTTACATTTTGATGGATATAATTTGAAATAATCTTCACCATTATTTGATGACATTACATGTCCTTTTTCAAATATTGATTTTAACGGTTTCATTTTTCCGTCTTGTTTTACAGAACCTATTATAGTATTGTTATCTATAGTATCACCAGGTTTTATATTTAATGTATATTCAACTGGTGTCGGATCTTTAACAGTTGCATCTGAAAATTCAATTATAACTCTTGTACTCGTATCTATATCAGATAAAATATCAGGAACCTCTTCAGGTGGAGTTACAATAAGTTTCCATAAATCTTTATCATTATATAAATTCTATAATACTGATAAATCAGTAGAACCAACAATATCTTTAAAATCAGTTGTAATATCAGATTTTGCATAATCGACTGCACATAAATTTATATCATTAAGATTTATTGTTTGCTATCCTTCAATTTCATCTGTATCTATCGTTAATGCCTTTGTTATCAGGTCATCTAAATATATTTTCTCTTCTTTTGTCATGTGTATAAATCATAATCTTTTCCGTAACATCTTAATATCTGACTACCATACAATGGTAATGATGAATCAGAATAATAAATTTCTGTATCTGCATCTTCAACTTTATCTAATCCTAATAAAGTACCGTCTTGATATTTTGAATCAGGATATTGAACAAATAAAGATGCATCATCAAAATAATTTCCTGCTTTATCTAAATCTTTTTTCATTGCATTTCTCTATTCTGTTATTGCATCTTGATCAACATAAAGAATAGTTGGCAAATCCTATTTTATTATTTCATAATTAGATTTAGTATTCTTTAAATATAAATAAAGTTTTCTTGTATCAGGAATACCAATATTAATTTCAACATTCGTACCTATACTTGTTATACTATTTGTTATATAATCATATAATTTTAAAGAACGTACTGTATAAAAATTTGTTTTTGATTTATGTGCTTTTTTAAATAATTTATTAATTGCTGCAATTACTTTTATCATTCCTAAAAGATTTCCTGATGCGTTTGCTTCTACTTTTGCCTTATTGATTTTATAATTCCTAATTAATTTTAGTATAACTTTTAATTGTGGAAATATTTCTTTTAATATAGAAAATAATTCATGAACTAATTGAAATGTAGGTCTTTTAGTTGCTTTTGTTGGATCACCTGTATATTCTTCTTCTACAATACCTAATTCAAATTTTGATATTGCTTCTTCTGCTTCTTTTTTCTTTGCAGTTTCCTAAGCAATTCTATTTGCTTCATCTATTGCATTTTTTTGTTCACTTAACGTTTTATTAAAACCATCTAATTCAAAATGGATTTTAAATGTGAATTCTAATAATTCAATAGTCTAATCTTTTCTCATTACATAACCTTCATCTATTGCATTTATAATAGACAACACAGACGAAGAGTCAAATATTTTCGTACCATCTTTTTGATGTGCATTAGATAACACTTTTGTTAACTGTTTCTTTGCTTTCTTTGTTGTCGGATCTGCATATATATTAAGAGTCATTGTAAACGTGTTTAAATCATTCGTAAAGTCATATAAATGTTCTGCCTTTATTTCTGTACTAACTGTAGTATTTGACACGACGTCTACTGCTATATGAAGTCCTGATGAGATTGCTTGTGCTTCTATCTGATTCTATAAACTTGTTAAATTTCCAGAGAATTGATTAATTCCATCTTGAATTGCTTTTTCTAATGAAATAACTGCTCCATCAGAATCAAGTCCCATTTCAACAAGCATATCCATGAAATCTTCAAATGAATCTATACCATCACTTAAAACATCTAAATCAACATTATTAAATTGACTTATTAACATCTTAATTTCATCTATTGAATCTTTTATTTGTATTATAATAAAGGAATTATATATTAAATCAGATGCGCGCGATAATTCATCCATTAGTGATTGTTTTATAATATCTGGATCAACATCTACATTTATTTTTGATGATACAGTACCACCAGAAGAATGCTGAATACCTGTTTCTTTTTCTTGTTCTTCTTGTTCTTTCTTTCTACGTTTTTGTTCTTTACGCGCTTCTTTCCATGCCTTATACTTATGAATGTAATCTGAACACATATAATATAATTCAGGTAATGTATATCCTGTATATTTAATACATTGTTCATTTATCATTACCCATATAGTATTCATCAAAAGTTCCTATGCATCTTTTAACACTTCTTGCATTGAAGGTAAATTTGTAATTGCATCATTTATTGTTTCATAATATTCATTTTCTAAGTCATTATAAATTGCTATATACATATCTTTCAATGATGTACAAATACTACCTATTGCTATTTTTGCACTTGGTAACATCTGAATATTCTTTGGAAACATTTTGATAATACCAGTGATATTAAATAATGTTGAATCCATAAGATTGAGAATAGACTATGCCATACCTAATGTTTCCTAATTAATACCTAAGTTATTCATTAAATTACTAGCACCACCAGCAATTAAAGACTATATAGTAACTTCAAGATATTGTGTTACTGCATCAGTAATTGCACCAGATATTTCCATGCCTGGTGCCTAGTTTATGTCAAGGTTATCAAGATCTACCTATTCTGCTTCTTCTACATTGCCAAATTCATCAACTTTTGTTATAGCTTTCTTTTCACCATATTTAGTTAAATCATTGTAAAAATTTGTATATGCTTTAATTAATTTAGGATGAGTCTATGTAATTTTTTTATATTTTGAAAATTCTGTATTTAAGTCATTTAACTATTCTTTATAATTCTTTATAATTTGTTTAAGATTAGTTGTTAGAGCTGAATGTGGATCTTGTTTTTTTGCTTCTTCATATTGATCTTGATATTCTGTTAATTCACTGTTTACTTTATTAATTTCAGTTTGTAATGCATTAACCCATGATTCTGCATCTTTTAATTCAGTTTTATAATATTCTATTCTTAATTTTGCTGTTTCTACTTTTTTTGCATATGGAAGTGTGTCATCAAACTGAACAATACCTACATCAATGATACCATAATCATATGCATTAATATCAACCATTTCAACTGTTGTCTTATGTTGACCTTTTTTCATATCTTCTGTCTCAACTGTACCTGCAGACATTTTTTTATTTGAAAAAAAATCATAAGAATTACCAGGTGAATTTGTTAAATCTATGTCTAATATTGTTGCCATAATTAAAATACCTTTTCTTTTTGCATCATTGTTTTTAATGCCCAATATGAATCTACAAGATCATCAATACCTGCTATATAATTTGTTTTTGCTTTCATATAACCGTTTGCAAGACAAAGACGAAGTTTTATATCATTATTCTACGCGATGTATTTTTTTATCATCTTTGTTTTATCTGCGCGGTCTTCTTTTGATGAACAACCTGCAGTTGCTTTAAGTGTAATTGGAGAATATGTATAAAGTCTTGCCAGATGATCACCATAATGTTCATATATTTTTGATAATAATACTCCTTTATATGTCGCGAGATTAAGTGTAGCATCACCTTTTGATGCATATGATAATCCTTCTGAACATACATATAATTCATAATCAGTTAATTCGAATTTATTTGTTATTAAATCATCAATATCATTTATAATTAAATTTGCTAAATCAGTAGATCTGATAGTATGGATGAGAACTAACTATGAATTCTCTACTATTTTTGTATCAACTGATGACATATTTCTATTAACTATTGAAACATCAGCATCTTCATACATTTTCTATTGTTTATTAGTTATTTTCAAAGGCCAAAAATAATGATAATACTATCCTCTGAAATATATTGTAGCTGCTGGCTTATTCATTGAAAAATCAAATCCTATTAAAACTTTATCCATTTAAATTAAAAATACTATTTTTGTTATTTATTATTTGTATATGGAATACCATATATTATACAAAAATATGTTAATTATGTTTTAATAAAATAGGTATGTATGATAACATACCGTATTCCATTGAGGCGTATAGATACAGAAAATAAGAATTAAAATATGTCAACATATAAAAAATGTGATGATTCTGTATTTTATATAGGTGAATCGTCAAATCAAGCAGCATTACTTGATCGTAGCGGGAATGTTGTATGTTTAGGATTAATAGATGCATCAAATAATTTTATAGGAAATTTAACAAAAACAGCAAATGATTATATTTTAGTATCAGATAATACAGATTTTACAGGGAAAATAGTATAGATCGATTCTACAAAAACTGCAGGTACTATTATAATTACTCATGGTCACTTACCGGAAAATATTAAAGAACGAACGATAATATATAAATATAATGATACATTTTTATTTAAAATAATATAGAAAAATATATTACATTGCTTTATATATGGAGTTTATAACTATAATAAAGATGCTCAAAATGGTGGGTTATCATATTTAACTAAATATGGTAATTTATTTATATTTGATGGTAATCCTGATCCAAATAAAACAAAAGATGATTATGTTTCCTTAATATCTGTTCCAGCTTAGATATATGGTGATAAAATTTTATATACGTTTTGTACAGATGGTAATGATTTAAATTTATCACCAAATACATGGAATCCTTTAACATTTGGTGAATGTTTAAACAAATATAAATTAAGACATAGTGGTTATACACAGTTTGAACGTTCGATTTATTATAATTTCTCTGATGATTTTCATGTGATAGGTTTAAGTTATATAAACAATTTAGGAAAACCAGGTAATATGGAATTATCGAGTTTACTAAAAAACTATAATATTTATATATACAGAAATGATTTAAATGAATGGTATAAAGTTGGATATTTAAGTTTTATAGAAACAGATCCACAAACAGAAAATCAATTTGCATATTTTGGTGGCTATGATGAATTATTGTAATATAAATTATTTTATGTAATATCATATTTTCATGAATAAATAAGTTAAATGAAAATAATTTGAATGTAGACAGCTTAGGTTAGACAACAATATACAAGAGATGGTAAGCCTGTTTCTTTGGCGACTTGTATAGAAACTCTATATTTTGAATAGACATATAATGGTTAGGTTTATCGTACATCTCTTAATAACAGATTATTAGTAGTAGGAAATAAGTTAAATTCAGTTTCAAAAACAAATATCTCGGAATCATTAAATAAGGCATAGTTACCTTTCTATTATATAACAAAGATTGAATCTGATACTGCATCAGGTTTATACAGACTCGATGTTTCTCTTTATGCGATAGATACGGCAGTTCGCGCGACAGAAGTAATTGATGAAATTAAAACAACAATAGATAATAATTTAAATAATCTTAATACATCAATTAATAATGTAAATGCAAAAATTGACAGTTTTCAAAGATATAATACATCTACATATCTTCCGTTAACAGGTGGAAGAATGTCTGGAGGTATCGTATTTGGAATGAAAGGTGGTGAAGAAAAGATTCAAGAACTTCCTGGTATTGGTTATAATGGTTAGAATCTCGTATTATCATGCCCTGATTCTGGATATATTTCATTTTGGGGTTCACTTTCTAATGAATATGGTGCAAATACACCAGGTATTACATGGTTAAAACCAACTATTACAGAAAATGGTAAAGTTCCTGTATTTAATTATGCAAATAATCAGTTAATGTGGAAAACATATAATGCTGGTTCACTTTCATATACAACTGCTGATTATAAGAAATATTATCTTCTCGGTATTACAGAAGATTCATATAATGGACGTGATATTGGTGAAACAAAATATATTGCAGATGATGGTAATATTGAAACAAATGTTTATGTATCAAGAAAGAATGTATATGCAAATGCGTTTTATGCATCATCTGATATTGAATTAAAAACAGACGTTAAACATATTGATGCATCTACATATATTCCTGATGTTATTCAATTCCGGTGGCTTGATACTTCTGAACTTTCTTATGGATTTATTGCACAAGATCTAGAAGAACATGGACTTTCATATTTAATGGATAAAGATGATCTTAAACATTGGCGTGTTAACTATTCTGCTGCTATTTCATTAGTTGTCGGAGATCTGTAGAAATCAAAGAAAGATCATGAATAGAGAATTTCAGATTTAGAGATAGAAAATAAGAATTTAAAGAAAACATTAGAAAAACTTGAAAAAAGACTAGAAAAATTAGAAAAAAGTAAGTAAAAATGGCATCAATTTATGATTTAAAAATATTCAAGCTAAACCGTCTTAAGTATGAGGAATTATGGAATGATGCTGTTGCATGGGTGAAAAAAACATACAATGTATCTGAACAACAGTTTACAATGGCTTCACCTTTTGCATAGTTACTTTCTGTAATTTTACATCTTGGACGAATGATTTTCTATTACATAGAAGATTCAATAACCGGTTTAAATATAAAAACAGCATATAGACCTGATCAAATCAGAGGTTTAGCAAGATTAACAGGACATAATGCAGGTAGAGCAATTGCTGCTCGCGGTGCAGTTAAAATTGTTTATTATGATACTGGTAATCAAGATTTAAATGGTAATGTATGTTTCATACCAAATAGAACAAAACTATTATGTGCGATTAATGGTGCAACATATACTGTACTATTTGGTGCTGATACTGCATAGATAACAATGACTGCTGGTAATTATATAACAGCAACAATTATACAAGGCACTGTAAAATATCAGGCTGCAACATCAACAGGTAATAAATGGCAATCATATAATTTTACTGAAAGAAATTATGCAGATATAGATGAGTATTTTATAAATGTATATGTAAATGGTGAATTATGGGATAGAATAGAATCATTTATAGACGCTGGTTTTGATTAGAAAGCTTGTGTTGTTAAAACAGGTATAAACGGAGGTATTGACGTTACATTTGGTGACGGTAAAATGGGTATGATTCCAGTTGAAGGCGCAACTATTTATGTTGAATATATTGTTACTGATGGTGTAACCGGTAATCTTCCAAAACAGATATTAGATTAGGATCAGTATTTTGAAATACAAGGAACAGGTTATGCAACAGATGGTTCTGAAATTTCACTTGCTGATAATTTTAAAGTTCAATGTGATACAGATGTAATATTCGGTTCTGAAGCAGAAGATATTCGACTTACATAGTTAATTGCACCGCATACATCTAGATCATTTGTTCTCGCGAATGAAATTAATTACAGATATTTCTTTAAGAGAATGAATATGTTTTCTACTATAGAAATTATAAAAGGATATACATAGAAGCAAGCTAATTATATGGCATAGCTTAATTATGATGTATATAATACAATGTATAAAAATACATTTAGTGATTGGTAGGATGCTGTTTCTGTATATGGAGAACAATCAGATGAGGCAAAAGAGTTATACAATAATTTACAGGATATATTAAGTAAACGTAATTTTGCACAATAGCAAATAGAAGATACAGATCTTGCTGATAATACCGTATATCTTTTATTAATTCCTGATTTAACTAAACGTATTTCATCATCATCAAATTATTTTACTGTTGATGAATCTGTATTTACATTATCTACAGATGAACAGAATAATATTATTAATTTAATTGATAATTCAGGTTAGAAAATAATTACAGTAGAAAATAAAATACTTGAACCAAAAACACCAAGATTTGCAGTTAATACATAGGTAAAAATATGGGAAGGTTATAATTTATAGAGTATATATTCTGCATGTTTAAATGCGTTATCTAATTACCTTATAAAGTTTACGCGCAAAGATATTATTCCGTTATCTGATATTACTGCATTATTTGAAGCAATAGATGGTATCGATTCAGTAAAAGTATGGTTTGATGCAGACGTTGAAAATGAAAATATATATTGTGAAAGAGGTTTTTATGGTATTGATTCTTATGGTGATATTATTTTAACAAGAACATATCAGGATTATAATGGGAATTCAAAGGATGTTAGAGATATATTACCATTGATACGCGGTGGATTTACTTCGCCTGATGGTGTTGAATATTCGGATACACAATCATTAGATTCATTATCAGCATTTAATATGCAGTTAATAGGTTATACACAAAATAATAAATTAACATTAGAAAACTTTAAGACAATAACATAATAATTATGATTAGAGAATTATATTGTAAATTACCGACGGATCTTGATTACGAACCAATGGTTGAGTCTACTGATGAAATATTTAATCTATTACAATAGATAAGAGTTGTTCTTGGCACAAAACCTGGAGAAGTTTTAGGAACACCAATGTTCGGTTGTAATCTTGAAAAATACTTATTTAGAATGAATCTAGATAAAGATGAAATTCTTACAGCGATAAGATAGGAAATATTAGATTATGTATATTATGATTCTAATAAATGGAATTTATCTATAGATGTTTTATTCGGAAAAAATGCGAATGATCCATATGAATATGCATTAATAGATATTAGTATAAATGAAAAGAAATGTTTAGGTATTATTGTAAATCAACAATAATACATTATAAATAATAAAAGAGGATAGTTCAGAAATGAGTTATCCTCTTTTTCTATAATAAATATCTAAAATAAAAGGAATATTTAGAAGAACTATGCCAAGATTTAAATATATTAATTCATTTACAGAGAAAGAAGATCATATATATGATGATTATAAAAACTTAGGTTATAACTATAAACATCATATATTAAAGAATGTTATATCACCCGAATTATTTGCGAATCCTATGAATGATGTTATTTTCAGGCAAATAGAAAAATTATTTGAATTCCTTATAGATTCTGTTAAGCAAATAAAATTGGCATACGCATATACATATCCTAAAAATGCAACAAATTTAAATTGATAATTGAAAGATGAGTAATATAGATCAAAGAGATAAATTAGTTTTTTATACAGAAAAAGGATATGAAATTCCAGTTGAAAAAACATATAGTATTCAATGGGAAATAATACCACATGTAAAGTTAAAATCATATTTTCTTCATAATCCAAAAGGTCATTTCATGTATGATATTGATGATACAGATCATATATTAACTGTTGAATTTGATAATAAAGGTTTATTTAATTATGTTGATAATATAAAAGTTAATACTGGTATTATAAATAATGAAACAGGAAATACTGTAGAATTTGCCATTAATAATATTACTGAATTAATATTGTTTAATAAAGAATATACATATAAAAAATCAAAAGGAACAATATTTAATAGAAATGAAAAACGTTGGGAGGAAGATTTTGATGTTCTTAAGGGAAATATTTATAATACAGTAAGATTAACATTTAATACATTGGTTGGTTCAATTACATAGGATTATCCTGTAAATTATATATTCGAAACATGTACAGTAGAAAATAATAATAATTATAAAAATTTAACTAATTTAACACTTACATTATTAGATAATAATAAAGAAGCATTAGGTTAGAAAACATTTGTTAATTATCTTATTGTAAATAATTTTAATAATTATGAAGATTTATTTCCATGTGTAAGGTATATAGGTTCAATTACATAGGATAAAGTTTCTACAGAATTCGTTGCTTCCAGCACATTTATAATATTAGATGAAAATGGTGATAGACCTAATTTTAATATTGCAACAGATGAATATTATTTAAAATTTGAATTTCAGAAAGATTCTGAAATGAAATTTATTTCATCTGATAGTGTTGCTAATATTATTTGGGAAGACTCACATGAAGTTAAGTCAAATATAATATCAGATGCACATAATCCTTTTGTTAAAGATACTAATACACCAATATATTTTTCTGTTGGTTTTCAGACAGCAGTAGAAGGATGTTATCAAAATATAATGGCAATGTATATTGTCAGCAATAAAACAAAAAAGAAATATATATTAGGTTTATTTACATTCTTAACTGAAGTAGTTGGTGAAGACGAAAGATATAGAGCATTATTAGGAAATCTCGGTATACCAGATCCTGTAAAATATCCAAATATATTTAAATCATAGGATCCTGATGAACAAGGAGTTGATTGGACATTAATTAATGATAAGTCAAAAGAACTTATGATTAATTATGATAATATATTCCCATATGTTGGAACCTATAAAGCATTAATGGGAGCTATTAAATTTTTAGGATACGGTGATTTAATATTTAAAGAATGGTATAAAATAAAAGATTAGAATAATAAAGACAGATATGTAACTTTATAGACATATGATTTATAGAAAGGTGAATCTTTAAATACAAAGTTAAAGAAAATAGGTGTTACATACGGTGAATTCGAACGTTATAAAAAAATAAACAGATTATCAATGATATATCATCTTAATGAAATAGATGATGAAACAGGTGAATATCTTGATATGTATACACGTCGTCTCGATAATCCAGCAAAAGATAATCCTACAACTGCACCAGAATCTGGTTTATATAAAGCATCATATAAAGATACGCATCATTAGGATTTATCAGATAACTTTACATAGAAACATTCTGTATTTTTCTAGTTACCTATAACAAAAACTATTTATGAATATAGAACAGATGAAATATTGGCAAAACTCTTTTCTGTTAAATAGTGGTTGGAAAAATATATTTTAGGAGTTAACTGTTTTATATCAGATATATGTGGAGAAGGTATAATAGTAGAACGTCTAAAAAATCAAGCTTATGTTACATAGCATCATCTTTAGGATATTACTACAATATCTAAAGTGACTCCAAAGATTATAAAATATAATCCAAATATATATGTTTCAATTGATTCATCAAATAATGAAATTCATACAGATACTATATTAAATACATCTCATTTAGATTCGTCAATAGATGATGAATGCATCAATGATATTTTATTTAGAAATTCAACAGCAATATTAAGATGTTCATTAAATGAATTTGATTCTTTAACAATTGGTGATTATGATGATTTCGAAATAGAAGATTTTATTATAGATACATCAACACCAAATGATAAAGTTGGAACAGTTTATATTTCGGCACCTTTAGAAACATTAGTAACTGTAAATGAATATCAATTTCAATTAACTAATAAGAATGTATCTTCTGGAACACTTGCAGAATTTACAGATACAAGTTATATAAACAATCCTATTCTTATATAGGATAATGAAATCTTATTTTATGATGATACAAAGAATTTCACAAAAATTGATAATAAAGAATTACCTATTATAGAAATAACACAGGGTAATTTAAGATATTGTCATGGTGATTGGAAATCTAATATCGCGTATTCTATAAATGTTGTTTCTGATTAGAAATCAGGAAAAGAATATTATGCATTATATGAAACAGAAACAGATGAACCTGTTTATAAAGATTTTCAGAAAGTTATTTTATACCCAATGGAATCAGAAAGACATTATGATAAGTATAAATTATATTGGGCATAGAGAACTAATAAAAAAATGAGTTCAAAACACTATAATGGATTAAATTCTGAATTTATATATACATCTTAGAATAAATGGAATGTACCTTAGATAATTATTCGTAATTATAAATGTGGTAATAATGATGAATTACTTCCAGGCGATTATATTCTTGAAATTATAGAAGGACGTATATTATTCAGAAATAAACAGTCTGATTTAAATATCAATAATGGTAAAGCATATGGATGTGAATTAGAATTCGGTGAAGAATTAGAAAGTAGTGAACAACCTATTAATGTAAATTATACATATATGTCTGATAGAGTTCCTATATATACTATAGATTCTTTAAATGATGTTTCAACATAGGAAGGTATAGAAAAATGTGTACATACAAACAAATATGTGGATGTTTCTGTAAATAGATTAGGTAATTATACAGTATCAGTAAATGCATATGATTATTACAATAATATATTTGTTAATCAGAGTGATGATATAACAACAGTTACAACAAAACCTATAAGTCTCGATATTATTCTTAATGAATCTGAATTAGTTAATAATAAAGATTTTTATCATTATAATGCTAAAGGTACTTATATGAATAATAGTGAAACTAATACATTATTTGATAGTATTAATGAAAATGGAGATTATCCAATTTATCCATAGACTTATAGAATATATGATATTGATCCTATTGTAGATAGTCCAAATACTATAGAATATGATAATATATCTTATGCAATAGATACACCTAAACCTGGAAACTTTATTATATTTAATAACTTTACAGAACAAGTTTTAAATATAACAAAAACTAATGATATATATAAATTTACATTAGTTGATGAAAGTCCTAATAGAGAAATTTTACAAAATTCATCTTATGTAGGATTATGTATATATGATTGTATACAAAAAGATATATTAGTTGATATATATCCATTTGAAGTTAAAAAATTCTATACATTTGATTCGTCTATAGTAGATTCATCATATTATCGTTTTGATGTAAATAATTCTTATATAACAGTTCAAGACACATCTGATATGTTAAATGCTAGTGCGTTTAAAGATATTTATGAAAAATCAATTGAATCCTCTGTTAATTCATCAATTAATTCATCTGCATTTTTTACAAATTCTATAAATGCATATGTATATACTGCTAATGAACATGTATTTGATTCATCTATTATTGAATATACATATAATAAACTTACATTTAAATCAAAAGATAAAATAATAGAAGATGAAATAATATTAGATACATCAAACTTATTATCTTATATTCATACATTTAATAAAAAACAGTATTTTATGAAGAATTAGGTTATCAAAATTTGTTATGCAGATGAAACAGTCATACATAATGATTATTCTGATAAAGCTATAGATAATGAAACAGCATATCGTATTATTAATGTTAATCAGAATGAAGATAAAACATTTACATATACAATAAATGGTTTAATAGATCTTGATAAATTTAATAATAAATTATATCATAATAATGCATGTAGAGATATGAGTACAGGTGGTAAGTTAATTACTAAAAATCCATATAAATTAAAAATGTGTCCAGCACATTTAAGAGCTGCACAGTATGTATTACGTGTAAATGGTTATGGTGAGGAATTTACATCAAGATATAACAAAGGTGTAGTTTAGAGAACAACCGTAACATATGATCCAAAATCATTATTATTTGATAGTTATCTTGATACAACTTATTCTGCATAGATATTTGATTATGATCCTAAATTATTATAGAATATATGGATAAATGCAAAACTTCAATATGAAGATGAAGCGCTTTATATCTATAGAGATAAACCTGTTACAATATCAAAAGGTAGAAATATTATATTAAGACCTGATACTTCATAGAATATATTATCTGAAAAGTTTAATGGTATAGATGTACCATTAAGAATTCATTGGAATTGGAAATCTTATATTATAGATGATCATGAAACATTTGAATCAGAACAAGGCTTAATAGATAAGCAAGTTGTATTTAAATCTGCAAATAAAATATTATCGATTAAACCAGAATTATTAGGTTCTCAATCGCCTAATATGATATGTTGTGATGTATATGGAAACCGTGTTATAAATGAAGCAGATGGATTTGTATATGTAGATGCAGATGGAAGTAATAATACTGTTGGTAAATTCGAAGAAGGTACAAGAAATATTATGTATAAAGAGGTATTTATTGTTGGTTTTGATGTATAGTTTAGCCCATTAAATACATTATCTACATATGGAGAAACTGCAACATATACAATAAGTGAAACAGGTTCTTTAAATGAAAATACAAATAATATATCATTTAAATATAAGATATATTATAGTGATGGTACTATTGTTGAAGATAAAGGATGTAATTGTAATTTACTTACATAGAAAGGAAATGTTTCTAAAACAAATAAAGTTAAATTTACAGTTAAAGAAGCAACAGAATCACATAAATCTAAAGTTGGTGAATTACAATGTAAATTAACTATTGATAAAAAATCAGATAGAGATATTATTCAACATGAACAAATTCATACATTAGATATTAAACAATATGGTACATCAATAACAACAAATATATATGATTTATCATTTAATGTAAAAGATATTCTTTCAGAAGGATTAGATAATATAGAAGAATATATTATTAGAGATTATATTAAAGATATAAAATATACATTAATAAGAAGTGAAGGTGAAATAGAATATATAGAAACACCTACATTTGAAAATTCAATGTTAAAAATAAAAGACTTTAAAATAATTCATAATCAACGAGGAATAACCAATAATATACCAGAAAACAAATCAGGTAGAAAAGAGATAGGTATTTTACAATTAACAGTATAGTTTAATGTACATGGTATTTAGAATGATATAGAAACAACAGGAATGTGTTCTATATATCAATTATAATAAAAAAGACTGAAGGATTTTGCGATTATCCTTCAGTCTTTTTACTTTCTTCAAATTTCTTTCTATATATTTCTTTTTTCCAGTCTTGTACTTTTAATGTAGTATCTTTAGTTGAAGTTTCACGTAAATCCATATTACTTTCATTATGAGATTGCTTTACTTCTTCATATGTAACTTGCTATGGTTCTTGATTTGTTATAGTTGGTTTTAATTTACGATTAACTCCATTATCTTCAGCAATAAGATCTTCATCCTCTTTATGTTGTAGATCAAGATATGTATCAATATAGTATTTTCTAAATTGATTTTGCATTTCATTAATCTACTTATTAAAATCTTTAGCAATAGACATTAATTTTGTATATGAATCAAATAATTTTGCAGATGTATCTCCTTTTGAAATTGTATCCATAATTACTTTAATCATAACATTATTCATGCTCTACTGATAGTAAAGTTGACCAAGCTAATCAGCATCCTATAATATTTTATCTTTAATAATAGGATTTTCCTAATATGCAGCAGGTACAATTGTATTAACAATCTATTTAACTGATTTTAAAGCTTTCGCAGTATCTGCCGACATTACTTCTTCATGTTCAACAACAAATATCGGATCCGGTTCTTGAAGCTCATCAGGAATATCTGTATCTATATCATTAGCATCATAATTTCCTGGTTGTGATGAAGCAGCTGCAGCCAAACTACCTAACTAACTTGCTATATCTTTTGCTTTCATTTTTCTTTAACTAAATTATTTTTAAACTAATGTAGATATAAACTTTTGCATATTCTTATATGTATGTAAATATTTTGGAGCAATTTTTTTATATACATAATGCATGTAGTAATCATTAATGAATGCACTTAATTTTGTTCCAAATGTTTTATAATCAACAGTATCTGTAAAATAGTTTATATAATTCTTATCAAATAAATCATTCATCTGTTTAATTGTTTTATCAGATGGATTACATTCATTTAATGTATTTGTTATATAATAAAATAATTTTATAGGATCTTGACTACATAATCCATTTATTGCTTTAGAATAATTACCGAATGTCTTATATACAATAGCATAACTGTAAATAAAACATGCATAATCATTATTATTCAATGCAGGTGTTTTTATATATTTTAATATATCATCTTTAGTTGCATTTGGATTCTTTTTTGTATATACCATCATATTTTGAACAAATGAATGATACCATGCATTTAATTCAGTTGGTTGTGAAACATAAAGAAAATTTTTTAATGATTTATATGTTGTATCCTTCTTTAATAATGCTTCTTTTGCTTTTTCTTTAAATACCTGATTGTTAATATCAAATTCATCAGCTATTAATGTAATATGAAGTAATTCTTTTAATGGACCTCCAAATACACCCATTATATTATCATAATAATGTCTAAGTTCATGATATACATATTCTTTAAGTTCATCTGTTAATTCTTCTTTATTACCGGTATAACCTTTAAAAGTATTATAGTTAATATAAATATAACCACAATTATTTTTCTTTTTATCTACTGTAGAATCAACAGGTGAATAAAATGCGGCTTCATCATCATCAATAAATCCTTGAAATTTATAAGATGTATTAACTTTATCTGTATCTATATTAACTAATATAACTTTAATAAAACCTAATTTAGGATTATCTAAATCAAATGTAAATGTATGATAAAGAAAACCTTCAAGATCTTTCACATTAGGTTTACCTTTTACTTCATAATTAGTATCCCAATGAATATCAGGAGATGTCATAAATTCAACCATTGAATTTACAACATTATCTAAATTAAATTGTTTCTGATCGATATATCCTATTTTTTCTGTAATTGATTTCATAATAATTAACTTTATTTATAATGTATTTATTTCTATTAAAAAGAAAAGAGATAACAGAATAATGTATAAACTGTTATCTCTTTTATATCGTATTATTACTTCAATAATTTTAGATGTCTTACATAATTTTGAGGAATCTTATAACATGCAATTGCTGTTATTTGATTATTCAAATCAGGTTCTTTGAATACACTCATTTCTTCATCTTTACTAATATATAATCTTCTTTTCATTTGATTAATGAATTTGTCAAGATCACATGATAAGTAAACTACTGTATCATTTTGCCATTCACTATTTGGATGTTCAATCAGAAACTGTGCTATTGCATGTCCACCTTGAACTGCTCCATAAATAGGAACTAATTTATTACTTACTAAAACATAAAGTTTTTTATTTGTTTCTAATTCATGTGGAACAAATAGTTTTCTTTTATTAATGATTTTTTTAATTATTAATTTTACTTTCCTCATAATTAGAAGCTTTATATTTTTTTATTAATTGCTGTATTCTCTTATAAAGATAATAATATTCATTAGTAAATGTTTGATATGAAAACATATAATGTTTTTTATATGTTTCATTACAGTATACTAAATATTTTTTTTGTTCATCTAAATTAAGATTATGTTTAACAATATAATATGCAACATTTATTGCATGTATATCTTCTAATGTTTCTTCTAATTTAGATTTAGCATTACTTGTTTCTTCAAGATTATAATTTTTATCTTTTGATGATCTATTAGCAATTAATTTTAATTCTTTTCTTTTTGCTATTTCAGATTTAAGATATTTCTTAAATTCAATTAAATTTTCATTAAGTGTTTTCATTTTCTTCTTTAATTTGTTTTATTTTTATAATAGTGTAATAATTATTTTAAATCAAAAATAAACAAATTAAAGGTGAACCTCTACTTAATGTAACTTACCAATGTTGAAGTTTCATAATTTTCTTTTTATCATTTTTTTAAAAAATTAGTAGAATGATAGAATTTGATTCGCACAAATTTTCCTGTCTTTGAGATCTCTACACAGATTTTATCGATTATTAAACTACTATCTCTACTTCTGTTTGCAAACCATTGTGCTCTATACAGGGATCGAACCCGTGATCTGGAAGTTTAAAGTTTCCTGCTGTACCGCTTAGCTAATAGAGCAATTAAAAATAATCATTACTTCTAATAAAATAATGTAATGATTATTTTATTTTTAAAAATTAAACACTGTTTATTATTACTTTGTCTTTGAAGCCTCAATAGACTCCTTGCGGAATGTCTTAAGCAACTTCTCAATTGCAAGAGAAGCCTTACGTGCACGCTGACCAGCTGCCTTATTACCCTTCTCTGTCTGTGCAGTTGCATCTGCCTGGAAAGCTGCAAATGCCTCATTAATACTTGTCAAAATCTCATTCATAATTGTTTTCTTAAAATTAATTTTTATTTATGATTTTATTATTCTCCCATGTTTTGCTCCAATTTGCATCTGTTTTTAAATGTTGAAAACGAACATATTTACCTACATTCTTATCAAAATCATTATAATTAAAACTATCTGCATTTCGTACTACAAAACCTTCAACTTCTTGTGATTTATGCAAATCACAATAATCAGAGAATGCTTTAATAATATTCTTAATATTATACACACCTCTGTATATTTCGTCTACTATTTTGATATTATTTTTTTCACAAAATGAAACTGTTTTATCCCATGATAAACAATTATTTTTATCATCGTATATAGAAAAACATTGAAACAATTCATTTACATTTTTAAATGTATATGATATAGAATGTTTTGCCTGCATATTTTCACCACATACTCGATAACCGTCAGGAATTAAATAACAGTATGTTAAAACTTGAACAAATTTGAACTTTGCTCTTTATTAACTTCTTGCTTCACTCTATCACTACTTTTTAGGTTCATTTCTGAACGGTCATCCATAGTTGGATAGTCCACAAGCTTAAATTCGGGTGTACTGCACCCTATTATTCTTAAACCTTCATCAAGTATATTTAGTGCTGCATTGTAATCTCTATTAATAAGTTTACCACAATTAGGACAGGTCCATTCTCTATCACTCAATTTTAATTTCTTAAAAATATAACCACAACAGTTACATGTTTTACTTGATGGATAAAATCTATCTACAAATACTATCTTTCTGTTATACCATCTTGCTTTATACTCTAATATTCTTCGGAATTCACCAAAATTCATTTCTAAAATACTTTCAGCAAGTTTATGGTTCTTAACCATACCTTTCACATTTAAGTCTTCCATACATATAACTTGGTTTTCGTCAATGAGTGAATTACTTACATAGTGAAGATAGTATTGTTTTCTATCATTTATTGTTTTATATACTTTAGCAAGTTTAATTCTTGCTTTATTTCTGTTGTTACTTCCTTTTTGTTTTCTTGAAAGTTGTTTTTGAAGTTTATTTAACTTAATTATCTCATTCTTTTTAAAATGTAAGTTATTGAATACTTCTCCTTCTGATGTGATGATAAAATCTTTTACACCAAGGTCAATACCTACACAATTATCACTATCTTGTAATCCTTTATGTATTAAATCACCATCAACCAATATTGACAAATAATATTCACCGCAAGGTAGTTTAGATAATGTTGCTTGTCTAATATTATCATGATGTTTTTGTAAATATTGTACATATTTTTTATTACATCTGAACTTAATATTCTTTATATTAGCAAGAGATAACTAATATGTTGTATAATCATTCTTTCTTGAGATGGTACCAATTTCAAATCTACAGCTTTGTTTGTTATCATGTTTTGATTTGAATTTTGGATACCCTGTATGTTGTTTAAAGAAACGTTTATATGCATCTAACATATCCATTATAGATTGTTTAAGAACTTTTGTATTCTGTTCTCTGAGCCATATAAAATTATCATCTTTCAATAGTTCATGATGAAACCAATAACTGAGTGTAGATCTGTTTTCAGAAATATTATGTTCTTTATATTGATTTATTTTTCGAGCAAGTGTTTGATTATATACAAAACGACAACAACCAAGCAACTTATTAATTTGTGTTGCTTGTTCCATATTTGGGTATAATCTTATTTTTATTGCTCTTAACATAATTTATTTTTTTGTTTATTTCTTTTTTCTCTTATTTATTTAAATAATTTTTATAAAAATGTACAATATTGTTCAAATTATTTATTTACTATTAAATAACACCAATTTTAAATTATATATTTAACTTTTGATTGCCATGGATATGAACTTCCATCTATAGATCTTGCATGAATATATCCGTCATTATATACAGTACAATTTTCACCATCCATTTTAACAGTAACTACAACTTCTTTAAACTTATTAAAATGCTCATCAGATTTAAGTTTCTTATCATCATCTGTTGCATTAGGTGAGCATGGAAGATGAAATGTACGCGGATATTTTATATAAGTATTATCCATAATTAATTAAATATAACGTCACACATATCAACATTTACAATTGAATCATCGTCTTCAAAAATAAATGCATCTTTATGTTTAGGATCATTTTCATTTTTAATTGTACCTATAGCTTTATTTACCTTCTTACAAGATTTAAATGGTTTTCCTGATTTCTTTTTTACTTTAAAAGGGAACTCTAAAAGTACACTACTGTTTGTTGCCATATTTTATAAAAATTAAAAATGTATCTTCATATTAATTATTATACAAAGATACATAAAAATATTTTTATATGAAAATTATTGATGTAAAATAATTTGCAATTTAAATACAAGTCCCAATAATGTCACAAACTTATCAATAGATGTTGCAAGCATAGAATTATATTCTGCTGTTGCAATAAGAATAAGTGGAAGTTTATTTCCAAATTGTGGACATGTTGTTAAAATAAAATCAGGGAAATCTTTACCGATTGCAAGAACTGCATCATCTGCACGTGTAGACCAATCAGCAACAAGTTTCTTATAATTATTTACAGGATCAGGTTTATCTATAATAAGTTTAAAAAGATCTGAACAATCATATGTATTTGATAACATATCAGCTGATAATTCTTTTAAACCTCTTGTATACAGATTTTGTATCTTATTTAAAAGTGAACGCATATCAGGGAATGAGCTTCTTACAAATGATTCTACGGTTTCATCTGTATATTGAATATTAAATTTTGTTAATATATATTTAATACGTTCAAGATAACCTTTAAACAAATATTCTTCTTCTTCCTTTGTAAGTGGATCAATTATAATAACATTGAATCTTGATTGAATAGGATCTGGTACTTTATCAATATAATTGCAATTAGCGATAAATCTTACAGTCTTATGATATTTCTCTATTGTTGCACGAAGAGCTTTCCATGCTTCAGGAGAAAGTCCGTCACATTCTTCAAGAACTACAACTTTAAGTTTTTCTTCTCCATCAAAAAGAGATGATTGAGATGCAAATGCGATAACTTTATCTCTAATTGTATCAATACCATTTTCAAGTGATGCGTTAATTTCAAGAACCTGGTATCCGCGAGTTAAGATACGGGTTAGTGAAGTTTTACCAGCACCAGCGGATCCTGAAAGTAAAATATTAGTTGTTAATCCATGCTGAAGGACTTCTCTTATTCGTGGTACAATGATTGCCTGATCTAATGTTTGTGGTCGTAACATTTCAGTAAACAACTTCTGTGTTACATGAGTCTGTGTTGTATTATTATTTTCCATATATTATAGTAATTAAAATATACCATTATTATTTAAATTTTATACTATAAAAATATAAAAATGTCTTTAATAATTTACTTACCTGTTGCTATCATTCTGGCCAAATAGTCAGTAGAAAACGAAACGGTACCAACAGATATAAAAGAAGGATTACCTGATTTATTTGGTGTATAAACGGAAAAAACAGTTCCGCTTGGTATTTCATTATACTCTGTTGCAATATCATTTGTTCCTATTACTAGTCTTGGTATAGTTGCAATCCATTTTTCTGGATATATATTTATTAAATTAAGTCCACTAATATAAGTAATATTCGCATCTTTTAATAATTTAGTTCTAAATGATACTAATGATATATTGGTATTATTGGTATTATTGTAATTAATACAAAAAACACAACCATTTTCTATTGATCCACCAAATCCAAACTAATTTTCGGAAATAAGTTGTTCATTATAACTTATATTTTGATTAACTAATGTAAATGCATTACTATAAACATCACTGAGTTTAATAAATATAGGATTACTAAATATATATTCATTTAATGTTGTCTATTTAACAGTAATTAAAGTAATTCCATTATAACTAAACTATATAGTTCTTGATGTTGACGTTGAAGGTATATTTAAAAATATTTCTCTTGCTGTATTTGCATCTGCTGTTGATGGAGCTGCAGTTGAATCTTTGACCTATGCTGTACAACCGGAAACGTTAGATGTTAAATAAAATGCTGACGTACCTTTAGTACTTAAGTTTCCCGCCCAACTGCCTGCTCCATCTTTTAATCCAAAATATACAGGTTTAGATTCATTTCCACCTAACCAAGTATATACTAATCTTCCTGATATAGCTTCTCCATTATTTGTTAGTGTATTTTCCGTTATTTCTTTAAATGTACTCATAATTTCAAAAATATTTTATTATGTATGGAACATTTTGAAACCTCATGTTTTAATATACATACCTATATAAAAATAGAGAATTATATAATATTACTACTATATAATTCTCTCTTAAATTAAAATATATATTTATGAAATTATGGAATTTTGTAAAAATTACTTTTCACCAAGAGCTTTCTTTACCTCTGGATCTTCATCTGCTGCTGAAGCGGTAATAGCTTCATGGAATTCAATAAATTCTTCAATATCAGAAATCTTTAAATTCATCTTCAATCCAGCATATGCAAGATTTACACGTTCCTTCAAAATAGTCAACTTCTTATCAATATTAGAAAGTTGCTTTACTTCAAGATTAATCTTCTCAAGAATACCGCTATAAGTTACAGGAATATCTTCCTCAAATGCCTTTCCTGTTTCCTCATTATAATTCTCAAACTTTGCCATCTTTCTTGCGGTTTCAATTCCTGTACCCTTAGGATCACCCATACTCTGATACAAGAAAATCAATGTAGAATAATCGATTTCAAAATCCTTATCTTTATCAGCTTCAAGTTCTGTAATAATCTTATTAATTACCTTATCAAACTGAATCAAACCACGCCATGATCCTTTTTCCCATGTATTAAACTCTGCATTCCAATTCTTAAGGAATGTTGCAGTTGTTAATGCAAGTCCATCATCATGTGTTGCAATCAAATACTTCTTATTTTTATTCTCTTCAAGGCATGTTTCAAAATCTTTCTTTGCTGCTGCAATATCATCATCAGTTGCATTTACTGGATCAATTTCTGCCCATTTAGAAAATTTCTTATTAAATTCTGCACGAACAGTTGCACGTGCATATTCTTTCTGTTCTTCTGACATCTCAGGAATACCTGCCTTTGTAAGTTCATCTTCCTGCTTTACTGGAAGTTTCTTTGTATCTTTAACTTCATCAAGCTTTGCTCCCTATTCAACTGTAATCTTTTTCTTTGCCATTTTTGACTTAATTTATATGATTTTTATTATTATTTATATAATATAATATTAAAATAGTCTAAAAATAAAAGGTAAAGAAATAAAAATTATCTCTTTACCTTTATAAACTTACCTATTTTATTTTTACTACAGTCTGAACAACTTATAATCATATCCTGATTCTTATCAAACTGCTTATCAAAATTTTTTATCTATTTTGCAAAACTATACATAGTTCCATAATATTCTATATTCTATGAACCATGTCCCTATGTCCACATCCCTTTTAAAAAATAAATGTTTCTGTATTTCTTCATATTTTTAAAGTAACAAAATTGCCAATAATGTTGCACCACTTCCGACTAATGTAGTTACAATACTATTAACAATATAAATTTTCTTTTTTGATTTCAATACAGGTTGATAATTCCATACAGCCAAATATCTACAACTAAAAGGTTTCCCACTTGATGGATCTTCAACATGGTAAAATTCTGGTATTGTAACATTTTCACCAAGTTTTAAATCTTCACGAAGATATTTAGAGACAAAATATGACATTTCATTTAATTTATCCATAATTTGCCATTGCTGTCCTTTTAACTGATATTCTTCGGGTATATCAATTACTTGTACAACCTCATAAAAATTATTTGTTGCTCGTAAATTACTCTGATTAAAAAAACTATTTCTATCATTTGTTTCACTTTGAATTATTTTATGAAATGCTTTTTTAATCAATTTATCAGTAGAAGATTGATGGTAATCATCTAAAAATGAATTCCACCAATCTTTTATATTTTCAAATAGTTTCATAATGTCTATCTTACATCATTTTTGCAGCCTCATCACCAGAAGCTTCAAGATACATCTCATAAAGACCCTTATGTTTTGTCTTCATAATAGTCTCAAGAGTTTCCTTACCCTTATACAAATAATTCTTAACAGTTGATTCATTCATATTAAGCTGATCTGCAATTTCTCTAATCTTCATATCATCAACCAACTTCATTCTAAGAACCTTTGCATAGTTTCCACCAAGTTTTTCAATTTCATTGATAGATGTATCATACATCTTTACAACAAGATCATCAGCTGAATTCGCAACCAAATCGCCTTTCTCTACTGTATACTGTGTTGAATTTGTAGACATTGCTGAACTTGAATTCAACATTGCTGAATCAAACATATCAGAAATATCATTACCAACGATATTTTCCTTATTACGCTTGTTAATTTCACCAAGACACAAGTTTCGACAAATAGTATAAAGCCATGTGCTGAACTTTGCCTTCTCAATATCATACTTATCACGAAACTTCCATGCACGTGTAAAAGTCTGAATAGCCATATCATCTGCCATATCCCAATCATGCATAAACTTAAATGCATGACCCTTTACACCAAAATAGAAACGCTCCCAAAGTTTATTGAAATTATCATGTGTAGGATTATCAACAAACTTCTTTACAAGAATAATATCATCCTCAAGTTTCTTCTTGCTCTTAGAAGACATTTTCTTCAACTTTTCAATTTGCTTCTTGTCCTTCTTGTCCAATGCAATAATAGAACTATTAATTGCATCATCATCAAGATTGAACATTTCATCAATTTCATCTTCTGTAATTCCTGCTGTCTTAAGAACATCAAGATTTACATCAACATCCATAGAATTATTGATAGTATAATTCTTTCCAGTATTTGTAACTGAATCAATAGCGTAATTGTCGTTGTTCATATATTCGTCATTAAACTGATTTTGCATTGCGATTACCATATTCTAAATTATTTTTTATATTATTAATTAATGAATTTGTCTACTTTTTACCAAATATGTAATTCTCTATAAAAGGATTTACTATATTCAGTTGATAGTCTAATGAACACCATAATGGTGTTTTCACTCTTTTATTTCTGAACACAAGAAATAAGAATTTCAATATCGTTGGATATTCTATATCTTCCATTCTTGATGGAAACATATAATAATATTTCGATATTAGTTTAATATTTATTTCTTGATTTCTCAAAATCTCAATATTTTTCAAAATATTTTCGATGTCTGCAAAGTCTTTATTTATGATCTCTAATGGCAGATATAACTGACATATTTTCTTAACAGGATTGTAATCTTCATTATAATTTAAATAATTATTATTAATGAACAAGTCATAAATATCCTCAAGATTTATAGCTTGTTTCATATTCTTTTCTTCATCTAAATGTTCCATAATTTTTTCATGAAACATTGGTGATTGAACCTTTACAATTCTGTTTATATTCTCAATATCTGTATGTTCATTAAATGTAAGAACGAATCCCTCCACATTTTTTGAATCTATCTTATCATCTAACAAACTTAAAATTTGATACCATACCTTCTCTGTATCGCATTTATTTTCCATCAGTGATAAAATGTATGATTCATCAAAATAATCGTCATACAGGAGATTTATGCAACTAATATCGAGAAGTTCACTAATCTCTTTCAAACGACATTCAGGAAGAACACATCCAAACATATCATAACCCGATAGAAGAACAATATCATTCTTATATTCACCATTATATTTAATAATGTGATTATCTTTGTTTCTATCAAATATTTCGAAATTCAATATTTCTATATCAGATGGAATTTTATCTTCATTCTTATGAATAATGTTATATGCATTATTATACATATTATTCATAATGAGATCAAACTCATCAATGATATTTTTTGATGGTATATATGGAGCATTTGGACGCTTACCATACATCACCTTATTTTGATGCTTATAATATTGAAATGCAGAACCATCAACTTTTTCAGTTATTTGACAGTTGCAACTCAATATTTCTTTAACAGGTAATCTCTTACTCTGTAAAAATTGATATAAATGTTGCATACAATATATTATTCTACTTTACTTGTTTATTAACAATGCAAAGATACATCTTTTAAGTCAAATAAAAAAACATATAATTAAAAAAGTCTATATTACTAACATCTTTTAACAAATATAGGAGATTGAAAATATCAAATCTCCAATCTCCTATATAATAATCATTATAAATTAAATTAATGTTGGTGTGTAACCACATTCTCTCTGTCTATTTCTTAAATAAATTAATCCGTCTTCTCGATTCATTGTATTCTCAAATTTACAATATGTCTTTGTTTCTTCATTAAGTTTAAACCATTCTTGCTTACTATATTTAATAGGATGAATAAATTTATCATAATATTCATTCATCATCTTATTATATAATATATCTAATGATTCTTTATTCAATTTCCATTTTGTTTGAATATCTCGCATCTTCTTAATATCATATTCAAGTCTATCAGAAACACCATATGTTCTCACTTGAATTGCAATCTGAGAAAAATCATATTCTGATGGAATATCTTTATCTATCAATAATGAATCTTCAAAAGAATGAATATAATTAGATTGTCTAAGTTTAAGTCTCATTAATCTCTTATTCCATAATCCAAATATTAAATTATCATCGCATCCCAAAACTTGCTGTTCGAATTTAATAGGATTATCACCAGACATTTTATCTAATATATCGATATTTCTTTTTGAGAATACCATAAGTTCACCTCCAGCATATATATTAAATGCTGACCAGAAACTTCCATACATTCTTCCTGTAAATATTTGTGAATCATCTTCTTGATATGCAAGGAATTCATTCATTAATGGAAGATTTATCCATGTTGAATTATTGGTTCTGATTAAATAATCATAATCTATATTTAATTTCTTTAATTCCCTGATAGCAAATATTGTTTTTGAATATGTATGATATAAAGCATCTTCATCCCGTGTATATTCTCTCTTTATATAAATCATGTGATTACTTTCATCTACATGTGTATCTTCACCTTCTTTAGCATCAGTATAAATCCAGAAATCAATATTCATATTATCATCGATATTTGTTTTCCATGTTTCCTGACATACTTTTTCAAGTTCATTATATACTGGTTTATCCATACACATAGATAAAACAATAAATTTCTTGTAATTCTTAACTTTTCGTAATCTTGTGTTATAATCAACCTTAGGATGAATATATTGTTTAGGGAATGCCTTAACATCTACTGTATTACCTGGTGTATTAAACAACATCAAAGCTTGTGCTTTATCACAACTTTCATCAAAATTATTAAATGAATTAACAGCTCTATCAATTAAATCATCATAATTATCAAAACATTTTTTTGATGACCACATTTCAAGTTTCTTTCGGATGTCTGCACGAAGCCAGCTCAAATGATGCATTTTAACTTCATTCCATTTAAATACATGGTAATCTACTGTATATTGTTTAATCTTATGAATTTGACCATCTCTTCCGACTACGTTTTCTACTCCTGAATACGGTCTTACAAAACGTCTTGTAGGATCAGAAGGTAAAAGGAAATCAGTACATTCAAATGAATGTCTATATTCTACTCTTGTAACAAAAGGTACATACATACCATCTTTAAACGGATATACTAAGAAATGTTTATAATCATGATAATAATTTATATACTGACAATATGTAATAGGATAATTATTATCGTCTATAATTTTACATGCGCTCTCAAACGCTTTCTTTGTATAATATTCATCTGAATCTATTACAATCGCATGTGTACAACCGTTATCCTGAGCATCTTGAATTAACATATTTCTTTTATCTGTTTCCTGTTCTCTTGCAGGTTTTGTTGTATCTAATTTAACTTCAACAATATTATCAACTAATTTATCTTCATCACGTAATCTGAATATTTCCTGTAAATCAATTTCAGAAATTTTATCACCATGATAAGATAATCTCTACAATCCAATGGAAACATAATCAACAGAATCTCTAAGCTCAGAAATAATATTATAAAGATGTTCTGTTCCTTCAAATGCAATAATTAATAAACCTAATTTCTTTATGTTCTTATAATTTGTTCTCTACATTATTATTTTAACTGATTATGTTTAATTTGTACTATATATTATACTTATATATTATTATAAAGTTTATATTTAATTAAAAAAATTTATAATAAAAATGTAGACTTTTTTCACAAAAGTAAGTAAAATAATTACTGGTAATTTGGGAATCTAAGATATTTAAAGAAAATCTAATATTTAGTAATAATTATTAATATTATTTAGAATTTGTATAAATTAACATATAAATATTATTGATTATCAATTAGTTATAAATTATTTTTAATTTTTATTATACTTTTTTCACAAAAATGTAGACTTTTTCACAAAAGCTTAGTATAATAAATATGTTAGTATTTAAGGTTGTGATAGATATTATATATAATATATGAAAAAATTTAATTTATAAATCTAATTAAATATTGATTTTCTTTTGGTTCTTTTCTTTTTAATTAAATAATTAATTTTTCTTTGATTCTTTCTTTTTTGAAGGTATATTCTTTCAGAGAATAAATATAGTAAATATTCTTTTTTAATTTAATAATGAAATTTGGTTTTGATAAATCTATTAATGAAAAATTATCTTTTTTATATGAAACATTATTTGATGATTATGATGATATTGTTTCAGGTAATAATTCATCAATAGAATCATTATATGATCCAGAAGTATAGTTTAATGAACTATTATAGGAATGGAAAAAAATTGGTTTATTTAATAAACAATATAGTTAGGAACGTTATATTGAACTGTTAAAAGAAAATTCAAAAATAAATGATAATAATGAAATATATATTTATGCATTAGCTTTATCATTTGATAATTAGGAAATATTTGATAAATTTCTTAATTCATTTGAAAATTATACACTTAATTTCGATATTAAATATTTAGAATTAGATTTTACATTTCATAGAAGAATGAAACCGAAATTACATTTTTCTTTTAATAATATTCCTGATAATTTAAATATTACATCATTATAGGTATTTGGTGGTATAATAGATGATTTATCCGGATTAAATAAAGATAGATTATTAAGATTATCATTTAATAATTCTTATGTTAAAACTATAAATGGATTAGGTTCAAATTTACAGAAATTAACTTTTGTATATGATACTGATATTGAATCTGTAACTGATTGGTTTAATTTAAAAAATATGAATTTGTTATAGTTAGAAGTTGACTATACAAGTTGGGAATTTATTGGTATAGAACATTTATTACATTTTAATAATATGCCAGAAGAAATAATAAATATACCAAGAGTTTTATTCATTAATCATGCTGCATTTGGTAAATTAAGATATTATAAAAACTATATAAAGAATATGTTTATTACTGATAATCCTTAGATTAAACCAAAAATAAGAAATTTAATAATAAACAAATTAAGAGAGATTGTTAATCAATAATATATATTTCTTCTATATCGCATTAATTTTTGTTTATACTAATAATTATAAGCTTAATATATTTAAAGACTATATGAGATAAATAATGTATCAAATTTTTAGTTTTATTAAATTATATTAAAACTATTAAAATTATATTTTATATAATAAACAAATAAAAGTTTAATATATGAGAAAATATTTTGATATTCCAGATATTATAACAGATGATTTTATTATATAGAATTTTAAGTTGAAAAATACAGATAATGATATTAATCCTAGTAGAACAAGTAATATATTTTTAAATTAGTATCCAAGAATAAAAGAATATATAGAAAATAGATATGATGATTCAACATCTATTTATGAAACATTTTATAGAATATTTCATCATATTGAACATAGACCAAAATGTAAAGCATGTGGTAAAGTTCTAGAATTTAATCATAATCATAAATTTAGAGAATTTTGTTCATAGAAATGTGTATAGAATTTTGAAGATGTTATTTAGAAAAAATCAAAAACAAGAAAACGGAAAGTAACAGAATATAAATATTTAGGTTATGATTTTTATCAAGAAGTTAAAAAGAAAAGAGAAGCAACATGTTTAAAGAAATATGGTGTTAAATCTGCTTCATAGAGTGAACTTATTAAAGAAAAAGTTAGACAAACAAATATAAATCGATTAGGTGTTCCATATACAGCATAGAATAAAAAATGTTTAGAAAAAATGAGACAAACTTGTATGGAACGTTATGGTGTAGATCATAATTTTAAAATTCCAGGTATTAAAGAACATATAAAAGAAACATGGATTGAAAAATATGGTTGTGAAAATCCTATGTAGAATGAAGACATATTATAGAAAAATTTTGATTCAAAGAAGAAACACAATTCATATAAATAGTCAAAACCAGAAGAGTCATTATATGAATATCTTTGTAATAGATATGGTACAGATGATATATTAAGATAGTATAAATCAGATTTATATCCATATAACTATGATTTTTATATTAAAAGTTTAGATTTATATATTGAATTACAAGGATATTGGTCACATGGGTATCACCCTTTTAATCCTAATGATAAAAATGATATTGAACGTTTAAATAAATTAATATCAAGAAAAGATAAATCAGGTTATGCACATGCTATTGATGTATGGACCGTAAGAGATGTTAATAAACGAGAGATCGCAAAACAAAATAATCTAAATTATTTAGAAATATTTTCAATTAAAAAAGAAGAAATAATTAATAAATTTGAAGAATATATAAAATTGAAGAATACATAAAAATAAAAAATTTTAATATATGAATGAAAGTTATAAAAGTCAACATAAACCTTCAAGGAATTCCAGGTTTAAACAAGGCTATTTTCATCCAAAACATCCAGAAAAATGGGTGACGAAGACCAACGAATATAGAAGTTCGTGGGAATTTTTTTTTTTTTTTATGGATTGGTGTGATAGAAATCCTTAGGTTTTAAGAGTTGGATCAGAACCTTGTGCAATTTAGTATAGAGATCCTGTAGCTAATTTAGAGTATTGTCATAAACATAATTTGGATCCTAATAATCCATAGAATTGGAAAATAAGAAAATATTATGTTGATATGTGGGTTGAGTTTAAAAAGAAAGATGATGAAGTTATAAAAGTATTCATTGAAATTAAACCATATGCTCAAACTATTAAACCAGAACCATTAAAACCTGGTGCTAAGTTAAAAGAAGTTAATCGTTATAATAGAGAGATGAAAACATTCTTAACTAATTAGGCAAAATGGAAAGCAGCTAAATATGAATTTAAAAAACGTGGTGTGTTATTTCAAGTGTGGACTGAAAAAGAATTAAGTGATAAACTACATCTCTTTTAACATAACTTAAATGTAGATTATATATATGAATACAAATATTAAGAAATTAGTTGAATCCTTATTTGATGATGATATTGATGATATTTTAAAAGGTATGATAGATGATAATGTTTCAAAACAACTTGAAAACAACATGTTTTCTTTAAATGAATTGAAATCATTATTAGAACAATTACATGATCCAAAAAATACTTTATTTAAACATAATTTATTGTCATGTGAAAATTTAAATGAATTATCAATTAAATCACAAGAAGGAAACGGTATATATATTCCTATAATAACTATATCATTATATGAAAAGAATATAGATATATTTAAAGATATTTTTGATATATTACATGAGTATAACGTAAGATTAGATGTTAATTCATTAATTTTTATATTAGAGAATAAAACTGATAATTTTTATTCTATTAAAGAATTATTGGATTTAACAAAGTATAATGATATATTAAGAATCCAGGATTTTTCTGTTAATTATGGTAAGTTAAAAAATTTAGAAGGATTTCCTAAAATATGTGGTGAATATGATTTTCAATGGATAAGTGAAATAACATCATTCAAAGGATTTCCTAAAAATGATTATAATATAAGTTTGTATTTTTGGGGAAGCTCTTTACCAAATGATTGGTCAGGATGTCCAACACAATTACAGAATTTAAGATATGAGTCAAATATTGAACCTGTAGATGAAAATGATATAGAAGATATAAAGAAACAAATAGGTTCATTAACCAATATACCATATGATTTAACATTTGAATTAAATAATCCTAATAAAATAGGATATAATTTTGTTGGTGGATCATTAATAAATCCAAAATGGAAACCAGATATTAAAAGATAAATAAGAAGTTATATAGGACAATGTTTGAAATCTCAATATAAGAATATAATGGGATTAAAGAAAAGAATATGCAATAGTGAAAAATCTATTTGATATAATTAATAATCACAAGAGTATGTTAAAAGTATTCTTGTGATTTTTTATTTTCATATATTTTATGTATCTTTGTGGTATAAAAAACAATTTAAAATTATATTAATGTTATTTTATAGATTTGGTGATATTCCTGAAGATGAATGCTCATCTATATGGAATAATAATGATGAAGTAATAGGTAAAGAAAAAGGTGTTTCTGTTTATGAAGCTCATAAAAATATAAATGGAGAATATACTCCTGTTATTCCATTTCCGACAAATGAAAAAGCATTTAATGATTTTATATATCATATAGGATATTTTACTGGTAACAAATATTTAGTAACCGGTGATTTGTTAGATGAAACCGGTACTGATGGTGAACCGTTAATTAATAATGTTAAAATAATAAAAAAATTATGACACAGAAAGAAAGATACGATAAGATTTGTGAACTTGTTGATGTAGTAGATGATATTAAAGATAAACTTTGGAATATTGTCTGGGAGGCACAAGAAGGAAATTTTAAGGATCATTTTGATAATCTTCAAAAAGCAGAGAGAGTTGCAATTATTGGAATTTTGAATGATGCAGCTAGACTTTCATCCTCAATAGGACAATATCAGCATTGGTTTGAAGAAAAATAAACATTTACTATATTTTATACTATAATAAGTAGATATTGCATAAGATTACTAATTTATTTTATAATAATTAAATATGAAAGAAAAAGAAGTACAAACAAAGGAATTATATCCATTTATTAGTGATGCTATTAAGAAAATGGATATTAGTCTTGAAAATATTCAATGGGCACATAAAATTATTACTAATAATACTGCTGGATATTTGGATGATATTAATAAGATTCAAAAGTATGTTGAGAATATTATTGATAATGCATGTTCCGTATTTCGTGAGAAGATTACAAAAGAATTGTCATTAGATGATTTACTTTTGTATGCTCAGGTTGCAAAGACATCTCAAGACTTTGATAATAACAAGAAACGAACATCTTTTTTTGATAAAAAAATACAGGATATTACAATTAAAGACATTGATTTAATTAATAGTACGGGTACAAGTACATATAAAGCTATTGAACAAGATTTATTTGGTAATTCTACTAAAGTTCCAGAAATTCAGAAAAGATATTGTACCGGTAGATCAGTAGCAAGAAAGGTAAAAGATACTATTAAACTTTATGATAATATTAATGATGTACCTTGTCCTGTCGGAAAGCAATCAGTATATAGTTTAGCTGTATGTATACCTAAGAGGTTTAATAAGGTAAATTCATATAAGAGACCACTTATATATGGACGAATTCCTACAATGTATTTTATTTCTGATAATAGAGATAGAGATTTCATTATTGCAAGAAATAATTTTACCAAGTTAATTAGAAAGAAATATTATGATGCTCTTCGTGAATATGAAGAGAAGTATGTACCTATTGGACATGATATTTCTATGAAAAAAATAAGTGTATTATGATTGGAGCATATATTTTATTTTTATTTTTGTTTATATTATCATTCGGTATAACATCAGTAATAATATTGTCACTTAATACTTTACATAGTGATAGAAGAGATGAAGGACATTCAACATGGTTTTTGAAGTTGGTCATATTATTTATGTGTATTGCATCATTTAAGATTACATATAATATTATTGATAAACCGAATACATGGTTTTGTACAGATGAGCCAATTGCAACAAATAAAAATATGGAAACATATGTTTATTATAATTTCTTTCAAACTGATTCTGTAGTAAAAGAAGTACATAAATTTGAATATATAAAAGCAATAATTACGCGTGAAAAAATGCAAGATGAAGGTGATGAAGGATCATCACATATGCATATAGATGTAAAATCTGCTGATGGAAATTATTTTATTAAAGATCGTTGTACAAGATTTGAAGATTTACCATATAATGAGTTTAAGAAGCGTATTGCATTTAGGAAAGAATATTGGCCAGATGTACATTATGAATTAATTTATTTTAGTAATTAAAATTATGAGTATATTTGTAAATTTTTTAATATTCATACATTTAATTCCAGCATTTCTTATAATTTATATATATTATATTATCCCATATCTTGAATTAAAGAAAGGTGCATCTCTTAATGATTATGTAAATGCTGTAGAATTTGATGGAATTCCTGCATTAACTGTATGTACATTATTACCGATATTTAACTGGATAATAATTAAGAGTTATTTTGACCCTGATGATTATGCAGATAGCAGAAGCTGTAAAGATTATGAGAAAGCCTGTAAGATAAGAGATTATTTACTTAAATTAATCACAGGATTGTATGGATTTATTGCAGAATTTATAACTGCAATATGGATGTTAATTGTATGGATGTTTGGATTAAAATATGTATTTAAAGTTATTAGAAAAATATTAACATTTAAAATAAAGTAAAGATATTATGGAACTTACAAAAGAATATCTGTTGGAACATGGATATGAAACTAATCATCCTGATAGAGTTTTGTGTCGTTTTTATAAAACAAATAATAAGAATCCAGAGTGGAGAGTTAGTGTAGAACAGGAATACCTTCCATTAAGTAATAAACTTGCATTTAATATTAATTGCTGGAGATGTAATGAAACTGGCGCAATTATTAAACGTGCATCTGTAAGTTATGCAGATACTGTAGAAGAACTTAATGCAGTTATTCAGATGTGTGGTATTGATATTAATATGTAAAAATAAAATGGTTAATAGATTTTGTATTTAATCTATTAACCATTCTAATAATTTATTAATATGGATAATAAAAGTATAAGAAAAGAAAAAGCTATTAATCATACAGAACGGATGAATAAAGAATATTCTATAATGATTAATGCTTCTATAACTAATTCTATTATATATACAGATGATAATGTATACAACAATAATGTAATTGTTGTTGTTGAAAACATGACAACAACAGATGCTGTATCTAAATATAAGCATGATGAAAAACTTTGTGTTTTAAATTTTGCAAGTTATAAAAAACCTGGTGGAGGATTTATAAATGGTGCTATTGCACAAGAAGAAGCTATTTGTCATGATAGCACATTATATAATGTTATTTCATCTGAAAAATTTGAGTCTTACTATGAAGATAATAAAAACAATGCTAATGGTGGATTATATAGAAATGCAGCAATTTATTCACCAAGTATTGTATTTAGTAATAGTAAAGCAGTTGTTAATGTTATAACATGTGCTGCACCTAATTTGAGTATATTTAAAGGACCTAAATATAAAGCATATGATACAATTAGAAATAGAATAAAATTTATTCTCGATATTGCTGAAAAGAATAATGAAACTGAATTAATTTTAGGTGCATTTGGATGTGGAGTTTTTAAAAATGATCCAGAATTTGTAGCCTCAACATTTAAAGATTTACTTTATTCTACTAATTACTATCATTTTAAAAAAGTAATATTCGCTATACCAGGAGGTATAAATTATGATATATTTAAAAAAGTCTTTGAATAATTTTTTTATTTAAAGAATAATGTGTATCTTTGTATTGTTAAATAATAAAACAATAAAGATATGGATAAGAAACTCAAGATACAAATAACACGTCTTACAGTTATTATTACAGTAGGAATCATTATAATTAACAATGCAAAATCAAAAGTTAATTATATTTTAGAACCATGTCCTATATGTGGTTCATCAGAAGTTCTTGATTGTGGTTATGATAATATGAAGTATCAAGAACATGCACATTGTGTTACTTGTAATAGAGATTTCTATATTGATGTAGATTAAATATTTCCTACTGTATTTTACAAAGGTTTAAAGAATGTTGGCGAATATTCTTTAAACCTTTTCTTTTTATATAAACATTTTTTAATTATTTGAATACAAATTATATATGATAAAGTTTAAAAATAAAAATATTGAAAGAGAAACTGAAATACGATATTTAACATATATTACAGGACGTTCGTATTCATATAACGATGGAGTTAAACATCTAACAAATGTTATTCAAAAAATAATGTCCAATAATGATAATAATAGAAAATATTTAAATGAAATTGTATATACTGATGTAATTCCATATATATATGGTTATTCAGAAACACAATGTATCTGTAATAGTAAAACGTATATATTATAAAGATATGTATGAGTCTTTATATCTATATAATAGAGCATTAGAGGAAACAGAAATAAAGTTATGATAGTAGATATGAATGTATTAGAAGAACCAAAAGAATTTAAAGATTTTGGTAATTATCTTCAAAAAACATATAAATTTTCTAATGAACAAATAATTTCTATTACTAGTGAAATACATAAGTTAATTAGAAAAAAATTAAAAGAAAAATAAGTAGTTGAATATATGGGTTTATTTAAATATCCAAGTATGCATGAATTGAAGGATATTGCAATGATTTATAATGATAATGAATGGGATAATGCAAAATTAGTTGTATGGGATCCAGAATATCAGAGAGAATATAATATATCATTTACAGGTTCTTCTAGACCAACTGAAAATGAAGTAGGTAAAGTTCATTTTAATATAACAAGAGTTAAAGATGAAAAATCTGCTGATGAAGAAGCGATAGATAAAGAATTAGATGAACAATTTCCTACTTTATCACAATTAGAGAAAAATAAGTATGAACTTATTTTTAGACGTGGTGTTGAATATGGGAAAAATGTTATTAAGAATGAATTATTAAAAGAAATATTTAAATCACCATGTGAATCATGCGGAAATTATATGATGTCAGATGATTGCGTATGTAATAAATTATATAAGTATCGTGATTTTATAAAAGAAGTTAAAAAAAGGATTGAGAAGTAAATATTCTCAATCCTTTAATTTTATATATTAATATAAATCTTCATCATCATTTTCATCATATAAATAATCATCAGAATCAGTTTCCTCATCATATTCATCATCTTCTTGAGGATCTCCAGTATATATTTCTTCTACATTATCATTATCAATATAAAATGTGAATGTTCCATCTTCATATGATAACTTTATAGTGTGAGAATCTGCATCATCTACATCAATAACTGTTACATCTTTATCATTTCTAAGTTCCTCAATATCCTTACAATATGAAGAATCAAAGATACCTAACGCACCTGCATCTACTCCATATGTTTTACCAGACATTGAATCATATGAACCATCACCAAATGCAGTTCCATGAACAAAACCGATAATATTATTATCATCCGTAATTATACCATCTTCATAATCAGGTCCCCAACAATTTTCATAAATATCATCATCTAAAATATAACAAGGATCACCAATAACCATTGTTAATTTTTCACCTTCTGTATCTATTGTTTCAGAGTAAGAATCTGAACTACTACTATAACTTTCATTAATTTTTGTTTTAACAGATTTTGCAATAGAAGTTATAATATTTTCATAAAGTTTTTTACTATTCATAAATTAATATATAATTTATTTTTATATTTATTTGCTCATATTTTGATTAATATATAGTTAGCTTAGTATTTATATATTTTATTAATTACATGATGATACAGAACAAATATAGTATAAAAAATGAGATATAACTATTGGATGTTATATCTCATTTTATTTAATTAACTATCATAACCATATCGTCCAAATGCATGAACAATTTCACCTCCTGGTGTTTTATATGATTCATCATATGTTTCCATATCATAATCATTAAAATAATCATCATATGATTTATAATCATCATCTGAATCATATTTCTCTTGATTTGCTTCATACTCTTCTCTTGTAATGAAAACCTCACTATATTTGCCATATAGAAGTTCACCATTTTCCCACTTCTTATATTCTGAATCAGAACACATAGTAAGTGTATGGACAGAACTTGAATTGGTTTCAAATACACCTTGTCTTACAGATACTTTCATTGTATTAAATTTATATTAATTTTTAATTACCTTTATCAAAATCCCAAGATGAACCAAAATCTGGTGTTTCTACTTCTTCATCAACATTATCATTACCTGTTGATACATAACTATTATAATCAAACAAATAATTCAAAAGTCTTTTTTCATTAAATACTGTTGACTCAATAAAATCACCAAGGTCTTCAGTATGGTCAATATAACCATCATCTTTTTCACCCTCTGCATTCTTACATGTTATGTAAGTATATGTGTCACCATTATCATATGTATGAGTATGCATAGAAATATCATCATAAACAAATACGGCTTTAATTCCATATTTTGCAAGTGTTTCTTTAATTGCTTGCATACATTCTTTAACTTTATCGATATTTTTCCAATAATATCCAATAATAGCTTCCCATAGATATGATGCTTTATCTGATGTATTGAAATAGATTTCAAAATCCCATCCAAAATCACCTTTATCAAATCTTACTGCATCTGGGTATTCAGTAAGATTTGATTTCTTAATAATAGAAATTGCATGTGTAGAACTTGAATTTGTTTCAAATACACTTTGTCTAATTTGTACTTTCATTTACTTTATTTTTAAAAATTAATAGATTAACATGGTTGATATGTAGACACAACAATAGTAGAATCAACACCATTAGAGTCTTTTATAACCTCTGTAATAGTATCCCAACCTTCATCTGCATAATGATAAATATCCTTCCATACTTCATAAGGGATATAATCATAGTCGTCGAACCAAATATCTTCATCTACATTATTAGGATCATAAATTAATTGATCCTTCGGAACATCTTTTACATTAATAAGTTTGTCTGCTGATGGACCATTTTCAATAACCATTTTTCCTTCTTTAAATGCTTGCCAATCACTACCATTAAATAATGCTAATGAATGTGTAGAACTTGAATTAGTTTCAAATACGCCTTCTCTAATCTGAATTTTCATATATTACAAAATATAAATTTTTGGCTTATTATAAGGTGCATATGCAATATCTTGAAATGTGATAATATTTTCATCTTTCATTACATCATCAAAGAATTTATCGAACTCATCTACAGTAATCCATTTATTATTACCATGTTCAGAAAAATATTTTACATGTGTATCTGTATTTTCTATTGTTTCTGTATATACACCATGTTCAAGATTATTGATTACATGTACAATATCATAACCTTTACTTTTTGTATATTCTTTAATTCGTTCAACAAATCTTGCATATACTTTAGTATCTGTTAGCAATGTGTCATGATATTCATTTTCAAAATACGTTGAACCATATGCATCTCTATTATAATCTTCTATATAATATGCATTTTCATTTAATTCCATTGCAATATACTGAAGTTTTGCAATCCAGTTTGAGATAATATAATAAACATTTCCACATTCATCACCATTTTCAAAATATATGCCTGTAAGTGTAAATGTTTTATTTTCTTTATCAATACAAAGTAAAGGATTAAACATATCATTATCAATGTTTTCCTTATATTGCTCTATAATAGCTTTGAATATATTATCTCTAACTGAATCTATAGAACCTTTAGTAATTTGCAAACTATGAGTAGAACTTGAATTAGTTTCAAATACTCCTCTCCTAATTTGTATTTTCATATTTAACAATATTCATAAAAATTTTTATATTTAGAACCTTGTGGAAGATCATTATCACTGCTAAAATAATTATTATCAAAACATTGACATGATGATTTATTGTTAAAAATATATCCTAAAAGATATTTTTCAAATGTTTCATCATCAACATTATTATTGAAAATATTATCCAATACATCTTCACACCAACCACTTGATTCATATTCACCATTTTCATCAATAAGGTAATCAAACTTAATTTCATATTTTGAAATTACCTTATTAATACGGTTTTTGCAATAAATGAAATTTGTTAATGAATCATTCATTGTCATGTAATTAAACAATGAATCAAGACGTTCCTGAAGTTTATCATTTGTTTGACGTTTATCCCATGGTATACCAAGTTTAAATGTCATACCTGCATATTTTTCAATATTTACTGGTTCCAAACATATAGTTAATGTATGTACGGAACTTGAATTTGTTTCAAATACACCTCGTCTAATTTGTACTTTCATAATTATATATTATATTACTTCTTGTTATATTTGTTTTGAATAAAATGAAACATTTCATCCATTGTCTTATCACCAATAGGGAATCGCTCTTTTGAAATTGAATTCTTTGCAAATTCACCCTTTACCATATCAATATAGAATGTATAACCTCCGTCATCACCCATATAGAATTCATCCCATTCCTCTGATGAAAGAATACGCTGTACTTTAAGCTGCTCAATTGCAAGATTATCAAAACTCAAAACCTTGAAATATGTCTTAATCTCATCAAGATTATCAAAAAGATATTTTGTATTATTCTTAATGAATTCATCATGTTGCTTATGGTAATTAATACCACGCTGCAAATCTTTATATCCAAGGAGCAATACTTTCAAATCATGATCACGAAGTTTTTGAATATCAGATTCTTTTAGAATTCCAACAATAGTATGTAGAACAGTATTAGGAATACTATTCATCTTTTCAATAAGTTCATCTGTAGGATGAATCAAAGAAACACCAATACCATAAACATACTTATGTTCAGACCATGTTTTCAATTTATCATAGTTTCTCAAGAACTGATTCTGATTAACAGTAATGTTTGCATACACCTTTTTCTTTTTCAAAAATTCAAGGAATGCAACTAGATCAGGGTGATCTAGATCATTGCCATTAAGAGCAATCTCTGTATATGGATGAAGAGTATTAATAAAAGGATATGAAAACAAATCACCATGCTTTCCTTCTGGTGTACAACCCTCATAACAAAAATTACACATCTCTCGACATTTATCTGTGAGTTTACAATCTACGTTCTCAGAAAATGCAGGAATGAACTCGTTATCTTCTGTTCGACGTATCTTAGTTCCATCACTCAAAATCGTTACAATGTAATTACCATTCTTATAACTTGGCATAATTCTTTTTATTTAAAAATTAATATTTGTGTTTAAAACTGATATTACAAAGATACATAAAAGTTTTCACATAGAAAATATGTAATAATCACTTTTAGCATTTATTTGATAAATAAAGAAATTTATATGATTTAAATAAACTTTTTATTATTTCTTTTCTAAATAATAGAAGATATATTTTAATTTTTAATTTTAATGATTATGACAGTATTTTACATTATTATGTTTATAGCATTGTATATTGCTTTTGGTATTACAATATTCGGAATTGGTTATAAATACGATTTTTTGGATGTTCGAAAAGATTATAAGCAATCAGTATGTCAAGGTGATGAATATTCAACAATTGTAATGAGTATTATTTTTTGGCCATTAATTGCAGCATGTTTTTTGTTGTTCTCAATACCACGACGTATAATAGATAGTCTTATTAATGCAATAGATGAAGATATAAGATATGAAGAATTATTACGTAATAAACGGTTGAAGAACAATAAAGATAATTATAATGGTAATGATAATAATATAAAATTATGATTAATAGATTACATATTTTAACAAAAAGTCGTAAATATACAGATTATTACAGTGAATTTGTAAAGTATAAAGGGAAAAAAATAAAAATTGTTATAAAATTTGAATCAAACCGATTTGTTGCACGTCTATATTTGTTAACAAATTTAGGGTTGAACGAATTTGCATACTCATCTGATTTCGAATATGATGTTAATAAATTTAATTGTAATTTTGACAGTATAGATAAAAATGAAAAAATAAAAATGATTAATACATTAAAAGATTTATCACGGGATTATATTACTCAAGTATTCTAAATAATAAATATAAAAAAGAATACATAATGATGAATAATATATTATCTTTTTTAATTATGTTTTTACAACATATATTATATATTATAGAAGGCTATTTAAAATGGTTATTTGATATTATAACATTTAAGGAATCTCGACTTTCTAAAAAGAGAATGATTATATGTAAAAAATGTGAAAATTATAATCATGGTATATGTGATAAATGTGGATGTATTCTTAAAGCAAAAACTAGAGTGGACTTTTTATTAGATAACGAGGGAATTAGCATAGACGGCTGTCCAATAAGGAAATGGTAATAAACTATTTCCTTATTTTTTTATATAAGATATAAAAAATAAAATGTTATTATTTAATGACTGAAATTTTTAAAGATATTAAAAGAGAAATGCAGGAAATTCAAGATAATATAGGTGCTTTTCACGAAACAGGATTAAGTGATGATGGAATGATGAAAATTAAACCGTCTATTACTGTATGTGTTGATTTTGATGGAACAATGGTTCAACATGAATATCCTGAGATTGGTAAAGAAACAGAAGGTTGTGTTGAAACATTAAAGCGATGGGTTGATGAATATAATGTAGGAATTATTCTCGATACTATGAGAAGCGGTGATTCATTGGATGAAGCTGTTGCATGGTGTAAAGAAAAAGGAATTAAATTATATGGTATCAGTAAAGATCCAGAGCAAGAAAAATGGACAGATTCACCTAAAGCATATGCGCCATTTTCTATTGATGACAGAAATGTTGGATGTCCTTTAGTATATGGAAAATCAAGAAGACCATATGTAAACTGGGATAAGGTAGTAGAGATTTTTGAGCCTGTTATTAAAATGTTTGCAAAATGATAAAATTTAAAAAGAAGGATACAGATAATATATTAATCAGAGTTAAAGGTATATCAGGAAATGTAAAAGAATTATTATCATTGTTAGATAAACATGATTTATCTATTGATGCATTATATAATTATAAGGAATTAGGAAAATATGTAGATAATTCAATTATAATGACTGATATACGTAATTTGTTATGTAATGGTGCAAATGATTTAATTAATATATCACATATAAAAATAATGTATGATATTACAGAAGTAAAATGTATAAAATTTGATACTTTTTATTTTTTTAAAGCATTATTATCAGATGCATCTACATCAACATATTTTTTAACTAATGATAAAATGTTTATTGAAAAATATATTAAAAAATAAATTATGTAGTACGACGACACAATTATTATTAATTTGATTGCAGGCGCATGTGCAGGAAAATCAACTATTGCGAGCGGAATTTTTTATAAATTAAAAATGAAAGGAGTTGATTGTGAGCAGTCATTGGAATATGCAAAAGACAGGGTTTGGGAAGGAAGTTATTCAACAATGGATGATTAGATTTATATGTTTGGAAAACAATATCATCGTGTATGGAGATTGAATCATAAAGTATAGGTGGTTATATCAGATAGTCCATTAATTTTATCAATTTATTATTCTAAATTTAAAAGTAAATATTTTGAAGATTTTGTAATAGAGCAATTTAATACATTTCATAATATTACATATTTTATTGATAGAGACACTGAATATAATCAGAATGGAAGAATTCATACACTTGAATAGGCAAAAGAAGCAGATCAAGAATTGAAAGATATTTTGGAAAAACATAATATTGAATATACCACTGTTAAAACAACAGAGGCAACGGATATTATAACAGATCATATTTTAGATATATTGAATATGAAGTGAGAAAATAAAGGGATGTAGAATTTGACAATAATCTACATCCCTTTATTGCTTAAAATAAATAATGAAATATCATATACGAATATTTTAATTTATGGAAGAAAGTAATTTTATTAATAATGATAATACATATAATACTGATATGAGTACATCATAGTCTACTATTGGTGGAAATGTAACAACAAATAATAAATTTAATAAAGATGATTTATAGGAAGTTACAGGTGGAGGAGGTGGAGGTATTGTTACACCACCAACTACAAAAGTTGATGGCTCTGAAACATCATAGACGACAGGAACATTAACGCCTATATTACTAATATTAGGTGATGGTACATCTACAGATGAGGAACCAGTTTTACTTGAAGAAGATGGAGATACAACATATAAAGCAGTTATAAATCAAACATATGAATCTGATATACCTATCATTACATTTAAAAGTGAAGCATCGAGCAAGTGTGATGCAAATTATGTAATTGCTGTTACAGAATCAGATAAAACTATACCTGTTAGTTATAACTCAAAAAATTTGAGTACAACATTTACTAATGATGGTAATAATTGGTGTAGTGTTGAATTTAAAAATCCATTAGAGGTAACATTTCCAAATAAAAATTTAACTGCTGATAATTTCCCAGATAATTCTAAGATAATTGTGCCTGTTATATCATGTAAAGAAAATACAGGAGCAGAAAGAAATACAGTAATAACATTTAATATTGGAAATTTTTCTATATTACATAATATAAAATTGAGTGTTACATAGAATGCATATTCAGGAGAAATTACAGCATGACCTTGTGTATTAAAATATGTAAGTGGTGAAGGTGAAGATAACAAAACATATAAATATAAAATATTAACTAATAACACATATTATATATTTAAAAATAATGGAAGTAGTTATATATATGAAAATGAAAATGATAGAGATGCTAATAATGTAGGAAAATTTTTTTTATGTTTTGGTATTGTTGATTAGAATGGTAATATATATGATAATTTACCAAAGGATTCTAATGAATTAAAAAATAATTATACGAATTTAATAACATTATCAAAAACAAATTATAAATTATAGTTAATATATCAAACAGAAGTGTATAGAGTTGGAACTGCTGCAATAATGGAGATTGATATACCAAATGATGCGGAACTTTAGGATGTAATTACTTTTAGTTATAATAATAAACAATTTATGACACTTAAATATGGACATTAGGATTAGGAAAATACAATAATTGCAAGGGCAAAATGGTATGATTCAACTAGTCCTATTACCGATGGTAGTTTATATTTTTTAACAAGTAAAAACGTTAAAAAAGAAATAAGGTATAGTGGCACTCCTTTATAGTATTATATGACTCGAGATAATATTATATTTTTAATAGATAATAAATATCAAATAAATACAAATAGCAAAATATTAAGTAATGTATTAACTGAATATAACTTAGAACATAACAGTGGTTATGATTTTAATTTATATATGAATTGTAACGTTATAGATATTTCTGATATAATAAATGATGTAGATGGAAACCATGTATATTTAAAAGATATAGAAAATGGAGAACCATTTACAAATTTTAAAATATATATTTATACAACCAATAATTAGTCAGAATATGTATATTTAGGATATATAGCAATGGGAGAATTATATAATGATAGTGAAGCATTTATTGGTTTTTTTGATAAAAAATAATAACTTATAATTTTTAATTACGTCATTTAAATTGCAGTATTTCATTTTTGAACGTAGATATATAAATTTATGAATAATTTATATATTATGGAAACAGAAAAATATTATGGCCTTAATGAACCTGATAAAACAACAAAGATTGATTCATCTAATATAGATTGTAAACTTCCTGGACCAACTCCAGTAAATCCATCATTAAATAATACTAATTTAAATAAAGTAAGTACAACAAGTAATTATAAAAAACTTGTAGATTGTCCAAAAGAATTTACATTAACTAAACATAATGATGCAATAACAGATAGTTCATTATAGGTAATAGAACAAAACTTATCTTTTAATGGTAACACTAACGTATCATATAATTATAGTATATAAATAGGTACAGGTCTATTAATAGGCACACGAAAAGATGTTTATCTTGGATATGAAGATATAAATAAAATATTTAATGGAAATTTAAGTTCTGTAATGTCTGTATTTCGTGATACATTAGATTCAGATGTTACAGGATGCTCTGCAAAGTTATCAAGAGCTGATACTACAGGAGCTTCAATTAAATATAGTTTAAATAAATGTACTAAAGATAGAATTATTACATTTAGTTATAAGAATACACCTATATTTAAAATTAATTAGATATATGAAAAATAGGAGTCATTCCAGATTTTTTATATATGGAAAACTCCTAGTCTAGGACTTAATGGTTTTGCATTATTTGAAGATAATAATATGTTAATGAGTTCATTTAATGAAAATTAGACTAATAAGATTCTCATGTATAATTGTAACGTTGAATTTTCTCTTGCATCAGTATTATTTTATTTTTGCGATACTCCATATATGCTAAATTCTGTAACTGTAGAAGACTTAATAAATAGTGGAAGATTAAAGCATTTACAAGGACATGATTATTTAAATACATAGTATGATAAATATAAGAGTTTAACCCTACATAAGGTATAGAGTGTAAATACATACAATAATTATGATTTTAGTACAACATAGGCAACATTAGACATGAAAATATTGATATTTATACCAACTAATAATGGTACAGGTGGATTATATAGAAGTCCAAATTATATATCGTTTGGAGAGACAGATAATTCAAATCATATTGGTGTATATAAATATATAATATCAAATTAATATAAAAAGAGAATTAGAGAATCAAAGTTCTAATTCTCTTTTTTATTTTTATAACTTTTTATATATTTTTTTATATAATATAATAAAGTATATAAAGCAAGAAATGCAATACACGATAGAATCAATAAAATCAAATATATTAGATTGGGTTGAAAATAATATAGGTTTAGATTTTTCATTCAGAAAATATCAGCTTGAATCTATAATGTTTATTATTAAGAGTATATTAAATGATAATAGGGAAACTTCTATAATTGAAGCTCCAACAGGTTCTGGTAAATCCCTTATATGTATTATATGTGCAGGTGTATTGTCAAAATATTATCATAAATCATCATATATACTTTGTTCAGATCTTTTTCTCTGGCAGCAATATGCAGATTTTATTGATAAAATGTCATTATATGAATTTGGTTATATAAAGGGTGCAATAGGAAATTATACATGTTTTGTTAATAAGCAAGATCTCAGTTGCGGACGTTGTAAACTCGCAAAAGTTTCATATGGACAGTTAAGAGATAAGAATTGGAGAGAACGTAATATGTTTACATGTGTTGAACGATGTAAATATATGCAAGATAGATTTAGAGCAGAACGTTCAAATGTTACACTTATGACATATCAGTTATGGCTTCATCATATGAATCTTGTAAATCAAAAAGCAGGTACAAGTCATCCATTTCCAAAGCGTGATGTTGTTTTTTGTGATGAGTGCCATAATATTCCTGATCTTGTTCAACAATTCTGTTCACCAACACTTCGAGATCAATCTCATACAAAGAAATTAATGGATATTCTTGATTACGCAGAACAACATAATATTGAGATGAAAACACTTTCATCTGATATAATATATGATGAATTTTTTAAACCAGAATATTTAACACAATTATTAAATGAAAATAAAAAACTTGATACACACTATACATCTATATTTGATAACGATAATATTAAAGACCGGTTGGATGTGGTATTTACTGGTCTTAATTACTATCATGATGATGCAGAACAAATTATAACATTACTTAAATTATTCCGAAATATTCTTACTATTGTTGCAAATGTTAATTCATCATTAGAAGATGAAATTCAACATGAATCCTTATTCAATACAAAGAATATGGATAAAGATATGGAAACATTATCAAAAAGATTAACATGGTTCCATACATTTGGGAATTCATTCGAAGATTTCATGGAAGCAATTAAAAAGTCTGGAACTGAATATATGTTAATGGAAGTTAATGTTAATCCTGAAACACATGAAAGAACATATCAGTTTAATTGTGCAAAAGAAGATTATCTTTGTAATGAATACCTATTATCACATGCAAATAATAAAGTTCTTTTGTCTGCTACCGTGGGATCTCATCATGCATTTGATGAAAATATAGGAACTAAATATACAAAACAACATGAATCTTTTTTCTCAAAGATTCCATCTACATTTGATTTCAGTAGATCTCCTATATATTATATTCCTAAATATAAAATGAATTATGCAAATAAAGCTCATGATTTCCCAATGATTCAACAAATGGCAGCAAAGATTATAAATGCGCATAATCAATATAGAGGAATTATTCATACAGGTTCATATGAAAATGCAAGACTTTTTTATAATAGTGTTCCATATGAAGTAAGAAAGCGATTATTCCTTTATGGTACACCAAAACAAAAAGAAGAAATAATGCCAGATTTTAAGAAATCAACTAATGGTATTTTAGTTGGTCCAACATTAACTGAAGGTATTGATCTTCCAGATGATTATTGTAGATTTATTATATTGATGAAAGTACCATATCCAAATATTACAAGTAAAATTGTAAAAAAGAAATTAGAATTATTTCCATTATGGTATAATTGTACTACAAGTAATATTATTATACAAAGTATAGGTAGAGGCGTCAGAAATGAACATGATTACTGTACAACATATATATTAGATGGATGTTTTGGTAATTTATATCAACAAACAAAAGAACAATATTCTCCAGAACTTCAAAATAGAATAAAAATAATTTATGCATAATCAAGAACTTTATTTAAAGAATTCAGGATTATTATTTGCACATAAGTTTGAAAGAGTTGTTCATGGAGGTAGAGGAGATTATGTTGAATTTACATATGAACAAATTCTTCCAAAACTTTATTATAAATTTGATGAAGACCACATGGAATTTGATATAAATAATTTTGACAAATATACAGGCTTTTATTATCATTGGTTATATCCTTTATTTGATACTGAAACAAAAGTATATTTTCAGTTAAAAACTGTCAAATACGCTGATTATAAATTATATCATTTTTATGTAAGTCCAGATTTATTCATAAATTTTAAAGATCCCCAAAGTTTATTTTAAAATATGATGGAATAGAATAAAAATAAGAAAAAGATATTAATATTACTGATGTCATGTAATATAGAATTCTTTTAGAAAGAAGAAGAACTTTGTAAGCAAACATGGCTTTCTAATATTGATTAGTATGATAATATAGACTATTTTATATATACAGCATCAGACAATGATAAATGTTATATAAGTACAAACAATCATAAAATAAAAGTACCAACTAATGATGATTTGTATTCAACATTATCAAAAACATTATTAACATTACAAGTATTAGAACAATCACAAATATTATAGGATTATGATTATATATTCAGAACAAATTTATCTACTTATGTAAATATTTCTTTATTAAATAAATTTGTATAGAATATAAAGGATGATAATATTACATATGCAACTGAATGTTATATAACAAAAGAACAAGGTCCATATAAGTATTGTATATTTCCATAGGGTAATGGTACATTATTATCTCGTAAATTATATAAACAATTTACGTTTGATAATTTCTACAGATATATGGAAATGTATAAAGATATTTATAAACCGGATGTAACAGCAAGCATTGATGATAATGGTATGGGATTTATCTTAACATGTTATTATTTGGAAAACAAGTTTGATATATTTGACATGTTTTAGGAATTTGGTTTTGTTAGACCTGAATATCTGCATGAACCAGATCAATATTATGATAATATAAATGATTTTAATAAATGTATAGCAATTTCATATAGAGTTTTTAAAAATAGAACTTTATAGAATGAATCTGATAACTGTATGTATATTCACAGAAATATAAAATTCGATAATACAGATTTATCATTTATAAATAAATGGTTATAGAAAGATATGATTCATCTTGTTGTTACATATTTAATTGATGATATTATTACAAAACAAGATGCATTAAATATTCTTAAATATAATAAAGATTTTAGAAATATACCATATATTAAATATGAAAGATAAGAAAATAATTATATTGTCAATGTGCTGTAATTAGGAATTATTTCAGTAGTAGGAATATAGATTACGCACAGAATTATATGCAAAAGATATTTTAAATCATAAATTTAAAAATGTCGATTATTGGACATATACTGCATCTACAGATGGTAAATATCATGTAAATAAAAAATTACATAAGATAGAAGTTCCAACAGACGATTCATTAAATGGAACATATGAAAAAACATATCAAACATTTAAATTATTAGAACAACTTAATTTAGATTATGATTATATATTAAGAACTAATTGTTCAACATACATAAATGTTAATTTGTTAAAAAGTTTTGTTAATCGATTAACAGATGAACGAATAATTTATTCTAATAATGTATATTGCACAAAAGATGGTTCAGGTCCATATGAGTGGAGTTTATATGGTGTTGGTAATTCATTATTATTATCAAAATTTTGGATTAACATTATATTAAATAATCATATATCTAAGATTAAAAATATTAATGAAAATAAAGCAAGTAAGAGTGCGATATTTGAAATTGATGATAATGCTATAGGTTTTACAGTAAATTGTTATTGTCTTCAACATAATTATGATGCATGTTTTATATGGCAGTCATGGAAATCACCATTACCTAATGTTGATATTAATAATGCAGGTGATTATATAGCAATACCGTTTAGAGAATATAATAAGGCAAAAACAAGAGATAATGAGTATGATAAATCATTATATATACATAAGTAGATAACAGAAAATAATGGTATATATGATGATGATTATATAAAGAGTTTAACAGAAAATCAATATATGCATATATTAGATTTTGATTAGAATATGCATTCTATAGTAACTAAAGAGTTCTGTAAGAATTTTATGGATGTCGTTTATTTTCCATATTATTTAAAAAACATAAAAAAGCAAATGAATAAAAAATAAAGATATGGTAGATTTAGAATACGTTAAAGGAAATGTACGTGAAGGATGGATGTTGAATCCAAATGAGAAGATTGTAAATGGAATTATTAAAGGTATTAATCGTTGTAATGGTGATTGTCCATGTAATAATGATTCTGAGGAAAAACATTGTCCATGTTCTAATTATAGAACAAAAGATAAATGTTGTTGTAAATTATATGTTAAACAAGATTAATTTAATTTATTATGGCTAAACATACAATAGATATTATAGAAGGAGTAAAGAATTTTTCACAAATGAAATTATTTACTATTAATAATTCATCAGAAGAAAATATTTCTTTTTCAAGCGATGGATTATATCCTTGTATTAAAGTAACAAAGGAAGAAGTTCAGAAATATATTGATCAAAATAAATTTTATTATATTCATACATATGGTGAAATTTATAATTTAACAGATGATATTTATGGAACTATTCTTGTTTATAATAAAGAAGATAATTGTTATAATATTGGTATTATTAATATGTCGTCTGATATTGGTATGAAAGGTGATGTTATTACTTTTATCAATTTAACAAAGAGGATTAATAGTGATAATGAATATTGGACACCGAAATATTGTTTTTATAATTATGAAAAATTTCATAATTACCAGACAACATTAATGTATCTTTTTGATACACGAAAAGAATCAGCGGAAGATTTATTGTTAGATATTATTCAGAAATATAAATTTAAGCTTTCTAAAGAAAAAGCGAATGTCATTACATTAAATAATAAAGAACTTTATCAACAGAAATTTGATAAATTATTTAATGAACGTGTAGAAGAACTTAAAAAAGAAATTGAATCTATACTTAATAACGAAAAACAAAAATCTGAAAGTGAAATAACCAAATTAACTGAAAAAATTACATATACACAGGAAGATTTAAATAAGGTTAGAGAATGGAATTAATCAGTTATGAAGATTTTAAACAACATGAATCTAAGTCAGTATATGCTGTTATATATTCATCAATATTAAATAATGGTATTTTACCATTAGCAGAAGAACTTTCGTCAAAGGAAACAGATAATTTAACAGATATATTTAATGATGATAATATAAAACCGGTTAAATTTACTCTGGTAAAAACAAGTAACATATTATCATCTAATAATTTATTTATTAAATATATGTTACAACCTATTGATAATAATTGGAATAATCCTAATATTCCATATATTTTTTATCGAGAATGTAAAGATAATCCTTTAGTATTTGCTATAATATATAATATAGAAGATCAAACATTGAAATATTCAGTCCCTTATGGAAATAATAGGAATATCCATATGTTTTCTACTTTGGAAGAATGTAATGATTATATAACTAAATGTAAGGAAATTATTATACATAATTTATTATCATACTATAAAACAAAGATTTCACAGTATACTACTACTGTGAATAAAATTGAGTCAAAAATTGATGATTTTTTATCATAATTTATCAAATATTTATATTATTTTTTAATTAATTTTGAGGTTTTATTAAAATATTGGGTAATTTTAATAAAACCTTAATTTTAATATATGCATATTTAAATTAGATAAATAATAAAAATGATTTTTAATTGAATGGAACCAAAAAAACATAGTTCACGTGATGGTTTAAGTGTTGTTGATGTTAATGATACACCTGAAGACGTATATATGGATTCTTTTTTAGAAGATGGTGATGACGGTTTCGTAGAAAATATAGAACCAGATAAAATGCCAACAGAAGATTTACGAATTGAAGCACTTAAACGTGCGATAGATATTGCAAAATTAATGAGTAACGTAACAACCCAAGACGTTATTAATATTGCAGCTAAGATTGCTGATTATATCAGTAATACATAGATTTAAAAATAATATATTTAAGTTATATAATATGAATACAACTACATTAAAAGAAAGATTAGGTCTTGATGAAGAAGCCGTATTTGAAGATGGTGTAACAGCAACAGATGACGGTATGACTGATGAAGAACTTAAGATTGAATCATTGAAGATCGCAACTAATATAGGTAAACTTATGAGCAATGTAACAACAGAAGATATTGTAAGTATTGCAGAAACAGTTGCTAAATTTATTAAGGGTGGTGAAGGTGCCTCACTTGAAACTACAAATGATGATAGTTCATCAGATGAAGATAATGGTGAAACAGAAGAAGACTTTAATACAGAAGACGAAGAAACACCAGAAGATACAGATGAAGGAACATCTCCTGTAGCTGGTGAAGATGAAGAAAACTTTGAAATTTAATAATATAGGAATAACATTATTTAACGATTTTGTTATTCCTTTTATTTTTATCATAAATAGACTTTATTTATATTTGGATATATAAACTTTAAATATTCATAAAACTAAAAAGAAATAAAGTTATGACAGAAGTAAATGTTAATGGATCTATTGATCTTAATGTAAATCGTGGTAAGAGAGTGAATAATAATCAGCGTTCGCGTTTCAAGAAGGATGAGCACAAACCACGTGTAAAGACAGATGAAGAGTATATTGCTCAGCTTAATGCAGCAATGCATAAGGCTGGTGGACGCTATGTAAAATTTGATAATGTAGATCATACAGAAGGACTTATGGTTGCAGGTGTGCAGTCAAATGATGGAAAGTATATGTTTGCTGTAGTAGATCGAGATCGTCATGTTCAGCTTGTAGGAAATAATGAACATTTTTCAGTGATTCGTAATGTACCTGCAAGTCTTTATGTACTTGATTATCTTTATCACCGTGAATCAGCAACTTTACATGAGATGGTAACAAATACATTTGATATTGATAATACAAAACTTATCACAAAGCTATATATCAATGTACATAAGAAAACTACTAAGACTAATAAGAAAGTAAAGAATACTAAGAAGAACACAAAGAAGTAAGTATCAATAGATTTAATTATTTTACTTCTAATATAGAGATATAATTCAGTATATGAGTTATATCTCTTTTTTATTTTATAAACTTATACTTTATTTTTAAATATAATATTTAAAATATTTAATTGTACAAAAATGAAAGAACTAAATTCATTCAAAGAATTATTTACATGGAATAAAGAAGAACAGCAAGATTTAGAATTTGAAAATTTGAATCTTGTAACTGCTGTTTATTCTGCTAAACGTATAGAAATGTTAAGGGATGAATTTAAAAGTACTTATAAGAAACTTACAGATTTATTAGATATTAGGAAATCTGATAAATTACTCAAAGACAGAATAAAAGAATTTAATGCAGAACAATGGATACAACATGTATATTCATATATGAATGCATCTGTTAGAAAATATGAAGATTTAACATATGCAATAAATTTTCATAATATATTATTTCCGGATGAACCTGCATTAGGATTAACAGAAGATGAAATTAAGATTATAAATCAAATAAAGGGTATAGAAATAATTATATAAAAGGGGATTACTTTGTGTGCTGTCAGTAATCCCCTGTACTTGTTTAATAGTTATTTAAAATATGCAGTGAAGTAAACTGCCGATGCAGATTACCAATGTATACTTTAACATGTCCTTATGATCGCATACATCACAAGTTTCTGCTTGCATATGATGTACATAACAAGACTGTACAATCATTGCTAATATTGAGAATGTAAAACCACATAAAATAGAAATTAAAAACCATGCAATAAACATGATAGAATTTCCATTATTTGTTTTTACATCATTCCAAACTTCTTTGAGTATTTCCCATAGATACAATCCAAAAGTTACGAAGAACTTTTTTACTGATTCAAATGTTAAACCTTTAAAAAAGTTTACTAGATTAATAAATGAAATTAACATATTAGATAATAAATAACTATTTTTAGGAAGTATAATAATTTGTTTATTATACATATATATTTATTATAGACAAAATTAGAACTTTATTATACAAACATAAGTAAAGACAGATTAGAATATAAAAATATGGTAAAACAAAAATATAATTTATCAATAGCAGAAGAAATGTCTTATGATGAAGATATTATTTGCTTCTGGAAACCTTATGGTAATGACACAATAGGTCCTCATGTATTTTGTCAGTGGTATAAATCAAATTTCATTGATGAAAATAATATAAAGTTTTCATGTACTGAACAATATATGATGTTTAAAAAAGCTATGTTATTTGGTGATAAACAAATTGCATATCAGATTTTGTTGGAAACTGATCCATCTAAAATGAAAAAGTATGGAAGACTCATTAAGAATTTTGATGATAAAATTTGGAATGAAAATAAGTTTACTATTGTTTATAATGGTAATTATTTGAAGTTTACACAGAATGACGAATTAAAGAAATATATTAAATCAACTGGTAATTCTATATTAGTTGAAGCAAGTCCATATGATAATATTTGGGGTGTAAAATTATCTGCAGATAATGATGATATTTTATATCCAGAGAAGTGGAAAGGTGAAAATCTTTTGGGATTTGCATTGATGCAAGTAAGAGATGATATAAAATAATATTTAATTTTTAAATTTTAATAACAATGAATATTAATGAAATTATAGAAGAATTGAAAACTTTTTCTGATGAAGATATAATTAAGTTTAATAAAGTATTTTCTGATTTTTATAAGCCATACAAGAAGAAGGAAAATGAGATAAAGAAAAAACTTAAGAAACAGAAAGAGGAATTGCAGAAAACAGAAGCAATTAAAGCAGGTGATAAACTTTGTGAAATTTATGGTATTAATGCATATCCTATTTCTATTGTTCATAAAGCATGGGATTGTCCATATAATGGATGGCTTGATGATTGTATAGGTGATGATGAGAATATCGGTGATTTATTTGATAATCCAACAGAAGGATATACAAATGATGATATTGAAAATATAGAAAATACATTTTACGAGTATTTTTATAATTTTATGTTCGATGAAGATAAAGATTCAAGAAATCTTCGTCCGGGTAGATCATTGTATAGAGTTTATGTAAAAAACACTAATGGTGAAATAAAAGATATTGATGAAGATGAAATTAGAACTTTTATGCAAGGTTAAAAATTATATAAAATATAAAACACCTTGGCGATACGTTACTTATAATAGAAGACTATATAACGGAGATGACATGTATATAGATTTTAGTTGGAGTCGAGAACGACATTGCTCTTTAGGATTCTATTATGATGGTAATCTTCATACAGATGTATTTACAAATAATGAAGAATGGTTTGTAAATAGACTTTATATAAATTTTATATTCGCAACTATAAAGATAACAACGAAAAGAAAATTGTATTGTATACGAAATTATGATTGATAACTCAAAGGAATATATTGTATGTGCTGCATATCTTCAGACAAAGAATACAGCACATAGGCAATATATGATAGATACAATGAATAAAGATCCTAAAAGTATATATCATAAACCACATGATGAAGTTTTTGATATGAGATTGGGATTTAGACATCCTGATATTATATATCAATTTAAAGATGAAATTAATTCATTTGAATCTGATGGTGGTTTTATGACTTCTAAAGGTAGATATGTTGATAGAATAGAAGCGATGAAAATAGCATATGAATGTGGTCAGGTAACTAAAGAAAGAGCGTTAAGAAACGATGATAGTAATATAAAATATTGGCCATTATATTCAGAAGATATTTATTGAAAAATATTACATTATTTCAAAAATGATGACATTAAAAGAAGCAATAGAACATGCAACAGAAATTTCAGAAACATGTGATAATAAAGAATGTGGTTTAGATCATAAACAATTAGCAAATTGGCTTACTGAACTTGAAGAATTGAGGGAAGAACATAAGCAGAATGTGATGAATATGCTAGCAACAGACTATGCAGAAAATCATACATCTAATGTTGAATACCGTTATACAAACTGTACTGTTAGAGATTTTTATAATGCAAATAAAGCAGCATATATTGCTGGATTTAAAGAAGGATTAAAATATAAAGAATGAGAGATATAAAGAAAGGTGAGTATATGCATTCATATACATCAGGTCCATGTAATGATGAAACAAGATGGGTATTTCCAGAAGATTTTGAAGGTCTTGATGATAATGCTTATTATGAAATAGAATATGATTATTATAGTGCATCAGATCCATGTGATTTTTCTTGTACATATAAAGTAACATATATTAAGAAAGTTGATGATTCTCTATATCATATATTTAATATTCTAAATCATTATAATGATGCAAGTACATCTGATTCATTTATGGAATGGTTTAATAAACATTATACATTAAATTGTAGATGAAACTAGATAATTATGAATTAGTAATATCTTTTGCTATGCCTTGCTATTTATATATTGAAGGTGAGTCAAAAGAAAAATTTTATGTAGATGAACAAACATGTGATTATTATTTGTTTAAAGACATTGATAATGTTCCAAAATATTGGAAACTTATGTTATATAAACCTGATAATATAGAGCATGTGAATAAAGATAATATTCATTTATGTAAATGGTTAGTTAATGAAAGTTATCATGATTTTGTATCAAATGATGATAATGATGACAGTAATGATGATACAGATTATGAATATTATGAATGGGATTTTAACAAACATTGTATAAAATTAGATTAATATGAAGTATAGAATATTGAAAGAAGAAAAGGGCTTTAGAGCTCAAGTAGAACTTTACAGTCATAGAAATAATCAAAATTATTTTGAATATATTGAAGAAGACGGAAATCTTAATTCCTGTCCAATAACTCATTATTATGAAACTGACCAAGAAGCTATTGAAGCATGTAAGAAACATCATGTAAAAATGGGTTATGATAAACTTCCAAAAGTTGTCGACGAATTTGAATTGTAATTATTATGTATTTGGCAAGAAATCAAGGACATGATACATTATCTGGTAAATACATACCAGGTGATTTATATCTTTATATGAAAAAACCTAAACGTGCAAATTCATTTAAGGGATCATTACTAGAAGATATACATACAGAAAATGATATATGGACTGCGAGATGTCCAAAAATGAAATATGATAAAGAATCATTTTCTGATTTGAAATATGAAGATGAACCTATTGAGGTTGATTTAGATATTAAATATAATAGATGGGATCAAGATATTTACAAATATCTATTGAGAATTAAAGAAATTACAGATACTTATAAAAATCCGTTAATAAATGATTCTGGTGGTGCATCTATTTGTAATGACATTGATAAAAAAGTAGATGAACTAATTAAAATGGTTTTATTTAAATAATTACTTTTTAATTCCAAATAAAATATGTATCTTTGCATATATAAAATAATTAAAATTATATATTATGAATAAGGTAGAGATACAACAATATTTAAATAAAGTCAATTCTTATATTGATTATAAAGTTGGTGATTGGGTAGAAACATGTAATATGTTACCTGGTATTGTTCAAGAAATTAATAATTATTATGATAGTAGAAAATTAATGCAATGTTTTGTCGATGATGTTGTAATTTTCTATCCTCATGAAACTATTAATAATGACAATTATCACGGAGGTACATGTTGTTCAATACTGAATTGCGGTGTTCATAAAATTTCTCAAGAATATGCAAAAATTTTATTTGCGATTGGAAGAGAAATGTTAGTAAAATTGTGGAGTACTACTTATTTAAAAAGTGATAATACAAAGCAATGGTCTGATATTGTTATTGAACATTATAACAATAATATTGAAAAATATAAAAATAACGGAGTTGAATTATTTAATATAGGTGAAGAATATTCACGTAAAATTAAAAAATAAATTATGGATATTAAATCAAATAAAGCAGGATTATATTTTGAAAATGCATATGGTATATGTGAAACTAGAACATATTATCCAGAGAATTATGATCCTGAAAAAGATACGAATTTCATGAGAGATTTATCATATGATAAATCTTGGAAAGATAATCAATCAGAACAAGTATTTTGGAATGAAAATTTCATGAAAAGTACTGATATTTTTAAAACATTTACATTCTATTATGCGGAATTTAATCATCCTACTCTAGAACCAGCTATATATGGAGCAAGTACAAATCGAGGATTTATGTGGAAATTTGGTTCTGAGAAAGATCTAAAATGTTCTATGCGTAGATCACTTGGATCTATTTATAAAACAATGTTGAAAGATGGTTATATTAAAATCAAAATTGGTCACGAATCTTATACAGGAGAATAAATTATGAATTATAAAATTAAACATAAATATACAGGATTATATTATCAACCGACAACAGCATCAGGTTCAAACATGGGTAAAAAAGGAAAGGTTTATACATCTGAGAATAACTCATGTTTAACTGGTTCTTATGATACTATATGTGTTACAATTAAGAAAAAATCACCTATATATAAGAATTATTACGAGATGTTATCAGAACATTATCATGATACATCTAGCCGTCCAGAACGTTATGCATGTTTTTCTATTCCAAAAGATGATTTTGAAAAAGAATATGTAGAGGTTGATATTGATTTATTAACAAATATCATTAACAGTAAAAAAGAACAATATTGCGATAATGATATTGTAAAGACATGTTTAGATGAAATTTTAAAATTAGTTAAAAATAACTGATTAATTTATTATGGATAATACACAAAAACATTTTACTGATGAAGAAGAACAATTATATTCTGAAGTAGAAACATCTATGATGAATTACCTTTCTGAAAAAGAATTAAAACAAATAGATGATTATGAATATAAGTTGTTATCAATGTTGGCAGATGAAAGTTTAGAAGATAATTATTATTGAAAATAATGGTGAATAACTAACAAAAGTTATTCACCATTTCTTTTTATTCATATGTTTTAATTTCAATACCTAATTTATTTGCTTTCTTCATTTTACTTGATGTTGAATTTAAATCATCAGTAAATAATATTTTACATTCAGACCATACTGTAGTTTCTTCATATTCTGGATGTATATTTAAGAAATCTTTTTTTGTTGAAAAACCGAATGCTTTTGGAGATCCAGTCATAATAATCTTTATTTTTTCGTTATTATTCTTACTGTTTTCTTTTGTTGATATATCGATATTAAGTAAATTAACAACATTCATAACCAGATTATATTCTTCACTGTTTTTATCTAATGCCCAATTATAAGATACTGAACTGAAACTTGATGTCGAATATTCCTCATTTCTTATAATCTTCGCACATAATGCAGATGCTCTATGTCCACATGTCTTAAAGCAAAAACTTAATATAATATCTTCCAATGTAAGATGATTCCTATATTCTCTTAAATTATTAACAATATTTGTATATGTTTTTGTTTCACCAAATGTTTTTGTAATAAGATCTAAATTATTATCAGACATTAAATAAACAATATTAGTTAAATCTTTAATGTCATTATGTAAACCATCCCATAATGTATTTGCAGCAGCTGGACCTATAGTATTAATATTTAATGCAGTAGCAGAAGCTAAGAACTTATTTTTATTAAATTCATTATGTGATTTAAAAATCTTCATAAGATGCATATTACCAGAAGTTTCCGTTATTACTTCAGAATCATTTGGTAAATTAATATTATCAATACCTGATGGCTTAACAATTTCATATACAAAAGGAATTATATCACCTGCTAATGAAATTCTTACTTCTGAACCAATACCACATTTATTCTTAATGATATAATTATAATTATGTAAAGAAGCTTTCTTTAATTCTTTTCCATCAAGGTAAATCGGTTCAATTATAGCTTTAGGAAAATATTCTCCTGTTTTCTTTACATTCCATTCAATATCAATAATATGTGTTGAATTTATCATAGGAATAAATTTCATGGCAACACAATCTACAGGTCGTACTCTATCTTCATTATATAATCTATTTGAACAAGACGGTTTAAATACAATACCATCCAATGCATATACAGATTCATTATTTCTGAATTTATTATATTCATCATATATATCTGATAACATTTTACCGGTTATTTTGTTTGAATATGAATGTAACTGACAATATTTTGTTTCTGGTAATTCTCCAATATAACCGATATAATTACTTAATATTTTATATGTAGGATCATTTTTATTAATCCATGATAATTCTGTATACTTTTTAGATACAGTATTATATATTCTATAATCATAACATACAAAATGTAAATCATTATGTAGAATAAGATTTGGATGTATATCTGAAAGTTTTCTACCTAATAACCCTGCAACATAAGAACGAGGATTAGTAAATTCATCTGCATATTTTTCATTGAAATCTTTAACAGGTACAAGAACTTCTCCTCTGATACATAAAATATCATTTTGTGTAAGAATATTTTGACAGCATTCCTTAATCTTTGTCCATTCTTTTAAAATCTTTGGTTTAATCCAATGACTAATATCAGTACCATAATTACCGTCACCACGTGTTGCACATGATATGAATTTGTAATTATGATTTTCATCTACTGTAAATTCAGCACTAAATGAACAACCATCTAATTTTGGTGTTGTTTCAAAATATTTAGTGTTTGATGATTTATCTATATATTTAGATATTTCATCAGCAAAATAATTCATATCAACATTACCTGTTTCTTTATCTTGTTTAATCTGAACTTTTGATAAAGAACCCATAATGAAACTATGTTTGATAGTATAATTTGCATGTTTAGCTGTACTTTTACTACCTACATAATTATTATTTTCTAATCCTATATATGTTTCAAGAGCATCAAATTTATAATCATCAATAATTTCTTTTTGGGTATTATAATATGCGTCTTTACATATATTCAATAAATCAGTAATCTCATCATTACTTAATATAGATTTAATTTCATCTACATTATATTTTGATAGTTCATTACGTAATGATATTATTTTATCATCTGTATAATTATTTTGTTTAATATCAAAGATTAAACTCTTAATAGTACTTATCATATATTATAATTTTGTTTAATTACTCATATATTTTATTGTATTATGAATAAAAAGTTTATGATATATTTTTTTATTAGGAAATAAATGTGTATCTTTGTAATGTAAATAATAAACAAGAAGTTAAACATTTAAAAATATATAATTATGTTATCATATACAGATTTATCATCAGAAGAGTTCCTTTCAAAGGGTATTAAGAAGTCTTATCAAGCTATGTTGATTCCAGAAATTCAGCAGATGATTAAGACTATTGATGAATTGCATGAAACAATTCAGAAGATGTCTCAGAAGGAAGAAGAACTTCAGCATGAAATTGAGGTTCGAGATGCACAGCTTAATACACCAGAACATGAAGTTGCACTTGCAATTAAGAAGATGATGCAATCAACCGCAGAGTCTGTAGTTGATACAAAGACTCCATCTATTGTTCGTGAACAAGTTTCTAAGCATATGGAAGTATCTGTTGAAACAGAAGCAGAATATGACCCATATTCTGGATGTCGTGATCCATATTACACATCAACTGCAGAAGTTTCATGGAAGTAAATTTAAACTAAATAACATTAAAGAGTTGAATATAAACAAACTTTATTCAACTCTTTTCTTATAATAATATAAGAATATATAGGAAAAATTATGAAAGTTTATATAGATGTATATTATTATACAGATAAAGATACAAATAAAGAATATGCCCGCACAGTTGCAGGTATATTTGAAACATATGATGATATAACATTTAAAGATATTGTTATTACACGTACAGATAATATAGCATTATACGAGCCAGGTAATTTTTATAAAAGAGAATTACCTTGTATTGTAGATGTATTAAAAGAATGTTGGAAACGGGGATATATTCTTGATACTATAATTATCGATGGTTATTGTCATATGTGTGAAGATGATGGTGTAACATATCATAAAGGTTTAGGTGTAAGACTTAAAGATTATTTACGTGATAATTCATTACCATGTGTTAATAGTCTTATCATAGGAATTGCAAAGCATCCATACAAATATCTTTATGATAATACATTTTTTGAATATGATGACAAGTTAATTAAATATAGTGAATTTAATAAAGAAAATAAGTTACCAAAGAAAGCAATGTATATTACTTTCTGTAATGTGATTGACGAGCTTCAAGAAAAAACTATTGTTGATAAAATATACAATATGAAACGAGTTCAGAAAGACAGTAAATTTAGTTTATTATTTTCACTTATTGATCAAGAAACAAAACGATTTAAATATGATAATTAATCTTAATTCATTTATATATGCAGGTTTTTTTGTCTCAGATGAAGATAAAGAAAAACTTGAAATTACATTTTGTGAAAATGTAGATAATGGTGCAAAATATCTTCAGGAATGGAAGAAATATATTGACCATTGTACAATGATATTTAATGATGGTAATTTTGATGATGCAAAATCAGAAAACATTATTAATTATTTAAAGGATACACCGCCTGATACTCATATGTATTTAACAGTTGATGGTATAGGCAGATATGAAAATGTTTTTGCATTTCGTATTAAGAAAACTGAAGTTGTATCAATGTTAATTAAAAATAAGCAGCCACATATTACATGTGTATTAGATCCAACTACAAATAAACCAGTTGATAGTAATAAAATTTCAAAATGGGTTGATATTAAACCTATTAAGATTGATACAATATGTAAAGTAATTAATAAACATAAAAGAAAATGAATGATTTAATTTCAACTTATTTAAATAATGGTGGTTTTTTATCATATTTTGAATTTAATGAAGATGGATTAAATAAAGATCTTGCTGCATCACTTAATTCATATTTAACAAATATGTTCTCAGGACCATCAGATAGTGATATGATAACATATATCAGAAATTCACATTTTAGTTTCGTTCCTATTAATAATGATATTGAAAAAGAAATGTCATCATTATCTGAACATTTTGCAAAGCCAAAATTTGTGCATATAGCAATTGATGGAAAGAAATTAAATGACAATATTTATTATTGTAAAGGTGCAGCAGGATTATCTGAATTGTATTACAGTATTAAGAAGTATAATAAAGAAATCCTTTTTGATTTTTTTACACGTGTTGAAATATCACATTATACAAAAGAAGAAGCAGATAGGTATAATGACGATTATGTAAAATATAATTATAAAGGAGATAAACGAAAAGTTGGTCAAAAATACTTAAAGGAAACAGATGTTATTATTAATCTGCGAACAGGAGAAGAAGTTAATATTGAAATGCCAAAATGGAGTCGTGGATACATTGTATATGGAAAGTATTATAAACCAATAGATAAGTATGAATTATATTCATTAGAAACATGCGAAAAAATATTTGAATATGGATATGCATCACCTATTGAAACAAAAGAGCATGTAATATTTCCATCGAAAGATAATTCTGCATATTCATCAAAAGGTAAAGCAATCTTGTTAAATAAAGAAACTGGTAATATTTCTTATATTGATTAATTTTATTTTATTATGTTAGTATATCATGGTAGTTCAAAGAAAATCAATTGTATTGATATAGATGAATGTCATTTAGGATGGCATTGTGGAAATCTATGTCAAGCAATTGATATAGCAGATCCAAAGAGAAAAAGTAATAAATTTCTTTGGGACGATTCATATTTATATGTAAGTGATATAAATCCAAATGGACAAAATACTTTATATTTAAAAGATATATTTAGATATTATGATAATTTTTTACATGATATAATTATTGAAATTAAATCTAAATTAAAAGAACAATTTCCTGATATATTATATGATAATATAGATAATTGTGAGAATAATGAGGAATTACGAGAATTTCTTTTAAAAAACAATATTAAATACATTGAATATGATAATGTTGTTGAAACAGAAGGAACATCTTTTGTTATATTAGATGAATCTGAATTAAATAATATTGAAGAATATACATTTTATGAGTTTTTAACTATGCATTATGATAAAATTTAGAAATAATAATAAACATTTCTTTATGACTAAATATAAATCTGTTATATGTATTGAAGATATTACACATGTTGTAAGAGTAACTAATGAATGGGATGGTCATACATATTGGGCAGGTTATTATGCATATATCAGAAATTCCAAAGGTGATAACTATTTTAGAGATCCTACAAGACTTAGACTAGAAGAAGATGATTATAAAAAATTAAGAAAATATTTACCAATAATTAATAATATATGATTAAATTTTATGTAGATAAGAAAGGTATTTCCATTGATGCAAATAGCATTAAGGAATTCCAAGAAAATGTAATGACTACAAAGGAAATTGTAGATCGTATTAAGCAGTTTTATCAGAAATCTGAACATATTTTCTCTAATGAAACTGCAAAAATGTTGACATCATTTTTCAATGATCCATCAAGACGTTTTTTGAGTACAACTGAAGCAACATTTGATACATTGAATTATGGTTATGGTGTTGCAGATAATGAGCTTCATAAGATTATTATGTGGCAAGATGAATCTGGTTTGCATAATTTTGCAATGTATGTTAAGAATACAGGTTCATTAGGTGGAAAGATTGTTAAAATCTGGGTTGAACCTGATGATATTTTCTGTAAGAATCAGATAGAAGCTGCACTTTATCTTGCAGAACTTAAGAAGAAAGAATCAAAGAATGATAGTAAGACAGATAATACAGAAGATTGCTATTTTTATAAAGCAAAACTTACTGAATTCAATGATAAACTTGAAGGTATTGAAAAGCAGATGAAATGTTGTAAAGATGAGATGGCAGAAATCTCTAAGCGATATATAGAATTATGTCGTATTCTTTATAACTTGAAAAAAGATAAAATAAAAGTGAATAAAGATAAGACTTTATTCATTTATAAGAATAAGAATATCTAAAATAAAAAATAACAGGGATATGATACAGTATTTGAAATGTGATAATGGGTTTAAAGAAACAGAACAATATGATTCTAGTTGTTGGATTAATGTAGTAAATCCAACAAAGGATGATATAAATGAACTCGTTTCACATTTCAATACACCTGATTATTTTTATGAAGATATTTCCGATATTGATGAAAGACCTAGATTTGATAGAGATGATGGTTGGATATTAATAATTATTCGTGTTCCTAATAGAGTAAGAACAGAAGAAAATCAAGATCCTATATATACAACTATACCATTAGGTATGATGTTAAAAGATAATATACTTGTAACTGTATATTATGGACAAAATAATGTTATATCTAATTTTATTAACTGGTCAAATCAGAAAAAAATTAATAGAACAGGTTATGATCTTTACATAAGTATTTTTCTTGAATCGAATTTTTGGTATCTTAAATATTTAAAGCAGATTCATTTACAAATGAAAAAAGCAGAATCATCTCTTAGTGATAAGATGAATAAAAGTGAATTGATGCATATAATGAATATAGAAAAATTCTTAGTTTATTTTACTGCATCACTTAAAGATAATGAATCTGTATTAACAAGAGCAAAAAGATTTATTCCTTCTAAATCATATGATGAAGATCTTATGGATGATGTTGAAGTAGAATTAAGTCAGGCATTACATACATCTCAAATATATAGTGATATTCTAGAACGTGAACAATCTTCATATTCATCTATTATTAATAATAGTTTGAACCAGACTATGAAGAAAATGACGATTATAACTATATGTTTAATGGTTGCTGCACTTGTTCCAGGTTTTTATGGAATGAATCTAACAAATGGTATAGAAGATTGGATTTATGGATTTCCCTTCGCATTATGTTTAACTGGTGTATGTGCAGGTATAGCATATTATTTGTGTAAACTTTTTAAATAATAATTAAACAATGTCTATACGATTTAAAAATACAAATGGTGGAACACCAACAAAGGAGGAGATAAAATTACATATAATTGAAAATCTCATTGAAAAACGTTTTTGTAACTATGATAATTCGGAATTAAGAGATGCTATGGTTAATGGAACCTTTAAGAAAATATACAATGAGATTATAGATAGAGTTTTTAATTAAATTTTAAATATAGAGATGATAAAATTTAAAGAACAAAAACAGACAAATTCTTATGTAAATAATATAACAAATGAAGAAATTAATTTAAAGATTCATGAAATGTTACTAGATTTTTATAAAGGACGTGATATGTATATATCTGATATGTGGGAATCAATACAAAAAGGAACTTATAAAAGGATATTTACATACATTAAAGAACATATTCATGATTAATAAATAAAATAAAATTTTAAAAATATGCTAATAGGTTCATGTGTTTTATCAATGATTATTTGTATGATTCTTTGTTATTATATTGCAAAGGCAAATAATCGAGGAACAACTACTGCTGCTGTTTGCGGACTTTTGTTTACATATATTGCAGTAATTGTTTACATTATTATTGGTCGTAAAGTTAAAGTAAATTATTAATTAATTTTAAATAATTAAAGAAAAATGGAAGAGAATAAGAAAGAGCATCCTATTATTGTGAAGTATAATAATCTTATTAAGGATGCAATGAAGGCTCATGAGAAGGCAAAACTTAATACATATAAGTTGGTAAAAGCTCGTATGCTTGAGTATAAAACTGGTGCTGCAGATCAAGATGGAAATTACCCTGTTCTTGATGAGAAAACAGAAATTCAGATTCTCAACAAAATGGTTAAGGAACTTCAGGGCGATATTAAAACTCGTCTATCTGTAGGTAGAACAGAAGAAGCATCAGAATTTACTGAACAGATGAATTACATCAAAGAATTGCTTCCAAAGATGGCATCAGAAGATGAAGTAAAAACTGTAATTGAAAAATATATTGCAGATAATGGTAATTATACACAGAAAGAAATGGGTAAAGTTATCGGTTTTGTAAGAAGTCAATTTAAGTTAGTTGATGGTGCAATGGTTTCAAATATGGTTAAGTCTTATATTGCATAATAATATAAGAATAAAATAATTTAATAATGTGGATATATTCATGATAAGGGTATATCCACATTTTTTATTATATAGACAGTTTATATATTTTTATATATAATTTTTATAAAATTGTAGTTATTAAGTATGATTAATAATGATGAAGAATGTATAGAATTTTATAATTAGAATTTAAAAGGAAAAGGACTTAAAATCATATCTTTAAATAAAAAATGTCCAGATTTTCTTACATATATAAGAAATAGATTTAATGACACTAAAGGTAATGAAATGGTTAGAGAATTAATTTATAGAATTGAATATGAAATAGAAGAGCATCCTAAATGTCCAGTATGTGGAAAACCTCTTGCATTTTATAAACGAGAATGGAAATATAAAAGTTTTTGTTCTAAACAATGTAAAAATTCTGATAAAGGTAAACAAGTAATACAATAGAAAACTATAGACACTAATTTAAAGCGATATGGGTGTAAAGTTAGTTCATAGAATCAAGAAGTAAAGGAAAAAATGAAACAAACATGTTTAAAAAAATATGGTGTTGATTGTACTCTTAAAGATAAAAATATAAAAAATAAAACTATACATACATGGTTATTAAATTATGGTGTTTCACACCCACGTAAATCTGATAAAATTAAATAGAAAACAAAAGAAACATGTTTAGAAAAATATGGTGTTGATAATCCATTTAAATCAAAAGAAATATAGAATAAGGTAAAATAGACATTTTTATCGAAATATGGTGTTGAATATATTATGTAGAGTAATATATTCAGAGAAAAATCTAAGGAAACATGTTTGAAGAAATATGGTGTTGAATATACATTTCAAACAAATATTGTTAAAGAAAAATCTAAGGAAACATGTTTAGAGAAGTATGGAGTTAAACATATAACACAAGCAAATATTTTTAAATAGAAAGTTAAGGAAACATGTTTAAAGAAGTATGGTGTTGAATATATTATGTAGAGTAATATATTTAAAGAAAAATCAAAATAGACATGTTTAGAAAAATATGGTGTAGAATATCCCTGTCAAGCAGATATATTTAAAGAAAAGTCAAAGCAAACATGTTTATTACATTATGGTGTTTAGTATCCAGCACAAAATAAAGAAATTATGTTAAAAACATTTGATTCACGTATAAAAAATAAAACTAATAAGTTTTCTAAAAAAGAAGATGAAATATTTAATTATTTAATAACAATAGATAATGATACAAAGCGCTAGTATTATTCAGAATTATATCCATTTCATTGTGATTTTTATCTACCTAATTTTGATGTATATATTGAATATCAAGGTATGTGGACCCATGGATTACATCCATTTGATAAAGATAATAAAGATGATATAGAAATTTTAAATAAATGGGAAATTAAGGCAGAAACTAGTAAATTTTATAGGTCTGCAATTAAAAATTGGACAATAAGTGATCCTTTAAAAAGACAAACTGCAAAAAATAATAATTTAAATTATTTAGAAATATTTAAAAATGAAATATTTAAAGATAAAATAAATGAATATTTAAATACTATATAGAAATAAATATTAAAATAGTTATGCAGTAAAAATGACTAGATCTGAATTTATACAATGGCTTAAAGACGAAGTTACTATGAGTGGCACCATCAACCTGTCATTACCTGATAAAGAATATAATAGAATTATTGACCGAGAACTAAATATGATTTATGAACTCTATGTAGAAAGTGTTAAATATGATAAATGTGTAATACCACGAGATGTATTTTATTCATAGGAATTTAGAAAGAATAGGTGTATTAAGTTTCCGGATTGTGTTTTAAGTGTTGTTCAATTTATGGAGCTCAAACGTAAAAATTCCATGTGGGGTATTGCAGACCCGGATTTATCATGGAATCGAATGTTTTAGACAGATATGTGGATGGGCCCATAGATGGCAATGGACACTGTTATGTTTAGAACTATATAGTGGTCTAATTGGGATTAGTTGAAACAGTTTAATTTGGTTGATATAAAGCATAGATGGAATAGACCTACACATTAGTTATTTGTAACTGGGCATGATCCATATAATGATGTATATTGTGAATTAGCAACAAAGGTAGATGATTAGGATTTATTTGAAGATCCTTGGGTTAGACAATGGATTGCAGCTAAGTGTAAATTATAGGTAGTAAAGAAATTAGGTACATTTACAGTAACAGCGATAGGTGGCGTAACAGTAAATACTGGAACATATTCTGAAGAAGCGAATAATGATATAAATGATTGTAAGGAATATTGGAAAAATCTTTAGTAGGCAGACTTTTTCGAAACTGGTTATTAATTTAATGATTATTAATATATGTGATAATAGGATATTATATTTTATATGGTTAAAATATAGTATCCTATATTTTTATAAAATAAATAATGTAAATTTAATAATAGATTTAAATAAACAATGGGATATAAAAGATATGGTTCCAGTACAAGTGTTCCTAATTTTGATGAAGGAGAATATGAAGCTGTTACTGCAAAGTTATAGGATATGAATACTGCAAAAATAATATATTTTGGTATTAAGAAACCAAAATCTGCTGCAGATTCAGATAAACCTTGGCGAGAATTAACAACAGATGATTTTGATACATAGATAACAAGTGATACTGATGGATGTTCTGCAACAATAATGTAGAATACTAATGATTTGACAAATAAAACAGGTATAATAACATATACATTATCTAAAAATACAACAGGTAGTAGTAGGTTAATAACATTTAATTATAAAGGTACAACATTATTTACAATAATATAGGATGCAGGTCCAGTAGATAATAATACATATGTATATTTAAGATATTGGGTATTTGATAAGTCAACATATGAAAATATTATAACATCTGCAAATAATACTACTCATTAGTATAGGTTTTCACTGGGTATTGATTCACCCGAAGATACTGATGCGTATATAAGTCATGAAACTTGGAGTTCTTCTGGTAATATAATATATCATGTAACAAATAATAAAGATTTAACTAATATCTTTAGTACAGCAACTTCAATAAAAAAATTAGTAGATAATGGAACATTAACATATGTTGAAGGAAAAAATTTTAATAATAATACTATATCAAGTATTATAAAATTTCCAACAAAAATGTATGAAAATATAAATACACTTGTTCCTGTTAATGATAATAGTATTGTATATCTATATAGTGGTTCCTTTGAAGCAACTGTTAATGCAAATGATTATTATTTAAGTACAGATAATTCACATGGTATTATAAATTGGGGAAATATTAATAATGATGATGTTACATCTATTGGAAAATATAGATATAATAAAAAAAATTAGTAATAAAAAAACATATGAAATTTATATGTTTAAAGTATTAACATCGTAGTTTACTTCACATGGTAATAATGCATTTTTATTTGTACCGACTAGTGATATGATGTATACATCAATCTCTATAGAAAATGCACAAATAGACGTATATGGTTATACATCATTTCCAGTAAGAGACGACGGAAATAAACTATATACATATTTCTTTGTAGAAACAACAAATACTTTAACAATCGATATGCTTTCTGGTAAAACATTAAAAGAATTAAAAGATAATTATAATTTAACAAAAGTTTCCGGAAATATGTATGAAGAAGATGATGCTTATGTAAATAATATATCAGATAAAGTATTAGTAAATGAATGGAAAACTATTATACATAAAACATTAAATAAAAATACAGCACTAAATGATTCTGTTGCTAAAGCATGGTTATACGCTTCAAATGGTTCAATGCTTTATACAAACGCAACATCAAGTAATAGTGTAATAATTGATATGAATAATCCTGCAGGAATATATAATATTACAGTATAATATTAAATTCGTTATTCAATTTTTGAATAACGAATTTTTTATTTATGTAATTTAAGTTACTGTATTTCATATTTAGACGTAGATATAAAAAATGTATTTTTCCATGGCAACATATATAAAATATGAAGAAACAGTTCAAATTCAATATATTAATGTAGATATTGATTATAGTTTATCATTAAATGATCCTAGTACATTCAAATTTAATGGTGATTATATCAAAAATAATAATAACTATATATATTTTGGATTACAAGATGAAAATAGTAATTTTTTAAATTATTTAAATAATTTAAGTAATGATGATTTAACAAACTGTATAATAACAAGTGATAATAATTATACAATTAAATTAGAAAAAGTAGATAATACCGCTGCAAAAATATTTGTAAATAAGCCAACTAGTAAATTAACATTAGATAAAAGAACACAAATAATTACATATAAATTTAAAGATAATACAAACAATATACATGAACTTTTTAAAATTGTATATAAACCGTATATATGTAAATATAGTAATAGTTATCGTATTTATAAATTATAGGCAGCATTAAAATCAAATAGCAACTAGTATTTGTTTGATAAAGTATATGCTGTTATAAATTTTAATGGGACAGGAGGTTCCATTAATATAGATACTTTAAAAAAAGCGATGTACTGGAATATTGATAATACATATATAAATAAAACGATTTTATTTACTGATTGTTATACTCCCCCCATTGTAGATACATTTAATTCTCAATTAGATAAGTTAATATATACATATTATGGTAAATATTTTGCAGATGAAGACTCATATAAGCCAACAGATTTATTACATACATAGTATGATAAAATAATACATTATGCACCAGATGGATTTAGTGGTACAGAATATAAAGTATTTGATTATAGTAATAATAAATTGGTACATTACGTACAATTTGTTGATAAAATGATTTATCTAATTGCATATGATGAATACCAAGATAAAGTATTACCTATATATATGTTAAACTTTACAGAATTTAATCGGAAACTATACAATGATTATACATATACAACATACATATATGGTAAGAAATATTAAAATAAAAATATTCATGAATAAATAATAAAAAGTTATTTTTGATATATTTTTTATGAAACATAATATTCCATTAAATATACTAGATGAATATGCAAAAACAATTTCATCAAAATAGGTAAAAATGCTTTATGAATCAAAATGTAATAAAAAATTTAAGAAAGCATTATATGAAAATATGAAATATCAAAATGATAATAGTTTTTCAATATACTTAAATGATTTTACATTAGATGAAGCTCATTCGTCTGTTGATAAAGCATTAGTACGTTATGTAAGGAAACATAAACTTCAATATAATAAAGTCAGCGATGGTGTTTATTTTTATACACCTCTTGAAGAAAATTATATTTCCTTATTAGAAAATCTTGTTCAAGACGGATTTGATATAGATTTATTAAAAGAAAATGTAGATTCACAAAAAGCTACAGTTTATTTAGAAAAATTAAAGTTAAATAAGAAATGATAAAGATTAGAAGACGTAAACCTATTTTTGAGGATGATTAGACTACATAGCAGCAACCAGCAACAACAGGTACAACAGCACAACCTACTGCAACACCTGCTCCTGCAAATAATACAACAACTCCAGCTGCACCAGCTCAACCTCAACAACCTGCATAGCAACCAGCTCAACCTAATAATACTAACACACCTCAGCAACCAGCTGATCAAAATAATCAACAGCAATAGCAACAACCTAATCCTAATGCTTAGAAAGTTGCAGATGTGTTGAAAAAAATGGAAAATACATGGTGGATGATTTCTGTTAATCTTCCTGATGAAATTCAAAAAGATATTCCAGATTTTAAACAAGGAAATCAATAGGCTGATAATGCTATCAAAGCATGGGGAACATTTAAGCAGAATCCAACAGAAGATACATTCAAACAATTCTTAGAAGGATTTAAAGCATTTGGTGGTGTAAATAATGATTAGACAAATAATCAATAGAATAGCCAGCAACCAGCTGCACCAGCTCAACCTCAAACAAATGTTAACGCAGGATTAAAAGCTGCATATTCATTCAGAAAGAATCTTATGGAAAATCTTGAGATTGCAAATAAGAAAAAATATTATAATTCTGTTTGTGAAGATTATTTTGATAAAACTGAATTTACATTATAATAAAAATAAATGAATCTAAAATATGGTTAAAAAATATAAATATGTTTATAATCAAAAAACTGGACATTTTATAAAAAAACTAAATGAAGATGATTCAAATGTAAGTACAGATACACAACAATAGCAAAATAATAATTCTAATACTACTTCATCAACAACTGATGATAAAGATACATCAACAAATAATACATCTTTTAAATCAGTTGAATCTGATGAAACAATTCAAAGTCTCAATGCAAAAATACAAGATAATGAAAATAAATTTCAATAGGATTTAAATACATAGCAGAAACTTTTAGATGCTGCTAAAGTTACTGCATCTAAAAAAACGCCAACAGGACCATATGACCCTGTTGCAACAGATGCAGACGTATTAAATATCATGAAAAAAATAAATGATATTACTAAACAACATGCTATTGATATTGCGAATTTTCAAGATTAGAAATTAGCATAGCTATAGAAACTATCGCAAACAAATGAATCATATTATAAAATTCCAGAAAAATATAAATGGTTAAACGAATCTAATATTCATACTGCAAAAATATATATGGGTGATCTTATAGCTCCAGATGATTAGCACATATTAAAAGGTATGGCTGATTTTAAGAGAGCTTTTAAAGATACAGATTTGCTTTATGGAAAAGATAAGAATGGTTACTTTGTAGTTTGTGTGGATTAGGAAGATTTTAATACATTATATGACACTCTTGAAGAAAACTCGTATTTGAGAGACCAAATAATTGATACTGTTATACCTTAGTTATTTGATAGACACGAAATGATTCAATAATTTATATTAATAAAGATAGAAATATTGCACACTATATTTCTATCTTTATTTTATTAATATAAACAATATATTTAATAATGAGTATAAATTATTAAATATATTCATTAAATATGTCAGATATTGAATGCTTAGATTTTTTTTATAAAAATATAAAAAATAAAAAATTACCAATAAGATATATTTCAAAGAATTTCCCTATTTTTATAAGTTATATAAAAAATAGATTTAATGATGGTAATAACGAAACAATTAGTGAATTGATTTATAGAATTGAAAATAAAATAGAAGAAATTCCAAAATGTCCAGTTTGTGGGAAGCTTGTAAAATATGATAAAAATAAAAAACATTATAGAACATTTTGTTCTAAAGAATGTGAACTTACAACAATTGGACAAAAAATAATGAAAGAAAAAAGATTTAATACCAAATTAATGAAGTATGGGTCCGGATATTTTAATAATAGAGAAAAATATAAGCAAACGTGTTTAGAAAAATATGGTAAAGAACATGTTATATTAACAAAAGAAGAGAAAGATAAAATTAATATTAAAATAAAAGAAACATGTTTAAAAAAATTTAATGATCCTATATACGCAGAGGAAATAAAGGAAAAAAGAAAGAGAACATGTTTGGAAAAATATGGTGTTGAATATATTTCACAATCTGATGAAATAAAAAAGAAAATAAAGATGACATGTTTGGAAAAATATGGTGTTGAATATATTTCACAATCTGATGAAATAAAAAAGAAAATAAAGATGACATGTTTGGAAAAATATGGTGTAGAAAATGCTATACAATCATCTCAAGTAAAAGAAAAAATAAGACAAACATGTTTGGAAAAATATGGTGTAGAAAATGCTATGCAATCTGATATAATAAAAAATAAAGTAAAACAAATATTTTTACAAAAATATGGAGTTTCAACTTTTTTTAAAACAGATGAAATTAAAATAAAGTCTAAACAAACATGGTTAAATAAATATGGAGTAGATCATCCATTTAAATCTGATGAAATACGTAATAAAATAATGAAAACATGTTTTGAACGATATGGATATGAATCTGCCATGAAAAATAAAGATATAATTTTAAAGTCATTTGAAAAACGTATTAAATCTAATAAAATATCAAAGTATTCTAAGAAAGAAAATGAAATTTATAATTATTTAATAACAATAGATAAAGCGATTAAAAGACAATATTATACAGAAGAATATCCATTCCATTGTGATTTTTATTTACCTAATTTTGATTTATATATAGAATATAATGGAGCATGGACACATGGTAAACATCCATTTAATAATGATAATAAAGATGATATAGAATTACTTAATAAATGGGAAGATAAAGCAAAAAATAGTACATTTTATAAAAATGCAATAAATACATGGACTATACGTGATACTAATAAAAGAAATATTGCATATGAAAATAAATTAAATTTTATTGAAATATTTTATATAAAGAAAACATATCATTTTATAGGTTATTATAATAATAAATATATTGATGAAATATATAATACATTTCAAGATTTCTTTGACAGACATGAAATGAACTAATAAAAATAATATTAATAAATTTATGCATTATATACAAGAAACAGATAATTTTAACATAAATCTTCCTTTGTATGGTTCATATTTATTATATAATCCAAATACAAAAGAAACTGTAGTTAAAAAATCACCGAATCCTAAATATATTTCTGTTGATACATTTATTGATGTTGCTAATGAACTTAAACAAATTGCAACTGACTTAAAAATTACACCTACTGAATTACCATTATTTCAATATATTAGATATAGTCGTTATAAAGACGCAACATGGACAATTATTGCAGGTACAATAGATAATAATTTTAAACAAAAAGCAGATGTATCATATTCAATGGTTCCTAATATTCAATAGATGATTTTACCTTCAAAAGAAACTTTAGATTTTCCTCATTTTTGTGGAACTATAAACGGTTTAATAAAAGGACATGGTGATCTTTGTGGATGGGCAGGTGATGCAGTCGAATATGCAGCAGATTTAATGAAAGATTAGAATGCTGTATTTCCATCTGGTGGTTTTGACAGTGAAGATTTAAGAACTGATTTAGATGCTTATAATTTATATAATATTAGTAATACAAATATTATAGATAATATAAAATCATATTATGAAAATATTACAGATAGTAAAAGAATTTCATTATTTTTAAAAGGTGGTGAAAATATTACTACAAGATTTAACAGTTCACCAGATATATTTTATCTTAATATATTAAAACAAAAGATGAATGTAACTGATGAATATATGACATTAGCATTAAATAAAATACAAACATATATGGATAAAAATAAAGGTTGATAATATCGAAAATTATCAACCTTTATTTTTTATAAACTTGCAATATATTTCTTTATACCTTCTACATGAATATCTGTAATTATATTTCTACCTTCATTACTTAATAACCATGTAGCATCTTCTTTATTATCCATAAACATATTTTCTGTTAAACATGCAGGACATGCAGTTTTTGATAATACATAGTAATTTGCTTCCTGATCAGGATCGCCATCTGAATTATCAGGACGAAGTTTCTTACCTAATGGTTTTAATTTAGATTCGGCAACTTCATAGATACATGTTGCTAATTTATCTGCAGATGTTTGTCCTTTACTTGTATATACAGACCAACCTTGTGCATTCATCCATGAACCATTTCCAGCTGCATTTACATGAATGGAAATAAAAATGGCTTTATTTCCCTTTGCTTTTTCTTCAAGATATTTTTTATTGGCACGCTGAACACGAAGATTTAAATCGTAAGATTGACTTGTAATTTCTTCAACTTCTGGATGAACAATATAACATCTATATCCTTCAGAAATTAACTTATTGTAAACTTCATATCCTATTGCACGAACATATGCATATTCTTTTAACTATGTCTTACCATCATCAAATACAGGACTCGATTTTCCGGGTGTATTACAACCATGTCCATGATCTAGCATTATTAAAACTTTACTTTTTTCCATAATTAATACATGTTATCATATAATTTAAATGTGAATACTGATAATTCTTTTAAGCAATTATTACTTAAACAAACACCATCTCCAGCAGCAGTTGGTGCCAAGAAATTTTTATAATTATCAGAAATACTCTTATTTACTTTAATTGTTTTTCTATCTCTCTTTCCTTGTTTAATTTCTTCTTTACATCTATTTAAAATTGATGTTAAATTATCATATATCTATTGTACATCTTCTTTCTTCAACATATAAACAATATAATCAATATTACTTGTGCCTATATATCTAGGAAATAAAATGTATTTTATATTATCATCAGACAATATATCTAATTCTCCTTTTCTTGAAATATTAATTCTGAAATTATCTTCACTTGATTTCTTTCTTTCTGCAACAGCAACACTAAATACAGAAGGGAAGTCCATTAAAGCATTAATATTTCTTACTATAAAATCTTGATTTCCTCTTCTTGCAGATTTATTGAAAAATGTAGATTTACCAAATTTATTCTTAAGTACACTATTTAATTTTTCCTTTAAATGTGTTGAAGAATTATTATGCGCATAATCATATCTATCTTCATTTAAACTACGTTTAATACTAACTGCAATAGATTCAATTAATGATTTATATAACTAAGTATTATTCATTTTTTCTGATACCTATTTTAATTTATTTATTGTATTTTTATTAATAATTGCATAATCATCTCCATCATATCGTATTTCAGAATTATCAGCTAATATATCAAAAAACTTAGGATTCTTTTTATCAAGTTGATATATAGGTATATTATCTATACAAGTTGTACATGTATTTATCATTACTTTATTAAACTGTTTAAGTAATGAATTAAGTAATGAAATACATGTAGTTTCATCCTATATAGATAATTGTCTTATATATACTATATCTGCAATACATTCTGATTTTATATTTAATAATTTTGGAAAATTACTGGCAAATCCATCTGATATTGTATAATCATTATTTGAATGTGCTCTTTGCTTATTATATATTACACAAAACGAATCTCTCACATTATTATATGTAATATCATCATAGCCATATATAATTTTATCAGTTATAATCCCATATTCATCATATAATATATTTGCAAATTTTATAATATAAAAATCATCATCACTTATACGTGTTTTATTGGTACTATACATATAAGGATAAACCTATATATATTCTATTCTTGTATAGTTATTATTAAATTTAAATGTTAAATAAATACAATCAGGATTAAACGGTAATTTCATATTATCAAATGTTAGCTATTCTCCTTTATTATAATCCTTATAACAATCTTTATCTAACATAATTAAATAATGATCATATATCTCATAGGATACTTTCATCCAATCAATTTCTTCAGCAAATCTGTGTGCGATTTTTTCTACATCATTAGATAATATAGCTGATGCTAAAATATCATTATAATCATCATTAAAATCTATATCATTAAATAAATCCATTAAAATAAGTTACTATTTTAAATATTTATTTTAAAAGGGTAATTCTTCACCAGGTTCCATAGGTAAAAATGAAAGTGTTGGAATTATATCATGTTTTCTAAAATACTTTTTATGCATTTTCTTTGCAGTTCTCCATTCTCTTATAGATTCTCTTGAAACAGTAAAACTTGGACAATTTTCACAAATATCAAATATATTTTTATTTAATTCATTTTCAATTTCATATACTGGTCTATTATCATAATTTGGTTGTCGAGAACAACAAAACCAATTAATATACATAGGATATGGATCATCTGTTACCATATCATCAAATGACTTATCATGTGCGCATTTACAACCACAAAATTTTTTTCTTAATCTACTTTTCATATCTGTTTAATTTAAAATATTATATAACATTTATATAATAATAAATCTATTAATGTTTGTTAAATTTTACTTATAAATATGTTAAATGCTAAATAATTTAATTATATGGCAAGAAGAAGTTCAACTATTAGAGACATTAGAGCAAATGCATTGGATAAGCAATCAGAGAGCGTAAAAATGTCTACTGTTTATACAACTGCAAAAATTAATTAGATATTAGACGATATAAAGAAAGGTAAAAAACCAGATCTCAACCCGTTTTATCATGGTAAAAAAGATTTAAGGGATTCTGGTATTACTTTCGAACGTACACAAGAAGAAGATGATGAATATAAAAAATGTGCAATGGATTGCATATATTTTGTTTCAAGATATGTAAAATTCAGGAATGATAAAGGATTTACATTAGTTAAATTAAGAGATTATTAGGAAGACGTTATTCATCTTTTTTCTGATGAAATATGGGATGAAGAATTACAAGATGTTCGTATGAAAAATCGAAGAGTAATTCTTTTGTAGGCCCGTCAAACTGCTAAAAGCACCACTTGCGTCGCGTATTTTGTATGGTACTTGATTTTTCATGCGGACCGTAACTTAATGATCACAGCTAATAAAGAGTCTACTACAAAGGAAATTCTTAAAAAATGTATGGATGTATTTAAAGCATTACCATACTTCTTGAAACCAGGTATTGAAGAATATTCAAAAACAACTTTAAGAACTGAGAATGGCTGTTCTTTAAGAGCAGTTGCAACTACTGGTGATTCTGCAACAGGTGATTCAATAAATATCCTTCTCATAGATGAGTGCGCGTTAATATCTCAAAATGTAATTAAGGAATTCTGGGCATCAGTTTACCCAACAATGTCAAACTTCCAGTAGTCTTAGATTATTGTTTTGTCAACACCACGTGGTAGAACAGGACTTTATTATGATTTATGGGAGGGTGCATAGAATGGTAAAAATGGTTTTGTGTCAAAACGTGTAGACTGGTGGCAGGTACCAGGTAGAGATGAAAAATGGAAGCAAGATTAGATTTCTGTATTCGGACAAGATTTATGGGAACGTGAGTTTGAACTTTCATTTGATACTAATGAATCTAGATTGTTATCAAAGAATGCATTAGAGAAAATAGATCATATAAAGAGAAAATTTGAACATGTTGAGATATATGGTGTACCTAAACGTGTAACTGATAAAATATATTGGGATCCAGAATTTCATCCAGATTAGTTAACATATGAAGATAAGATACAACGAAGATTTGTATGTATAATTGATACTGCATAGGGAACTGAAGCTGGTGAATATGGTAAAGAAGATTCAGATTATAATATTATTAATATATTTGAAATGAAACTTTTAGATCCTGAAATAATTTTAAAGAATAGACTTGGATATAAAGCAGTTAAATATACTAACTGTATATGTTTAGAATAGGTTGGTATTTACATAGATAATAATTTTGATGAAGAAGAATGTGCAGCAGCTGCCCAACATATTGCATTTGATGTATTCAGTAATGGTGGAGGTTATGAAGGTGAAATAGATAATATGAGAATATTATATGAAACTAATTTTAATGGTAAGAATTTCAGAAAGATTTTTTAGAAGCATGATTAGTTTTATGATACAATATTAAAAGGTTTCTTAACAACTGGTGGAAATCACGGCAAGAAATATTTCTGTGAACTTGGTGCAAAGCTTATTGATCTTGATTAGATTATTGTTAAGTAGGATCATGAAATACCTGTATTATCTTCTGTTGAATAGTTAAAGTCATTCGGTAAAGTAAAGAATAGTTATGCAGGTTTATCTATGCATGATGATATATCTATTACTATATTATTTGCAAGTCGTTTCTTTGAAGATGACAGTCAATTTGAATGGCTTGATGAATGGTTTAGCCAATTACCAAATTATAATTATAATACAATAGAAGAAAGAAATAAGGTTTTACAGATATTAAATTATCTTGAAATATATGAATATACTAATGAAGATGATGATACTGAAGCTGATAATTATTCAGAATTAGTAAGTGCAGCAACCTCAGGATTTGGACAAATAACATAGCAAGCATCTGGAACATATGGTTCATTAATGCATAATTAGAATACATCAACACCATATCATAATAATCCTAATAATATGAATGGAAATTATTATCCACCTCAGCAGCAAACACCTATGTATTAGGGAACATACTCTAGTTTAAGCAGAAATAATTTAATGAATTCACGTTTTATCAAGCGTTAAAATAAATATATTAATAATTTAATAAAATTTAGATATATGAATAAGAAATTATATAATTCTATAGTTAGAGGAATATCAGAGTCATTATAGAAATCATTGTATGAAGGTTTATTTGATGATGTAGATGATATATTATCAAATGATGATATAGATTCTTCTTAGTTAATGGATGATTATTTAAAAAAAGTTATATTGGAAACATTATGTACAATTGATGCTTATCATAATGTTGAAGCAGATGAAGATGACGGTTTACCTATGATAAAATAGAATCCTGATAATAATTTATAGTATTATATTGCTCCTTACACTACATATAAACGTGAAAAGTTAGGACCTAGAAAAAGGAAGAGATATAATTTAAATTATTTCTACAGATATATTTTAACATTTGATGAAACAGGCGGAATAATATTAGATATTACAAAATTCGGTAATAAAAGAAATTTCATTATTAATGATCAGTTATATTAGTTTATTTGTAAAACTCCATATACAATAAGTGAAATAAAATATCATTTACCATATAATGAATATACTCCATATACAGAACAATGGGAGAAAATATGGATAATAGACAGAACACCACTTTCTAAACCAAAAAATATTCCAAATTCATTTGTTAATAATTTTCCAGAAAAAATAACACCTATGTATTCTGATGAATTAAAAGATGATATGAATCCATCTAATAATTCTATAATAGGCAGAGAATGGTTTACATCAGATGAAATGTTTTTAACATTTATACAGAAACTTGTAAATAATCAATTTGATATATCAGATGGAGATTTTTTTGTATATAATTAGAATACAATAGATGAACGTAGAAAAGAACTTTTATCAGGTAATCAGGATAAACAAATAGAAGAAGAAAATGATGCAAAATTGAATTTCAGTAGAAGTATACTGGGTGAAAAATATTATCAAAAATTTAATCAAATTTCACAATATTTTCAAGAAAATAACATAAAATTTTACTTAAAAACAATAAATACTTTCAGAACATGTAAAATTTGCTTAAAAGATACAGTATTGAATTTAAGACGTTAGAATGGATATATATTTGATGAGATTGATAATATAGAAGAACCTAATAGAGTAGAACCATTTTTTGAACGATAGCTATTATATAAAATGTTTTGTATAATGAAACATGAAAAATTAAATGACTGGAAAATCCAACAGACTTATGATGAATGTATAAATGGTACTCTGGTAAGTTATAATTTTTATAATACATCAACTTCATATTATGATATAAACACATTACCTATAAAATTTGATAACAAATATGCTATATATAATTTGTATTATGTAATTGGTAAAGCAATATCAGACAGTAAACCGATTTATGAATTAGGCGTTAAAAAATTTGACAAATATCCATATCAAAATGATGTAACATTAGGTCCAACATCTATATTAGCTGCTAATGAAATAGAAACAACCGGTAATGCATCATTTAATATGTCAATGTTCGATTATAGTTATTTAACAGATCAATTAAAGACAATTATTGATAAAGTTTGTAAAAAATACAAAATAAAGTGAAATTGTTATTAATATGAGAATAACCACATTAAACCAATTAAAAGAATATACTACATATACATATTATAAATTAAATAAACCTGAATATACAAAAAAGAAAAAAGTTTATATTTGTCAACCTATTAACTATATAGATGAAGGATGTACACATATGGATATATGGTCAGGATATATATTTTATAAAACTAATGCAGTTTCCAGGAATGTAGGTTATTATGGTTTTTTATTAGATAAAGAATCAGATGAAACATATAATAATATAATTAAAAAACAACCAAAATATCTTGGTAAAATTTCACCTATGTGGTATGTAAATACTACATTGTATAACATACAATCTGAAGAAAATTGTAAGTTATATAAAAATCTGAAATTAGAAGAAAATCTATTAACAGAAAATAATAAAGCAGTATTTACAGATAAGCATGAAATAGAACAATATATAGATGATATAAGAAATAATATCATTAAGATTCCAGAAGTAGAACATATTGTTACAATGAAAACATGGTATAATGATAAAGATGGAAATAAAATAGAAGAAACATCAGTTAGACATTTACCAAGTGGTAAAACAGATATAATAAAAACAATAATAAAATAATGTTAAAATTTAAAGTCTTCACAATGAAATCATTGTGAAGACTTTTTTATTTATTATTATATAAACACTAATTAACTATATTTTTATAAAAAAATGAATACTGAAAATAAATTTAATTATGTTCTTGTCGGCGGAACATTTAATGATAATAAAGGAAAAGAATCTGGTGTAGTGAATAAATTATATCACGCATTAGGTACATTTAATTCTGTTATGTATAATGGTGGTAATTATTTCGATTTGGTTGGTAATGCTTTATCATCTATTACAGAAACAGATCTTATTATATGGATGGCAGATGTAGATAATGCTAAAGAGAAAATATATCCAGTTAAAAATACAGGTTCTGTATTAATTTGCTCAAAAGTTATTAGAGACGGTTATACATATAAAGATGCAATTGCACGTATATTTAAAATGCATGGTAATGCTGTTATTGCAATCACAAAAGATAGTAAAACAAATATGTTTATGTTTGAATTTTGGGATGCATTAGCAAATTGTTGGTACAGTGGTTCTGATATTGAAAAATTAGCATTAACAATATATAGGTTTTATATATTCAGTAAAGGCAGTATTCGTCGACAAACAGCACGAGATACCTCATTAATTAAATATAATGATGGTAGACCTGATGATTTAAATGATTTTATTAGGTTGAATAATAGTCTTGCTGATTTTATTCAAACGTCGTGTGGTGATAGGTTTTTCGGTAATTTATCTACACGTTGTCAAAAGTTATTTCCATCAGAACGTGATGGTAAATTTATTTATGTAAGTCCAAGAAATGTAGATAAACATAGGTTAACTCCTTCTGATTTTGTTTTATTTAATACAGATGATTATACTTATTATTCAGTAGATGAAAAAATAAAGCCATCTGTTGATTCTCCTGTACAATCTGAAATATATAAAGAATTCCCATCTATCAATTATATGATTCATGGACATGCATTTATATCTATTATGAAAGAGTTAGATGAAAATAATATTCCATGTGCAAGTACAGAGAATTATTTTCCATGTGGAGACTTAAGAGAATTAACAGAAGTAAAGAAACTTATGAAACATATCATATATGATGAATGTCATAAAGATTATGGTATAATAAATTTGAAAGGACATGGTTTTTTAATGTTCAGTCAGACTTTTGAACAAATGAAATATATGATTAATGATATATATGCATTCAAAATGAATGATGGTAAACAATTATTTAAATTTTATTAATAATGGGAAAATTCAATATTAAATCATTATTTGTTGAAGAAACAAATACAGACGATGAAGTTAAAGATACTACAGTCGAAACTTCAAATAATTCAAATAATAAACCAAATGTAAATGTATCTACAACAAACGTACAATCACCAGCATCTGTTCCAGCTGATGCATCAGTTAATTCTGGAAAGGAAGAAGTAAATCAAGAACTTCTTAATAAACTATGTAATTATCTAGAAACATGTAAAATCGAAGGTGGTGATTATATGCAACTTAAAAAAGCGGCAAACAGTGATGGAATGAAAGTTATTCCAGATGAAGCTGTCAGATTCCAAGCTGCATATGCAACGCTAAAAAGTGTAAATCCAAATCTTACAAAAGATATTATTATCAATTCTATTGATACATATATTTCTGAAATGAATAAGCAATATGATATTGCTATTAAACAGATTGAGGAAAAAAGAAAGATTAATGTAGGTGATAAGAAAAGAGCACATGATGAGAAAGCTCAACGAATTGCAATGCTTCAAAAAGAGATTGTAGAATTATCTACTGAAATGACAAAATTATCTGATGAAATTAAAGAAGGTGATGCAGAATGTGATAAGAATGTAAAGGAATTTAGAAATGCTGTAAATGTTATTGTATCTGCATTGGAATCAGATAAGAAAAAGATTTCTGAAAAGTTAGTAAATTAATAATATGAGAGTAATAATTAAAAATTACGATTCTACAAAAGCAAAGGATATTATTATTCCTGTAGAAAATAATATGGATAAACATGTAGACTTTTCAGGTGGTTATGTTGTATTAAATGATGCAGATGGTAATAAAGTTGTTTATGTAGATTTTATGAAATATCCTGAAGTAACATTAGATTTATAATAATTAAATAAAAATATGGCAGAATATAACACAAGTGATATTGTAAATGTAGCAAAAAATACAGTATCAAAATGGGAAAAACCTGGTGGAACAACAGGTATGATTGTATTAGGTGTTGTAGTAGGTGCAATTGCAATTAATATTACACCTATTATGAATTTTATTGCAGCAGCATGCGCAAGCACACTATCTGCAATTGGTATGGCAGCAGCACTTTTTCTAGTTTTATATTGTTTATTTGATCCTCGTATTCGTAATATTGGTTCAACAATATATTTTATGATTATGCGTAAGATTGAAGGTCTTCTTGTTGATTATGATCCAATCTCTATTGTTAAGAGAAAGATTATGCAGATGAATAAGAAGATTCAGGAAATTACCGATAATATGGGAAAGCTTCGAGGTCTTATTGATAAATCAGAAAAACGTATTCAAGATAAAAAGAAACAATGTGATCATGATTTTCAACTATTAAATAAGTATAAAGAAACTGGTAAAGCACAAGATGCTGCTGTATATGAACGACAAGTTACTCGCCTTACTGAAGTAATTAAAAATTCAGAAGCACGACTTATTCAGTCAAAGCAATGGTATGAAATTATGGGTAAACTGAAACACCAGGCTGAATTAACAGTACTTGATGCAACAAATGAAGTAAATGAACGTGTAGAAGAGTGGGAAATGATTAAAGCACAACATAAGGCATTTACATCTATTGTTGGAATTATTAATGGTAAGGATGATCAGTTTAGTTTATTTACTCGTGCAATGGATCATATGGCAGATGATATTTCACAGAAACTTGGAGAAATGTCATTTATCATCGAGGAAACAGGTGGTTTGATGTCAAAGATTGATATGGATAATCTTGTGATGTCAGATAAAGCAAATGCACTTCTTGCACAATATAATTCTGGTGGTCTTGATGCTGTTCTTCTTGGAAGTTTTGCAAAGCAACCAATTGAACACGCACCAGCAGAAAATGTAGAGTTCAAAGAAGCAGAATTTACAAATTTGAATACTATTACAAATAATAGGAATAATGTACAACAAACATTAGGTCAACCAAATTGGTTTTAATAAAATTAAAGAGAATTGTGTAAAAAATACATGATTCTCTTTTTTTATTTTTAAAAATATATGTATCTTTGAATTAATAAAATATTTATGTTATGATAAAAATAGTTGATACATCATATTATATTATTAATAATAAAGAAAAGAAAGAATTATTTATATATTACGATACAGAACATAAATTGGATTGTAATATGGATATACTTTCTTTTCAATTAGATTTTAATCTCAAAGATATTGATAATGATAATAAAGATGAAATTATTGAACAATATTTTAAAGATAACTGGACAAGATTTTTTATGGTAAAATCAGTACCATATGGAGATTTAATGTCTATTGGTATTTCATTTGAACAAATATTAAATATGGTTAATGAAATAGCTAAATCAAAAATAATATTTGAAGATTATAAATCAATTTAATAGACTTTTTAATAAACACGATATAAAAGAAAAATAGAGAATAATATTAAACATTAATTTAAATAACTTTAATTAAGAATTAAAAATTATGGCAAATGTTGTTTTGCGACCTTGGGTAAAGGTTGTTGGTGTTATTGCAGTTGTTGCTGCAATTATGTTTGGTGCTTCTAAATTTTTTGGAGGCAGTAATGATGGTGATAATAAGTCATCGAGTGACAGCGGCGGTTTTTTCAGCGGCATGTTTTCTGGAAGTGATGATGATGTAATCACCATTGGTACAAATACTTATGCAGGTTTTCTGCCATTTATGTATTTGAATAATGGTCTTGAACCTAATGAAGATTGCCCTATTTATAAGGAATATGGACTTAAGTTGAAGATTGTTGTTCAGGATGATTTTGCTGCAGGACGTGCAGCATTCAATAATGGTGATATTGACATTATTTATTGTACTGCAGATGCTCTTCCTGTCGAGATGAGTGAAGGTTCAAATATGAATGATGCTCGCTTCTTTAATGTATCAAATTGGTCACGTGGTGCTGATGCTATTGTAGTTAATAAGAGTATTCAGAATGTAAGTAACTTGATTGGTAAGGTTGTTTGTTGCTCACAGGGTACAGCATCTCATACATTGTTGTTGAATACACTTGAAACAAATGGTATTGGAGCTGATAAGGTAAATATGGGAAATTCTACAGATCCTAATAAGGTTAATATTAAGGTTGTAGATAACGGTCTTGAAGCCGCTTCTGCATTCCGTGCAGGTTCTTGTGATGCAGCTGTTGTATTCTCTCCAGATGATCAGGATTTGGTTGCAACTGTAAAGGGTGCACATGTATTGATTTCAACAAAGCAAGCATCTAATATTATTTGTGATGGTTTGATTGCAAAGCAGAGCTACCTTGATTCTAATAAAGAGAATGTAAAGAAACTTATTTCTGCATTGTTGTATGCAAATGATAAAATGAATAGTGACGAAGCAGCAGTAAAGATTGCAGCTAAGGCTTTTGCAAAGGCATATGGAACAGATGAGAAGTTTGCAATTGATGGTTCTAAGAATATTCATTATATTACATTGGGAGATGCACAGAACTTTTTTGGTTTGAATAGTTCATATACAGGTATGCAGGGTGATGAGCTATATTCAAAGATGGCACGTACTTATGAAAAGTTGGGTCTTTGTAAGAAACCACTTTCATGGCGAAAAGTTTCTTATCCTGATATTATTGAATCACTTGCATCTAATGCTGGTGAAGTAAAGGGTGATCAGGCTGCGGAAGCATCAGTAAAGTTTAAAGAAACATCTACATCTGATGCAGAAACAAAGACTGCAATTTCAGATAAGAAGGTAACTATTGAATATCCTGTTGATAGTGATATTCTTGATAATAATGCGCAGTGTATTATTGATAGAGAATTCGCTGGTATTGCAAAGCAGTTTGCAGGTGCAAAGATTCGTATTGTAGGAAATACTGATAATACTGGTAATTATGCATATAATGTTGAATTGTCACGAAGACGTGCACAATCAGTTGCAAATTATCTTGTAAAGGAATATGGATTTGATAAGAATCGATTCATTATTGTTGGTAATGGTCCTAAACGTGCAGTAGAAGATAAGGTAGTAGGAAGTAATAATGCATATCGTACTACAGATTTTCAGTTGGTAACAGAGTAATAAAAATATATAAACATGCGGTTTATAGAATAATATAATTTTAATTATATTCTATAGATCGCATGTTTTTAATTTAGTTATGAAATATAGAAATGATTTAATAGGTAAAAAAATTTTAATTATATGTGATAGTATAGGCAGCAGTTATAAAAGGTTATATTGTTCTTATGTATTAGGAAAAATAATTGAATATAACCCAGCTACAAATAAGATTATGGTTATTAGAAATACTGGACATATTGGTTCAGCTGTTGAATTTAAAATTAATAATCATGATCCTTTTGAATATCCATATTATTTTGATAATCGGTTCGCATCAAGAGAACCAGAAAATGATAATGAAACATGGTGGTATGTAGCATTTGCTGATGATGAAGCTATACAATTATTAAAACGAAATTTATTAAAACAAAATAATAAAAGCCCAGTATATAAATCATACTATTTATCAACTGTTTGCTATGGTAAACATAAATCTAAAAAAGAATATTTAACATATCTATTAAATGAATTAAACAATGAATCTAATTAAACGTCTATTTAAATTTGGTGGTGATTCTGATTTTGGAACAGTTACCAATGTAATTATTAGTATTATTGGTGCAGTTATTATTATTATGGGATGGCATTGTATTTCAGCATATAACGTAGTACCTAGTAATATTCTTCCTGATCCTTTTAAAGTGATTGGTAGTATTCCAACATTAATTTCGGAAAATCATTTATTTGCAAATATTTGGTATACAGTAAAATTGAATTTATCATGTTATGTGTATGCTATTTTATTTTCATTTCCTATAGGATTCTTAATTGCATTGTATCCTATTAATAATATCTTATTTGGAAAATATATTAATTCAGTTCGATTTATTCCATTGCCTTCTATTACAGGAATTTTCCTTGCAATATTTGGTTTGACATTTGGAATGAAGGTATGGTTTTTAACAGTTGCAATTATGATTTATATTATTCCATCTGTTGTAAATAAAGTAAATGATTTGCAAAACCCTGCTAATGAAAAAGATAATGTATATTTGCAAACTGCACAGACAATCGGAATGACTTCATGGCAAAAATTCCGTTATGTATATTTCCCTTATGTAACAGGTGGTGTAGTTGATTCTTGTATTGACTTATTGGCTATTAGTTATAGTTATGTTGTTATTGCAGAAATGATTTATAAAGATGGTGCAGTAAGTGGAATGGGTGCATTGATTAACACAATGGTTAGACAATCACAAATGGCATCTGCATTTGCATTACTTTTCCTTATTATTATTATCGGTTGTGTACAAGATTTTCTTTTTAAGAAAGGTGCAAAACTATTATTTCCTTACAAATATAAAAATGAATAAACAGTATGAGTGATTTTAAAACATTATTCGGACAAACAAATAATAATCAAGACGAGAAAAAGAATAATATTATTTCTGAACAGAATAATACATCTGTAGATGATTCTAATATTCAATCAAAGAATACAAATTCACAAGTAATTAATACTACAACTGATGGTAAATATGAATGTGAAGATGTAGATGTATTTAATTTTGTAAATATCAATAAATCATTTGGTGATTTTAAGTTATTTGATAATCTTAATCTTACAATTAAAGACTTTAAAGATGAGGGACAATTCATTACATTTATAGGTCAATCTGGATGCGGAAAAACTCAGCTTCTTAAGATGATCTCAGGAATTTCAAAACCAGATTCAGGTAAGATTATGTTATATGGTAAGGAAATTAAAGAATCTGATAATATACCTATGGTATTTCAGCAGTATTCAAGTTTTGAATGGATGACTGTTCTAGAAAATATCGCATTACCTATGAAACTTGCTGGTTTTGATAAGAAAACACGTGAAGAAAGAGCAATGCAATTAATTAAAATTGTTGGACTTGAAGGACACGAACATAAATATTGCAGATATGGAGTATTATCTGGAGGTCAATTGCAACGTTGTTCTATAGCAAGATCGTTAGCATGTGATTCGAAACTATTGATGTTAGATGAATATTCATCAGGTCTTGATTATTTTACAAAATTTGAACTTCAGGATCTACTTCTTAAAATTTTCAATAATAGAGATGTTGACAGAACATTTCTTATGGTAACACATGATATTTCAGAGGCAGTTTACCTTTCTAATAGAATTTATATTTTGGAACCAAATCCATGTAGAATTAAGGATATTATCGATATTAAATTTAGTCAACCACGAACACAAGCTATTCGTGAAACAGATGAATTTAAAGAATATTACGCAAAAGTTTTAAAGACATTAAATGAAACTGTTAAGTAAATTAGATAATTATGGAAAAACATATTTATACATTTGGAGACTTAGAAAAAGGTGATCATATATTTAGATATAGAATTGTTAATGATAAAGCTAAAATTGAAACGTTAGTAATAGAAAATATTAAAATTAATGATAATAAAGCTATAATAAGTATAAAGGATTCTGGTACTATTTATACTATTGATAAAGATAGACAATATATTACTGGCGGTAATAATGATGATTGGTCTAGTTCTGCTCTTGTTTCTGATTATGAATTAGTAGAATTTATGAGAACTATTATTAATATAACAAAACAACCTCTTATAAGAGCACACACAAATTTTATGAATTTTATATCAAATGAAACTGTTAAATAAATTATATGGTATTTTCAGAATTAACAAATAATAATACAGTTACTATATATACAAAAAATGAGGTAAATACTTATTTTGTAAAACGAATAGAATCTAATAATATTTCAACAAATGTCATATTAGAAGACTATAATTATATGATTACAGTTCCAAGAGATGTATCATTTTATATATTACATATAAATAATGATATTTCTATTATCACATGTGACAATAGAATAATTGAGTTAATTAATACGGTTAAGAGATTAACAAAAAATTCTATAGGTCTTCAATTAAATGAACTATTTGGAAATGTATTCAAAACAAATATTTAATTATAAATCATGGGTATTTTTTATCCATGATTTTTTTATTTTGAATAAAATATGTATCTTTGTATTATTAATAAAATAATTAATTATTATGAAGCAGTCTAAATTGTATACTAAGAATGAAGGAGGAAATTGTCATAGAGGTCATAATCATGGTTCTGAAAAGAAATACAGATCTCGATATGATAGACATAAAAAGATTACAAAATTTGAAATTGATAATGAAATAACAAGGAAGAAATCTCATTATAATAAAAATAAACGAACAAATTATGATTATGGACCTCTATATAATTACTTACTTAAACAAGTAGGAAAGAAATGGGAAACTGTATGGAAAGATATATTTCCACGTGTTGATAACAATCCTGAACCTATTTTATATATGGTTATAAATATAAATACACATGGAGTTGTTATTACACATGATATAAGTAATGCAGAACCTATGTTTAACTGTTCATTATACAATAATGGTGTTCGTTCTTATTCAACATTATATGTTGATGAAAATGATATATTACAATTTGTTGATAAAGATTTCAAACCCAATGATAGATATGAAGGTCTTGGCTTTGGACAATCTTTCAATGGAAAAGAAATTTCTACCATATAATTTTTTTATTTGGAATAAAAGGTGTATCTTTGTATTGTTAATGAAATAATAAACAATTAAAAATATAAAGAAAAATGAGAGCAAATTTCACAACAGTTATCAAAAAGAGAGCAATTAAGAATGTACCAGCATTTCATGAGTTCTCTATGAGACAGATTAAGGTTATTAGTAATTCAGCTAATTATCCAAATTCTGTTACATTGTCTATGGACATTTATTGTGATAATGTTGATGGATATATTTTCAATAATGCATCTACAAATGAGCAATATGCACTTACTGCAATTCAACTCAGTGAAGCATTACAGAAGATGATAAATAATAGAAAATGTTATAAGCCTAATAGTGAATCTGATTTGCTTAGACTTACATTTGATATTATTGAATCTTTTAAATTTTAATTGATTTAATGTAGACAATAATAAGATATTAGTATATAATATATAAATTGTTTAATGAAACAAATTAATGAATTTAAAATTAAATTTAAAAAATAATTCATTAAAAAGTAGACAATTAATAATAAATAACATATAAATAATATAATAATTAAAAACAAACGCTTATTTAATTTTCGTAGCGTTATAGATAAGTTGAATGAAAATTCAGAAATTCCTTTTAGGACGAAGATACTAGTTATGTATGCCAAGATGGTGGAATAGGTAGACACGCTAGACTTAAAATCTCGTGGACTGAAAAGTCCGTACGGGTTCGAGTCCCGTTCTTGGTACAAAAATTATTATAGAGAATAAACAACGTATGTTTATTCTCTATTTTTTATATAATATGGCATATATAAATTTACATAAAATATCTGATACTTTATATAAATGTGATTGTGGAAAAGAATTTAATTCTGCACGTTCATTAGCATCTCATGCTAGATTTTGTAATTAGTATATAAAAGTAGATAAAACGACAATATATAAACAAAATGATGTATATAAATGTGAATGTGGTAACACATTTAAAAATTATTAGAGTTTTAATGCACATTTATCACATTGTGATATTCATCATAATTATAATAATACTACAAGAAAATTAAGACCATCTGAATTATATCATACAATGTCATGGGATAATAAATCATTATTTGAAATAGAAATGATTAGATAGAGATCTGGACAAACATTTTCAAAAAAACAAAAAGCTGGAGAAATAATTAATTGGTGGAAAAATAGGCATTTAACAAATTTACATAAATTACATATACGCGAAGGTATGTTAAATTATTTAGATAATTTATATGATACACATATATAGGCGCATTATAATAAAAAATCTATTTAGTTTATAAATGATTTAAATCTAAAAAATAATTGGCATTTACAACATGCTGAAAACGGAGGAGAAATACGTTGTTTAGGATATTTTTTAGATGGATATGATAAGGAAAAAAATATTGTATTTGAATATGATGAATCTAGACATTATATAGATGTTTATAATAATATATTAAGTAAAAAAGATATAGAACGACAAAATAACATTATTGATAAATTACATTGTCAATTTTGGAGATATAATGAAAAAATAAAATTATTATATAGAGTATATTAATCATGATTACAATAACAGAACAATATATAAAAGAGTATAAAGATAAGTTAGATAAAATCGCAAAGTCATTCGATTTGGATAAGCAGAAGATAATCGTTGAAGAATTATCTATTAAAGTTTCTGCTCCAGATTTTTGGAATGATTTTGAAAATGCAACAACTATTACAAAGGAACTTAATACAGCAAAAGAAAAGATTAAAGATGTTTCACATATCAATATGTTAATAGATGATCTTGAAACTGCTTTAATGTATTATAAAGAGTTTGAAGGTAAGGATGAAGAAGAACTTGTTAATCTTGCTAATGATGAATTAATTAAAGAATTTAAAATATTTGAAAACAAATATAGATTTGTAGATCCTACTGATTCATTGGGGGCAGTATTAGATATTAATGCAGGTGCAGGTGGAACAGAAGCAAATGATTGGGCAAATATGTTATTCAGAATGTATGATATGTGGGCTAAATCAAATGGTTATAAATTTAAGATTTTATATTATTCAGAAGGTGATAAAGTAGGTATTAAAAATGTATCTATTGAAATTACCGGTAATAATGCATATGGTACATTAAAAGGTGAAACTGGTGTTCATCGTCTTGTTCGCGTTTCTCCCTATAATGCACAGGGAAAAAGGATGACAAGTTTTGCTGCTGTTTCTGTTGTTCCATTAGTTGATAATTCAATTAAAGTTGAAATTGATGAGTCTAAATTAACAATAGATACATTTAGATCTTCTGGAGCAGGAGGACAAAATGTTAATAAAGTTGAATCAGGTGTACGTGTAAATTATATGTATACAGATCCTGATACAGGTGAAACGGAAAAGATTCAGGTTGCAAATACTGAAACACGTGATCAACCAAAAAACAAAGAACGTGCAATGCAGATTCTTAAATCTATTCTTTATAAAAAAGCGTTAGATAAACAGCTTGCAAAGAAAAAGGAAATTGAAGATGCTAAACTAAAAAATGAATGGGGTGCACAAATTAGATCTTATGTATTTGATGATAAGCGTGTAAAGGATCATCGTACTGGTTATCAAACAACTGATGTAGATTCTGTTATGAATGGAAATTTAAATGGATTTATAGAATCTTATAATAATTGGATAATTGAGCAGGAAAATAATAAACTTTAATATATATTCATTATATAAGTATTTAATGAATTATTTTTCTATTTAAATAAAAATGTGTATCTTTGTATTGTTAATAAAATAATAAACACTTAAGAATATAAAGATATGAAAATTAAGGTTGGTAGAAATAACGAGTTCGTAGAACTTGAAGAATATGATTCAATTGTAATTATTGATGATAATGGTCATGAATTTCGTATCTCACCTACACAGAAATGTTGGGGTAAGGGTTTTGAAATTAATGATCCTGATGGAAGTTTGGTAATTCGTCCATGTGTATCTAATGAAGTAATGGTATTTTCATCTTCAGAAGTTGGTTTGTAAATTATAACTTTCATTAATAACGCAATCACAATAATTATTATTTTACAGTTTGATTTTAAACTAAATTTAATTATTATATATGAGTTGTCATACTTGGGTTTACAAACGTATTGATTCAATGTCTCGTGAAGAGATTAATCAAGAAATTGATTGTGTTATTAATGAACGTTTATCTCGTGCATACATGAGTGAAAATGAAGAGGAATATGCAAATAAAATGGTTAAATTAACAAAAGACAGTTCAATTTCTCCATTATCATATTCAGATGCAATTAAACGATATAAAGAAGCACGATATGAAACATCACTTATTGTAAAGAAATTACAGGAAGCTAAACGTACAGGTGATTTATCTCTTATAACAGATATAAATGGATTTGATACAGCAGAAAATAATACATATCTATTTTTATGTAATGATATGCCATTTAGATGTTATGAATATACAGATAAACAATGTCATAATAAGGATGAACTTATTGAATTTGTACATACAGTTGAACCAAATAATATTGCAATATATGATGAAAATAATAATCAGCATATAGGTATTCCTGAAGATATAGATGAACGAATATCTGATTTTTTTGATAAACATGGTATTAACAATTTATTAATTGAATTTGGTTGATATGAGAACAAATATAGATTTACATCCTATTGCTATGGGATATACAAATTGTGATATTGAACTTGATTCATTCTCATTACTTTGTTGTCTTGATGAAATAGGATTTACATATCCAAAAACAGACAAATATTTAAATGTAGGTGCATGTAGGAATTTAAGAGAATTTAATGAGATACATGATAAAATATATTATTATATGATTTATGATTTTCTACGTTCTACATATGGTATTTCTGTAACATTTTTTGAGGGTGAATCTATTTCATATAATGAACGAGGTGTAATAGAAAAAGTTGAAGTTGATGGAATGGATAAAGAATCTGATATATACAAGATTATATCAAATATGGTATTTGATAATATTAATATTGCATATAAGACCGTTGCACATATGATTGTATCAGATTTAAATTGGAGACATATTCAAAAGAAAAATTTTTCTAAGATAAAATAAGACTTTATTATTAAACACATATATAAAGAATAATTAATTTAACATATTAACTTTTAAATTTAGATTTAGCATGGGATTATTTGAACTTTTTAATAAGAAAAATGCTGCAGATGTAAGTACATTGTTTACTGATGAAAATAAAGTTTCTATTTCAGCAGCAGATGCATATAAGAAGTCTCGCTATGGTATTTTGAAATCTGATAAGATGATGCTTGAGGAATTCTTTACAGATGTAAAACTTATGGTAGAGCAGAAGAATATGGAGCGTAGTTATTGTGGTATGCTTCAGCTTGATGATGACATTATTAAGTTTCTTCCTCGTATTAAGGATCGGTTGATGCGTCAACTTGGATTTAAAGTAATCATTCTTGATGATAATTCTGTTATTACAAATAAAGAATTGAAGTCAGAAGATACAATTAAAACAGGTAGTACATTTGTTTTGCTTGTATGGAATAAACAGGCAATTGAGGAAGTTGAAGAAATGAAAGCAAACAATTTGTTGGAACCTATTTCAGATGACTCATCAATTGCAACAGAAACAGTAGATTCGATTAAGGATGAAAAGAAAGAGGAAATAACCCCTGCTATTTCTGGAAATTCTAATCCTATGAAGAAACATCTTAATAGTTAAAAAAATTATTAAAATATAGACTTTTTAAGTATTAAGACTTATAAATAATAAGAATAGAGAAAATGGTGATTATATGATTATACATAAGATGTTTTTTAATTATCCTTAGTTTTTAAATGTATAATCATTTCCGTTTAAATGTTTTGGTTTTGGATAATTAACAATCATTTAAACAAATTAAAAAGAAGGGTGTGTTTATCACTTAGATAAACACAAAAAAAGAAAAGGAAAGATAGATGATAAGGGTGAAAGTCGTTGTGATAACGGTTTTCACTCATTTTTTATTATTTAATATTTTTATATTTAAATAAAAATGTGTATCTTTGTAATATACTATAATAGTAATTATTAAAATTAATTTATATATGAAATATTTGTTGAATTGGATCGAAAAAGAATTAAACCCTGAACGGCATGTGAGTTCAAAAACAACATCATCTGAATATTATTATTTTTATGGTGCAAAAGTTCGATTTGCTGATCATATTTCAGGTAGAAATGATAGTGATTTGGAAATTATATTAGTAAAGGATTTAACTGGTCAAAATAAACATTATCTGATAAAGGAACAGAATTATCCTGCAATGGCATCTGTTCCTGACGTAAAAACTTTAAAAATTGTATTATCTACATTTATATTTCAATTTAAAAATAGATATTCGGATAATATAGTAAAAGAAGCAAATAAGTCAGAGGAGAATAAAAAAATATTAAATACATGTTTAAATCAGCTACGTTCAAATAATAATGCTAATTTAGATATATTTCAAACATTTGATAAATGCATTTATAGTATTATTCCTCAATGGCATAATATGAAACAAATATATAGAATTATATTCATGCATTTATTTAAATTATGTGGTGATATTGACAGTATTAAGAATATTATTGATGTGGAATTTCCAAATGATAACCAAAATGATTGGCATCATAAGAATACTAATGATATTATTAATATATTAGTAACATATTTTCCTGATGATTATAATATCAGAAATATTATTGGATTAGACGAAACTATTAGTCCTAAAGAAAAATTTGCTAATTGTTTTAATGAATACTATAAGAATCTTGATATTAATATAGAAGATATGAAGGAAGAAGATAAATCTAAATTCTTAAATGCATTTGGAAGTCTTCTTGCATTAGATACAAAAAATAAATATGCTAAATGTTCAGATCATCAAAAGAAGTATATCCGTTCATTACTTAATGAACATATATCATATGATAATATTTTGAAATTTGTGAATAGTATATTTGATGTTTTATTTACACCAAAGATGAAACATAAAAATGATGCGCCACAAATAAAAGTTATTGTTGATAAATTCTTACGGATGTATAATATTGGAATTATTAAATTCCCAAATGAATATGACTTTGATTCTACTTATAACAATAATTTTAATCATATTGATGTAACACAGGAAGAATCTACTGATATTGAAAAAACTACTGATGATACTACTATTAATGAAAATATAGAAGTAACAGAAGTTAAAGAACCATGTAATGATATTCAATATGAAACTATAACAGATTATATTCCTGATACTGATATTACTATTAAAGATTCATATAATTATGCATCTACAGAATTTGATGATATTCAAGATATTCATGAAATGTTTGAACAAAATCAAATTAATATACTTAATGATGTAATTAAGAAAATTAATGATACCAATAAGTATACATCATTTGAAACTAGACGTATTACAGATATATTTGCTTCACATTATTCAGATATATGGGAGAAACTTACATGGACACAAAAAGAGCTTTGTTCATCTATTATAACAAATGAACGAATGAATTTGAGTGAAACTGATTATATTATCAATAAAATATTTGATAAAACATCGTTTAATTTCCCTGTAACGGAACTTTGTCGTAAATATATAAAAGAATATAGTCAACGTATAAAGGAGAGCCGTATGGCTGCTTAAAATAAGAAATAGGATAGATATACTAAACCGTTATCTATCCTATTTTATTTTTATATCGCATAACCTGAATTTCCAGTTGATTTATTATCAGAATTTGCATTTTGTTTTGCTTGCCATGCCCTATCCATTGCAGCTTTATCAACATCCTAAAATTTATGTATATCATCAACTATATATGTATTTCGTTTAGGCTGTTTTATTGATTGCATCTTCATATGTTTATGAGGTGGAATATGAGGCTTATTATCCTATAACTTCATATTTTTCTATCTACTTCGTAATTCATCATATGTTGATTCTATAATATCTGCAAGAGATAACATATCTTCTGTACTTATATTATCTAATTCATTAACATCTATTGACGTTAATGCTTTTAATTTTTCTGTAAGTTTTTTATCATCTGTAATATTTACTAATTTCATTTCTGGTTTATAATCATTATTATCAGTAATATTATCAAATAATGTAGTTGAAGGTATCTCATCTGTAATAACAGGTTTATTCATTACCATTTCTGGTTTTTCATTAACAGATGTATTAGAAACAAATGGAATATTTGCAGTTGAACTATTATTAATATTCTATGTCATTTGCATATCAATAATACTTTCATTCTTTAATGGTTTACTCATTGCCATTTTTGTTTTATATTCATTTGCATTTAATTCTGTCATACTCATACCCGGATTATTATCAACAAATTCTGTATGTGTCATCTGCATATTAGGTATAGACGAATCCATATTTAATCTTGTCATATCCATATTAGATAATGAAGAATTTGATATTACTTCTGTCATTTTCATACTTGGATTTTCAGTAATCTAATCGATATTAGTCATTTTCATATCAGATGTAAAAGCATTCATATCAAGATGAATCATATCCATATTTGAAATAGATACATCATTATTAGGAGTTGTTAATATCATATCAGGTAATGATGTATCAGTTATAGGGTAAATAAAATCCATATCAGAAGTAGAAACATCTATATTAAGATGTGTCATATCCATATTTGCAGTAGATATATTCTAGTTTAATGTTGTCATATCCATATTTGCTATAGACGAATTCTGTATTAACTGTAACATCTAACCATTAGCAATAGAAGTATTAGATATAAGTGTTGTCATATCCATATTTGCTATAGAAACATTCTAATTTAATGACGTCATATCCATATTTGCAATAGATGTATTTTGACGTAATGATGTCATATTCATTTTTGGATTTGTCTATTGAGAATTTAACATAATCATATCCGTAGGATTTGTCTAATCTGTAATTTCAATATTATTCATTAATGTTGAAGATTTGAATGTTTCATTTTCTGTTGGAATTAAACCAGATGTTGGTTTAGAAAGATACATATCCATTGTTGTCATTTGATTATGTGCCTATGGTCTTGCATCGCCTTCTAATGGTTGTAAATTATGATGTTCTTTACTAATAGTCTATGGATTATTTACTAATGTCATAGATGAATTACTTACATCCTATGATACTTGTATAAATGTCATTGAATTATGATCTGAATTTATATTATTAGTAACTAAATTCATTGATACATTACTTGTATCAATATATGTTGAATCATTACTCATATTCATATCGTTATGATCTGTATTTAATTCAGGTTTTGTATACTCCATTGAATTATGTTCTGTATTAATCTATGGTTCTACAAATGTCATTGAATTATGTTCTGTATTCATAACAGGTGAAATATAATTCATATCATTATGTTCATCATTTATATCAGGATTAACATAATTCATATCATTATGATCTAAATTCATTTCAGGTGAAACATAATTCTAATCAGTCTTACTAAGATTAAATTCTGGTTCCACATAATTATGATGTTCTTTATGTAGATTCATTTCTGGTTCCACATAATTCTAATCTGCTTTATCAAGATTAAATTCTGGTTCCACATAACTATGATGATTTTTATGTAAATTCATTTCTGGAGAAACATAATTCATATCATTATGATCTAAATTCATTTCTGGAGAAACATAATTCTAATCAGATTTATCAAGATTAAATTCTGGTTCTACATAATTATGTTTATTTTTGTCTAAATTCATTTCAGGTGAAACATAATTCTAATCAGCTTTATCTAAATTCATATATGGTTTAATATAATCCATAATACTATGGTCTAAATTAAACTCAGGCTCAACATATGTTTGATTTGGTTTATTAAGATTAAACTCTGGTTTAATATAATTCTATTTAAATTTATCGAGATTAAATTCTGGTTTCACATAATTCATATCATTATGATCTAAATTCATTTCTGGTGAAATATAATTCATATCATTATGCTCTAAATTAAATTCTGGTGTTATATAATCATATTCTGGTTTATCTAGATTTTCATCAAGTTCTGTATAATTCTATGATATTTTATCTAAGTTTTCATTCAGATGAATATAATTATGTTCAGGTTTTTCAAGATTTTTCTAAATAGAAGGATCAATTAATCCAAAACTTGCATCACTTCCAATAATCTGAAGTTTTGGTTCTAACTTAGTTGCAGATGTATCTATAATACCTGGATCTATTATATTATAATATGCATTACTTCCTACAACATAAGTATTTCTTAACATATGTAATAACATTACCTTTATACGATTTTTCATCTATTGCTAAGCTTTAACAACATCTGGACCGTATAAAAGTTGCTCATGATCATATATATAAGACCATTCATATGGTCTCTATAAATCATTATAGAACTAATCTCTGTCTGGATTTCTAGAATCACGAACTAATACAGGTCTTGAATGAATAACTTTTTTAAGATATTTTTTCAAATCCTTCCATGAACTTATAGTATAAAGATTATCTCTTACATTTGCTTCATGCCAACTATTATCTGGTAATTGTGGACCATATACATCTGCAGTTCCATATAATTTGTCATAATCTGCATTATCACCAACTTTATGTGTAATTTCTTTATCAAAATACGCAGTATATTCAGATGGCATCATAAACATACGTCTCATCCATCTTGTTCTGAAATTCGCATGATTATCTGCATTAGTTGATGTATAGTCATTTCGTTCTGATATAGACTAAAAATCAGAAATCCAATTAACTGTATTTTTTACATTTGAATTTGGTTTACTATCATCCTAATTAGGATCTAATGTATCTATCTTTTTCATTAAACCATTAGAATAAAATGTTTTTACATTTTTTACAGAAATTGTTATTTTTGTTTCTGCATCTTTATGTTCATCATATGCAGTTGCATACTCATTATCCCATATTGATTCAATATCAATTTCACATGGACCGCATTCTAACGCATATATAGGAAAGTCGTTTTGCTCTACGCTATATACAGCAGTTGCATTTCCTGTAGATTTATCCCATTTATAGCCAGTCTATAAAATACGTCTGTCAAATACATAGATAATCATTTTGAAATACCTATATATATCTGGTAATATCCATCTTTGCCAAACATCATCATATGCAGCTTTTCTATACATTTCCAATAATGTACGAATTTTCAAATCAATTCCTTCATAACATTCTAATGTAATCTTTGCATCCTTAAGTCGTACGCCTTTTCCCGGTTCAAATGATGTCAGTTTTTCTAATCCAGTAATTTTTTTGAACAGATAAGGCATACTTCTCTATATTTCATAAAGGCCTTGAACAAATGTTTTAATATAAGATGCACGCGCATCTTCATTCCTGTTCATCAGATAATTATATGTATTATAATGTTCTTGATTACTCCAATTTTCCGTATTATCAAATTCTAAAAAATTTAAATCAAGTAAACCCATTGGAAATTGATCATAATCTTCATAATATATGTTATTATAAAGACTTGTTTTCTATTGGTTCTTTATTGTTTCTGTATCAAGAACTGAACAACCCCAATCACCAAATTCAACTTTAAACATAAGTCGAGTAGGATCTTCAAAACCTGATCTGAATACTTCAGAAGACATATCAGCACCATATTCATTTCCCATATGAAATCGTTCCATGATTTCATTCTGTTCCATAAATCGTCCAGATGATAAAATCCACGATTCACTGTCAGTTACTTTCTACTCTAATTCATTTGTTTTAGTATCTCCAGTAAGTAATGAATTAAATCCTTTTAAAAAATTGTATGCCGAATTTGTCTTTTTATTTAAGCTTTTTAATGTACTAAAAATACCCATAATTTAATTAATCATTTTATTTTACTGGTGTAATGAATGGTGTTTTATTAGGATTATTCGGTGTATCTACCAATATCAATTTACTTTCATTTCGTGTTACTGGTGAATACATATCTAATTTATAATTATCTCCTATTTCATATTCATTTTCATATAATCTGATATTACACATCTATATATTACATTCCATATCTTCTATACTAAATTCATGTACAGAAAAATCAGATATATTCCAAGCAATAGTTGTATCTGTTTTAACAACATCTCCTATTACGCGATCACCAACTTCCTTCGGTGTACTTATTAATATTCTAGTATTATCAGGTGATATATCTAACATAATATAAGACCATATATCAAATTCAAAATTAATAGGTATATGTTTAGATTTATTACCTACCTATATCTATAATTCATTCTATCTTATAAGAACATCAAATGTTATTTTACTATTTTCATCATAACCTCTGATTAATTTATAAATATTAGTTTTATAAATTTTCAAGAATTGTGAATTTTCATACCATTTTGTTAATTTCTTATTTGCTTTTGCCATATCAGAATTTTTAATGGCAATACCCAATGATTCAACACATTCATCAAGTTCAACAACAACTGCATTAACTTTTATTAATGTTCCTCGTGTTATTGTTACATTATCACCTAATTCTAATTTTATTGAAGTAGAAACTCTAAAATACCAATTATCAGAATCTTTAGAATAATATACCAATTTTATTACTTTACTATCTTGAATATAACTATTTAGAAAACACCAACATGAATATATAAGATGATTTCTTGATGATGATATTTCATATAATAATTCATCATTATATGTAATATTTTTTGATGCAATAGAAAAATCATAATACGCATTTGATATAAGATTTCCATTTGAACCAAATATCTAATTTGATACTATAGAATCTATGTCATAATCCTTCTGAGGATCTACATAAGTTGTATTATTATATGATGTTTCTACTGGTGCATCTACATCTGCTACTTCTTCTGATATAACATCTCCAAATAACTCTTCCTGTGATGTTGTAAGTTCTTCTACAGAATCTCTAAATTCCTATGTTTCTTTTCTAGATGCAGTTGGACTATATTTTGATAAAATAACTTTATAATATGTAGGTAATGCAGCTATTGTATAAATTAATTCAGAAGACTATACTTCAAATAATTTATGATAAATCTATACATATACAATATCTCCTTTCTATGGCATAGTATTATTTCCAAACATATTTTGCCATTCCTATATAGTTATATTAATTTCAAGAGGCTAAACATAATTAAGACCATATAAATCAATAGTATATTCTCCTGGATTATAGTCTGGATTTGAAACAATAACTTTAACTATTTTTGGACATTCAAGACCTACCTATGTTAATGTATATTCCTATAAAACAACATCTTCAGAATTGATGACAGGTGTTGCACGTGCCCATAAACAGTCAGTTCCAACAGTCTCTGTCGCAGACTGTTGGATTTCCTTTACTGTTTCATACGCGGATTTTATAATTTCATTAATATCAATTCCTAAACCTGCCATAATTAATTATTTAATGTTTCATTTATTTTTTGTTCCATTGAAGATAATTCATTACATAATTCTTTAATATTATGTATACGTATCTTTATTTGATTACTATCTTCCTAACATCTTTTTAATTTCTATTCTTTCGCCCATGTTGACATATATGCATCTTCCTTATTATTCGCATATGTATCTTTAAATGATGATATAGCAATCTATATATTACCATATTGTTGTAACATATTATTTAACAATTTACTATATACACCATATAACATCATAAGTGATTTAAATTTTATAACGTCATTCCTGTATATATTTTTAATTTCATTACATAATACTTTACCTGTTTGCGTAAATGCCTATAACTATGGTAATATTTCCTTTAATTCTTTATTAAAATTAGAAATACCTATTTTTGATCTATTCTATGCAATTAATTTTTTATATCTCAAAATATTAGCTCTTGCTATTTTATTGCAATAATCATCTGTTCCATATAATTTCTCATAATCATATGATTCTAATTTTCTACCAAACACAAAGAGTTCTGATGATTTTCCACCAGCATATGGATGATATTTTCCTAAAATATCTTTAGTCCATTTATATATCTTTCGTTGTTGTTCTTCAAAATCTAATTTTCTCTGACGTGTTTTTTCTGTATCCAATTTAAACTCATTGTATCCTTTTAAATTAGAATCATCCATTTTTCGTTTGCCATTATCTTTAGTAGATATAATATTTCCATCATAATCTTTATGTCCACTTTCTGGTATATAAACAATGAAATAATCATCATTTGAATTTCCCCAACCTGTAAACTTATTTAACTTACTTGATTTTGAATATGGATTCGCACCGACTTTCTATAATTTCTTTTTAAAATCTCCATATGCATTTATATATTTCGACAAATCTAAAAAATTCTTCACAAAACCTATTCCACATAATTCTCGCTTATCACCACCACGAGATAAACGAGCAACAGTAGGATATGTTAATACAGTTCCGTCTTTTAATGTCTATGTTAAATTATTAACAATAAGATTATCTTTCTTACATGTATCTTCAATAATTTCCGGTGTTAATTTATGTGTTTGAAAACTTTGCCAAACACGTCCATCTTCAAATGTTATATTTTCATTATCTATAGCAAATAATACCATTCTACCATATACAGAAACAACAAGAATTTTACCTTCAGAATTAAACCAAAATATTGCATATTCATTAATATATTGTTTTAGATCTTTATTTTTCTTTAAATCCGATACGGTATACTTTTTAAAGTTTTCATCTGTTAAATTAAATAAATCCAATTTCTGCATAGGAAAAGTTCCATCCGCATTACTTAATATTACAGAAGATAATACCTAAGGATCTGGTTTAATAAACAATTTTGATGTATAATCTTTATATAATTCTAATGTTTGCATATATTTGTCATGTAATGCTTTCTTCTATTCATCTGTTTTTATAGATTCATGCTGATAACTATACGAATCATATGCTTCAGTTGAATATACAGGAAATGTATTAGAAATAATATCATTTAATATTTCAAATTGATCTAATGCTTTTTTATACATTGTTCCAGGATATGGTTGTTTATAATATGTAAACATCTTTCCTTTATCATTAAGAATATCATGAATAACTGTGTCTGACTATAAACGTTCAGTTAAATATTTTTCCGTAATATATTTTTTTAAACTAAATTGCATAATGATAGATTTATTCTATTTTTATTATTTATTTGATAATATAGTATATGTTGAAATAAATAATAAAACCAATATTTTATTATTTACAAAATGGGACTTAATATTAATAGCATAGGAGAACAATTCAAAAACGGTTTTATAGATAAATTTAATAAAGATATATCAAATGAGGATTTAGATAGAGTTATTTCACAAATGACAACATTAACTAATTCATCTACATACTCATAGGAAAACAGTCCGTTATATGGTACATTTAAATATGCAATAGATTCATCTAAATCATTAGATAGTTTTGAACCTGGTGGCTCAATAAATGATGAAATAACGGAATATCGTGCATGGGATCCAAGACTTGCTCGCGTTGATGGTTTTGTATCTCGCAGTTCAACAAGTGATGATCACCCTACTGTTGTTCCATTCGCTTCTGAAACAGCAGCAGGTGCATTTTATGATTTAGTATTTACTGCAGAAAAAGCTGTAGGTGACAAACTGTCAGGATCTACAACACATAAAGAAAAATCAAAAGAAACTGATAAAAATGGACAACAGCAAACAGCATCATCAGAAAAATATTATACTGTTACAGAAGATGGTGAAACAATACCAGATGTTAAGTTATCAACTAAAAACTTTTATATATCAAATACGTCCAACGGAGAAAAAATAAAAAATACTATATTAAATGATGGTAATTCATATGGTGTTGCTTCTATTGTTAATCCATATACATTAACTAAATTATGTGGAGGACTTGTAAAAGCAAAATCAAATAGTACAGAAAAAAATAGTGATGACATATAGGTAGAAAACCATATGTATGATATACGAAATTCACGTAGATTTTATGGTGATGTAATGGAAAAGGGTGGAGATGTTTTAACTGTATCAAATCCTACAACTACTAATATTATTACATGGAGTAATAAAGATAAATGGGGAAGAACACCTTATTATTTTTAGGATTTTGTATTTTGCAAATATTGGAATGTTATACCTAATAACAGGTTAATTACATTAAGAAAGTATCATGCACCTGTATATGATAACCTTCAATTTTCTAATATGTTTGATGGAACAACTGCAACACCATTTGCACCTATTGCTACTGTTATAACTTATTTTGGTGATGATACTGGTAATACATTATCTTCTTTATTCGGATTTACTGCTGGTACTAAATGGAAAGAAATAACATCTGATGTATATGATGTACAAGGAGAAAGTGGTTCAGATCCTCATGCACTTATTGATGAAATGTTTACTGGAGGTGGTGGATTTCCTACTGGTGAATCAAATATTATGAGCAGTATTATTGGTAAAACTAATTTATTAACTGGTAAAATGTTTTCATTAGGTAAATTTGTTGGATTATTAAGTCCTGGTGGTTATAATATGGGTAAAGATCAAAAAACATTTGATAAATTATCACAAGCAAATGTAGATCCATCTGAACAACTTTACAGCAACAAAATAAAAGGTCCTGTTAATAGAATTAATATGACTAAAGCAAGAGATGCTGGAATTACATTTGATTAGAAATTCAGTTTAACATGTCAATATATAGCCAGACCTATTGGTGGTGTTAATACAAAAGCAGCAATGCTTGATATTTTATCAAACTGTATGGAAATGGCATCAGCTGATGCAGTATTCTGGGGTGGTGGATATAGATTTAATATACACCCACATATGTATCCATTTAAAAACACTGCGTTTAAAAATAGAATTATGGATGATTTATATGCAGGTAGAATATTCGGTAAAGATGGTGCATTATCTCATACTGTTGAAGGTATAAAAAGTTTTGGAACAGATTCAACTGGTTCATTTTCATGGAGTGAAATAGGTAAACATTTAAGTGAATATCTTGGTGAAACATTGGGTGCGTTAGGTGAAATGTTTAACACATTACAAAACATGGTATTCGGTACAAATGGTAGTTCTATTGGTGATTGGCTAAAAGGAAAAGGTAATGATGTTGGTGATGGTGAGTCTGGAGATAAAGGTGCAAAAAAATTAAATGCGCTTGGTTAGAATCTTAATATGATGTGGAGATCTAAAGTTATACAAGCATCAACAATGCCATCTATAACTGGTATGCGTGCATTATTAACTGGTGAACCTGTCGGTAACTGGCATTTAACAGTTGGAAACCCGTTAAACCCTATTATGGTAATAGGTAATCTCATATGTACTGATATGAAAGTTGAAGTAGGAGAAGAATTAGGACCAGATGATTTCCCAACAGAATTAAAAGTAGTTTATACATTAGAGCATGGTATGCCTCGTGATAAATCTGGAATTCAATCTATGTTTAATAGAGGTAGCGGACGTATATATCAGTTACCCGACTGGATAAGAGCATCATCTGATTATGAGTCAAAAGTTGATAATTTTACTGGAGGAAGTAATTTTTATCAGCCAAAATATATGAGTGCATCAAAAATGATGGCAATCGGAGGTGCTCATGGTTATTAGACATATAAAATAGATAAAGGAAAAAATCCTGCAATGGATGAACATACATCTAATACAGTAATAGCAAAGTTTACACCACCTGACGTAGATGCAGCTATTAGCAATATTGTTGATAAATCATCTTCATTTTTTGGTTCTAATAATTCATCAAGAGCATGGATTAGAGGTACAGCAGCAACTAGAAAACTTATGAATTAATTAAAATGTTTACTTATACAATAGATAAAAAACCGACAATTACAGATTCAAAAGGAAATACAATAGTTAATTTTATTACACCGTTATTTACTAAAAATTCAACTGGTGTTAAAGACTATTAGTTAATGCGAATAAATGCAGATAAGTATTAGATGAGACCTGACCTTATATCAATGGCGATGTATGGTGATATTGATGAAGCTGAATATATTTTAAAGTTTTCTGGTATTTCAAATCCTTTTTCATTAGATAAAGATGATGTATTAAAAATACCGAATGATTAGGAAGTATATGGTATGATGGAAGTTAATACACCAAGTGATGATAATGAAGATGCAATTGATAATGAAGCAGAAATCAGACATAGTTTTAAATATTATGATCCTACATTAAACCCTTATAATAAAGATGGTTAGTCTTATAGAGATCTTGAAAATAAGAAAATACCTTCAGGTATTATAGATAAAGGTAAGATTGTTAATAAAACAGGTAATATAATGGTTCCGTATATTTCTGAAGATGGAAGAACTGCAGTTACTATCAGAAATGGTAAAGTATATTTTGGAGAAGATAGTGGTTTAAATATTGCTTCATCTGAAAAAATATCATAGGTTGCAAATATTACATCAACTATATAGAATGCTATAAATAATACAATGACAAAATTATCAGATTCGAATTGTTTATATAACGGTTCGAACTTAGCAGATTTTGTAAGAACAAATTTTAATAATAACTGATTGAAATATGAATACAAAATATCCTATAAATGGTAGAGTTACCACATTAAATGACTTAGTACATGAATATGGTGCTTTTTCCTATTGGCCTAAAACTACTGTTTATCCATTTATCGATACAAGTACACAAGAAATTGTGTCTTAGCCTTTTTAGAATATAGTATTTAAAGATGCTTTAGATGCTAATAATAAATTCGTTGGTGAAAGACCATATGAAATTGTTTATTTTGATAATGTATATTCAAATACAGAAAGAGATACGACTGGTAAACATATGAAAATTATACAGAAAAGTGATTCTGATGTATTTAGTGGTTTATATCCAGGAGGAATATCAGGACATGAATATATAAAAGCTGGTGATGTAGCAAATCCATTAAAGATAATAGAAGGCAAATATGGTTTTAAATTTATAGTAGCAAGTTAGAATGATAAAAAACAATACTATTATAATTATAGAACATCTACTGGTGAAGCTACTGTTATGTATGCATTAAGAAATATAATTAAAATATTAAAAAAACAAGGTATTGCGAATTTATCAGAATCTTTTAAACCGTTATTTATTCCTGAAAAAACGGAAGACGGTGATAATAAGTATCATATTGATAATATTATAGATAAAAATAATGAGTTGAAGAGTGACGCATATAAGTATTTAGGAGATTTTATATGGACATATAAAAATATAAACATTAAAAATTATACAAGAACAGAATAGTCTATTTTAAATATTGCAGAAAGTAAAGGTTATTTAACGTTAAATAATAATAGTGTAAATAGTATTAATACATTATTAAAAAATTGGTTAGGTGACAATAAAGATGACAATTATTAGTATAATCAAGAATCTGATTATAATCAACTTAAATATTATTTAAATATTTTTGCAAATTCGTAGAGATTTTTCGTAAGTTATGTTACAGGATTTAGATTTGGAAAGATTTCAAATAAATCATATTTACAGATAGAACCTGTATTAAGATGTGATCTTGGTGCATTTGTATTATATAACTCTATTGAAATTTTATCATCAATTCATGATTATCGTACTGCATTACCATAGAGTGATATTTCACCATCTACACAACTTGATATTATATTAAAATATAAAGTGACATATAAAAATATAAGTAAAGAATCAACACCTATAACAACAACTATATCATTAACATGGTATGATATTATTAATCATACAACGGAAGATAAAAACATATGGTTTACTTTAAGAAATGCAGTATGTGATGAAGATAGCGTTATTGAAGACTATAAAAAAAATCATAAGAAATTTGGAAAATATGTATACGGCGATGAGAACTTTTTTTTTGATATTAAAAAGAAAACAACATCATTAGGTATTTTAGATTGGCCAGTTGAAGATGGAGGATTATTATTAACTGATGAAACTGAATTTAAAAATATAATAAATAATCCATCATATAATAAAAATGGAATAACAAATTATGCAAATACATCAGATCCAAGTACATTTGGTAAAGATAAAAACAAAGAGGATATAAAAAATACTATTGCAGGACAATTTGCACCTTTTGGTACATTAAGAATGCATAATTTTTTAGATAAAGATAATGACAAATCTGGATACTATTGTGATGTTGATATACTTAGATGTAAAAATTTTTATATGATACAATAGAATTTAAAAGTTTCAAATATTGGTATTAATATTTATTATAGCATACCATATGATACTATAATACCAAATACTTGTGTAAGATTAATATCTAAATCTTTTGAAGAAGCTGGAACATCAGATGATAATATAGCAGTAAATGATAAACCATATAAAATATTAGAATGGCAACAAGAGTTGGATGAAAATATAATATATTCTATTCCAAATAATAGTGATAATGAAGTATTTATAACTATATCTAGTTCTTCTGCTAAAGTAAGATTATATGCATCAGGCAAAACTAAACCAATAACATCAACATAGAAAGACTCATATATTAATAATTTAAATCTGGAATTATATTATCTAGATCAACAAACATGGTAGCTTGCAGAAAAGGGAGTAGATTATATTATTAATGCATATACACGAACAAATACTTTACCATATTATTCATTTAAATTTACAAATTCAACTACAACACATGTATTTTGGAAATTTAAATTTAATGATATAAAATAGTTTTTATATTTCAGATCAAATAATATTCAAAGGAATGATAAACAACAATTAACAATAATATCTTTATATGTATAGGATGAAAATTCTGCAACTATAGAATAGAATGTTAGAGGTTTAAATAATATAGATATATCTTTATAGTATTTAATATATCATGCTGATACTAATGCAGAATCATATACAAACGGTACAACATGTTTAAATTGTTTCACGCAAGCGTTTATTAGATAGTCTACAACATAGAATCAAAATGCATATGTAAATAAAAATCAAAGGTTCTATATAGAACCTTTATCATTCAAGACATCAGATTCATATCAATATCAAGAATTTAATACAATAACGCATAAACCATTTAATGTTGCTTATAAAACATCAACAGTTATGAATAAAAAGAATATTTATAAATTTGAACAATGTAGTACATTATTTGGAAAAGATATTGATAATCGTAGAGTTCGAATAGATACGTTAACTACAGAAACATAGCCTTCAATATATTTAGCATTTGAACCAATATATATAATAGAATTTGGTTCAATACAGTATTCTACTGAAACTGATAAAAATGATGGAAAGCTATTAGTGGAAGATGAATGTAACACACGTTATAAAGATAATATATCGCTAAATATATTTAAATATAGAATAAATTCAGGTGCAAGTGCATCATCAATAAATTTACAAGATAAGATTAATAATTTAAATATATTATCATTATATACTACTGATATATTTATTGATAGTGATTTCTTAAAAATACTAAGTACTTCAATTGATGAAGATCTACAATAGATTTCATAGTAGTATTTAATAAGTTATGATGTTGTAATATCATCGTATGATTTCACATCAACGAATTATGTAGAACAAGGTCGTGCTTCTATTTCAAATGGTCTTACAAAATCTCAAATTAATGAAAATTTTTATAAAATAAAATTTGACCCAAATAAACAATATCTTGTGGATGTTATATTTACAAAGTATAGAAAACGTACGAGTGAAATAGCTTGTACATTCTTTTGTACAGATTCACGATTTGATGGTTTTATAACACTATTAATTACAGAATTACCTAAAGGTTATAACGGAGAATTATCTAACATTAAGGTTCCACCATATTATAGTACTCCTGGAAGTACACGTCCGATAAGTTTACCTATTGGATGTACTGTTAATCTTAAACATAATTTTGATGCGTTATTAAAAGCAAATGGAGATAAAATAAAATGGAATGGATGGATTTATCCAGGTGTAACTGAACCAGACATAAATAAGGAGATAACGTTTAAAATAGGAGATACATCAAATATATCAATTACTGCAAATTTATATGCAGATCCTTCAATTACTGTAAATTCACAGTCTACACCAACAACTCCTTCTACACCAGATACATCTAATAATAAACCATAAAAATAAAAAATCCAAACAACCTAACATTGTTTGGATTTTTATTTTATAAAATAATTTATAAAGTTAACAGTGGGAATATTCATTTTATTAAAAACATTTTACTCAAGACCTAACTTAATACGGTTAGAAATAAGGTTCCATACTGTATTTGTAATGAAGTTTTCCTTAAGTTTCTTACCAACAGCAGGTTCAATATCTGATTTAAATGTTTCTACTACATATTTACCATTTCCAGAACGATATGCTTCTGTAATAGCAACAAGATTTTTCTTAGTCTGTTTCTCTATATAAAGACGAATATCATCCTTAGTTGAATTCGCGCTAAGAGTAATCATATTTTCATTTAAGAGTTTAATACCTGCTTTATTAATTCCTGTTTTAGGTGACCAGTATTCAAATACTTTCTTGGCCATTTCTTTTTTCTGATCAGCAGGAAGATCTGACATATTTCCAGTAATCATATATGTCTCTTTAAGTACGTTAATAACGGCTACTTTCTGAGATTCATATAATTTCTCACGAGCCTCAAGTACCTATTTTTTACTATTATTATATACTGTACTAAAACTTTTCATTTGCTTGAATTTAAATGTTTTTATTTATTATTTTATTTATCTATGTTTTTATAAAAAATTATTTTCTGATATTCAAAACGAGCTTTGTATTTTTCGGTATTCGATTTAAAGCCCTTATTATTATTTTATTATTATCACCATCCCACATATAATCACAATTAGGATCAGGATTTGATTTGCTTATAACATCATAATATTGACAATAACCGAATGGAATAACATATTTCTCATTAGGAATAACTTCAAATACAATATCTCTCATATCTTTAGTATAAAGAGATAATTTATCTATAGATTTTGTAGGACATACTTCTATAATATCTCCTGGATAAAACTATGAATTAGAATAAACAGATTTACCATCAGAACAAATTTTACATTGATTTAAATTTGTCGGTATCATTGTTACTTTCTTTATGTTAGTTTTATCACGTGGTTCCTAACCATAAAATAATCCATACCATGATTTCTCATTTACAGATTTAAACTTTTTATTTGTTCTTTGTTTCATAATTAAATATATTTTATATATTATTTATTAATGTATTTTAAAAATTAACTATTCTCTACATCTATTACAAGCTATTCTGCTCTTTCAACAGCGGCTATAGTTGCATTTAATGTAGTATTTCCATCTACATCTGTTCCTTTATTTTCTTCTGGCACATTTTCCTAATTATTTGTTGACTTATATAAACTAATTGCAAAATCAGTTAACGTTGTATCAGTTCCTACTTTCTTTTTTATATATTTATATGCTTTATCAATTAAATTCTCTGTACCTTTCTTTTCAAATAAACATATATCATTATCTCTATAATATAAAATAGATTCAACTTTAATATTATCCATAAAATACATTAATGTATAAAACACTGATAATGCTGGATATGGTTTATTATTTGAAATATAATTTAATATAATTGTATATACATTAAATATATTAGAACCGTTTATTTTATTACTAAGATTTTTAAAAAATTTAAAAATATTGATAGTATCATCACTTACTAATAGATTAAATGATTTAAAGAAACTGTTATCTTTATTACTTATTTGAATGTCCATATCTGGTAAATTAGTATTGAATAATTCCTGCAATTCTTTAATAATATTTTCTCCAACACTATACTTATTTCCTGACTTTGTATCACGCCCATTTAATGTCTTTAACGCAGAAGGTGTTGTATAAAATAATTCAAATATTTTTTTACATATTATTGGTGTTCTTGTTTCTTTATCTATAACAACAGATATTTTATCTGACTTTAATGATTCTTTAATTTTTTCTATATTATTTTTTAATTCTTCTGAATTTATATTTATTGATACTAAAGTTTCTGATAATAATGTATTCCATTTTGTAAACTATTCATTAGTTATTACATCTAAATTCTATATATTTTCTAAGAATTTACTTACTGTTAATTTATTTGTTTTAAATACATCTTTATCTATATCAATCTGTTTTTTAAGAAATACATCTTTAATACCTTCTTTTATATCTATATTTGAAATATTCTATTTGAAATATTCTATATATTCCTATTCATTATCTTTTTTTAATAATTCTAATAATGTTGAATATATATCTTTATAACGCTATGTATTTATATTATTCTATACATCTTTATTACCTAATGTATTATATATATTAATTGGAATTTCAAACTATGAAAATTTATCATCAATTAATTTATTATAATATGAACTAAAATTATTAGAAAAAATAAATTGTAATATACTTATTAACGTTTTTTGAGAAATCATATTATTAAATGTATCAATAAACTATTTCATTTCATTATCAGTTATTGGTTCAATATTATATAATTTATCTTTATCGATTTCTGTAGTTTCATTCTATATAATATATTTTATTATAGTTTTATATGATATATTTGAAATATCATTTTGACTTAACTATATATTATTTTTAAATATATCATTTTCTATAATTTGTGAAATTTTTTCATTTATTAAATTATTTGGTTCTAAGTAAATATTTAATGGCGTTATTCCACATTTTCTTAAAAACTAATTTAATTTAATTGCCTTATTTTTTATATCTGCATTTGTATTGTTATCATCATTTAATTCATTTATAATATTACTAAATTCATTGAATAAATCAGTTGATAACATATTATGATATACTACATTATATATTATATTATCTATTTGCTATAACATAACTTATATTCATTTAATTTTGATTATTTTTTGAGTTATTCAATATATTTAATAACTACGCATATGTATATAATGTTTCTTGCTCTTCTTGCTGTTTCTTTAATTCATCTGAAGATTCTTTTGTAATAGGATATTTATCAGTATATAGTTTTATAAGGTAGAATATCTGTTTATAATAAAGCATTACAGCTAGCAAATTTGGATATTGAACTGTCAAAAATTCCTATATAGACTTATACATACAACTATTACCATTATCACCTGTAATTGAACGAATACGTGATTCTATTCTATCATCTAAATCATCTGCATATCGTGCCCATATATTTTGAAGACTTGCCGCACGAACAGGATGTTTAGACAGTGCAGCTTTAAACTTATCACCTAATGTTGACGATGCAGACTATGATGTTCTGCATATTAATCCTATTTTTTCAGTAATTTCTTTATCTGCTGCTTCTTTTAATTTTTTCATTCGTTCACGAGCATTTTTAATTATATACCATTCTTCTGGATTACCATAACTTGTAATAATTCCTGTAATTTCTCTTGTTAAATTGTCTTTAACAAACTTATATGTTTGTTCATTTCCGTCTTCTAACTATTTAATAATTTCATCACTATTTTTAATTTGTTCATTTTCAAATAGAGTATTATATGCATAACTATACTTATCATTATAAGTAAATACTGATACTGATTCATCCTTTAAGTTTAAAGAATATGCTACTTTTTGTAACTCGTCATATTTACTATATGGTGTATATTTTGCAATTATAAGGTCTAAATCTTTATTACGTGAATCTGTATCTTGTATTTTAGAAGTTACACGGTCTTTAAATTCTTTTAATTTTTTCTTATCTGTTATACCTAATTTCTATATAAACTTATCAGATGATGTCCATGATAGAATTTTGCTTGATCTTCTTGCAGTTTCACTAAATTCTCGCCAACCATTTAAATCCTTTTGATATTCATTATCCATAATTTGTTTTAATACTGCATCTTCTTTCTTCATATACTTATCCATATTACCTTCGGATGCATTATTCATATCAGATACTTTCTAAGCGAAATTACTCATCTCTTTAGTACCGTTATTACCACAAATTGATTTCATTAATGTTGTTACAATAGATATACTACTACGTACATAATTATCAATTGCATCTATTAAATTACCATTAAATGCAGATGCTTCATTTTCTACACGTTTCTTTGTTTCCTAATCTAATTCACTTCCTAATACAGAAGTTGGATCTAAATCGCCAGTTAATGGTCCACTTAATGAAACACCTTTTGTTTTATCTAATCCTTCTTCATTCTCAACTTCAAATAATGATAATACTTTATTTAAAGATAACATATATGACTCATTTTTTAATGTTTCATATTTTACAATATCATCTAATTTCACATGTTCTTTATTAAAATATTTAAGTCCTATATCAGAAGCTTTATCCTATATAATTTCCTTTGTAGGTTTCATGAATAATGAACCATTTGGATTTTCATTTGCTTTTGTAGGATAATCAATATTAGACATTAACATTGCATAATTTGTTGGTAATGATGGTAACATTAATAATGACTTATTAAAACGTTTTTCATTTACCTTAATTGGTAATAGTTTTTTTGTACCTTCATTTATATAAGCATCTTCTCCTTCAGTAGAAACACCATTTACAATATCAAAAAATTGACCTAAACCTGAATCATCTGACGGCTCATCACCTGAAGTTATACTATTAAAATTAGTTAATGATGGTGATAAAAAACCTAATCTATGAATACATTGTGTATATAAACATGCCATATTTCTTTCTGCAGTTTCCTAAATAGTTCTAAAACATGCTTTATTGTAATCACCTGTATTTTGTTTATTCTTTCTACCAGGTAATAAAAATAAATACCAAGGACGCTTTTTATTTACACCTGAATCTGTTAACTCTACAAGCTTATTCATATATTGCTTAAGCTTCATCATCGCTAATCTATCTTTTCCTTTCATAAACAACCACGCAATAATACCTAATAAACCAGTTAACAAACCAGCACTTAATTTCAAAATCCAAGAACAATCCATCCACCAATCAGCTGCATGACCTTCAGCTTCATTTAATGTATGAAGATCTGGATCATTCATAATATATTCAAAAATATTCTTTTTAATATTATTATATTCATCTAAACCAACTTCGGCAATAAGTTCCTTATCAAATAATTCATCAAACTATGATTCGAATAACATCTCATCCATCATTTGTTTTATTTGACGTTTCTCTTCTTCACTATATTCATTAGAAAGTTTTATATCCTGAATATCTTCATATGTTATTTCATCATCTGAATTATCAATAACATCTTCAGATTCTTTAAGATTAAACGGCATTGTACCATAATATGCATCGCAGTTACTGCATACATATACTGGTTCTCCTTGTATTTTCAAAACAACTTTACCACCGCATTTTGGACATATATTTGGAACAATATTACCTTCATCATTATATATACGTTTCTTTTTCTTAGATTCTTGAAGCTGTTTCATTTCAGGACATAAACCGGAATGTTCGTATTCATATATTTTTCTATCTTCAGGACTAAGTAAACTTAAACGTTCTTTAGATAATTTTCTTGGAAATTTCATTTAATTAAAAACTTTGTTTTCATATTTATTATTGAAAATAAATTATCACGTTTTTATAAATAAAAAAAATAAGGAATTAGAAACCTAATTCTAATTCCTTATTTTTTAAGGATTATAATCTCCACAAGTCATTCTATCAATCTTGCTGAAAGTTTTCATTACGTCAGCATATGAAATATCACCGTCATTCAACTAATCAACCATACAACGAATCTCTGTTAACATCATATGAATATTATTAAGAACTTCATCTTTCAAATGTTCGTCACCTGCTTCATCAAGGCATGCATTGATATTATATGCATAATCTTCATAACTTTGATCTTCATTCAAACGTCTTTTAATAGTCTTTGATACACTTCTCATGATATTCTCATAAAGTGCTTTCTTTTGTATTTTATTCATTTATTATATGTTTTTTTTCTTATATGTTATTTATCTAACAAATTATTTATCTAAAAAAACAAATAACATATTTTTTTATATAATTATATGTATATAATATATAACTATATTTTTATGAATGCAAAACCAATTATCAAATGGGTTGGTGGAAAAACCCAATTATTAAATACAATAAATGATAATCTTCCACAAAATATATCACATTTTAACACATATATGGAACCATTCATTGGTGGTGCTGCAGTATTATTTTATATTGTTCCCAAGTTACCTAATATAAAAAATGTGTTTATAAATGACTTAAATTATAAATTGACAAATTTATATACAGTTGTAAAAAATAAACATTTGAAATTAATTAATCAATTAAAAACAATACAGGAAGAATATAGAAAATCTGAAGATCCGAAAATGTTTTATTATAATACCCGTGATTCATTCAATATATATGATATGAATATAGAACCAGATGCAGATGTATTACATGCAGCTGAATTTATATTCTTAAATAAGACATGTTTTAACGGATTATACAGAGAGAATTCAAAAGGTGAATTTAATGTACCATGGAATAAGAATGTAAATGTTTGTATATGTGATGAAGAAAATATTAAAGCAGTACATAATTTTTTCATTAAATACAATGTTCAAATATCTACCGGTACATATAATGATTTTTTTAAAGGTAAAGGGATGTATATAAAAAATGCATTTGTTTATATGGATCCACCATATAGACCTATTACTAAATCAGCTGCATTTACGTCATATACAAAATCAGGTTTTAATGATAATAATCAAAAAGAATTAAAAATTTGGGTTGATATTTTAAATAGTAGTAATGCTTATTGTATGTTAAGTAATTCAGATCCAAAAAATTATGATGTAAATGATACGTTTTTTGATGACTTATATTCAGATTATAATATAATTAGAGTAAATGCTAAAAGATCTATCAATTCAAAAGGAAATGGACGTGGTAATATAACAGAAATATTGGTAAAGAATTATTAATAAAATAAATATTTAAACATATATCTGATATATGAAATTTATACATAACCTAACAGAATAGAATAATATATTGTCATATAATGAAATATTAAATATAATTAATAACATTAATGAAGAATATCATGAAGTAACAAATTTTGATAATATGATAAAAGATGTTGCTAAACAAATATATTATTCTAATTATACTGATTTTTATACAGGTTGGAATTGGTTTATTAAAGAACAAACATGTTTAAAAGTTAATACTGAATATAAATCAGATAATACAGTTTATAAAGATAATATAGGATGTCCTATATATATTAAATTTGATGATTTAGAAAATAATACATATTTTGCTATATAGATGAGAGATAATACATATAACATACCAATATATGTTAACAAACATTATAACTTATCTATATAGCAATATGCATATAAATTAAAACATGAAATTACACATATACGTACAATGTATTCTAAAATAGATTCAAATCCGTTAGATTCATTAAAAAATAGATCATCAAGTATTGAATTTGATAATATAAGATTAATAAATAATAGACAATTTCCATTTATATATAATGTTTGTTATTTATTATCACCAACTGAATAGCAAGCACGTATAAATGAATATATATTTTTTATAAAAGATTATTTAAAAGAAAATGATATAGATAATGTAAACAGTCATAAATTAATAAATGAATTAATTGAAAAAGGATATGAACATACATTATTAAAAGATTTCTTTGATATATATGAAAAATTAGAATTTATGGTAAATGCTTAGATTTATATATAGGTAATATCATTAGGATATGTGTTATAGAAATATAATTTATTTAAATCTAATATAACAGATGCAGATTTACTGAGATTAGAATCTGATAGAACAGGAATGATATATAAGTATATTAAATCAGATGAAGATAATTCATATAAAATATTAGAGTTTTTAAAATAGAATTTATCTGATTACTATACAAAATTAAAAAACGTAACATACAAAACATTAAAAGAAAATAACATAATTTAATTATATATGAAGACTAATTTAAATGGTGGTTGTTTATTGCCAAATGAAGAGATTATTGTAAAGGATGGACTTGTATTGATGTCTGAAATTAAAGTAGGTGATAAAGTTTTATCACATGATGGTGATTACCATGAAGTAGAGCATGTATGGAATTTTGAGAAACCTACATACTATGTATCACTTTCAAACGGTGATCATATCGAATGCTCAAATACACATAGATTCTTGGTAAATAAGAATAAGATTGAGAAGGAATCATCATGGAAAACTGCTGAAGAACTTCATGATGGAGATGAAATCTTTACAATGAGTACCATTAATATGGACATTAATGAGAAAATTAAGTTTAATAAAATAAAGATTGCCCGTATATTCAAATCAGGAATTAATAATCCTGTGATTGACATTACTGTTAAAGATACACATACATATATTTCAGCTAATGGTATTGTTAATCATAATTCAGGAACTAATTTCTGATAAAGAATTATAATAATGAATTATAAAGAAACATATTTAAAACCAGAAATTGCATTCTTACTGAAAAAACATAACTATAATATCGATAAAACTCGATATATGGTAAACAGAGATGGAACATTAGTTGAATCTACTAATGAATTATAGAAACATTATAATCATTTAGAATTAGCTTATAATCCTAATGCAGAAGAAGTAATCGATTATTTCAAAAAACAATCAATTTATATTAACATTAATAAAATAGATGATAATAAATGGGAATGGATTATTTCATTTGGTAAGAAATCTGTATATTCTGGTGAAACTGTAAACGGAAATATCGGGCATAATCTTCCAGAATCACGTCAATTTTTTAACAATGAAAAAGACGCATATTATGATGCAGTTATAGAACTTATCGTTTTAATTTAATATATATAAGAGAATATGGATTTAATTCTATATTCTCTTTTTTTCTTTCAAATAAAATATGTATCTTTGTATAAAATATGAATTAATAATTATAAGAGAATGGATACAAAAACATATATGGCAATTAAAGATTGTCTTAGAATAATTATTCAAGGATCTGAATTTGAAAACAATTTATTTGCTGTTGGTGGATGTTGTAGAGATGAAATTTTAGGAAATAATATAAAAGATTTAGACCTTGTTGTTTCATTAGAAAATGGTGGTATTAAATTTGCAGAATGGTTGGAAAAGAATCATTTTACAAAAGGAACTGTTGTGACATATCCTCGATATGGAACTGCTATGTTCAGACTAAAGGATTTTCCTAATGAAGAACTTGAAGTTGTACAAACAAGAACTGAAATTTATACAACAGATTCAAGAAAACCAGATACAACATTCGGTTCACTTAAGCAGGATTGCATGCGTAGAGACCTTACAATCAATGCAATTTATTATGATATTTCAAACAGTAAATTTATTGATGTTACAAACAGATCATTTGATGACATTAAAAATAAAATTATTGTAACACCATGTGAACCAGATCAGACATATATTGATGATCCTCTTCGCATTATGAGATGTGTAAGATTTGCATGTAAACTTGGTTGGAATATAGATAAAAATGTATTCAACAGTATGAAGAAAAATATAGATAGACTATCTATTATTTCAAAAGAAAGAATACAGGATGAACTTATGAAAATATTAAATACATCAAATTCAAAATTAGGTATTGATTATCTATTTGATATTGATGCAATGAAATTTATTTTTCCTTGTATAAATCATAATATTCCTGGACATTTCATTGATTTAGATAAAACATATAAACCTTATTTAAAATTAGCATTAATTAATATTAATAATCCAAATGTTAAAGAAGATTTAATTAATCTTAAATTTTCTACATATGAAATTAATACAATAATGAATTATATTAATTTATATCATGATATGTCGAAAATTAATAATCAATCATCACCCAGTGATATTAGACGAATGTTATATAAATGCAAAACATTAAATATATTCTTTGATGTATATAACATGATAGTAATATATGAATCAAATAACAATAAATTAAAATCAATTCATGATGTTATTTCGAAAGGAATAAATTGTAATGATTTAATTAAGATGTTTGAATATAAGTTACCGGTTAATGGTAATGATATTATGGATGTATTTAATATTAAACCAGGACCAAAAATTAAAGAATATCTTGATAAAAGTTTGGATATTGTCTTTGATAATCCTTATATAACGAAAGATGAAATTTTAAATAAGTTAAAAGAGATTAAAAATTAAAACAATTTATTGGTTAAACATTATAAACATTAATTAAAACAGTTATTAGATATGGATTTAAATATTACACAGAGAGAAGGAATTAAGAAGTGTCTCTATGAGGATTTAAAGAAAATGTATGATGCATTTATTTTGACTGATAGAGATAAGGTAGAAAGTGTATTTAATGAGTTTTTGAATAAATGTGAACGTTATATTTAATTTGATATGAATTATTTTACTCATACAGTAGATGATAATATTTGTAAGTGGTTACTCGATAATAAATTTCCACTTACAAAGTGTATACGAAATGATCATAATGAATCATTATATTATACATTGCCATATGAAGATTCTGATGGATGGCAATATTGTGATGCATATTATAAACCTACATATTTTGATGTAAAAGAATGGTTATATAAAGAACATAATATACTTATTAATTCGAATATTTATACTGATAGATTTTCTGTACAAATTAGATATAAATCAAAATCAGATAAGTATTTTGGAAATTGTTGGGAAATTGGTTATGGTTGTAAAACATTTGAAGATTGTTTAAAATCTGCAATTGAATATATTATTGAAAATAATATACTGAACGAAAAGAGTACAGAATAATTTAATTATGTTAATGGATGAAATATTTCTTTTTGTTCTTTAATATATTTTTTTGCTTCAGGTAGATTATCAAATAAAATATCATTTTCATCTGGTTGACAGTAAACCATATTTCCATCATCTTCTATAATATAGATAATACCGAATGTATCTTGCATTGATGTTGGTTCAATTGGTTTACTGAATATGATTTTTCTTATTTGATTATCTACAATTACATAGTAAATATTTGCATTTGCATCTATATTACTAGTCCATTTACCGATATAATTTATTTTATCATCATATGATGATAATTCATTATTCATGACATTATCACCGAAAAATGAAGCTAGGTAATTATTATTTGCATTTACTTTATCTATGTTATCTCTAATAAGTCCATCAGATGTTAAATTAATTTGCGATTTATTATCATCTGGATAAAAATATCCACCTATTATAATATCATCAAATTCATCATTATCTTCTTTTGGATTTAACAACATATCAGATAAGTTATTTAACTGAGGAATATATTTATGTAATAATTTATAGGTATATTTCATTTAATTTATTATATATAAACTTTAAAATATTTATTTATATGATTATAACATATACAGCATTTGATGGAAAGGTATTTAATGATCAAAAGGAATGTGAAGACTATGAATATAAATTAAAACTTTTAGGAGTTGCATATTCAGAATTCAGTAAATTTCTTGATAAAATTCCAGAAGATTATAATGATAATCTTTGGATATGTAAAGAAAAATTAGAAATTAATGATGCATGTGGACAAGAACTTCCTACAATTGGAGATACTATAAAGGTTTTAACAAAAGATGATTTATCACATATGAGAGTAATTAAAACTCTGCTTAAAAATTTTAAATTGGATGATAATGGAAACAAATAGAACTGTTATAGATAAAATTAAATATCTATATAAAAGGTTATATAAAGCCGAATTATTTTCTTCATCGTTAGCAGTTCGTATAAATGAGCGTGATGAATTTTATAAATATTCTAGGCAACATCAACCTGCGTTTAAGATAGCTATGATGGAATTACTTAGTCATCCAGATGAAATGAATGCTCGTATTCCTTTTTACTGTTGTTATATACTACGTGAAGATGATTTTATTAAATTATATGAAAATAAAAATGATAAACTACCTTTAAATGAAGATTATGTATGGGATGAATGTAATTTATGGTTGAATCATTTTAAATCAACAAAAGATATAGATTACTACAAAGATTACAAAGAATATAAAAGATATTTAAATCTGAATTTTAAACCATTTAATCCATTTACTGGTAAAGATCCAAATCCTACATATGAAGAATATATCAGAAAAAGAGATTCTATCGATTCAATAAATAAATTTGTAACTAAATTAATAAAAGATAATAATATAAAGATAACATGGAAGTACGAGACGAAATAAAAAAGCGTATGGAAGAATCGTTAAAAGGATGTAAGATTATAGATAAACAAGGAACACCTAAAACTACAATACTTCCAGATCTTTCAGATCCTGCTGAATATAAAAGATGGTTTAATATGGGTCCAAAAGAAGCAATGGTAAATCTACAAAAATATGTTGATTTAAACAAGAAAGATAATATTAACTTTGAAACAGAGTTTAACTATCTTTATACGAATGGTGGAATTTGCGGATGGAATAAAATACCATATACAACATTTTATAATATTATATATGGTAAACAGCGTGTTGATTTTAATGGTAATTTAACAGGTAATTAAAACATGAATGTAGAACGAGCATTATTAAAATTAAATAAATTAAAATCTGAAATGGAAGTAGAATGTTTTTATAACACCAATGTTGAATATAAAGCGAAACCTTGGTTAGAATTAGTAGAAGATACTATAGCATTCTTAGATGGTAAATAAAATTTATATAAAGTTATGTCATATAATTTAATACCAAAATATTATACATTATATCCTGAATGTTCAAGTTCAACTTATTTATATTTTCATGATGAACCTTATGCTTATTGGTTAGAGAATAGTGAATATAAAGTTTATGAATGGGTTTTATTTAAAGAATACAATGATTATAAATCTGTATGTCATCCGAATGATTGTATATCTGCAATAAGTTATAATGATCTTATTGATTCATTTAAAACATATTCATTTTATGAGAATATGGATCGTGAAAAGATGTGCAGAACATTTAGACAAAGATCATTAGAAACAGAATTTGGACCTGAATCTGAACCTTATTGGGATTTTGAAGATTTTGTTGATGAATAATATATTTTATTTTTAAATAAGAAAATGGGAGATGAAATTAGAGGTAAATTTCATCTCCCATTTATTTTATAAATATTTTTATTAATATTCTAAAGCTAAGAAAGCTAAAACAGTGTAATTATTGCTCTTATAGTTCGAAGAAATTGTACCATTATCTAAAGCGACCCACTACTGCTCAACTCTATCTGTTTTATCCCACGAACTTTTAACTTTAACCTCTCTGCTACTCCAATAATAGCCGTACTCTAAGAAACCTTTACCAACCAATGTAGTTCTCTTTTTATTTATAGATGTTTTGTTTGCATAAATTTGATATAATTCGCCAGGCATTGGTAAGTACCAGTCACCTGGTTTTGTTCCATGTGTAGAATATGCAACACAGCAACATATTGCTGGGAAATAACCAGTATCAAACTTATTTGTTACACCATTGCATATAAACTCTTGATTTATTGCTTTAGATAAATACTATTGTGTATTCCATTTACCACCTATATATGATGTTTCATCAGTTCCGCCTTTTACATTATCTATATCACCATAACCCATAGCTATACTTTGATTAACTTTATTTCCAGTTGTAGGTGTTTTATAATTCATATAATTTATAGAAACGAATCTTGCTGTTTTAACAGCACCAGTTGAATCATCTCCTTCTTTAAAGTTTTCCATTACTTCAGGAATTACACAAATTGCAATTGCGGTGTTATTTTTATTATTAGTCTATGCATCAAGTGTAAGTTTACCATCCGCAGTTGAATAAAGAACATCTGCAACAGCAGGAGTCTTCTTTGTTGATGAAGGATCTAACTTAACAGGAGTCATATTTACTGAATTTAGTTTCAAACAATTAGGTCCTGGATGTATATGATCACAAAAATCTACATTCTTTATACCATTAGTTGTTGAAACTCCAAATAAAAATGCACCATCACCATGTTTAATTTGTGATATTGCATTATTCATTTCTGTATCAGATGAAAACTATTTAATGAATTTCATAAATAATATAATTTTTTATTATATTTATACAGATAGAAAATGTTTTATACAATCTCATAACTTAATAAACATAACTTAATTATTATAAAATAAACATCACTATTATTAAAACTTAATAATTTTAATAAAATTCTATTAAAATAACTAAAATTTTATTAGTTTTTTAATATAATTTTGATAATATTTTTCAACCAGTATATAGTATCTGTGATTAATTATTTTATACTAATTATGAATTATTTATAATTTTTTCTACTTCTGCTCTTTTCTTTGCAGATACAATCCAACCAGGTGTTTTAACACCATTTATATTTAAAAATTTATTATATCGACAACCAATTTCTTTTAACTTATCTTTAATAGGAAGAATATCTTTATAATCACCATATATAGCAATTGCTCTATCTGAATAATCATAAATCTTTACATTACTATTATTTGTTACTTCAGTTCCCTTATTATTTTCAGAATTAACTTCTGTATTATTTGTTGCAGTAATATCTGATTTACGTGGTCTTCCTCTACGTTTCTTTACCTGTTGAATTTTATCATTATTTATTTCATCTGATGTCTGTTTAACAACATTATTTTCTTTTGCTTTATTTCTTAATTCTTTCCTTAATTGTTTAGCTTCTTCTTTTCGTTGTTCAACAATTTTAGCTCTACGTTCTTCAACAGGTTTAACAATTACATCTCGTAAAGTTTCTGTACCACCTTTTTCAAGTTTAAATGATGTATGATCTAACCATTTACAGAATGCTTCATATGTCTTATATGTATTTGTAACTGACATACGTTTCGCAAGAATATATGAAATAAATCTATCACCTAATGATTTTATTCTTATTACCCAGTTATTACCAAAATATGTTGTGTCAGGTTTTAAATATTTAATACAGTTTTCTTTCATTAATTCTGCATCTTCTTTCTTATCTTCTGTACGTTTATTTACAGAATCAATTTTTGCTTTTTCTTTTATAAAAGCTTCTTGTGCTTCTTTATTATCTGGTTCTACATATTCTCTATGTGGTCCATCCTTTGAACTATAGCAATCAAGAAACCAATCTTTCGATGTCAATATTGTTTTCCATTGTGGTTTTGTTGGTTTCCATCGTCTGCAATTAGCCTCAAATTTATAAGGACCTAGTTGAATCATAATTCCATAATTTTTACCAGGAAATCCACCAGCTTCAAAATTAAATTTAGGTAAATTCTCCATAGTAATACCTTCAAATGACATATAAGGCAAAACTCTCCATGGTAATTGTCTAACTCTTACTCTCAATTCTGAGCAGTTAGAAGGAAAACCGACAAAATTTATTTTAACTTTTCCATCTAATGGTTGATATGGTTGATTAACAGTTCTTTCATCATCAAATTCTAATTGAGCTCTATATGTTCCATTAGGTAAACCTGTAAGATTTCCTGTTTTTGGTAATCCTTTATATGAATAAGTAGTATTCTTGAATGTATTATTTACTTTTTTAATAAATGAATAATCATTCATATTATAACATTCCATTAAACTTATTGAATCAGTTGATTCAATGTTAATAGTTTCATTATCAATCCAACATCTTAATAAATTAATATCAACATCACCTTTATAATAATAGTTATGTTCATCAAATACAGTAGAATATAATTTCTCTTCCTTAATATAATCACCATTAACATAAAAGTTTTTTGGATAAACACCCTTTAAACCGGCACTAATAAAATTGATATTTTTTAAGTCTATTATATTATTAATTACATCTGAATCTTTTGCATTTACATATCTTCCAACTTCTAGATTATATCTAAGCAATACATTACTGATACTGAATTCATTAAGTTCATCAATAAATTTCTGTGCATCATTTAAACGTCTAAAAGATACATGTGTTAAATAAACTTTCGGTTCTTCTGGTTTTTTTGTTTCATAATAGAATGCTACTGTAGAACCTTCTACTTCTGAATGAACTTTTTTATCTACTGCATTTTTAATATCAATATAGCTATTACTGAAGGTTTGCTCTGTTAAATACGATTCACAATATGTTAACATATTTTTCGTTATCTTACCTGCAAGATCAGATGATAAGTCATCTCGGTTATCTACAATATCCTCAAAATCATCATCAAATAAACTTTCAATCAAACGTTTTACACATTTATTCATATTTTATAATTAAAAATTAACTTTTATTATTTATTAAAAAGAAAAGGTACAAGTTATATTACCTAACTGTACCTTTTCCAAAAACTTTATTAATATCTCGCTTAATTTCTATTATCGTATTCTTTATATATGTTTTATCATAATCCAATATATAATCTTTAAATCTACTACCATTATACTTATATCCTTTAAGTTCATGAAATAACTATAATACACGACTTAAACAATCTGTATATGTATTATTTTCTATTTTATATACATCTAATACATCATATATTTTTTGTTTTATATCATTAAACTATTTCTTTAATACATAAAAATCTCCTTCTGTATTATGGATTAATCTGTTAATACCTTTTGATGTATATCCTGTAGATATAAGTAATGCTCTATCTACTAATGTATTATATTTATTGAATGGTGTTCTTATTTTTAGATTTAAGACTGTATTGAAATTCGTATCTGATTTTTGTCCAAGTTTTTTAAAGGTACCATCTTTATTAAATTCACAATCAATTGCAATAGGTGCAGGCATAACATATGTTTTAAAATATTCAGCTTCACCTGTTTCTGAATTACAGAAATAAAAGAAAAAAACAGTAGTAATATTTCGAAGACATGTTTGACATTTATTTTCTTTTATTTCCAACTATCGCATATCATTTAAAATCTAATCAATACCTTTCATTGCATTATTAACTTTACCCTTAAATGTATTATCATCAAAGAAACTACATAAAACTGATTTAACTTCTATATATGTTTCATCACCATTTGGATATGTTAATTTAATATCTGGACATTCATTCCTACCATTTGGTTCATGTTCAATTTTATAACCGTCATTTTCTGAAAATATTCTATGTATAATATATTCTGATGTATCATGACATAAAGTCATAAGCATTGAATCTTTATATAACAGTTTATTTTCATATGACATAAACTATGTTAATGATCCATTAAATGTAATATCTTCAGTATCTTTATAGATTTCTATAAAATTCGGTTCTGGTAATGAAAGTGTTAAATAATAATCATCCATATAAGTATAAATGGAATTGTACAATTTATAGAACTATCGTTTATACTCATCATCAGTAGAATACTCTAACCACTATCGAATACTTTCTTCCAAATCATTTGCTACAAAAATACTATCATCTAATGATGATAGAAACTATCGTCTTTCTTTTGGATTATTAATACATTTAAGAATACGCTACGGACTTTTTGATTTATTTAACATTTTTTATTTTAGATTTATTTTAATACATATTATAATGAAACTGTATTAAAAAGTCTTTTTAAAATTAATCAAAGATTCTGTTATGTTTATAATTGTATCTCCTTTATAAACTGTTTCATTGAAATGATATTCATCTATAAGTTTCCCTTGTTTTGTACGTATATTTAATTTCACATTAAAATTTAAAACATCATTATCTTCATCAGACACAATTAAATATTCATCATCAAATTTCATAATTACATGATGTTCAGAATGTTCGTCTCCTATTAATACATTTAAATTTGTTATGCAATAATTTTTAATTTTATTCTTTACAATAACATTAAATCTTTTATCTGATAATTTTCGTTCATTATTTTTATTATCATTAAAAATATTTCTTAATAACGTAATCAATTTCATTTATTCTTAACAATTTATTTTCACCTAAAAATAAAAAGGAATATACTATCACAATATATTCCTTTTATTTTATATATTTTGTCTTTTATTTATATTTAACCATATAATTAAATACCTGATCAAATGTTGATCCAATTGACCAGAAATTTTTTATATCTTTTATACTTTCATCTGCTACTATAACAGTTGTATCATAAAATTCATTATCATAAACTTCCGTTAACTTTCTTAATTCATCACTTATTATACAAATTGTATTTTCTGTTTGAAACTGTCTTGTTAACTTCAATTCTTTATCATCATTATATAAATTATATGGATATTCTTTGTAAATGTCGATAATAGGATTTATAGCAATGAGATTTCCATCATAAAAAGATTGTAACCAGAAGTATGCTGCCGGACCATCTGTTATAACACACGCATATTTGTCTATACATGCATATATGGTTTCAGAATCAATTTCCATCTGTATGTTTTCTGGCACATAATTATATTGTTTCTGTATATCATTAAATAGTTTAAAGACTATATCATAATTATCACCATAACAAAATTTTATTTGTTCTATAAACATATTATAACGTTTATCAGTATTATAATCATGATCAAGAATAATTAAGATTTTTTGTTTCATAATTCAAAACATATTTTAATTTTAACTATGTTTGACATCGTTTTTAAAAATAAACAATTAATATTTCATTTTTATCCTAATTATTACTAAAAATACATATATATAATATTTATTTAATAAACAATTGTAAAAATAACACTTATTAAAAATATGAAGATAATAGATTTTACGCAATATAAAAATGTTTATTTCTTTGGTGATCCACATGGAATAAACATAATTTATGATATATTACGTTCATATGTAAATGAAGATAATATATCAGATAATTCCGTTATATTCTCTTGCGGAGATAACGGTGTCGGTTTTTATGATATTAAAACAGATTCTAATAAGTTGAAACTATGTAATGATATATGTATCAAACATAATATTCAATTAATATTAATACGTGGTAATCATGATAATCCTGATTTATATAAAGAATCATCACCTTTGAATAAAAGTAATATATCATTAGTTGATGATTTCACTGTAGTTAAAACAGCAGATTATAATATCATATGTATAGGTGGTGCAATATCAATAGACAGAACAGATCGAGTTCTTAATAAAACATATTGGAAAAATGAAGGAACAAGAATATTAGATGATGAATTAAAAGAAGAAATTAAATCATTAGATTTTAATATTGATATTGTTTGTTCACATAATTGTCCTACATATCAGAAACCAAGAGATGAATATCCATTATTAATATCAGATAATCCGGTGTTTAATTGGTCCATATGGGACTCAAAACTTTTAGATGATAACTTTATAGACCGCAGTAATTTGGATGCGATACACAAAGAATTAAGTATGTCTAACAAGATTAAATACTGGATCTATGGTCATTTTCATAATCATTATGATTCAATAGAGAATAATCCTAAATTTATTTGTCTTGACATGTATTATAAGAATATAAAAATACTAAAGAAAACTAATAACTCTTTAATATATAAAACAGGTCCTGATATTTTAGATATACATAATATCGATAAGTTTAATCAAATTAAAATAAAAGAAATTTAATATACAAATGGTAACAATATTTATAGGATTTATAGGATTTGTATTATGTCTTATACAATTAATCATATTTGATTGGTTCACTAAAAAATTTACATATACAAATAAATGGTTTATATATAATAATTTAGAAACAAGAGAAAATTCAAAACAAATAAAAATAAGACGGTATTGGTATATCTTATATTGTATATGTATGTTAATACCTATAGCTAATTTATTTTTATTTATAATCTGTTTCTTCATGTCATTCATGATGAGATTAGATTATAATTACTATTATAATGGAAATAACATTACAGTATTAACATTAATAAAATTTAAAAATAAATTAAAATATTATTTAAATACAGAAGTATAAAAATTAAGGTTCTAATCTTATTCACAAAAGATTAGAACCTTAATTTTATTTAGTTTTAATTAAATAATACATTTTTCACCACAATATGGGCAGAACTTAAATTTTGAATTAAGTTTTCTTCCACAATTAGTACAATATATTTTATTCAAATCACTTGTCGTATATGGTTTCCTTGATTTAGGAAGAATCTTTATATATTCTCTTTTAAATGGATAATTTTCAAATTCATTATTTACTGTTTCAAATTTCTGATTTGAATAACCACCATTTTCAATTCTACCTGTTTCAATAGTAGTATTATTAACATTAGTTTTATATAAAGCTTTATTATATGTATTTCCATCAATACTTGCACAACAACAGTTAGTAATATTATTTGTTAATAAAACATTATTATTAGTATCTGAACATGTAACTACAGTATCATAACTTGGAACAGTATATGTATTTTGATTAGAAATTAATGGACTCTCTTTCCATAAAACATTTAATGTATTATAAATATTTGTTTTAATTCTTGATGATACTCTTTCTTTATAAAACTTTACAGTAATATTACCATTATTTGCAATAGCATGTTTTATCTGTACATCATTATCATCTACTTCATAAGTAGAAAATTTAAATTTAACCTGATTATCCAAATAACGTTCTAACCATACTCTCTCACCTGGTTTCAAAACTAACATACCATCCATATCTTTACCATTAAATGTAAATGTAACACCAACAGTAAACTGTTCAGGATTAAATAACTAAATTTGGAATTCATCATTATTGTCCATATAAACAACACGTGAATCTTCATTTGTAGAATACTCTTTCAAAAGAGATTTGTTAATAGCTAACTAAGCCATCTTCTTTTCATTAATAATCATAAGTCATATATAATTTATTTTAAACTTATCTATTAAACTTTCAATTCTATACAAAATTTCAAAAGTACTTGAATAATACTCAGTCTAATAGAAATATCATTATCTAATTTTAATTGTAATAGATATAAATTAAAAAATAATTTTTCAAATATAAATATCTATCTTTAACTTAATATACTATATTAATTATACTACAATATTTATAAAAAGTTTATATTTACTAATAAATTTTAAAAAATAATTTAATGAATAAAAAATATTTACATTTCCGAAAGACTTACCTTACTAAATTCATTAAATTATTAAAAATTATAAATAAATTTTTTCATATATTCATATATAGATCTATCACAACCTTAAATACTAACATATTTATTATACTTGAGTTCTGAGAAAAAGTCTACATTTTTTCTAAATATTTTTAAATTTCATTAAAAATAATTCATAACTAATTAATATTCAATAAATTAAATAAATTAAATAAAATATTTTTCATATAAATTAATATAAAATAAAAATTCAGATCTAAATTACATAAATTTAAATCTGAATTAAAAATAAAATTTTTCATATATTATATATAATATCTATCTCAACCTTAAATACTAACATATTTATTATACTGGGCTTTTCAGAAAAAGTCTACATTTTTAAGAATTATTTTTTAACTATTTTTAATGATATTTTTTTAAACTTTACAAATAATATCTAATATAACTATAGAAAATTAATTTAATTTAATGGATATGGATTTTAATACTAAAGTATAGTTTACGAGAACACGTAATGTAAAGATGCCTAATAGAGCAAATAAGCATGATGCAGGTACAGATTTTTTTGTACCTTATTATAATTAGGAGTTTCTTGTTGATTTGATTAAAAAGAATACAGGTAATAAGATTTTCTATAAGATTGAGAATGATGATTTGTTTATCACTATTCCATCTGGTGAACAGGTAATGATTCCATCAGGAATCAAGGTATGGATTAATGATAAGAGAACATATCTTCAGGCAACTAATAAATCTGGTGTTGCTTCAAAGTATCATCTTGATGTTATGGCAAATACTATTGATGCAGATTATCAGGGAGAAGTTCATATTAATCTTTGTAATAATGGTAATACAGATATTACAGTTCAGACTGGTCAGAAACTTGTACAGTTTATTCATCAGATTTATCTTGATACTGATTGGGTTGAAATGGATGAGAAAGAATATGATGAGATTGAAGCATCAGACAGAGGTGATGGAATGGCAGGTTCTACCGGAACATTTTAAAAAATAAAATATATATAAGAATATGAATAAGCTACGTAATTTCGAGTTTGAATATAATGGAGAAAAATATTGGTATTCACGTTCTATAACAGTTGCAACTTGTATTTTCTGTAAAGATTCAGACGGAAATTGGTGTGCATTAATTAATAAAAGAGGTAAAGGTTGCCCGACTGCTGTTGGAAAGTGGAATGTGCCTGCAGGATATTTGGATCATGATGAAGATATATGTTCATGCGGTATGAGAGAAACATATGAAGAAACAGGTCTTATTATTCCAAGGGTATTAATGAATTTTTATGCAATTAATTCAATTCCAGATACAAAACGACAAAATGTAAATGTAATATATTATGTTGTTCTTCCTGGTGTTATTGATGATTATCAGTTAACAACTGAACATTCAGAACCAGATGAGGTAGATGATATAATGTTTATACCAATATCAATGATATTTACATCTGATATACAGATTGCATTTAATAATGATAACATTTTATTGGACGTATATAATAAGATTATCATTAATCATAATAAAAGTAAGTAATTTTTTATCCTTGAATTATTTTATAATAGTTCAAGGATTTTTTATTATAAATTATTTAATGTATCTTTGTAAAAGTAAACAAAATAGTTTTTTAACATTATAATAGTTTATAATGAATATAAAATAATTATTATTGGACTTAAATTTAAAAATCAAAATCCAATTTCTGATAATAATACATTAAAAGTATATTTCTGTACAGAGGATGTACATAATGATCCGGATGATGCATGGTCAGATGAACTTATTACTATAGTATATCATATTGCGGCAGCAACAGTAGATGATGCGATTGATATTTGGATAGAAAAATATTCTGATATTACATGGAAAGATAAAACAAGAGAGGATTTTAACAGACAAGATTATTGGGATGCATGGATAGATCATAACAGGGAAAAAACTTATAATGTATACTTAAATAAAATTTCAAAATTAAAAAGGAAACTGAGTAAATCAATGGTTGAAATTCCAGGAATTTTTTACATTGGTAAACCAAGTGTACTTTCAAGAGTAAGAATATGAAATTAAAAATTAATATAGAAAAATATTCAAACTATTCATCAGATAGTGATAAGGAAGTTAGCACGAAGGAAATTGAATTTGATGATAAAATGTTTGATGAAATAACAAGACCTTTAAAAACAAAAAAGAAAGTTAAGAAATGTTTATGGTGTGCAACATTTGATGATAGACTTATTGTTAATTATAAAGGTAAACATACATATACAAGTGAAAAGAAACTTTATAATGGTATTATAGCAAATTTTGAACAATTATTTAAATATTATAAGATAGATGATTATAAATATGAACCATTAACTTATATTCAATATGATTTTAAAGAATTGTTAGATAGACTTTTGAAAGAAAACAGAATAAAGTTTCATAGTATTGTTTTGGAATCAATTGAATAATATATGAAAAATATAGAAATTTATTTACCAGAATATATCAGGCAACATTATATCTTATCATTTATGTATGGTTCATATGTTTATGGTACAAATACAGATAAATCAGATGAAGATATAATTGTTATCGTTGATGATAATATTGAATTAGAAAATTCTGTTAATGGAATTAAAGAAATTTTCGTAACTGATGGAATAACTGAATATGATTTTCAGATTATCAATAACAATACATTCAAAAAGATGCTCTACGAACATCATATAATCGCCGTAGAGAGTTTATTTATGTCATCTAATATGTATTCAAGTATTGAACTTTTTAACTCGTTATACGCGAAATATTTTATTCTTGATAAATGGAAATTGCGGCAGGTTATTTCAAAAATAGTTGGAAATTCTTATGCGAAATGTCATAAGAAGTTAACAGTAGAAAAAGATTATGATTTATATAGATCACAAAAATCATTATATCATTGTATACGATTATATATGTTTGGAATTCAAATAGGAAAAACAGGAACGATATATGATTATAGTGAAGCAAATCATTATTTAAAAGAAATATTAGATAAAAAATATTCATGGGAACAATATAAAAAAGAATATAAACCATTACTTAATAAATTAAGAAGTGAAATGGTTTTATATTGCCCTAAACCATAAAAATAAAAAATATTTGAAAAAAAATTATTTAAAAACTAAACTTTTTAAATGATATTCAATATTATATATGTTACTTGTGTGAATATCAAGTAATTAATTTTTAATTTTAATATTTTAGTTAATAACAAATTTTAAATTTTTTAAAGTATGAAGAAGTTTATTTTTATGCTTATTGCAATGTTTACATTTGCAATTGGTTCAATTAACGCACAGACACAGAATGACTATGCAGGTTCTAGTAAGTTTACTGATAATGTTTCAGTAACACTTCAGGGTGGTGTTCTTACATCATTTGATAATTTTTATAGTGGTCATACTGCAATGGCACCTATTGTTTTGATTGGTGCAGATAAGTATGTAACCCCTTGGTTGGGATTTGGTGTAGAAGGTCGTACACTTATTGGTACAGGTCATGGTAGTTATAATACATATACTGCTTTTGATTATGTTAATGTAAGTGGTCTTGCAAAGGTTAATCTTGCTAATGCATTTAAGTTTGATGGAACACGTAAGTTCTTCGAGCCTGTTGTTTATACAGGTCTTGGTTGGGGACATCAGACAGCAAGTTATGGAGATAATCACAATAACTGGATGACTTATCGTGCAGGTGCAGAGTTTAATTTTAATCTTGGTGAGGATCGTGCATGGGGTATTGTTGTAAATCCATCAGTTGTTTGGAATGACATTGACAATGGTAAGCTTGTAAAGAAGAACGGTAGTTTTGAGATTACTGCAGGTGTTGTTTATCGTTTCAAGAATTCAAATGGAAAGCGTTCATTTGCTAAGGCACATCTTTATGATGCAGCAGAGGTTGCAGCTCTTAATAAGAAGATTAATGAGCTTGAGTCACGTGAGCCTGTTGTAATTGAGAAGATTGTAGAGAAGCCTGTTGCAACTAATACTGTTGCAGGTGTTGGTTCAAATGTGTTTATTGCTCCATTTAAGTTTAATAGTTCAGTACTTTCTGATAAGTGTAAGTCAGTACTTGATAATATTGCAGAGGGCACAACAGTTGTAATTGATGCATATGCATCTTCTGAGCCAAAGAGTTCTGCAAAGTATAATACAAAGCTTTCTGTAGAGCGTGCAAATGCAGTTAAGAAGTATCTTGAGTCACGTGGCGTTAAGGTAACAGATACCACAGGACATGGTATGGATGATGATTTTGGTCGTGTTGCTATTGTTACTGTAAAGTAATAAAAGTAGTTTAAAGTTTAATAATAATTTAATTTTAGTGTGATTAGAATTTATTTCTAGTCACACTTTTTTATTTTATAATAATTGTGTATCTTTGTAATATAATATATTGTTTAAACAGAAGTTATTTAATATGATAAAATTTAAAAATCAAACATCAAATAATACTATATCATCAGAAGTAATTAAAGATTTAATAGATACATTACCAACTACAAAATCACCAATATTTAAAACGAAGAATTTTACTATTCGTGATTTACGTATTGGAAGTATTATACGTATTCATTTATGTAATGATTCCCGTGGTGATAAAGGATATGTTACAACAGAAATTGTTGCATTATTTAATTCAATGGGACAACATATATATAATTCTAATGCAGATTTTGCAATTGTATATGAAGGTATAGTATGGACTGCAAATTGTACACAAATAGATAAAATAATTTCGTATTAATTTTTTTATTCAAAAATAAATGTGTATCTTTGAGATGTAACAAATAAAACAATAGAAAATTATGAATAAGATTTTTATAACATTGATTTTTAGTTTTGTATGTATGTTTGCTAATGCAACATCACATAATAAATTACATATCGGATATGATAAAGATATGTGTAATGATTATTATGTTCTTTCTGTAAAGAAAGATACTGTATACGTTACATATTATGAATATGAACAAGGTACATTCGTATATTATGATGGTTTAAATGATTTTGCATCATCACGTCTTACGCCATTGATGAATAAGTTGGTTAATATTCATACAACTAAAGTTAATAATATAAAGAATGAATATGAAAATCTTCTTATTGATATTAATGTAGTAAATCCTACATATCATAAATGTAAAAACAATTATATTGCATTTTATGAAATGGGTATATTATATAATAAAATAGGAAATCTTATTGATAAAGTAAAAAAAATTACAAAATAAAAATAATTATGGAAGTTAATATTACAGAAGAAAAGTTTAAAGCATATAGAGAATTACAAAATTCTGGAGAAATTAATATGCTTGATTATATTAATGGATGTAAACTTACTGGTCTTAGTAAAGAAGAGTATATTGATATTATCCATAATTATAATACATATAGAGAAAAATTTAATATTTAATTATAAAAATTATATTTCATGAGTAAAATATTTTATCCTACAAATCTTGGAGGTATGTCAATTAATTGGGTTGACTATCTTGGAAGTACGAAGAATTCTACAAATAAGAGTGAACTGCTTATTGACCATATTGCGACAATGAGTAATGAAAATAATGGTAAAGATGTTTATATGAATTTCTTTGAAGAGATTGATCGTATAGATGATGAGACTGCACAGAATCAATATAAGACATTTTTGCGAATTAATATTACAGAAGCTATTAAGCATGATCTTGAGTGGATGGAAATGAATAATAAAAGTATCAATGATCCATCGAATTCACATTATATTAATCTTGAGTCTTTGAGTATTACTGATATTGATGTTAATGATGATTTTAAGTTCATTCGAATTCATTATGATTTTTGTCAGAATCATTTTGCATGTTCATGTAGTCGTCGTAGAATGGTAGGTGCTGTATATCGTTTGCATGCACTAACTTCTAATAAGAATGAATTGTTTGCATGTTCATGGGATGGACCTATTGTTTTTTGGTAAAATTAAATTTAAATAGATATATGATTAACATTAATGATTTAACAGATAACGAAAAATATATTTTTACACAAGGTTATGAACAGGGACAAAAAGAAAGTCTTGAAAATTATGATAATATTGAAAAGATTATAGATGCATATCTTGTAGTAAAACATGAATGTCAAAATAAAGATTTCATGGAAAGACATGACTTTATTTCACTTGTTATCGATAAGACAAAACAAATTTAAGTTAATATAAATTATAGAATTAAAATAAAAGATATATTATGCCTATTATTGAGAAAACAAAGTATTCATATAATGATTTGACTATTGAGCCTGCGGTAATTAGTTCAATTAAGAGTAGGAAGGAATGTGATCCATATGAGCGTATGGATGTAAATATGAGAGATTATCTTCCGTTGTTTACTGCACCAATGTCTACTATTGCAAATGAACATAATTTTAATATATGGAAGAAGAATAAAATTATGCCTATGTTGCCACGAAATATTGGTGCTGATCCAAATGGAAGTATTGATAAACGAATTAGTTATATCAAAGATTTTCTTGATAATGGTGATTGGGTTGCGTTGTCACTTAAGGAATTTGAATATGTTTTTGTAGAACATAAGATGATGAGTCCTGGACAAATCTTTCCTGGTTATAATCGAACATATAGAGTATGTGTAGATTTGGCTAATGGTCATATGGAATGTCTATATGATGCAATTAATAAAGCTAAGGAAATTGCAAGAAATGACAATTATAAACTTATTGTAATGACAGGAAATATTGCAAATCCTGAAACATATAGATGGATTTGCAAACATGCTGAAGTTGATTATATTAGATTGTCGGTAGGAAGTGGATCAAATTGTATTACGGCTACGCAGACCTCCGTTTACTATCCTATTGCATCATTAATTGATGAATGTAAGTATATAAAGAATGTATACGAAGGTAAATCTTATGCTAAATCAACACCTTATATTATTGCTGATGGTGGTGTTAGAGGATATGCAGATGTTATTAAGGCTATTGCTCTTGGTGCAGATTATGTAATGATTGGTAGTTTGTTTACAGGATTACTTGAATCTGCTGCACCTCTTGATATTGAGTGTTATAATTCACATTATAAGTATGGATATGCAGCAGGTATTATTAATGATGGTATTAATAATATTCTTAATCTTTGGGATGGACTTGAAGAAGATGATAATGATACATTAGTATCAATTGATAATAAAGAATTGGAGCAGAAGAAGAAAGATTTCATTAAGGATATGAAAGATATTGTAAAGGAATCTTATGGTATGTCTACAAAGAAGGCTCAGAAGTTGATTAATCCAAATGCAAAGTCAAAGACTTCTGAAGGATGTACGAAGTATATTCATGTAAAGGAAACTGTTAAGCAGTGGTCAGATAATATGATAGATTATTTCAGATCAGCAATGAGTTATACAAATAAGAAATATATTAATGATTTCAGAGGAAAAGTAGATCTGATTATTAATAGTTCATCTGCAATTCTTGCAGTAAATAAGTAAATAATTTTATTCATCATTTTAATATTAGGATGGAATACTTAATTATGAGTATTTCATCCTTTTTTAATAAATATATAAAAAGAAAAATTACCTAATATGTCAAAAATAAAGAATTATCAAAAGTTAGATAAAAATTCTGTATTTAATAATTGTAGTTATGCATAGTCAGCAGGTGTTTATTATAATTAGGAAGGTTTTTCTAATGTAACAAATAAAATTTAGGATATGGGAACATATAATCCTGATAAGTATATATTAGGAAATATAACTAAACCAAATAAGAAGACATTTGTTAATTATGATAAACATGAAATAATTAATAAAGGAAATAATACAAAAATTAACATTAATAATATAAAGAATAATAAGGAAACATATGCGTATGTTTCTGGTATTATAGTTCCTACTATTGAAGCAGAAGTAAAACCTATTACAGAAATATTAAAAGAAACCGAAAATAATATTACAAATTCAAAAAATATAGTTATTAATAGTAAAGAATTTAAAGAATTACATAAAGAAGAAAAAGTTATTAATAATAAAGACGTTAAACAAGTAAAAAGTAAATCATCTGTAAATTTATTTTCTAAAGTATTTGAAAATAAACAATAGAATGATATTAATGATGATAATGTAATATATTTAAATGGTTGGGTATGGTTAAATAGATTTAATAAACCATATGCACATAATTTTGGTGATGATATAAATTTTTCATTTTTGACAGAAATAACAGGTAAGAAACATAAGAAATATGATAATGAATTTGTAACAAATTATTTAATGATTGGAAGTATTTTTATTGATAAGTATATAAATGATTTTACAGAAGTATGGGGTAGTGGAATGTTAAGACATTAGGTATTATATAAAAAACCAAATAAAGTATATGCAGTTAGAGGTCCAAAAACACGAGAGATCTGTTTAGCATCAAATATAGATTGTCCAGAAACATATGGAGATCCTGCATTATTAATACCATATTACTATTATCCTTATGTAATGAAAAAATATAAATTAGGAATTATTCCACACCATTCTCATATTAATTCAGATATATTAAATAAATTTAAAGATAATGAAAATATTAAGATTATTAATTTTACAAAATATAATGATTGGAAAGATATAATTAAAGAAATTGTAGAATGTGAATTTATTGTATCTGAAAGTTTACATGGTTTGATTATATCAGAAGCATTTAGAATTCCTAATATATGGATTTCATTAGGAAATAATATAGGATAGAATTTGAAATATGAAGATTTCTTTTTATCTATTAATAAACCATTATATGATTCATATTTAGTAAATGAAGATACAACATATGAAGATTTATTAAAATTAAAAGATAATTATAATTCAACATTTGAAATAGATTTACAAAAATTAGTTTATGCTTGTCCTATAAAATTAAAGAATTTAAATTTATATAATCAGATTAAACCATATACAGGAAAAGTATTATTATGCTGTATAGGAAAAATGGAAAATAATTATATACGAGAGTTTGTAGAATATTATAAAACAATAGGATTTGATAATATATGTTTATATGATAATAATGATATAGATGGAGAACATTTTGAGGATGTAATAGGTGATTATATAGATTCAGGATTTGTAATATTAAAAGATTGGAGAGGAAAAGAATTAGCATAGATTCCATCATATACAGATTGTTATAATACATATAAAGATGAATATGATTGGATTGCATATTTTGATATAGATGAATTTTTAGATTTAGCTTGTAATAATATAAAAGAATTCTTATCTGATAATATGTATAATGATAAAGGTATAAATTGTATAAGAGTTTGTTGGAAACAATTTACTGATTCTAATATTATTAAAACAGATGGAAATTATTCAGTAACTAAATTTAATCAATATATACCATTAGATAAAGATAAATATTGTGCATAGACAAAAATTATAATTAAAACGTAGTTAGATAATATCATATTTGATTCACCACATGGTGTTATATATAATAAAGATTGCCATATTACATGTGTAAATACAAATGGTGATTTATGTACAAATGATATAATTATAAATAATCCTACATGGGAAAATGCATGTTTAAATCATTATCGTTTTAGAACAATAGAGGAATATGTATTAAATAAAATGGTAAGATTATGGCCAACAACATATATGAATGGTGGAAAAACCGGATTAAATTTAAATTTATTTTTTAGATATAATACATTTTCATAGGAAAAATTAGATTTTGCAAATTATCTTTTAGATAAATTTAATATAAGCAGAAATGAATAAGGAAAATTAATATTTTATATAAATTATTTAGATAAATAATAAAAGAATATAGTGTGACTAAATTTAAGTATGTTTAATGAGGTGTATCTTTAAGTCATTGGAAGAATTTAATTTACAACTTTATGTATATAAATTTAGTTTGATTTATATTTATTAAAAAAGATAAGATTTAGATAATTATCTTTTTATATATTTAAATATAGTTTTCTTAGGTTAGCTTCATATGTATTATAGAAATATATGTTATTAAGTTAAATATCTAATATAGATAGAAATGAATAAATGAAAATAAAAGAGCAATTAAATATTTTTATATAGTGCAAAATCATATAGAATATTAATTGCTCTTTTTTGATAAATATAAAAAATAACATGTTATATTTAAATGAATAAAGATATACGTCCACCTCAGCATGTATTACATGTTTTCGATCCTAATAGAAAATGTAGACCACATGATGAAGTTGAGTTTATAGAAGGTCGTTATGTTGATATTGTAAATGCAAAGAATAAGGATCCACATACTTTGTATTTCGGTAAATCAAAGAATTCTGAACTCTTAACAGGTATTTTTTTAGGTGATCTTGAACTTACTTCAAAAGTAAAAGATGTATCTCTTGTTTCTGTTGATGGTGTTGTAACATTATCTATTAAATATGTTAATTCTGCTGGTAAACTTGCAACAGTAAAAACAAATTTACCTTCATAGAAACTTGTTGAAGATATTAAAAAATTCTTAGAGGATTTTGATACAAGTATTTTTAATAAAATTAACACATCATTCAGTGATGTATATGATAGATTAAATGTTATCGATTCATCAATAGTTGATATTAATAATCATCTTACAGTTATAGATACTTCTGTAGGTGAATTAACAACAAGAGTAGATACATTAGATACATCATTATTAGGATTAATAGATGAACTTGATCATGGTAAGTATAATTATACAATACATGAAGATCCTGGAACATATGCAAACGGTTTCAAAAAAACATTTACTTTATTTAAAGGTGATGAAGAACAAAAAGATTCATCTAAGATTGAAGTAACTGATATGGTTTTGAAATAGTTAAATTATGTTAAAGATAATAATATAATTGAAGCAAAAGTTTGGCCAGAACCTATTAAGTCAATCGATTTAATCGGTGATGTTCTTACATTAAAAGATGGTACAGTTATTAAAGATGTTATTTCATCTCTTGATAAAGATTTAATTAAAACTGTATCATTAGACATGAAAGGTTATGACGAACATATTAATGACTTCATGAATACTGATTCATCTATTAATGACAGATTAACTTTTGTAGAAAACCAATTGAAATGGGAAGAGTTAGATGAATAAAAAAAAGAGAAAATAAATAATAAAATTAAATCTATTAAATTTAATATGAATAAAAATATGGTTTATGGTGCTAATGAAGCAACTTCTTTAACTGATAAAGTTGCAGATTTTACAAAGGGTAAAAACATTCACTTTGGTTCTGGTGCATTTGAAGAATAGAAAGTTGTTGCTATTGCAACAGCAGCTGAATCTGATGCAAAGGTTCGTTTCGTATATGATGCAACAGGTGATTCTGGTATGGTATTTGTTGGTAATCAACTTGCATCTTCTAAGATTCTTGACATTACAACAAATAAAGTAGCAAAGAAGCATTTTAATCCTGAAACTGGTAATTATGTAGAATCAACTACAGAAAAAGTTGCAACTAAGGTAACAGTTACATGGTTCGGTTCTCAAGAAGATCCTGCTGATAATGTTGTAAAGACAAAGGTTTGGGAAACTGTATTTGATGTTATTGATACAGATACAGTAAAAGCAATAATTGATAAAGCTTCAGCAGATTTAAACAAATCAGTTGATGATTTAAAAACAAAGCATGAAGCAGACGTTTTACGTTTAGATACATCAGTTAACGGCATTGAGACACATCTTAAGAGTGATGTAGTTTCAGCTGACGCTGGTAGTGCACTTACAGTAACTTCTACTGCTGCTGATGCAACAGGTTATAAGACTTATAAGGTTGCAGTTAACGTAGATGATGCAGAAGGTTCAACTATTAAGGTTGTAGATAATAAGATTAAGATCGCAAAGTATGCAATTAAGCAGGTTGCTGCAGATTCTATGGAAAAAGATGCAGATACTAATGAAACAAAGTATGCATCTGAATATCAGTTAATGATGACTGATGCTGATGGTGTTACAAAGGCTGTTGGTGATAAGATTAACATTGCAAAAGACTTCTTGGTAACTAAGGCACATGTATGTACATTTAAGTATGTTGCTGAAAATGGTGCAGAAATTAAGTATAATTAGCAACTTCAAGACCAGTGGGGATATTCTCCTGCAGTAGCTTATGGTGATGAAGTAACAAATGAAAATCAGCTTCCATGGTCTAAGAATCAGGATGGTACATGGGAACAAGCACGTCTTGGTTTCGGTATTAAGTATGGTCATTCATATTTACACTTAGTTATCAATACTAAGCCAACTAATACAAAAGCTGCTAGACTTGATGATGTTTATCTTGATTTCACAGAAATCTTTACAACATTCAAGGGTGATGATAAATTCATTACAGTTCAGAATGGTGTTGTTTCTTTGAATATTGACGCAGTTTCAACTGCAGTTGATGCTAAACTTAAAATTACTGAAACATTTGGTAAACTTGAAGCTGAAGACACATCAATTGGTACTCGTCTTGATGGATTAGATACATCAATTAGTGCTATCGAAAAAGCATATGTAAAGGATGCATCTCTTGAAGCTCCAAAGGCAGATAATAACCAGTTTAATACTTTAAAGATTACAAATCATAAAGTTGGTGATGATGGCGCAGCTAAAGATGAGGTTGTTACTGTAGATGTTGCAAATGAAAAATATTATGCAGGATTAAATACAGCATTAAATACACTTACAGAAAATGATAAACATCTTTCTGCACTTCTTACATGGGAAGAACTCTAATTAATTTTTAATTAACTTTAATAATATAATGGGATAACTGATAATAATTCAATTATCCCATTTTTTAGATAAATAAAATAAAATATAAACTTTATTAATAATATGGCTATTACTATTAAAAAGTCAATGATTAATGGTGCTCCAGTTATTTTTGGCGCTCCTGCTGATGCAGATACTGCAAAAGGTGTAGAAGTAAAATTTGGTTATGGTACACTTGAGAATGTACTTGCAAAAGTTGGTACTGCAGATGACGGCGTAATCTATTTCGGTTATGATGATGCTAAATCAACTGGTGCAATTGTTTCACGTGGTAAACTTGTTTCTTCAAAAATTCTTGATATTACAACAACTGCTGCTGTAACAGGAGAAGGTGGTAAAGTAACAAAAGAAGCATAGATTGTAATTTCTTATATTGATACTGATAAGTCTGTTAAAACATTGGAAATTCCTGTTTCTGCTGATGGTAAATTAAAAGAACTTGCTGATAAGATTGAAGCTCTTAAAACATTAGTAGGTACAAAGACAGATACTAAAGATACTGATACAGTATTCGGTGCAATTGCAAAAGAAACAGATCGTGCAACTACTAAAGAAACTGCAATTTCCGATCTTCTTGGAACAAAGGATGATGATAAAACAAAAGAAACTGCATTTGGTAAGATTGCTACTGAAGTAGCGCGTGCAACTGATGCAGAAACAGGATTATCAAATAGAATCAAAACTCTTGAAGATAAAAAGTATACAACAGTTAATGCAAAAACAGATGGTCATGTAAAAGTTGCTGTTTCTGATGATAATGTTGTAACTGTAACAGAAGATGATATTGCGTCTGCTGCACTTCTTGGTACTGTTGATGATGTTGCTGGTACTGCAACTGCATTTGGAAAGATTGCTGATGAAGCAAAGCGTGCAACTGATGTTGAAGGTGGTTTAAATACTCGTGTAACTAATATTGAAACACTTATCGGTGATGCACAAAATCCAGATGAAGATAAAGTAATCAATAAAGTAACTGAAGTAATTGATTGGTTCAAAGACGTTTCTGAAACTGAAAAAGGTGCAACACTTATTTCTGATGTTGCTGCAAATAAAACAGCTATTGGTACAAAAACTGTAGAAAATTCTAATAGCATTTATAAGAGAATTGAAGATCTTGAAGCAAAGAAACATACAAAAAGTGATGTAACTGCTGATGCTGGTAAATGTGTATCAGGTATTCATGTTGATGAAAATGGTGCATTAACAATTGATCAAGCTGAATTATCTGCTGGTAATATTAATGCTACTGCAATTGTAGCAGGTGATGATACTGTTGCAGTTGAAGGTGATAAGGTTGCTTCATAGATTGAAAGTTTAGCTAAGTCTATTAAGACTGCTACAAAGTCTGCTGATGATGCAATTAAGGCACTTGATGTTACAGATACTGCAGTAGAAGGAAAATATGTTTCTGCTGTTTCTGAAGAAGATGGTAAGATTACAGTTACACGTGCAGATCTTCCTACACTTTCTGTTAAGACAGGTTCAGAACAATTTGCAGCTGTTAATAACCATGAAGTTGAAATCAAGACTACTGCATTAAATACTGTTGGACTTACAAAGACTGAAGCCGGTAAATGGCAAGCAGGTACTGCTGATGCAAAATCAACTGGTCTTGCAACTGCTGCAGATGTTGCCGCAGAAATAGTATCAGATGAAGAGGTTATTGCAACAGCTCTTAATGATCATGAAAATCGTTTAAAGGCAGTAGAGAGTAAAGAAATTACTGTTTCTTCTGCTAAGTCTGATGTTGCTATTTCTGTTGATGAAGTAAAAGACGGTAGCAATGTTGTTACTACAGCTGCAACTAATTTCAATGTTACTGGTGGTAAAGTTACATTTACTATTCATAATGGTGATAAAGCAGTTGCAGAAACAATTACTGCATATACAGAAGATACTGTTAAAGCTCTTGTTGAACTTTATGCAAAGGAAAAGGCTCGTGCTGAAGCAGCTGAAGCTAAACTTGATGAAAGATTAAGTTGGATTGAAGTAGGTAATAAGAGTTAATTAAAAACAAAGATTTAATTTAACATAAATTTAAAATGAGACTTAAAGTCAGACTTAAGTCTCATTTTTTTATATAAACTCTAAACAAACAGTGTTTAATTTTAACATAAGAATATTATGGATCAAATTACAAAAGAAAGAAATAAACAAGAGTTTATAGAGTTATTGAGAAGTACAAAAAGAGAAGGTATTGAAGATTTAATTAACTGGTTATCAGAGAAGTCTGATTTCTTTGAAGCTCCATCATCTACAATTTACCATTGTAATTATCCTGGAGGTCTCTGCCAACATTCACTTAACGTTTATTATGCAGCACGAGACTTCTATGAGACTTATAAGAAACTATCTCTGCCAGAGAAAAATGTAGAGTCCATCCCAATGGAATCTATTATCATAACTGCCCTTCTTCATGATTTATGTAAAGCAAATAACTATAAGATTGTTGAGAAGTTTAAGAAAGATGAATCAAATCAATGGTTCAAATACTATTCATATCAGATTGATGAAAAACTTCCACTCGGTCATGCTCCAAAATCTATTTTTATTGCACAAACATTTATCAGACTTTCAGGTGAAGAATTATGTGCTATTATGTGGCATATGGGAATGTCTGATATTGGTGCATGGATGAGTAATTACCAAAAACCTTCTATGCAAACATCATATACAAAAGTTCCACTTTCTGTATTAATTATGCAAGCAGACTTTTTCGCTTCATACTGTATGGAAAAAGAAGTAGATCAAACTGTTGAATGCAGAATTGGTTAAAAATAAAAGGGAGATTAAATTGTTGATATTTAATCTCTCTTTTTATATATTAAATTATAACCTCTTTCTTTCCAACGTTCTTCAATTGTATTTCTTCTTGTTATAATTTTATCATTAACATTATTTTCATTCTTATTCGCACATTCATTAGAACAATAATGTCTAAACCCTTCACTGAATCTATAAAACTTAACATATTTTCCACATGTAGGACATACAGGACTTTTATTAATATGATTCTTCATTCGATATAAAATCTCCTGTATAACTGATTTATTCCTCTATAAATCATCATATCTATTCATCATGTAATCATATATACCAAATTCCTTTAACTTTTTATTTTTACAATATTCAGATATTAATCTGTCATCTTTAATCATTAAATTCAATACATATTCATCATCAATATTTTCTTTCTACTTTACATCAGTTAATTTATGTATTTTATTCGGATCATTTAATGAACATTTATATGAACAATATTGATTATAACCATATAAAAATCCTCTGAATAATAAAGGAATCTCTTTACCACATGTTTTACAATATAAATGTAAATCATCTGGTAATTTATAATATATCCTATATATGATTTCCTGTATATTTTTTACAGACTTAAATCTATTCATTAAATATTCATATAAATTATGATCTTTCAACCATGATTCTTTTATTCTACATGTATTTAATTGAATTTTATTGTGTCTAAATACTGTTAATTTATCTATTATAATCTGATCTGTTACTTCCATATTTTTTATATTAATAAATGTTAAAAATGTTTTAATAAACAAATAACATATTTTACTATATAATTTAAAATTTGAATTAGAATTTAATTGAAAAACATGGAAGAAAAGAAATATAAATTTTGTCAGATAGATCCAAATAATTGCACTGTTGAAGAACTTGAAGAAGAAGTAGAAAGACTTAAAAACTTAGGTGATTTTTATGAAACTAAACAGTTAGCATTAAAAAAATTTATCAACTCGGTATACGGAGCTACCGCGAGCAAGTATTTCATTGCACATAACACAGCTGTTGCGGAATCTATTACACTTCAGGGACAGGATTTGAATCATTATTCAGAGAATTCTGTTAATGCATATTTTAGTGGGATATTTCAGAATGATACTGAATTGCATAAGAAACTAGGAATTAAGACAGAAGATGCGAAAAGATTTAATATTGCACTTGGAAAGACAACAGAAACAGGTACGTTAGATGGACCTGAGTTTTCATATCTTGACGGAAACCAATCATTAACCGTGGCTGGTGATACGGATTCTCAAACTGCTGATACTCAATTATTTATAGATAATAAAGAAATTTCAATGGAAGAATTCTTCAGAACTGCAAAATATGAAAATAATGATGTAGTTATAAAGTTACAAAATGGTTCTGAAGTTGTTCCTGTACATAATCACAATACATTATCATATAAAGACCATGATTATAAAACAATAGAACGACCTATTAATTATATAATGAGACATAAAGTAACTAAAGATAAATTTAGATTGAAAACCAAATCAGGTAAAGAACTCATAGTTACAGGTGATCATAGTATTATGGTTATACGAAATAATGAATTGGTTTCATTACCAGCAAGGGAAATAAAGAACACAGATAAAATTATAACATTGGATAAGTAATGAAATATTTAACAGAGGATGAGATAATTTAGTATTGTAAGAATCATAATATAGATCCGTCAATATGTTACTGTAAAGAATGTGGTAAATTTCTTGCATATGATAATGCTGTATTTCATATAAATTCAGTTACGAAGAAATTAGTATGTGATGATAACAAATTATCATTTTTAAGTACGAGAAATTATAATGGTAATGAATATCATTTATGTAGATGTTATGATTGTGTATGTGAGAAATTTCCAAATTTTAAAGATGTAAGATTTAAGTTTGCACATAAAGCTGCAAAATATACATAGTATGGATTTGGTGTTCCTGATGAAGATTTTAAACCTGTATCAAAAGCAAGACAATGTGTTACCAAAGAAAAGATGATTAAGAAATATGGTATTTCTGAAGGTACAGAAAGATGGAATTCATATTGTGAGAAACAATCTGTTACAAATACATATGAGTATAAACATGAAAAATATGGTATGTCTCAAGATGAATTTGATGAATATAATAAATCTCGAGCAGTAACAAAGGAAAATCTTATTAAAAAACATGGTAAAATAGAAGGATTAAAAATCTGGAAAGGTTATATTGAACGTCAGCGATATACATGTACATTAGATTATTTTATTGAAGAATATGGTAAAGAAGATGGAACGCAAAAATATAATGAATTTGTAGAAAAACGTTCTGAACAATATTATTTAATAGGTAATAAATCAAATATATCATTAGATTTATTTTCTAATTTAAAAGAATATTATAAAGATAATGATACTTATATAGAATATACAGTTAAATCATTAAATAATAATTTTTATCATGTAGATTATTATGATAAATCATTAAATATTGTTATAGAATTTTATGGAGATTTTTATCATTTTAATCCAAAGAAATATAATGGTAATGAAACAGATTATTTCATATTAGGGAAAGAACGAACAGTTAAAGATAAGTGGTAGCATGATAAAGAACGTATAGATGATATTCAACAAACATTAAATTGTAAGGTAATAATAGTTTGGGAATCTACATATAAAAATGATAAAAAAGGAACTATTAATTCATTAATATAGATGATTAATAATAAAGAACAATTAAATGACATAACTGAAATATGATACCATATCAATCTAAAATAACTATTATAAGAAACAGTAATTTTAAAAAGCATAATACTTTATTAAAGGATTTTTTGAAAATAATTAATTCAACATATAAAGATATATACTTTTCTTTGAATAATGATTTGAATTGTATTACAATGAATGATAAATCAGAGATAAATGATAATCAAATTATATATGCGAAATATTTAGGTATTGATATTATTGATGAGTGATTTGAAAGAATTAAAACGGTTAAACAGTAGTATTCTGAAAAATATTTTAATGAAGAAATTAATAAACTAATATTATAATATATTATATAAAATATATAATTAACGGAAGAAAAAATGAATTACGATATACAAATAGAAGATATTGATGTAATAGAGCAATTAGAAGATTTCAATGATGAGTATGTGTATGATATTGAAGTAGATGATACTCATACATTCTTTGCAAATGATATTCTTGCACATAATTCAATTTACGTGGAATTTGGTCGTCTTACAACTTTCCTAAATATACCGGAGTCTAAATGTGCACAGTTTGTTGTTGATCTTTGGAATTATGGTTGTGGTCCATATATGCAGCAGAAATATGAAGAGTATGCGAAGAAATATAATTGTGATGTAAATATTCAGAATTTGGAGTTAGAGAAAATTGCGGATACAACAATTTTAACATCAAAGAAACATTATGCAATGGCAGAATGTTTTAAGGAACCTAATATTTTCTTGGAACCAATGGAGGAAGTTGTTTATAAGGGTTTGGAAATTGTTCAAGGATCTACACCGCCATTTGCACGTGAATGTCAGAAAGATTTTACACGTTATATGTTGCAGTGGTTTCAGACACATAAAGAACGTCCACCTTATGAAGAAATTATATCTCGTATTAAGGGTTATAAACAGCAATTTTTATTTAAAGATCCTGCCGATATTTCAAAGGGAAGCTCGATAGGAAATTATCAGAAATTTGTATTGGATGATAAGAATAAGTTAGTGTTTGGTGAACATTGTCCTATTCAGGTTAAAGCTTCAGGAATTGCTAATTTTATTTTAAATCAGCCAAAGAATAAGAAATATAAGGTTAAATATAATCCTATTAAAACAGCAGATAAAGTAAAGTGGTATTATGCAAAAGATAGAACATATGATTGTTTTGCATTTTTGCCAGGTGCTTATCCGATTGAGTATGCGCCGGAGATTGATTATGATAAGCAGTTTGAGAAAATGATTCTTGAGCCTTGTAATCGTATTATTAAAATTATCGGTTATACGACATTAACATCTAATTTATGTTATACTGCTGCACTTTGGTAATTTTTATAATTAAAATATTTTAATAAAATGACGGAAAACGAAATAATAGATGCTATATCATTTATTAATGCACATAAAGATATAGTTGGATATAATATAGCAAGAAAAGCAACTGAGTTGATTTATAAATATGATGGTTATCCAGATTTGGATGATATTGAACATAAGAGATTATATGATTTTTATGAAAAACATAAAGAAGTATGTAAAGGTGGAGATTCATATAGATTAATTGAATTATATACATGTGGATTTACTAATACTTATGTATGTAATGTATGTAATGAATCATATGATTATACTAATTATGATAAAGAATGTTGGTCAGATGGAAAGGGAGAGAAATTACCATTTTCATTTATTGAAGTTGGTACAGGTATCGGACCATGTATAACTATAGTATGTACAGAAAATAATGATTCTAAAGATATTACAGATATTGATTCATGGTAATAAAAAATAAATTATTTAATATAAAGATATATGAGATTAATTAAGATTGGCGCTGAATGGTGTGGTCCATGCGGTGTAATGGATAAGAGATTGGAAAATTTCAATGCATGCGACTACGTTAAATATGATGTTGATAATGAAGACGAGGAAACACTTGCAGTAATAGATAAGTATAATGTAAGAAATGTTCCGGTTATTATTTTGGAAGGTGATAATGGTGATGAACTTAAAAAATGGGTTGGTCTTGTATCACTAAATGATATTAATGCGGAAGTTGAAAAAAATAAGTAATAAAATGGGAGAAGAACTCACTAATGAAAATAGTGTTATATGTCAGTATTGTAATAAACCATATTTTTTTCTTTCTATGAAATGTCCATTTTGTGGTAAGTATAGAAATGATGGTTATTTAATATTTACTGTACCTATTAAAGATAATGAAGGATATTAACCGTGTGTTAATATCCTTTTCTTATTTAATAAAACTTTTAATTTATTATCATGTATAATATGTGTAATAGAATTTTAATTAAACTTTAAATAATGAATATCTTAGACAATATTAATGAGAAAATAAATCCATGTGATGACTTTTATAATTATGCTACAGGAAATTGGATAAAGAATAATCCACAACCTGATGAATATCCAACATGGAATGTATTTACAAAAATAGAAGAAGATAATATCGATAGGATTAGAGATATTATTACATCATCAAAAACTGATTCATCTGTAATTAATCATAAGATTAATGATTGTTATAATATTATTATGAATTATGATAAAAGAAATAAAGATGGGAAGAAACCATTGATTTCTTATATCAATGAACATGTAAATAATCTTAAAACAAATATGGATGTAATTCTTGAATCTGCACGAAATAATATTGAAATGTTTTTTGATACAGGGTTACAACCAGATAGTAAGGGATCAGGTAAATATGAAGTTGCTATATATCAGGATGGATTAGGTTTAGGAAATAAAGATTACTATTTGAAAGATACTGAAGAAAATCAAAAATATATGAATGCATATTCACAATATATTATTGATTTATATGAATATCTGTATAATGATAATAATATTGCGTTAATGGAAAATAATAAGATATTATCAATAGAAAATTTATTGGCACCTGATTCATATTCAGTAGAAGAACTTCAAGATCCTATACTTAATTATAATAGAATATCTGTTAATGAATTATCAGAAAAAACATGTTTTGATTGGCGATTATATTTAGATACATTAGGTTATACAGAAACAAATGAAGTTATTGTAAGTAATATTGAATTTTTAAAGTGTGCATGTAAACTTCTCTTAACATTAGATACTTCTTATTTAAAGACTTTTTATGAATGGCAGGTAATTAATATTGCTGCAACAAAACTTGATGATAAAATATATGACTTAGTGTTTAAGTATAGTCAGGTATTTACAGGTGCAAAAGTACAGTATCCGAAAGAAAAAAGAGCAATTAATAAGATTAATAGTGTTTTTTCCGAAGTCATCGGACAAATTTATGTTAAAAAGTATTTTAATAAAGATTCAAAGAATGATGTTATTAATATTATTGAAAATTTAAAGTCATCATTTGAAACTATTATAAATAGTCAAACATGGATGAGTAATGAAACAAAAGAAAAAGCATTAGATAAATTACATGCAATGAAACTTAAAATAGGGTATCCAGATAAATTTGAAGATTTTTCTGATATTCCTATTGATATTAATTTAACATATTTTGAAAATTCATTAAATATTCAGGAATATTTTAGAAAGAAAAATATGGAAAAACATTATAATAAGGAAATTGATTATAATGAATGGTATATGGATCCACAGACTATTAATGCTTATTATGATTGTATTCAAAATGAGATTTGTTTTCCTGCTGGTATTCTTCAATATCCATTTTATGATCCTAATAGAGATCCTGAATATAATTATGGAGCAATAGGTACAATTATTGCACATGAAATGACACATGCTTTTGATAATCATGGACGACATTATGATAAACATGGTATACTGAATGACTGGTGGACTGAAAGTGATTCTAATAAATTCAATGAATTAACAGATATAACAAAAGAACGGTTTAATAATCTTGAAGCTTTACCAGGATTAAAATGTGATGGTTCTTTAACATTGGGCGAAAATATAGCAGATTATGGTGGATTGAAGATTGCATATTATGCATGTAAAAATATTATGAAACCAGGAATATGTACAACAAAAATTTGGGAACATAAATTCTTTTTAGCATATGCAAATAATTGGTCTGAAATTACAACTGATGAAGCTATTAAGAATCTGGTCGCAAATAATGAACATACTATTAATCGATTACGTGTAAATGGAACACTACCTATGTTTACACCATGGATAGATTATTATAAAGTAAAAAATATAAATAAATTGTATTTGGATATAGACAAACGTGCAAAAATCTGGTAAATAAAATAAAAACATATAATATGAGTACAATTATTACTTCAACGTTATTGGTACTATTTGTGTTGTTGTTTATTATGCTTATTGTAATTTCCGGTCGTATGATACGTGATTATGAAGATAAGTTACAGATGGAGGAACAGCAAGGGAAAGAAGCATTTAGTGCTGATGTTATAAAGGAACAAGAGAACTCACATACAATTAATATTTCTTCAGAAGAATTATCTAATGAAGTAGAGGATGCGAGTATTGTAAATTTTAAGATGAAGTAAAACGAGAATTATTAATAATAAAATAAGTTAGAAATTATGATGGAATCTGTTATTGCAATCAGTGTAGGTTTCTTTATTATGATGTGTATTATTATAAAGTTTATAGTAATTAATAATATTCATGATATTCCTGATATTGTAGATAATACAGATGATGATATTTAGAATACCTTGAAATAGGATGTTCAATATAAGAGTGTATAGGATGTTGATGGCATAGATGATATATCTATTAATAGTATTGATGTAAATATTGATACTGATATTATTAATCATGATTTAACATTTAATAATAATGATGATGAGACATCTGATGATGATATACAATAGTTAATGCTTTTAATAGAACCTATAGAAGATAATATTAAACAAGTTTCTGAGAATAATAGCAATATATTCTCAGAAACTTCTCGTATATTAAATTTTAGTGCAAAACATGAAAAAGAAATAGATTTATCAGGTACTACTTTAATTTCATTAAGATCTATTAAACAATAATAGTAATTTTTTGTATAATATTTAAATGAAAATCTAATTGAAATTAAATATGAGTTATACTTATAATGAAACACGTACAGATATGCCTGTATATGATGAAGGTACTCGTACACAAGAAGATAAGGATATTATCTTTGTAACAACTTAGTCTGATAAAGTAAAAGCAGATATTGAAGAAGATGAACCATTTGATGAACCTTGTGGTGATCCTGTAGATAAATCTTTTAATGTACCTATTAAAAAAAATAAGCTTTAGCCACTAAAACCAAATAAGATTGTATTTAAAGAACAAATGTAGATTTCTCATAAGAAAGAAGCAAATCCTATTTTTAATACAGATAATTTAAATGTGGTTGAGCATCCAAATCATTATGGTGCAGGAAACGGAGGTTTGCAATGTATTGAAGCAATGCTTTAGACTTTCGGTAAAAATGCAACAATGGATTTTTGTAAATTGAATGCATTTAAATATATTTGGAGATCTGATCATAAAGATAAGGAAGTTCAGGATATGGAGAAAGCAAAGAGATACCTTGAGTATTGGCATGTACTTGCAAAACTTAGTGGTAATTCAGATGATGGTTCATTCCATGCATATCTTAATGATTAAAAATATTTTTTAAATTGTTAATACTTTATTTTTTTATTTAGAAAATATAGTGTATCTTTGTATTATAAAAATAATGAATAAAGTATTAACAATTAAATATATAAAAATTATGATAACATTTCTTTTAGGATTTTTCGGTATTATTTTGTTGTTTGCATTTGCATGTGCAGTAATTCCAGTACTATTTAGTATTATTGGTATGGTATTACAATTCATTTGGGCAATTTTGACAGGTGATATACGATAAAAATAAAGTTTGTTTCAAACTATAAATGAAACTGGCGGCCTGTTATATTTCAAAAATATAACTTGTATAATTAATATAAAAATAAAAATATTTTAATTATGCGTACATGGCTTGATAAAAAAACGAATCAATGGGTATCAGAAAGACCTGAAATTACATGGACAGGTTTAGTAGATATTAATACTGGTGAAAAAATATTCGAAGATGATACAATTTCTATTATAGATATTTGTACATATCCTATAAAAAACAGAGGACGTAAAATTATTACATTAAAACCTAATGATAAACATTTTAATATTTGGGCATGTCCTGAATATTATCAAGATGAATGTAAACCAATATTAATTAAGAAAGGAGATACTAAATGACTGCAGAATATAATAAAGGTTCAGAATGGTTAAATACTATTTTTAATAAGATTCCTTTTAGCAAAGACTTAGAGAAGTTATGGGATTCAGAAGAGTATTCAAAACATTATAAAACAGATCATGATACTATAGATATTTCTAAATATGGTCCGTTTTTTGAGACTATTGAAGATGATATTTATAAGTTTTATGAACTTATGGAATATGGTTGTAATCATTTATGGATGTATTGGCCTTATAATAAAGAGATTGAAGATAACCTCATAAAGTTGGGTCTTATGTCTGGAAGAAATCGTAATACACGTTGGTATAATGATCTTACAGAAATTAAGTATGAATATGATTATGAGCCAGGATATATGGGAACTCTAATGAATACATTTGGTAATTATAATAAATGTTATTATGATGAAGATTCTATACGATTTTATCATTTTACATATAATAGTAATTGTCAGTCATTTGGTGGTGTTGTTTTATTTGTAGATAGATTACATCATGATATTTATATATTTGGTATAGGTGAAGATGATGGTTGGATGTTTCCAGAAACTACATGGTACTATGATTATGAAAAATATGGTATAAACAAATACGAATTGTGGCAACTTTGTGCAATGGTAAATGATGTACATGTAGATAATTTTGATAACCAATTGATTATAGAAAAATTGTACAACGAGTATACAAAATATGAACACAAAAACATTTGATGAATGGTCAAAGTCGTTGGAAACAATGGACTTTGACCATTATTCTTTAGAAATGAAAAACACTATTTTAAAAGGTAATCTTCCGAATAATGAAAAGAAACTTTTTGAAATTTGTTTTGATTATGTATATAAATTACATAAAGAAAATAAACCTTTAGATGTAAAATTACTGCAAATTCATCTTGAACAAATTCATGATTTTGAAGAAGTAAAAATGCAGGATTTTATACGTATAGTAATTTTATTAGGATATTGTGGTTTTAATATAACAATGTTGCATTAAAATATAAACTTTATTGTAATTTTATAATAAAATATACATAATAAATTAATTCAATTTTTAATGGACGTTACTAAAATAAAAACATATTTAGCAAGTAATAAAGTTTGTTTTGTTACAAACTCATTAGCAATGCCGAGTACGTTATTAGTTTCATCTCTAAAAACATATATAGAATATATTCCTATATAGAATTTCTGGTTAATTCCTGGTATAAGAGATAATAAACCATTTTATGGAATAGATGCATTTCTTTTAATGTTGAATTATTTCTTATCAAATAAGAATTTTGATTATGTTATCTATATAGATGAAGATTGTTTTATAACTGATTTTTATTCATTAGTAAATGAATTTATGAATTTTACAGAAAGTGGTTGTGTATTAGCAGGACCACAAGATGGTGGAGTTTTTTGCCATAGAAATCATAGTCGATTGATGATTAATACTTTCTTAAGTTTTTGGAATATAAAATTACTTAGAGATAAAAAAATAACATTTGATAATATTATTAATTATATTTCTAATGAATTTAAAAATAATTCCAATACTTTATATAAAAATTTTATACAGAAATTAATAATTAATAATGATAAATTATTATTTACGTATATGAATGAAAAATCAATGAATATGATAAACGATGTAAAAACATTTCGTGAAAGTAGAGTTGATTTACCAAATCATGAAACACCTTATTGTAAAATAGTAAGAGATGATCCTAACAACAAGATAGAGCCTCATCAAATTCCATATAGTTGGGATGACGATGTTGCAGAAATTAATTTTGAACCTTATTATATAATTGAACAAGCATTAGTAATATTATCTGATTCGCCGATATATTATTTGTTTGGAACAGACTTATATGATTCAGATTATATAAAGAGAAATGTAACATTTGATACATCAGGATTAACATCTGCAATTTTTTCTTATAAACCTGATAATGAGTTTTATGATAGAAAATTGATTGCTGTTCATACATGGTTTAGCAGAGCATATACAAAATGGCCTCAAACAGAAGAACAGTTAAATCATACAAAACGAATTAATTCAATTATTAAGAATTTTTCTAGAATTTAATATAAACTTTTTAATTAAATTCAACTATAATTAACATAATAAAAACATTTAATAAAGATTAATAATAATGAATTTAGTTTTTAAAAATAAAGGTACTACCGCTGGATTTGCTGCATGGCTTTCTGCTTTTAAGGAAATTCAAAGTTCACTTCTTATTGAATGTGATTTGAAAGAGCAATGCTTTGTTTCGAAAGGATTTACTGCAGATCATACAGTTGTAAAGTATTCTAAGATTTCATTTGATAATGCAGGTTTGGAAATTCTCAATATTAGAGATAATGATAATGTTGCATATTCAGTGGAGGAATGGAATGAAAAGTATAATGTACGTATTAAGATTGGTATCTTCATGATTCTACCTAAATTTATTTCTGTAATTGATATTTTTAAAGATACAGATTTTAATTTTACTGTAGATTTTGATGTATATAAATCACATACTGGTGATGAATTTCATGCACAGGCAATTAAGATTAAATCACGTACAAATAGTATGAAGGTAAAGGATTGTAATATCTCTGAGTTTGAACAGGTTTCAGATGATTTGTTCTTTACACGAATTAATGTGATTGATAAGCCGATGTCATTTGAGATTCCTATGAGTGTATTGAAGAATTTGACAAGTATTTCTGGTATTTTCGTAACAGATGCAAAGAAAGATATTATCAAATTTTATACAAAAATTGATGAAGGAACAAACAAATGGGGACTTTATGCGTATGATGATACAAATGAGTCTTATGATTATCTATTAGGCTTTTTGACAAATGGTGAAGGTGTAGAGAATAGTGTTCCTATTTATAGAAGTAATTTCTTTACAGCAATTAATTTAAAAGGTGGTGATGATAGTGTTATTATTACATTACCTGCAGATTCAAAACAGAAAGTACGTGTAGAATCAGTTGATGGTACTTCATATACAGTTTTATCAACTGTAACACAGTAATTAATAAATAACAATTTTAATATTTAATTTTATAATTTTATAAGTTTTTAAGTTTAATTTTTTAAAAATACTTTTTAATGGCAAAATTTAATGAATTGACTCAGCGTTATGAGTGGGACGAACCTAAAGATGGTTCATTTAATTGGACTCCATATGAAGATGGATGGAATGGTACTTCACTTAAGGTGAATAAGAATATTAAGACAAAGAATAATGAGAAGGTATTTAGTCATGAATCTTATGCACAGGAATTGTATGATGCATATGCAAATGTTCATGTAATTGGTAGTAAGGAACTTGTTAAGAATTCACTTGTTCATATTTCTGATATTGATACAATTGATGATGATACATTGATGCTTACTATTAATGGTGGTTCTAATAATGTAGTTGTTGACCTTAATAAGGAACATCAGTTCTTCAACCAGTTTAATGTTGGTGATGATAAGACAATGGATAAGGAAATGTTTGTAGAAGCATTGAAGGATCCTAAGTTTAAGGAACAACTTCTTGGTATGGATTTGAATGCTAAGATTACAGAGGGTGATGTTGAGAAGGCGTCTATCTGGAATGGTTATGTTGAAACACTTGAACGTGAGATGAAGGAGCAGATCACTAAGAAGTCTAAGGCATATTATGCAACAATTATGTCTACTAATAAGGGTGGATTTGTTGTTGATATTATGAATACCGTTAAGGCGTTTATGCCAGGTTCTATGGCTGCTGCAAACCGTGTTACTGATTTTGAGAGCATGGTTGGTAAGAAGTTTGAGGTTATGATTGAATCATATGATCCTAATTATGGATTTGTAGTAAGTCGTAAGAAGTTCTTGAAGACAATGCTTCCTGTTAAGCTTCGTGAACTTGAGGATATGTTGGAAACCGATAAGGACCATGTATTTGAGGGTAAGGTAACAGGTACTACATCATTTGGTGTATTCGTAGAGCTTGATGAATTTATTACAGGTATGTTGCATAAGACACTTGTAAAGGATGAGACACGTGAGGCTATGCGTAATAATGAGATTGTTGCTGGTTCAAATGTACAGGTATATGTACATAAGATTGAGAAGAATCGTGTAATTTTGTCAGATGTTCCATCTGATGAGCGTGATGCGGTTATTGCTCGCCGTGAGGCTGAAGAGGCAGCAGCAGATGCAGAAAAAGAAGAGAATAAAGTTAATTAATGGAAAATAATAAACTTTTTGGGAACACTGCAGGTAATGTTAATATGCCTGCAGTGAATCCTTTAGATTATCCATCTGAAGTATGTCCAAATTGCGGATGTGAAATATTCGTACCAGGTATTATATTTAAGAAAATTCCTGGTGTATTGATTGGACAAGGTTCAGATGATACACAAGTTCCTTTGAAGATTTTTTATTGTGCTAATTGTAGAGAATTAAGTCCGTATGATAAAAAAATTCTTGAAAAAGGAAAGAAGAAAGTAGAAGAATCAAAAAAATCAAATTTAATTGTTTAAATTAATATGGAAGATATAAAGGTAATGCAACCATCTGATGGTAATAAGTTCTATATGTGTACCGTTGTAATCGATGCAGAAAATCCTGATAATGGAAAACCTAAGAAGATGAAGGAAATTCATCTCGTTGAAAGTGTTTCACCGCAAGGTGTTTCATCAAAGATAAGTGAGCAGATGTCTGGTACAATGTTCTCATGGAGAATTACAAATATAGCAGAGTCAAAGATTCAATTTGTATATTAATATAAATTTTATTAACATAAGGATATTATCAAATTTAATTCTTTGATAATATCCTTTTTATTTTTATCTACTATGAAATTTAAAAATTTAGAAGATAGGATGTTATACCTAAGAAGTTTAACAGACTATAAACTTATTCCAAATGATTATGTTTTAATTATGCTTGATGGTAGATCTTTTTCATCTACAATTAAACGGTATTTCAAAAAACCATTTGATGATACATTTATTAATATTATGAATGAAACAGCATTATATTTGTGTAATAATGTACAAGGTTGTAAATTTGCATATGTACAATCTGATGAAATTTCATTAATATTAACAGATTTTGAAACACCAGAAACAGACTCATTTTTTGGATATAGATTAGAAAAAATTTTATCATTATGCGCATCTATTGCAACATCTAAATTTAATCAATTAATGACAATTGAAGCGATTAATCGTTGTAATAAAGACACATATAATAAAGATGAAATTTTCAATTTAATTATGGATATGAAATTGCATCAGTTTGATTGTAAAGCATGGAATGTTTCATCATATAATGATATATTTGCATGGCTACAATATCGTCAAAATGATTGTGAACGAAATAGTAAACAACAAACAGCAAGAGCATATCTATCTCATAAAGAATGTACAGGTAAACAAGCAGATGAACAAATTTCAGTACTAAAAGATAAGTATAATATTGATTGGAATTGTTTTGATGATGGAAAAAAATATGGACGCTTCATTTATAAAGAGGAAGTTCATATGAAATCAGAGCAGTTTGGAGAGTTTATCAGAGATAAATTTGTAGTTCACAATGCATGGTTACTGCGTGATGAAAATGGCAAGAAAAACTTCGAAAAACTATCAAAAATTCCACAAAAATGATATAAAAATTGAGAAATTTTTAACTTTTGATAAAAGACATATAAAATTTCTCAATTTTTTAATTGTTAATAAACTTTAATACTTTTATCTACTATAAATTAAAACAAATATAAGAATTCGTCTATGAATAATACGTATCTTGAAAACGTTATATTCTTTTATATAATTAAAAATTTAAATCTTGTTTAGTCATTTAAAGGAAGTTATTTTACTAATCCTTATTTAAAAACTTTATTTGATATTATTAAACCACATATATTAGATTACAGATCTGAACCAACAGAACAGCAAACAATAGATTTGGTAAAACTTGCAAATAAAGAAGATAAGGTAACAGAAGATCAAATACATGCTTTATGGCAAACAAGAGATATGGTTAGCCAATATACAGATGAATGGTTAAATCAGAATACATAGGCATTTGGTGAATGGCAAAACCTTATGAGTGGTCTTAGGCGTGTTATTGAATATGTAAAAACTATTCAAGCTGATGTTACATTTGAAAATTGTGCAGAGATTGTTCAGCATGCGAAATCAATGTTTCAATCAGATACTAATTTTACATTGAACAATTCAAAAGGACATGATTTCTTTGATCCTGCTAATCATAAGCAAACTGAACTTGAAACCAGAAAGACTGGTTATAATTTTGTTGATCAGTGTTTGAAAGGTGGTTGGGCAAATAAAACATTAAATGTATTTATGGGTTCACCAAAAGTAGGTAAGTCTATGTGGCTTTGTAATTTATGTGCTAATTCTGTAAGAAATGGAGAGAATTCTGCATATATTACATTGGAGATGGCGTATCAGCTTGTTGCACAACGTATCGGTTCAAATCTTTTTAATATTCCTATCGAAGAATATGAAAAAAGTGCTGCAGATGCAAATTTTATGCAACAGAAGATGAAAGAATTTTATATGAATTCACTTATCACGCCAGGTAAGTTTATCATAGAAGAATTCCCAACATCATCTGCAACTGTATATGATATAGAATCTTTCTTACTTAAATTAGAGGAAGAACTATCTACTGAAACAAAACCTTTTAAATTTAAGAACATTTTCATTGATTATGTTAATATCATGAAAGATGCGAAGAATCCTAATTCAGAAAGTACATATTTGAAAATTAAATCTATTTGTGAAGATGTTCGTGCGATGGCACAAAGAAATAACTGGTGTGTTATTTCTTTAACTCAGACAAATAGAACTGCATATGATTCAACTGATATTGGTATGAGTAATGTTTCTGAATCTGGTGGTTTGATTGCAACAGTTGATAGTTTATTCGGTATTATTCAATCTTCAATGATGCGTGTGGATAATACATATTATTTAAAAGCTGTTGCAATTCGAAATTCTGGACATATGGGAGATAAAAAGAAATTTGATTTTAATCCAACATATTTAAGAATTGAAGAAAATCTTGATGAAAATATTATTCCTGAAAATGTATCACTTGATGGTTTAGTAAAAGATAAACATAAGAATGATAATACAGGAAATAATAATTATCAGCAATATCCTACAAATGTTGGAGTTCGTCCAAATGTAATAGAATCACCTCAATTAGGATTAACAGAAACACAAATATAGGCACAAGATTTATTTAGCATGTAATAAACATTTTTTAATTTTTATTATATAATTAATATATATACTAAAAATATCAAACATTATAAAAAGCAATATGGCAAGAATTAACACTACAAAGATGCTTAGTAATGATGGGTATTTTTCAAGTAATGACTATAATCCTGATCTTTCTAATCAAACAATGACTGTATCACCTCTTGTGGCAGATTAGTATGACTACGCTATGACTGATGATATAGTCTTGTTACATGAAAGAAAAGATACAGAAGAAATATTATATAACATATGGATTAATTCACCATATGCTAAACAATATGAGGTAAATTCTTCTACTTTTGTCATACCAAAGATACCTAAAGAAGAAACAAGTAAAATCTTTTATTACATGAAAAATAAGCTTGCAGAAGTAAAAACGTTATCTGCATATGAAATGGTAATCGCTATAAATGAATTCTTTAATTTTAATTATGATTATGTGGTAAAGAAAGTATTATCACCTAAACTTAAAGCAGAGATATTAGCAGATTATTATAATAATGGAATGAAAGAGCGCATGGATAATAATGCATCTGTGAAATTATTTTAATATATTATTAATATAACACTATTATATGAATACAGAACTATTAGAAAAACTTAATAAATTACATGAACAAATTCAAACGACAAAAGGTCAAATTGAATCATGTAAAACATTAAAGCATTATCGTAATATAAGATGGATTATGAGAGGATATGATCATGATTATATCAATATGGTATTAAGTGATGAAGAAATGCGATTAATGGAAGATTTTCTTGATAAATTGATATATAAGAAAGAAAAAGAATTAAATGTTCTCAAAGAACAATTTTCTAAATATTAATAATTTTTGTTTATTTTTATAAAATAAACTGGTGAAACGTGATATTAAAGTGGAGATTCGAACTAAGATGACATCAGAAAAAATTAGTATTTTAAAGTAACAGAAGTTTATTATGAGATTTATTAAGTCAAAGGAAAGCGAATTACATTCTAATTATGTATCAAGAGTAATTCGCATTAAGGAAGAGGATTTTTCTCCACATCCTCATCCAGATGTAACAAAGTTAAAGTGTTGCAGAATTGGTGGAGATACTATATATAATGTTATTGTAAGTATAGATTCAAAACCTGGAAAATATGTATTTTTTCCTGCAAGTACAAAGATCAATCCTGAATTTTTACGATATGCTAACTTATATCGTGATCCTGAAATGAATAGTAATCCAAATAAGACGGGATTTTTTGAAGAGAATGGTAGGGTAAAGTCACTTAAATTAAAAGCATCCTATGAAAAAACAGATCCATTAACAGGAGTAAAGGAAAATATATTTTTACCTAATGGTGTTTCAGATGGATTCTTGATTGAATTACAAGTTGTTCTAAATTTTATATTAGATACGTTTAATATAGAAGTAAATGAAAATGATATACCTGATGATACATGGTTTGATACTATTGAACATGAAGGAAAGGTTTGCTGGTTATCTAAGAAGTTTATTCCTAAAGTATTTACTGCAAAGAATAAAACAGGTGGTGATCAATCAAGATATAAGAGACGTCAGAAGAAATTAAAGAGGTTTAATAGAGTTATACCTGAACAGTTTAGATTTCATTATGATTCAACATTGGTAAAGAAGGTACCATTTGTTGTACAACCTACCGATTATATTCATATTTCGGGTAAGATGCATGGTTCATCGGTAATTTTTTCTTACGTTTTATGTAAGCAACAGTTAAATTGGAAGCAGAAAATTGCAAAGTATTTAACTGGATATGAATTTAATAAGTATGATTATTTATATGCATCTAGAACTGTTATTAAGAATCAATATATCATGAAAGAAGCAGGAAAAACCGGTAATGTTTATCATGTTGGTTTTTATGGATGTGATATATGGGGTGAAGCATTTAAAATTGTTAAGCCACATCTTATTAAGGGAATGTCAGTTTATGCAGAAATTGTAGGATATACATCAACTAATAAGTATATACAACCAGATTATGATTATGGATGTGTTCCATTGAAGGATGGTGAAGATTATACATATGGAAAGCATTTTAAGATTTATGTATATCGTGTAACATTAACAAATGTTGATGGTGAAGTACATGAATTTTCACCAAGGGAAGTTCAAATATGGTGTAAGAATAATGATCTTATTGCAGTTCCTGAATATTATTATGGTAAAGCAAAAGATTTGTATCCAGATCTTGATATAACAAATCATTGGCATGAAAATTTCTGGAATCGTATGGCATCTGATAAAAATTTCTATATGGAAATGGATTCACCTGATTGTATAAATAAGGTTCCACATGAAGGTGTTGTTATTAAGATAGATGATATGATTCCTCGTGCATTCAAACTTAAGTGTTACCGCTTTTGCAATAAGGAAGAGAAAGAGTTAGATGCTGGTATAACAAATATTGAAGATGCACAATCTGAAAATATTGATAATGATGATTCAAATAGTTATATTGATGAACAATAATTAATAAATGATGATATTATATTGGAAAAATATAGTATCATCATTTTTTTGTTTTAAAAAATATGTGTATCTTTGTAATGTAATAATTCAATTATAAAAATAAGAAATATGAATACAACATTAATAGAAATGATTAAAAACGAATATAAGAATCGTTTTAATAAAGAATTGACAGATAATGATACATTAAATACATTAGCTGCAGAAGCATCATATATTCAGCAGGAAACATCTGATCTTATTGTTGATAAGGATGAGTTCACAAAGTTTTCTGTAATGTATGCATTTGATCGTGTATTTAATACAAATACGTGTATGGATTTTCTTCCATTTGATAATACTATTCTTGATGATGAACTTCCTTTTTAATTGATTGTTTAATAATTAATATATAAAAATGAGTAATATTAAATTTTTTCCTATGGACCATCCAGATTTTTGGAGTCGTCCACAATATTTGAAGACTGGTTATACATTTCGTAATGGTGGTGGTGAAGGTGATATTGTATTTACATTATTGGAAGATTTCGATGAAGAGAAATGTAATGATGTAAAAGTATTATGTCATAATATTCGTACTGGATTTACACATACAGAAACATGGGATGATACACAGTATTTAGAAGCATCATTTCGTAATGGTGAATATTTTCATTATAATAAAAAGTGCGATTGGTTAACAGAATATTATAAAAATTAAAAATAGAATGGAAACAATTATAATTTATATGCTGATAGCTATTATTATATCAGCTATTTGTTCTTTGTGTGAAGCTTGTTTGTCTTCAACACCAATGTCGTTTGTATCAACACTTAAGGGGAAATCAGGCGCTGATATTTTGCGAAATTTTAAAGAGAATATGGATAAACCTTTATCTGCTATTCTTATTATTAATACAATCGCAAATACAGTAGGTGCATCTATTGTTGGTTCTGCTGCTGTTTCTTATGCTGTTGAGCAAGGTATAGATGGTGCAACATTTATTGGTATTATATCTGCAATATTTACTGTTCTGATTCTTATGTTTGCAGAAATATTACCAAAAACTATTGGTGCAAATTATTGGAAATCACTTACATTGTATGTAACTCGTGTAATTAATGTAATGATTTATATTACATATCCATTAGTAAAATGTTTGAATTTTATTACACGTCTTATGAGTAATGAAAATGCTGTTTCAATTTCACGAGAAGAAATTATAGCGATGACTGATGAAGGTGCAAAAGAAGGTGTTATTGATAAGAAGGAAAATATGATTATTCAGCGTATATTGAAACTTAATCAATATAAAGCAGAAGATATTATGACACCTGCAAGTGTTGTATATTCAGTTGCCGATTATGCAAATCTTTCTAAGAATAGTAGTTTGTATGAGAGTCTTACTGATGGTAGTACATTTTCTCGTATTCCTGTAATGAATAAAAACAATTATTGTGTTGGATATATTCTTAAAGATGAGTTGGATTTGAATGATACAGATAATGTAAAGATTTCTGATATTACACATTCAATTCATAATTATATTGATTCTACAGATGTCGCAGATATATTTAATGATATGGTAAAAAATCATGAACATATTTCTGCAATTACAGATGAGTATGGAACATTTAGAGGTATTGTAACATTAGAAGATGTTATTGAAACAATTTTGAATATTGAAATTGTTGATGAAACTGATGATGTTCAGGATATGCAGGAATATGCAAAGGAACAGTATCATGAAGTAATGAAGGATAACATTTAATATAAACAAATAGTTACCTAACGAATATAATATAAAAATAATTTTATATATGAGTAATATTTTAATTATTCCAGATATACACGGACGTACATTTTGGAAAGAATGTATTAAGTGTTGTGAATATGATGAAATTATATTCTTAGGTGACTATTTGGATCCATATAGTTTTGAAGGAATATCAAAGCAAGAAGCATTAGATAATTTTAAGGAGATTTTAAAGTTTAAATCTGATAATTATGATAAGGTAACTTTATTATTAGGTAATCATGATATGGAATATATTTCATATAATTTACCACGGGATCGTTATGATAGTAAAAACGGAAAAGAAATAAGACAATTATTTTTAGATAATATTGATATGTTTAATCTTGTAACATATCGATATATTAAAAATAAATTTATATCATTTAGTCATTCAGTAATTGGTCAATGTTGGATTAATGATATTAAAAATATAGATAATAAGATTAATAGTATGAATATTATTGATTTTATTACATACCTTAATGATTTAGTTAAATCTGGTGATGAAAGAAAAATGGGAAATATTTTGAATCATATAGGATATTCAAGAGGTGGATATGATCCATATGGTTCTGTTATCTGGGCAGATGAATCAGAAGCAGTGGAATTTTGTTGGGAAGATAAAGAAAAAGTTAATAAACCAAAAGAAATTGATTATCAAATATTCGGACATTCACAACAATATAAATTACCGATTATAACTAAGTATTATGCATGTTTAGATTGTAGAGTAGGATTTTTACTTAATTCTGATGGTATAATTAAAAATATAACAAATGCAGAAGAAGAAATTAATGTTTCATTTAATTTAATTGATGATTAATAATGATTGATTATAGTATTAATTATAGACGATATTGTTGGCATAAACGTTATGCAATTGTTTTTGTTACTAAATTAAGTACGATTACTTGTACAGGTACTAAATATACTGAAGACTATGAAGAAGGTTTTCAAACTAATAGTGTTGATGTATATAAAGAATATTTAAAAACATTATTAGATAAAAATCTAAAATGTTGTGTTATTGATAGAAAATACAAAAAGCTTCTATTTAATAATATTAATAATGAATCAGATAATTATAATACATATTCTGATTATTGTATATTGGAAAAATATATTGGTGACAATAAAACAATTATAGATTTTATGGAGTTTAATTATAGTACTAATATATATTCAACATTATTAAATAGAGATAAAAATGATATGTATTTTCTAGCTAACATAAAATATAAGGAATACTTAAATAAAGTATGGAATAAACATTAAAATATAAAAATATACAAAAATACATATTTATTTAAACTTTTTATTGTTTTAATAATATATGAATATATAACATATTAATTTTAAAGATATTATAAATGGAAAATTCAAATGTAGCAATGTTTAATGATAAGGGTCAGGTAGAAACCCTTACTCAAAGTCAGTATAACTATGATCAGCGAATTGCTGTTATGTCTGCTGATGAGAAAGCAAAGTATTTACAGAAGACGGAGAAGCTGGACCGTCATGATATGACTACAGTGACTTCATATGGTAAAGAATTGAGTTCTGTTATTTCCCGTAATGGCGATAATCTTCTTAATTCTGTTCGTGGAGATAATTCGTCTGTGGTTGTACAGCTTACAAATGAACTTCTTAGTCAGCTTAATCTTATTGATATTGATGAGATTAATACTAATACTCGATGGAAGAAATTCTGGAGAAATTTTCCTATTATTGGAAAGATGATGACTTCTGTAGAGTCTATTATGACTAAGTATGATACTATTAAAGATAGTGTTACAAAGATTGGTGAAAAGATTGATACTGCACGTACAGTTGCATTACGTGATAATTCAACACTTAATCAGATTTTTGACGCTAATGTTTCATATATTGAGCAAATTCGTGAACTTATTCTTGCTGCAAAGATTCGTGAACAGACAGTTAAGGATGAACTTGAAAATATGAAGGCTCATGCTAATGATTATGAGATGTATGAGATTAATGATACACAAAATTTCGTTAATCAAATTCAGAAGAAGATTGTTGATATGGAAACAACTGAATATGTTTTGACACAGAATCTTCTTCAGATCCGTGCAACACAGCAGAATAATGTTGCAATCGCAGATAAGTCTGATAATATTGTAAATAATGTTTTGCCATTGTGGAAGAATCAGATTTCTATCAGTATTATTATGAATAATCAGAAGAATTCTATTGAGGCTCAGCAAAAGATTACTGATACAACTAATAAGATTTTGCGGGAGAATGCAAAGGCACTTCATATGAATTCTGTTAATGTTGCTAAGGCAAGTGAAGAGTCTGTTATTAAGCTTGATACACTTAAGGACACTACACAGGAACTTATTCAGACAATTCAGGAGGTTAAGAATATTCATGATCGTGGAGCAGAAGAGCGTAAGGAATATGAATCTCATTTGCGTGAGTTTGCACGTCAACTTGAAATTTCATTAACAGATAACGATAATAAGTAAATAGTATGGGATGGTTTTTAATGGAAGCAGAACCAAAGAAAACAGAACTTACTACAAATAAGGAACAAGAGCAAGAAGCATATATTGAGCCTTCTGTTGAAGTAACAAAACAGGATGCAAAAAATAATGCTAAAGCTCTTGTAAAAAAGAAGTTTGTTGTTGGTAAGAAATATATGCTTAGACAGAAATCTGTTTGTGGTTCTAGAGAGATTATAAAGAAATATGTATGTAAGAAATTTATTTATACAGTAAAAGATGAACTTCTTAATATACTTATTCTTAAGCAAGTAGAAGGACCAAAAGGAACAATTTTTACATTAAATCGTAATGATTGTAAGCGTTATCATATTAAATATGAACCAGGTCTTCAAGTATTTTCTATGGAATTTAATTGGATTCCATGTAAGTAAAAAATAAATTGAAATAATATAGACTTTATTTAAATTATAGAGTAATATATTTACAATTAAGTTAATCAAATAACAAATAAAGAAAATAATTTATGTCAAAAAATAAATTTATTAAGCTTCATTCAAAAGAAGATAATAGTGTTATTATTGCAAGAATTTCAAAGATTAGTCTTGTAACTACAGATAATGATTATTCTGGTAAAATGACAACTGTATATTTTGATGATGAAAATATTGACTCAATTACAGTTAATGAAACACCGGAGAAGATTTATCAAAATATTGTAGAGTTGGATAATACAGATTTCTTGAAACTTCATTCAAGTGATGATAATGCAGTTATGATTGTAAACACAGAGATTATTTCTGTTATTTCACAATCAGAAGAGGATGGAAAGAATGTAACTACAATGTATTTCAATAATGAATCTATTGAATCAGCTTCATTTAATGAATCTCCTGAACGTATTTATAAGATGATGGAGATTACTAATAATGATGTAGTTACATCGGATAATAATGAAACTAAGTAATTATAGTTAAAGATATACGTTTATAAAAAATAGTAGTATAACTGAATCTATAGGCTAAACCAATATGTTTTTATAAACATTCCCTTTATTAGATAAGTAGCAAATATATTAATAATGAGAATATAGCTATGAATGTATATATGTTTACAATTATAAATAGAATAATTTAGATAGAATATAAATAGAAATTATAAATAAAGTAACATATATATTTCTAATAATTTTTATGAATCTAATAAAAACATGAATTAGATACTATTTATTAGTTACTTCAGTTTATTATGAAGGTATTATTGAAACTTTAATTTAATAGTACGATGATATTATACCCTCGAAAGTTAATTTGAAGATTGTGAAATAATATATGGGAATTGAAAATGATAAGAATATTATTTATAAAGAATATTACATTGTAATATTTAATATCGATATTATAATTTGAAAATGATACGAAAATATATTATGGATCAGTTGGATGATTAATGAGTACAGAATGTCCCTGTATTGTGGGAGGTTATTTTAAAGTGGAGATTTTATTGGAATTTTAAATTTTGAATAATTATTAAAAACATACTATTAATTTTTAAAGGATATAACCCTAAAGGTTATATCCTTTTTTATTTAAAAATAAGTTAAACAATTAACATATATTTGAGTATAATAATTAAACAAAAATTTATTTTTTTAAATATGCAAAAAGGTAATATTGGAGTTACTAGTTAGGATATTTTTCCATTAATCAAGAAATTTATGTATAATGATCAGGATATTTTTATCCGTGAGATCGTAAGTAATGCAGTTGATGCATCAGAGAAGTTAATTAAAGTTATTAGTGCAAATGAGTATACAGCAAATCCAGATGATTTAAAAGTTACAGTTACTATTAATCATGAAGATAATACTATTACTGTTTCTGATATGGGTATTGGTATGACTGCTGATGAAATAGAAAAGTACATTAATCAGATTGCATTTTCAGGAGCAAATGACTTCTTAGAGAAATATAAGGATACACAGATTATTGGTCATTTTGGACTTGGATTTTATTCAAGCTTTATGGTAAGTTCAAAAGTTGAAATTGTATCAAAGTCATATAAAGAGAATTCAAAAGCATGTAGATGGACATGTGAAGGAACTACAGAGTTTACACTTAAGGATGATGATAAAGAATCTGTAGGTACCGATGTAATTATGCATATTTCTGATGAATATAAGGAGTATGTAAATGAAAGTAAACTTATGGAACTTTTAAAGAAGTACGCAGAATATTTACCTATTCAAATTTATCTTAAAGATGTTCCTGCACCAACTACTGATTCATCTACCGGTGAAGTTACATATCCAGAATCACATGAAACAAAAATTACACGAGATGAACCATTGTGGTTAAAATCTGCATCAGAACTTAAAGATGAAGATTATATTAAGTTCTATAAGGAAACATTCCCTAATAGACCTGATCCTCTTTTCTGGATACATATTAATATTGATACACCGTTTACATTTAAGGGAATTCTTTATTTCCCAGCATTTGATCAGAAACATCCTATTTTTGAGCGTAAGCATCTTAATTTGTATTGTAATCGTGTATTTGTGACAGATGATGTAGATGGAGTATTACCAGATTATTTGAGTCTTCTTCATGGCGTAATTGATTCTCCTGATATTCCATTGAATGTTTCTCGTTCAGTTCTTCAAAATGATGCTAATGTTAAGAAGATTAGTTCACATATTACAAATAAGGTTATGAGTTCACTTCGTACACTTATGAAGAAAGATAGAGAAACATATGAGAAAAAGTGGGAAACAATTAAAACCTTCATTAATCTAGGCGTTGTAACAGATCCTAATATTTTTGATAAAGCAAAGGATATTATTCTTCTTGTTGATACTGATAATAAGATGTATACTTTTGATGAATATTATGATAAGGTATCAGAAACTCAGAAAGATAAAGATGGTAAAATTGTATATTTGTATACATATGATACTGCTACACAATATACTTATATCGATGCTTTAAAGAAATACGGTTATAATATTCTGTTGTTTAATAGTCAATATGGAGCATTTGAAGTACATACATTCGAAATGAAATTGCAGGAAAAGAATGTAACATTTAAACGTATTGATGCAGATGTACCAGAAAACCTTATTAAGAAAGAAGATGATACAGCAAAGAAAGAAAAACCTGTATCTGAGAATATCAAGAGTATGTTGGTATCTATGTTTGATTGTATTGAGTTAAATCTTCCTAAAATTACACATCAGTATATTGTTCAGCAAGATGGTAAAGATGCATTACCTATTACTATTGTTGCTGATGAGTTCTTCCGTCGTATGAAGGAAATGTCTATGCTTAATAATGCAGGTATGTATTTGGAAAATAATGCATCTATTAAAATTATTATTAATGCAGATTCTAAAGTTGTAAAGAAGATTATTAAGATTGCAGAAAAAGAAATTGGTCAGCAAATTAATGATATTAATGAAAAAGTTAAAGATATTAATACAAGATTGGAAGCTGCTGATACGGATGATGCAAAGAATTCTATTAAAAAAGAACTTGATAATATTATTGCAGAGAAAAAAGAAATTATTAATAAACATGCACATGCAGATAGTCATATTCATGAATTAATTGATATTGGTTTGTTACAGTATGGATTATTATCAGGCGAAGATTTGGCAGCATTTGTTAAGAGATCTATAAAGATGATTGAAAAGTAATTCAATATATAAAAGAGAGTATGTTTTGTAAATAACTACTCTCTTTTTACTTTTTACAAAAGTAGACAAATAATAAATATTAATATATAAGAAATATATTAACAAATTAAAATTAAATTAACACAATGTATCGGTATCATAATCCCTTAAAGAATTTTAATCCATTTGTGATAACAAGTGTATTTATATTATTTTTAATTGTAATGTTTACATTTGCAATTCCTACATTGATAAATGCTGCATCTACAATGATGAATTTTATTGCCATTATTTTTATTTTATTTACAATTTATATATGTATTATTGTAATGAGATATTATAATGATTATTATATACGACATTATCAGAAATACAAGGAAGAAAGAGAAAAGAAAATTAAAGATTAATTTATCATTTTAATTATTAAATTATATGAAGAAAATCGTATTGAATTTGATTGTCATACTAATGACATGTATGAGTTTTGTATCTTGTGCTTATGAGAGAGTTGATGCAGGATGTGAAGGTATTTATGTAAATCTTTATGGTGATGATAAAGGTGTAGGTGAAGTTAGCCTATGTTCAGGAGCTGTGTGGTATTGTCCCCTAACGCATGATGTATTTGAATATCCTACATATATTCAGACTGTAGATTATCCATCATTTGAAGTTAATAGTAAAGACGGTACAAAATTTACTGTTGATCCTGCAGTTCTCGTAAAAATAGAAGATGGTAAATCACCACTTATTTTTAAAAAGTATAGAAAGCAGCTTGATGAAATTGTAAAGAATACTTTATATGTTTATATCAGAGATGCAGCACGTATTGAATTTAATAAGTATACAGCAGATCAGATTGTATCAAATCGAGAAGCAGTAGATAAATCATTTGAGGAACGTGTAAGAAAATCATTTGCGAAAGAACATTTTATTCTTCAACAATTAACACCTGGTATTGGTTATCCTAAATCATATGAAGAAGCTATTAACCAAAAGAATAAAGCAATTCAAGATGAAATGCGTGTCAGCAATGAGATACGTGTAGCTGAGGCAGAAGCAAAGAAAAAAATTGTTCTCGCAGAAGCAGAAGCGAAAGCAAACAAATTGAAAGAACAATCCCTTACACCATTGCTTATTCAGAAAATGGCAATTGAAAAGTGGTCAGGAAATCTGCCAAATACATATGTAGGTAGTCATGGTATTCCTAATTTGATTTTAGGAAAGTAATTTTTATATTTTAATCTCTAATAATTTTCATAATTATTAGAGATTTTTTATTTTTATAAAGTAAACAAAAAGTTGTTTATTCGATAATATATATAGATTAAATAACTTTTAAATATAATTAATTATGGATTTTACAATTAAAGGAAATAATAATGAAGTATCAGTTTCTAAGGATACTATTAAGAAGTTGATAGAGCTTTTACAACATGTAGATTGTACATGTGTATGGTCAGAACATGATAATCAATATATTAAGGTTAATGATATTCCTAATAATATTGTTGATGAACTTATTGTAAAATTGAAATTATCAAAATAATGGAAGATAATAAAGATATTGAAATTGTTGAACAACCAGTAAAGAAGAAGAGAGGACGACCACGTAAAGTACATCCTTATGAAGAATTCCAACCATATATTAAAGAAACATTTGCTAATTATCTTAATGATAATTATGATATGATATATTTGTTTATGAATGCAAATAAACGAATTGATAAAAGATTTTGGAATGCTATATATGAACATGTAAGAACATTGAATAATAAATTATATGAGGAATATTCATGTGGTTTTAAATTTAATGAATATACATATAGACCAGATGTACAATGGAGAGGTATTGATGAAGTTCGTGAAACTCAACGAAAAAATGCAGTAAAGCATTTTTATGAAAACGAAAATTTAGATCCTATATATAAAGCATATATGATATTTACTCATATGAAACTTTATATTAGCGAATCTAGTAAAGAAATGAAAGTATGAAAATCATATCAAAATATAAGGATTTCTATGACTCATATGGATTTATTCTTGGTAAACCAGATGAGAGTATAACTTATGTCCGTACAACAGAAGTTATAGATGATGATAATAAGCAATATAAGTCAATCATCAAGAAAATTTATGATTATGGACATTTGTATTTTCATGTTTATGGATTTAAAGAAGATTATGTTGCATGGGTAGAAAGTGTTGTATGTGGTATATATCCTTATATATACGTATGTCCTTTTTATGTGATTATGCAGCAATTAAATAAAGGTAGAACATTTATACCTATTGATTTAAAACCTATACCAATATCAGAAGAATTTGTACATGATAAAAGTAAAAGAGAGCATATTTATAATAAGGTACAAACGAAATTTGATGAGTATTGTGATAAAAATAATATAAAAGGAAAATTACATATACAAAAAATTAAGGAAACCAATTATTCATGGTCTAATGCAAAATTTAAATTTGAAACACAAAGTTGGAAGATAGAGGAACTGGATATATTTAGAGAATTAAATGTACCAACTTTTATGTATGTATGTAAAAATGATGATATTGCAAGATATGTTAAAGATTATGGATTAACACTTAATCCTATATTTGTTAAACAAAATTTTGATGTATTAGGTGCTAATAGAACCAGAATAATTAATGAACAAAATGTTTATATAGATATAGAAAATTTTTTGTGGGAAATGAAAAAGGAACCTGAATCAATTCCTGATAATAAAACAAAAATTATAAATGCAGGGTTTGATTTGAAAACATCATTTAGAAATATGTAATATTTTATTATGAGAATAGTAACAGTTAAAAATGATAAAGGTATATACATACCACCATTTATGTCTGACTTTACAAAAGAAGATTCAGACCTTATTGGTAAATTATGGGATATATCAACTAAACATGGATACATAGCAGATTCATTAGGTGGTACACAATGTTTAGCATTAATGTATGATGAACTTCCATGTTATTTTAAAATTTTATTTAAAAATGTAGAAAGAACGGAAGTATCATATGAAGATTATGAACGAGGTTTTTGGTAATTAATTTATGAAACAAGAAAGAAAAACAGTAGTAGCAGGTCCACATATATTAAAGTTTAATATATCAGATATTAATAGAATATTTTTTACTAGTGATATACATGCAAATCATGCGAATATTATAAAATACTGTAATAGACCATTTACAGATGTTAATGAGATGAATCAGGTTTTATTTAAGAATTTAAATGATTCATTATCAAGTATAGATAATGCTATACTTATAAATTGTGGTGATTTTATCTTTAGTAATGTAAGTACATATGATGAAATGGTTAATAATATTAAAGCTGAAAAAGTTTATAATATAATTGGTAATCATGATGTAAAAAACGTGTTACAGAGAAGAAATATAGTACCTTATAATGAAGAAAGTAAAGTATATTGGAGTACAGAACTTATTGTACAAATATATGATGATTATAAAGATAAAATACTTCTGCAATTTACAGTATCACATTATCCACATTGTGATGGACAATTCTTAGGTAAATTTAATATTCATGGTCATTTACATACACCAAAAAATATAGAAGATTATACAGGTACAGATGCGAATATTGCTAAAAAGTTAAAAGAAAAAGCAATGACATATGATGTTGGCGTAGATGGAAATGATTATAAACCAGTAAAGTTAACTGATATATTAACAGGAAATTTAATTCAATATCAACTTAGAGATATTGATTTTAATTATTGGAAAAATAAAATTAAAAATATTTAAAATATTTAAGTGCTAATAAAGTTTATTGCAAAACTTTATTAGCATTTTTTTGTATAATAATTAATTAATATTTTGATATTTCATAGTATCAAAGAATAAATAAAATACCTAAAATAAAATAGAAAGAAAACTAAATATGAAGGTAACAAAACGTGATGGTAGTTTTGAGAATTATAGTGTTTAGACAGTTAAACGCGCAGTTAGAGAAGCGTTTAAGTCAACAAAGACTAAATACTCAAAAGACACAATTTCGAATATTGTAAGTTCTATTACGCCATATGATGGCATTCCTGTAGAAGAAATACAGGATCAGATAGAAACAAGTTTGTATTCTCATGATCAGCCTAAAGTTGCAAAAGAATTCATTCTTTATCGCAATAAGAAAAAGGAAATCAGAGAATGGGTTGCTAATAAAGAAGCATTTATTGAAAGATATAAAAATGCATCAAATACTGCAAATAGTACAATTGATGATAATTCTAACGTATCATCTAAGAACATCGGTGTATTAAATGCAGAAATTCATAAAGGTGATAATATTCTTTTAAGTAGAGGAATGATTACAAGAAAATTAAAAGATTTATTCCCTGATTTTAAAGCAAAACAATATCAAAAAGATTTAAAAAATCATATTATCTATAAGAATGATGAATCAAGTTTTGCTGGCGCTATAAGTCCTTATTGTGTTAGTGTATCTATGTATCCATTCCTTAATCATGGATTGGAAAAGATTGGAGGATTGTCATGTCATCCACAAAATCTTGATTCCTATTGTGGTATGTATGTAAATCTTGTATTTGCAGTTGCAGCACAATTTGCAGGAGCAGTAGCAACATCAGAATTCTTAGTATATTTTGATTATTTTGCGCGAAAGGAATTTGGAGATGATTACTATTTACATAGTAAAGAATTCTATAAGATTGGCCCAAAATATCGTAAGTTACTTAATGAATCTAATTACTGGTGTAAAGATGTAGATACACTTAGAAAACATGATTTTGGTACAGATGAATTAAATAAATTGAGAGATGAACTTGTTTATAATTCGGAACGACCATTATCTGATGAAGAACTTAAAGAATATGAAACAGAACTTTCTAAATATGATGTAGAAGGATCAATAAAAGATTTTACAAATCCTATTAAGATTGGTGATGGTACAAGAACTATTGGTTCATGTATACAACAATTCTTCCAACAAGTAGTGTGAATTGAACGCACCCCTAATCGGTGACGATTAGGTAAACACCATGTGAATTGCAGGGACTCTAAAATAATGAAAATTCAGTTTTTTCATTATCATGAGAATCGTGCAGCCAAGCCTAATAATTAGGAAGGTTCAACGACTATCGAAAACATAGAATAAACAAATAAGAGTTTATTTGAAGAAGTGAGTAGAGTACATAACAAGTGTTATGGAAGTGCATGGCAACTTAATCTAATCAATTAAGTTGGAGAAATAGTCTAAACGAATTTTTAATTCCCTCTATTACTGAAATGTAATAGTTGTCTATAGAAATATAGAGCAGTTATAAACTGAATATAAATTAACGATTTATATTTAATATATTTGATTCAATTAACCAACCCGCAGCAAGTCGTGGTCTGCAATCTGCATTTGTAAATTTCTCTTATTTTGATAAGCCTTTCTTTGAAGGTATGTTTGGGGAATTTGTATTTCCAGATGAAGAAGGTACAAGACCTTGTTGGGAAAGTGTTTCATGGTTGCAGAAAGATTTTATGATTTGGTTTAATAAAGAGCGCCTTCGTACTATAATCACTTTCCCTGTTGAAAGTTTTGCATTGGTATATAAGGATGGAAAGTTTGTAGATGAAGATTCTGCAGATTTTGTTGCAGAAGAATATTCTCGTGGTCATTCATTCTTTACTTATATGTCAGATACTGTTGATTCATTATCAAGCTGCTGTTTCGATGGTGATACACCATTTATGTTTGTAGAACCTCTTAATATGGAAGAGCATGGTGGTAATAATGCATATATGGTTTCAACTATTAAAGATGCATATGAAAAATATAAAGATGATATAATTAATGTATATCATATGAATTTTAATGGTACTACAGGTAAATGTACAGGTGAATGGGTAAATGCAAAATTTGTAAAAGCACAAGCTATTCAGGAAGTACGAATTTATTTTAAACCAGATGATTTCAATCCAGATGAGTCAAGGAATGTAATGAGAGTTACGCCGGATCATATATTCCCTGTTATTGATGATAATGGATTTATTACAGATAAAAATGCATATTTGTTACAGACTGGAGATCAACTTATTTTTGAATATGCACAATATATGGGATTATTTAGAGATGAATTTCCTGATAGAGATCAAGATTTAGTAAAACGTGCTATTTCAAAAGTTGAAATTGTAAATCTTGATGAACCAAAGGATTATTATTGTGTAGAGTTATGTGATAAAAATATTGAACCATACTTTTTGTTACCTAATGGAAATATTACACATAACTGTCGCCTTAAGAATAAGATTCAAACAAAGGAATTTAATTTTACAAATGGAAATCTCGGAATTCAAACTGGGTCAAAATCTGTAATAACATTAAATCTTAGTCGTATAACACAAGATTGGTTTAATAGTGTTAAGAAAACAGGTGTAACAAAAGAAAATGTAGAAGAACATTATGATGAATTGTGTCATTATTTTGGTGACATTCTTGATAGAGTATACAAATATCATACTGCATATAATGAACTTCTATGGGATATGTATGATGCAGGTTTGCTTCCGGTATATAAAGCTGGATTTATTAGTTTGAATAAGCAATATTTAACAATTGGATTAAATGGTCTTAATCAAATGGCAGAATTTTTAGGAATTACATGCAATATAAATCCTCATTATGAAAAATTATGTCAAACAATATTTGGATATATTAAGCAGAAGAATCAAGAAGCGGCAGGTATGTTTAACGGACATAAGCTCACGTTTAATACCGAGTGCGTACCAGCGGAAAGTCTTGCAATAAAAAATTATAATTGGGATAAAGAAGATGGATATTGGGTAAGTGATGATACAAATCTTTATGCATCTTATATCTTTAAACCAAATGACAAGAGTTTATCAATTTTCGATAAAATTACATTACATGGTCGTGATTATATCGGAGATTTCTTGGATGGTAGAACAAAAAGAACTGCCTGTTAAATCTTTTCCGTCTTATCAACGGGGTATAATATTAGAGAATATTATGCTAACGGTGAAGTCTAAACATAAGTTGTGAAACTAAATGCATGATAATACCGTGGGAAAATAATTGAATAAATTATAAACCTGTATCGACTATCTCCGGATCGGGAGAGTAAGAATACTATTGATACGTATTTTGAAATGGATTTTGTTAAGTTATTTTATATACTTAATTAAGATATAGTCAGTGCCTATAGAAATATAGGATATGCGGCAACGGGTTCTGCTGCACATCTCAATTTATCAGAACACTTGTCTAAGAAACAAATAAAACATATCATGCAATTTGCAGCACAGGTAGGATGTCAGTATTGGACATTTAATGTACCTAATTGTAAGTGTGAAGATTGCGGATATATATCAAAAACTCCATTTGATAAGTGTCCAAAATGTGGATCAGGTCATATAAGTTTATATGACCGTATCATTGGATATTTAACTAAAATTTCGAACTGGTCAGATGGACGTCAACAAGAACAAAAGACACGTGTTTATCTACATAGTGAAAATATTTAAGTTTTTATAACCTATTTTATTTTTAATAAGTTATAACATATACTTTATGTTATAACTTATTTTTATTTAATAGTATTAAAGGTTTATCCTATTATTCAATTAGATAAATATTATAAATGAAAATATAATATATGAATTATAATAAAATTTATAATAATATTATTAATAATGCAAAAAATCGAAATAATATAAACAATCAATACTTTGAAATACATCATATTATTCCTAAATGTATAGGTGGAACTGATGATAATAAAAATTTAGTAAAACTTACATTACGTGAACATTTTATATGTCATGAATTATTAGTTAAAATATATCCAGATATACAATCATTAAAATGCGCATTATGGATTATTTGTATTACGACATTAGAAGCAAAAAAAGAATATATAACAAATAATATAAAATATAAAAATAATAAATTACCTATTAATCATAGAGTACAACATTTTTTAAATGATTTTGAAAAACATATTAATATATCTTCAAGAGATTATGAATATTGTAGAACATTATATTATATAGCAACAAAAGGAAAAAAACGAACTGTTGAGCAATGTAAAAAAATTTCAGATGCGACAAAGCATGCTATGAAAGATCCATCTAGAGTACAATTAAGAAGAAAAGGTGTATTGGGTAGTAAATTTTATTATGATTTAATAACAAATAAATCTTATAAATGGTTTCCGGGAGATCCAGATATTGATTTAAATAAGTATGCGTGGGGTAGAGGAAAGAAAATGAGTTTAAAATCAAAAACATTAATGTCTGAAAATTTATCAAAATATAAAAAAGTATATTATTATAATGATAATTTAAAATCATCTACATGCTTTTGTAAAGATTAGATAAAAATATTACCTGATAGTTGGCATTTAGGAAGAAAATTCGGCGGATATAATAAAATGAAAACATTTATTATACCATTATTAAGAAATGTACATTTTAAATTAGTATGTAATTAGCATTTTATTGATAATATATTTTATCATATTAATTTATTAAACAAATAGGAAATAAGTATAGGTATATTAACGATTAATGAAAAAATATTAAGTGACTTAATACAAAAAAATATTGATATTAATGATGAAAAATATATTACAATAATATATAACAATATATTAAATAATATAAACCAAATTAAAACTATTAATAATAGCATTTATTTAAATAGTGAAAATATTTAAGTTTAAAAACCTATTTTATTTTAATTTTTAATGATTCCAGTATACTACTACTGGAATCATTTTTTATTGATTTTTTCTAATAAAAATAGATGTTTTAATCAACTTTTTATATGTTTTTCTATATAATTTTTAAGAAAAAGATTAAATAGTATGAATTTATTTGATAACGAATTTGATGATATAATTGATTCAGAAACTACATCTTCATCTGTTTCTACAGAGATGAGAGTTAATGAATTTAAAAAATGGAAGCAAGAAGTATTAAGTTTAAAAAAGAGAAAAGATGATATATATAACCGTAGAAATATAGTTCATAATATAGATGATATAATATTAGAAGGAAATTCAGTTACTTTGATTTTTGATTCTAATGTTGAGAAAAATGTTATATTATGCCCTATTAATTATATTATATCATGTCCTCTACCGATCAATAATATTAATATAGAAAATAATACAGAAAATGATATACGATTAATTTTATATTCACCAAGAAAATATAATGATTCAAAATTAGAAGAAGATATTGTGAATAAAGATGATTTAGAAATGTTATCTCTTATTAACTTTAATAATATGAATATAACAGATATATTATTTAGAGGTACATTTTCTACATTTGATGATTATCATAAGTATCTAGATATTGTAAAGAACAAATTTAATTATGCTACAATATGGATGAATTATGAAACACGTATAGAACATCCTGATACTACTATAAAACCATTAAAAAGAAATAACTGTCATATATCAGCATTATTGAGATATGATGAATTAATAGATACTATTATTTACAATGATACTGTTAATATATCATATTGTAATTTTATTAATAGTGGAATATTGCAAAATTAATTAGTTAAGAATGGAAAATAAAAAAAATAAGTTATTTTACGTTATTATTATTGTACTTATAGGTGCTTGCATATATTTTGCAAGTGAAAAAACATATTATGAAATGAAGGTACATCAATTGCAAGAAACAGTAGATAGACAAGCTGGTGCAATAGAAAGTTTAGAAAGACAAAAGATTAATTATTAAAATATATGGATGACAAATATTTAATTATATATCATAAAGAAGATAATGATGGCTTATTTTCAATGGCTATCATTTATAATTATTTAACAGAAGAGAAACATATAAACAGAAATATGATTTCTTTATTTGGTGCAGATTATAATATGATGGAGAATATAAATATTCATACAGATATTATAGATCAATATGATTATGTATATATTACTGATATTTCATTTGATACTGCAGAAACAATGAGAGAACTTAAGAAAACATATGGCAATAAGCTTACATGGTTTGATCATCATGCACCTATGATTAATAAATCAGAAGAGTTACATTTTGATGATATTCCTGGTACAAGAACAACAAAACATTCTGCATTGTATAATGTATTTACATATCTATATAATTTTGTTGGTAGAATTCCTGATTTATTTAAGGTATTATCTGCATGGGATAGTTGGAGTTATGAAGCAGAAAATATTAATTTTGATTTTTGTAGATATGTAAATATTGGTGTAAATAACAAATATGATTTGAATACTAATAAAATTATTAATTATGTATATGATATTATATATACATATGAGCCTATTGAATTATCAGCTCAAATTAATGAACTTAAGGATTTAGGTAAACTTGAATGTAATATTATAGATAGAAATAATAAGAATCTTATTAAAACATATGGTGATTTTACATGGACAGTTGGACCTGATAATAGAAGTGCATGTGCATTGTTTATTCAGAAACCTACAAATTCACAAATATTTTCTTCATGTAAAGAGAGAGTTCAGAATGGTATTGTATTTAAGCGTCTAACTGATGGTATGTGGGCAATATCATTATATAATCCTATTGATACGCATGAATTTCATTGTGGTAAATTTTTACAGGAATATTATCATGGTGGTGGACATGAAGGTGCAGCAGGCGCACAAATAACAGAAGATGAATTTATTAAAATTTTAAAAGCTAAACATATTTAAATTAAATAGGAGAATAGTTTTTCGTATACTATTCTCCTATTTTTTATTTGTCATTATTGCTATTTTTATCTAATGTATTTTCATCTATATCATTATTATTCGAAAATTCTACTTGCTAATTTGTATTTTTAGTCATGTAATTTGTAAATGTTATTAATGTGCCTGGTATTCTATCTGAACCTAATATCGCTTTTACAGATTCCCAGAATTCTCTTTGTTTTATTGTATCTGTTCCTATATGATAATGTTTTGTTGTTGCACCTGTATCATCTCGTGCCTATTCTATATAAGCAGATACACCATAATCATAGAATAATTTTAATATAGTAGGACTTTTCATTATAATATTTGTCATAAGTTCAGTAAAATCCATACCGTTATTAATAATATCTATAGCTTCGCCATATAAATGTCGTGAATTATTCTTTTTAAAATACATTACTTCACCAATAGCATTCATACATTTATAATAATCATATTTTTTTATAAATGCATTACCATCAACTTTATTACCATATTCATCTACTGCCCATCTTCTTCCAGATACTAATTTACATTTATTATCAGATTCAGATAAAATTGTTTTATAAATATCTTTCATAAAAGATTTTAAACCAGTTAATGGTATAGTAGAACCAGCTACATAATCAGATTTCTTTACATATTGATCTATCATATCCATATTAAAATTAACTGCATCTACTGTTTCTTTTCCATGTGCATTATATATAGTACCGGCTTCTTCTTGTTCTTGCTATTGTTCATCAGTTGTAGAACTTATATTCTATTTTCTCTATGCAGTCACGACCGCATCTTCTGAAGTTATTGCGCCCTTAATATGTTCTTCTCCATATTGTTTTAATGCATCATAATATGCCATTCTAGTAAGTTTACCATTTCCAATATCTACTAATACAATAGTATTTGCTGTTTTTTTATCTATTGTTTTACCTGATTTATCTTTAATTTTAGATGGTACAGGCCATTCTCTTCTAACTAATTTGACATTTGTTCTCCAATTTGTACCCTAACCCTAATCATTTTCAGTATCAAATACCCATTCAATACCATCTATAATATACCAACCAGATTCTGCTTCATACATACATTCTTCTATTTTTGTACGTGCTTGACCAGTTCTAATAGCTTGTTCTGCTCTATTTAAATCCATTAAAACAATAGGCATTTTTTCACCACGAACAATACTTAAGTTTGCACCATTTAATTCAACAAGTAAATACTGTTTTTGTAACTATAATAAATTTCTCATATTATGTTCATATGCAACTTCATAAAATCTATGAGTATTTCCAGATGACATCATATTATTTCCAGTTCCTTCAAGATTTGCTGCATCTCCATCAGATTGTTGATTTGTAATTTTCTCAGGTTCATTTTTATTTGATGATTGAGTTTCTGAAGTAGCCATTGCAGAATCACCACTTGCATATGTCATATTTCTTCCAGGTCCTAATAATACGAAGAAATCGTTATCTGCTCGTGTTGGATCAAATTTTGTTCTATTTAAACATAATGAAAATTCAACACTATAATTAGGATTATTTGGATCTATTAAACCTGTGTTAACTGATGAATATTGCATTTTACAATTTAATCCAACAAAATCCTATATTTCTTGTGCATTATTAAGTAATCTCCAATTATTAACATGATATACTGTTGCTGCTTCATTATCATCTGTAATATTAGTAAATATCTTTGTCTATATATGTGGTTTTACTTTCTATTCTTCATCTGTTTTATTTGCAGCTTTACCATCAATGGCTCTATTATTAATAAATGTATTTGTCCAAAATGTCATATCTATTGATTCATCATAACCACTTTCACCTAATAATCTATTAATATTCATGAAAGATAAACCATATCTCGGATCTATCCATGATTCAAAAAATGAATTAGAATCTTTCCATGCATGTGTTGTCAAATCATGTAAAAACATTTCAGGCGATTTACAATTACACCAAACCATTACATCGTTTGTATCATCTGGATCACAAAAGAAGAAACTTAATCTTAAACGTTTTGCAAGATCCATCATAGCATCTCGTGATGAACCATTAAAATTATATCTAGATTCTTCATTTCTTAAATCTGGTACATATAATTCTCCGGTTATAATCTATGTCTAATATTTCTGATATTGCGTCTAATCCATCTAATCAGAAACAACATTTGTAATTCTGAAATCACATCTCATAGACTTAATCATTGCATGTCCACTCTGAAAAAATACACTGCATCTATCACCTTGCTTTACAAAATCCTTTTTTAATAAACCAGGGTCTGATGTAGTTATTATAAGCCTCATCGTAGGTAAAACGCCTGTTAATGGCATTTGATAAATTTCATACTCATTATAATTCTTATAATAACCGGTTTCCATAGAAAAATGCTATATTTCTGTAGATTCAAAATAATGATCATTTATACGAATTATAGGATATACGGCACCTTTATTATACCATTGATTCTCTTTAATATTAGGACTTGTTACATCCGGTACTGAAATACCAATTACATCAGGATTATTAATATCAGCGCCTAATGGTAATGAACTACGAGGATTATCTTTATCTTTATTTCCCATTGAATCCTCAAATATACCTTTATTTGAAGAATCTTTAGAACCTTTACCATTGCCATCAGAATCATTTGCGTTATCTCCAGTATTTGATGTATTCTTATTTGTTCCTGAAGAATCATTCTCTGACTCATCATTTGTATTAGAATTATCATCATTACTTCCATCAGAATTAGATGTATCTTTATTAGATGTATCGACCATATCTAATATTTTATCTTCATCTGATTTTGAATAACAAACACCACCATATTTTCCTGAACCATAATCAATAGTATAATTAAAAAAATCTTTCTTTATTATCTAATTTGTTGTTATATCTTTATATACTTTTGTTTCTGTATATAATTTTGCATTCTTACCTTTAAATATGATATTATAAGTATTATTTATTGTGTCAGTATAATAATAATGTGTTATAGTTTTATCTGATGATACTTCTCCTTTTTTTAAATATTTAATACCATTTATCGTTAACATAATTATTTAGATTTCTTTGTATTTTTATTTGTATTAGATTTATCTGTACTATTAGTTTTCTTATCTGGTTTACCGGTAGATGTATCTTTTTTACCAGTGGATGTATCTGCAGATTTTTTTGCTACGTCCTCTTTAGTAATACCTTGATTTGCATATTCTATAGCTGGATCATTTGAATTATATGGTATTTTTAATTCATCTAACACAATACAAGAATCATTTGTAGAATATATACGTGTATGACTACTTGCAAATTGATCTTTTGATGAAAACATTGTTTGTTTAGATGTAGCAGAAGCCATTTGAAATGCATTATCTTTTGAATTTTCAAATATATTACCACCTTGACCGGTAAATGTTTGATATTCATCATGTACAGGATATGCATTAGAATTTCCCATACCTGCACCACCGGTATCACCAAAACCACCACCATCTAAACCACCAGAAACTTCAGTACCTAATCCTGATAAGTCAGCTAAGTTTACAGAACCCATTTTACTTAATACTGCATTTGCCCATGATGTTCTGCATGTTAGTGCACCAATATATCCATCTTTAAATGTACGTCTGCTACCATCTGCCATATATGATGTTTTACACCATGTATATGATTTCATAGATTGCTATGAACGTAATCTTGTTCCTTTACCTGCAGAACCATTTTCATAACCGCGTAGCACAATATCAGTTGATTGTCCAACTGATGTAGTTTTTCTTAGTAAATTAATAAATGATTCAGAGCATCCTTGTGTTACAATAGCTATTTGCTAATCTAATGACCAATTTTCTATAGGTCTAGAATTATGAAATTGTCTCTATATTTGACGTTTCCATGCATTAGACCATTGTGCAAGTCCGGCACCATATCCGGAACCATTTGCAGATGAACCTTTAAATCTTCCAGATTTTTCAGCAGCGTTATATGCTCCAGGATCACAACCAGATTCTTCCATAAAACAGCCTGCAAATCCAGCAGCCTAAAAATCTTTAAGATGCCATGTATCCATTATTTTCTTTGTTATATAAACACCATTTAATAATTTTTTACCTGCCATAAATCATTAACAATTAGTTTTAACTGAACTATTTACTATATTTAATGTTGTCGTATTTGATGAAACACTAGAATCCCAAGGATTTATTGGAATTGATAATTCGTCTAATACGATAGAAGAATCATTTGTTGAATATATACGAGTTGTTTTTAAATTCATTACTGAAGAATCATTCATCTATTTATATGCAGTAGAATCTGTATATGTTAATCTTAATTTATTTTCACCAACTATTTCAAATACAGATTTTGAACCATTACCTGATGCAATAGTTTCATATTCATCATGTACAGGATATGTATTTGAAGTATAATTAAATTGTGAACCTGCACGACCATTAAATGTACCACCTGTACCATATCCTGTATTCATTTGTTGTTGCATTGTATTTCCATTAATAGAAGAAAAATCTAATGGTGTATCAATACTTACGCCTGCATTTCGCCATATAATAGAATAACCTCCACGTGTTGATGTATAACATGGCATACCTGCTCGTTTTTTACCATTTGGTCCAACTCTTCCATCATGTATATTTCCCCAACCGTATGACATAAAAGAAGAACCATTTTTTCCATAAAATACTTCAACATGACCATTTTTTGCAATTATATCAAATGGCTATAATAGTGTAAATCCTGAAAATCGTAATGGAGAAAAACCTGCTTTTTTAAGATACCTTGCAGTTGTACTTGTAGTGGATGCAAATTCATGTGAAGATACAAGATAAGATTTTGGAAACGCACCAAATAACTATAAACATGCTGATGTAAAGCCTGAACAATCATCTCCTACACTATTACCTAATAAAGGGCATGAATACATACGTCTTGATCCTGTTGCATGTCCAGAAACACCACCCTAATATGTATGAATATTATGAAAGTAAAAAGTACCCATAGATTGAACAGCTTGATTCCATGTTGCCATATATTATTAATTCAGTTAAATAAATTTTAAATATTTATTAAATAAAAAGGAGTGTATCAAATAAACTGGATATTTGATACACTCCTAAAATTAGTTTAATATAAACCAATATATGTTTATATTTTTAATTACACAAAATTCTTATTTAAAGTTTGTCTTATAAATTACATAGGACAAACTGTAGAATCTGCTACTGTAGAATCAGCAGCTACTGAATCAACAACTGTAGTATCTGTTGCTGTAGAATCAGCACCAGCACCATAACCAACAGTCTTGTTACCGCATGATGCAAAACTCAATGTTACAACAGCAGCAAGTACGAATAAAATCTTTTTCATATTCTTCTTTACTTAAAATTTATTTTTTAAACTTTATTATTTATCTCAATTATTTAAAAAGTTCTTATATTATAGTGAAAAAATATATTTTTGTCTATAATTTATTATCTATAATTTTGAAGATAAATAAATAAAATATAAACAAAATATACTTTGATAATAATATGGCAGTAACAAATGGACCTACATTACCTAAGAAATCCCCAGGTTTGTTAGGATTATCACATTTTAGAAATAGCCGTGTAGCAACATCTCTTTGGGAACCAATATATTTGAATTTATTTACTGTTCAATTAACATGTCCTCAAGGTATGGTAGATACTACAGATGATGAGCGCTTAAATATTATTCTTGAAGGTGTATCGTCAGTTGGTTAGATTTCTACTTCATTTGGTGCAAATGCAACAGAGCAGAAGTATAAATTTGCACAGCGTTCATTCGCAGGCGCAAAACCTGATAGAACAAACGTTGATTTGACATTACACTTTAATCTTAACCTTTCTTATGATAACGGTTCACCAGAGAACTATACATATAAGTTCCTTCGTGAATGGGTTGACCTTATTTATGATCCTCTTACAGGTCGTGAAGGTCTTAAGAAAGATTATGTTGCGCCTTCAATGACTATTACTATGCAAGACCGTGCAGGTAATCCTTATTGGCAATGGGTATTCTATTACATTTTCCCTACAACCGGTGTACCTGGTCCTACACTTAATTATGATAGTACAGACCTTATGTCATGTGATATGACATTCCGTGCTGACTGGTGGGATGAATGTATGCTTTAATATTCATATATTTTATAGTAATATGAAATTAAAAAGTTTATATAAAATAAAGAGACTTAGAATTAAAAATTATTCTAAGTCTCTTTTACATTATAAAATATATTTAATCTTCTTTCTTTCTACGTCCACCTCTATTAACGCGTCTACGTCCGCGTATAGGTTTTTCTTCTTCAATTACTGGTTCGACTTCTTTTAATTCAGGTTCTTCAACTGGTGATTCTGCAATAATTTCATGTGAATCTGTATCCATAAGTTTTGCAGTTGACCATGTATCATCATCTGAACCAAATGTTTCTATTAATTCATCTACAGCATTATCAGAATCTTCATTCTATTTTTCAAAAATATCATTAGATTCTGTATTTAAATTTGAATCATCTACATCATTTAATATGGAATCTACATCATCTGATGTTTCCACTGGTTCAATCTCATCGGGAATACTATCTACTAATGGCATACCATAACAAGAGGTTGTGTCTATTGATGAATCTTCATTTTTATCTGTATTATTTCCTATATTATCTGGAATTGGATTTGGTATATAATTTTCAGGTACTTTATGTATTAAATCACCTTCTACAAATCCATCTCCATCTGTATCTATTGGAAATAAATGTGGATCATGACAATCACAATGATGATGTGGTGGACATGGTGGTATTGGTTGACAACAATGATCATGTTTACAATGTTCACAATGACAATCACAATGATGTTTACAGTGTTCACACTCACAATGATGTTTACAGTGTTCACAATCACAATGATGCTCACAACAATCACAATAATGTTCACAGCAATCACAATGATCGCATTTACTGCATGAATCTGTAAATTCACAATCAACACAATGATGATGGTGATGACAATGATGACAATGACAGAAACAATAAGTTCCGACTGGTCTAATATTCATAATCTTATCACCCAAATTCCAATCATTCCAATTATCATATGATACTTTACTTGATGTTTGCATATATCTATTTTATTATTAATTAATTTTCATTTTATAGTGTTACTTCATCCTCAATTTCATCCTTAGAATCATCTGCAGGTTCTACTGGTCTAACATTAATAGTTCCATGAGGACCATGTGAACAACCGTTTTCATCAATAACTTCTTCAAACATCATAGGTTTACGATTTTTTGAATGGAATTTATGCCAATCTGGTCTATCATCATCTTCGAATGGTGGTATAAGTCTTGTTGTTGCAATACCATATGGTTTATGCTAATTAAAACAAGGCATATTCATATGACTATATTTATTAGGATGACATGGATCACATATATTACAACCATCTGCAGGACATGTATACATTGATGGATTCTTATGTTTAATAATAAACTGTGTTTTATGAGGTCCACAAGGACGCATAATAGGTTCTGGACAAACAGGAGGTCTCCAAGGTTTACTAACTTCTACAGAAGGCGTGTATTTGTTAACTTGCTATTCAAAATAACCAACCCATGCATCTGGGATATTACTTATATTTGTAGTTATCATTTGTTATATTAATTTATTTTTATTTTATTTGATTATCTAAGATAATTTCTAAACTTCTTTAACATCGCCTTCCAATTAACTTGAGGATTGTTTTTATTAGATGTTATCTTCAAAACATTTTTCTGAATTATCATTAGGAAATCAATTATATTATCTAATCTTTTAAATACAAGATTTGAACTGACGGTATAAGATACACCATTATCTAATAATTTTATACCATTATTAGGATATTCTTTATTAATACGAGAAATAAGTTTCTATACTTTTTCAATACCAACTTCATTATCCATTGGCCTCATTTTAATATTATTTTCAGGAAACAAATAATAAAAGTCTTCAAATGTTAAATGTAATGCAGAAAGTGGAATAGGTGCAAACATTCCCTTATTTGTATACTTATTATATGTTACTTTACCTAATATTGATTTTAAAAATTCTTGTCTTTGATCATATGCTTTACTTGCTTTCTTCTACTCTTTAGAATAATTTTTTAATAACATATCCATTTGTTCAGTATTATTAAAATAATCTTCAAGCAAAACTTTTATTGAATTTACCATCCTATCTTTTCGCTTTAATTTATTATATTTATCATTAAAGATAGTTTCATATAATTTTATAGCTACATCAAAACCATATGATTCATTAATATTTTTATTATATTTTAATGAATTATAATTTAATGTTAATTTATTTCGAGTTTTATTATCAATAACATAAACTAAATATGGGACTTGTGTGGTAGAACTAAATAAAATATTTGTAATTCTACCTGAATGATATTTCTAATCATCTATACATAAACCTTTTACATTATCGCCGATATTAAATTTACATTTATTATATTTCTTTGTCTTCACATCATTTCCTCTCTATTGTAAATTAAAAGATAAAGGCATGATTTTATATAAGAATCCATTATTTCTCGTACTACCATTAATATTATAATTTCTCTAAGATGGTTGATTTATTGGATTCATAATTTATAGTATATTAAAATTTTACTGCATATGCATTATTTACTCCACAAAGACCAGCATCAGGATTAGGTAATTTCTAATCTTGACCATAATCAGCAGTAGAGCATTTATCTAATCTAAAAAGGTATACATACTTATGAATAACTGAAAGAAAACTACTTGTTAATGAACGAGCGCCTTCATATTCAATATCATCTGCATGTAAGGTAAACCAATTTTGTACACATTGTTTTAACTCATTAATAATTTCAAGAGGATTATCACTAATAGGTAATTCAATTTTAGTAATATCAGAACCTTGTAATACTCCAATTATTGACTACACTACTTCAAATATATCTTCTTTATATTGTTGTAGTCTCCACATAAAATCTTGAATATGCATCTTATATTGATTATTAGGTGTTACACTTGCTAAATTATTAAATTTAGTATAAAATGCTATAATTTTTGTTAAATAAATAACATCATCACATTTCTATGGTTCACACTTTGAATCATCAATAGTAGATTTAATTCCTGCTACATATTCTGTTTCTTCTGGTGTAATATTCTGTGTAATATATCTTACTGTATCTTTGTCCATTAACGGTAACATTGTTGGCATAATATAATATGTTTATTTTCATATTTATTCAACATTTATTTCTTGTTTCACAGACACGCTACTTTTTAGTATAGTTAAATAATTTAACTTCTTTCATCCATAGTTGGTATCTCCGCAAGCGTAAATTCGGGTATGTTCATCCCTATTTAATATCTTATATTAATATTTGTTTTAAACCATTATCTAATATATTTAATGATGCATTATAATCTCTATCAATTTCTTTACCACAATGAGGACATATCCATTCACGATTACTTAATTTTAAGTCTTTATAAATATAACCACAATTATGACATGTTTTAGATGATGGATAGAATCTATCTATTATAATTAACTATCTTCCATACCATCTACATTTATATTCTAACTAACGTCTAAATTCATATAAAGATAATTCTTGAATAGATTTTGCTAATTTATGATTAGACATCATACCTTTCACATTCAAATCTTCAATACAGATAATTTGGTTTTCATTAACTAATTTTGAAGTGATTTGATGTAAATACGTATTACGTTGATTACTTATCTTTTCATGAACTTTTGCTAATTTAATTTTTAATTTATTTCTATTGTTACTTCCTTTTTGCTTTTTACTTAATTGCCGTTGTAGTTTCTTTAATTTCTTTTCTTGATTTTTATAGAAATGCTTATTCTCATATCTATTTCTATTAGAATCTACAATAAAATCTTTAATTCCTAAATCCAACCCTATTACTGTATCTAATTTTTCTTTCTAAATTATATTATAATCAATAAGAATCGATAAGTAATATTTGTTTGTAGATGTTTTAGTAAGAGTAACAGAATGAATATATTTTTCATTATGATTTAAATAGATTTCCTCTTTTCTTGAACATTTAAATAATATATTTGTTAACTATTTTATTAAAGTTATTCTATTACCATTAATTTTCTTCTTCCCTCTAAAAATTAAATTTGTAAATCTACAACTCTATTTTGTATCTTTTTTAGATTTAAATTTAGGATAACCTTTATGTAATTTAAAGAAATTATCATATGCTTTTAATAAATCCTGCATCGTTTGTGCTAAACACATTGCATATACATCATTAAGAAATAGATATTCATCTTGTTTCTTTAAATTAGTTAAATATTTACCTAACTAAGATAAAGATGTATTTTGCTTATATTCTTTATACTATGTTTTCTTATAATCTAATAATTTATTATATATAAGTCTACAACAACCTAACTGTTTAGAAATAAAATCTTTCTAAACAGAATCAGGATATATTCTTATTTTAATTGCTTTTAACATAATATAATAAAAAATCGTTTATATTTTTAATTTGTATAAAAATTGGCCGGTTAATACAAATTATTAATATAAACGATCTATAAATATCTTTAATTATATAGTATATTCAAAATTATAAAAATAGTCTAAATTAACCGGCCAAAGTTTTTAAACATATTTCTTATATTATTTATCTAAATTATTTTAAAAATTATTGTAAATTAATAAATATTTTTTATATTTATTTAAAATAAAAAAGAGACTTGTAAACTAAATACAAGTCTCTTTTATTATTAAATTTTTTTCTTTAAAATAGAATCTCTATATTTAACTACCTCATCTTTTGTATAAAAAAGATTATTGGTTAATGCTCTCCATGAATCAGCAGCTGGATCTTTTCCAATATAAGATGATGAAATCTGACCAGCGGAATTAATAAAATAATAGAATGTTACTGGTTTCAAACGATGATACCCAACTCTGGAAATCTCCTTATTTGCATATACCTCATGAAGGCTGCAGATACCAGTTATATAATTAATATCTGTGATTCTATACAATCTTGTCTCATATAATACTATATCATCAATACTAAAAGAAATATCTACACATTTCTTTACAAACTTTGAATTTGAAATATCAAAATCAGAAATTTGTACACCATTTGGAAATGATGCAACTTTAGTTATTGCATTATAAGTAAAGATTGTATCCTTTTTCAGATTACCGAATGGAAGATCAGCACTAAGGATATATTTCTTCTCTGTTGTCTTATTTTTCTTTGTATTCATAATCTTTATTTTTTAATTGTTTATTATTTCATTAACAATACAAAGATACATATTTTATTTGAAATAAAAAAATTAATTAGGTAATTTCATAGGTAATTGTATAGCAGATGGGATATTCCATGCATTTGCTTTAATACCATTTGAATAACCAAATTTTATAATTCTATCATTTGCAATCTGCTCTTGTAATGATGATGATATATATCCATCTTTTGTTATATAATAAAGAAATGTTCTATTATCAGATATAACTACATCCTTTTTATTGGATATTGCTTTATTTAATTCACCAGGTTCAGATTGATTTGGAAATTCTTGTGATTTAGAAATTAGTGATTGTGGATGTCCTGGATCACATATTTTTTTATAACCTGTATTTATATTAATTTCCATAAAATCATACATATATGGTAAATAAGACGGTAACCACAATTTCCAAGCAGCATTTTCATTATTAAGCATAATAAAATCTTGTATCAATACAGATTTACCATCAGGTGATATGATTGATTTTAATGCTCTAACATTATTATTAATTATATCAGATTTACTATATGAATTAGGAAGTTCATTAAACCATTCTGGAACAATTTTTAATCTATCATATCTTGTACCTTCATATCTAAATATATTTTTAACTACAAATTTTCCATTTTCATCTTTATCCGGTAAATCATATGAAATAGTATAAGGTGATTTATAATTATTTTTTATACATTCATGATCCGGTACAAATTTATCTACAATATTTGACAAATTATGCCAGAAATCAAATGAGTATGAAGATAAACTAAATCTATGTAAATAATCATTTACTTTTTCTTTTGAAAAATAATCTTGCTGTATTTCTGCAATTATACTAGATACTGATTTAAATACAAGACAATCACTATAATCTCGATTGTTATCATTATCATTATTAGCTATATAATTATGACAATTATATAACCATGCATCTTCATCAACAGAAACAAATGCAAGTTTACTTACATATTTCTTATCAAACTCAGTGGATAATTTTACTTTACCAATATATACGACATTACTATTACCTTTACATCTATATAACGTACCTGGTACTAAATCTTTTTCTTTAAATGAATTCTTAGTAAACATCTTTTCAGACATTTCATTTGATTCAATATAATCAGTAGAATTTACAGGAAGCAGTACAAGTTCAGTACCATAATAACTATATACTAATTTACCTTTAATTTCTTTTTTATCAGTATTACACCAATTTAATATATACAGTAAATTATCTATTGATATTTCGATTTCAAATCCACGCGGATCAAATATACGTGCGAATGTCATACGTTGTGACCATCTTTCACCACCTACTCGCTTATTTAATACAAAACCATCAATAGGTTCATTATCTATATATAACGGATCTATTTTCTGATCTCTCCATGAATTCCATGAAGCTTCTTTCCGTAATTTATTCATTGCATCATAATAAATTACATAACCAATTTTTCCTGTATATGTATCAGATCTTTTATTAAATCCAACTGCTAGTTTTTTAGGAATAAAAAAACTATCTTCTTTTTTACCATTCATATCTAATTAAATTTTATTCTGTTCTCGTAATCGGTCTAATTGCTTATATGGTGAATCTGTTGAATATGATGTACCATGCTTTTGAATTTTAAAGCATTTACAATCTAATGATGGTGTATATACATAATTTTTCTGTATACTTTTTTCTATATTATATAAATCGCAGTTACTTTCATAAATTTGTCGTCTGCAAAATATAATGTCTGTTACAACAAATAATTTTGGTGATAATCCAAAATTATTTGGATACTTATCTAAATGTAAATACCATGGCTGACCATAAAATGTTAATCGTTTAAAATCATCATACCATAAACCAGTATTTGTATCATAATTTGCATCAAATTCAGTTCTACATATTAACATTAAAAAATACCTATCGTACTTATCAACCATAACAATGCCATTTGTAAAACGATATTCGGAATTGTTACTAGTACAACTTGTTAATACTTTACATTTAAATAACATCCCTGGATGAATATCAATTTTTTTAATATCCGGTAATATCGTTTCTGTATAATTACTCATAATCATATTTAAATTCTCTAAGAAAAATAGGAGTTAATTCATACTTTTTCCATCCATATAATTTATATTGATTACATCGTTTTTTGTTATCTAATGTAGTAATAGGTCTATCATATATAGCAACAATTTCTAAATATTTTTTATCAAACCCGAAGTTTAACGTTGTTATATCAAGATTATTAGGATTATAATTATACCATATATTTTCTTTATTTACATTAATTGTAAATATTCTTCCTGATATTGGATTAGTAAGGGAACTAAAACATATCATAAGTTCTCCTTTATTATCAGTATATTTACTTAATACAAAAGTTTCGAAAGAAATGTATATATCACTAAATCGATTTGATGAAAATTTTATAACAATAATAGAACCATTAGGTATATGACATAATGTAAATGTACGTCCATCATGAATAGCAACATAACTATCAATAATTTTCCTATTTGTTTTTTCCATAATTTTATATATAAAAATAATGCAAAATATAACAAATTTAAATCCACATCATCTTATATTCACTTCAATCCATGTTTCAATCTATAGGGACATTTGTTACATTTTTGAACGCAACAGGTATGATAAACATCCGCACTTCAATCAGATCCTATAAAACTTCGACGATAAACGTTATATCTTGCATTTATAACTATTCAACTTTTCATAATATAGTTTAAAGGATTCGAACCTTTTTCTCTGCTTTCACAGTGTGTTGCCACATACACCATTAAACTATACATTATAAATGTCATTGATATAGTTATATAAACATTAATTCTTAATATTATTAAAGTCAGATTCGAACTGACACCTCAGCAAGGAGATAATACCACTATGGGGTAACAGAGCATCCCAAGGCACTGACCAACAAATTATGCCTATTTAACAACAAACTAATGTATTAATTAATAATTATATATTTTATATGTATATTACTACATAAAGTTTTAATGCTTCAAGTTAAATTTTTCAAATATAGGCAATAAATCATCACTGAAATCAGTAAATAACTTCTGATATGTTTCCCATGCATCCATGGGTTTATCAGGTTTCGTAAATCTTGCAGATTCCCAATCGAGAATCGCCTCGTCAAAATGCATATGTTTTTTATATTTACGCAAATGATGTTTTGCAAATCTTGTATGTATTTTTTGTATTACTTTAGTTCCTAAAAATGGGAAAAATATATACATAAAAATTTTATCTAAATCATGAAAAGGATATTTATAATAACCTATATATTTCTTTTCTAATTTCATTACCATAATATAATGTTTAAAACTATATGGTATATGTTTATATGATTTTTTTATATTTGTTATAATGTTCATTGTTAATTAAATTATTAATTACTTATTAAATTGTTATATACAAAGATACATATTTTATTTGAAATAAAAAAGTCACCAATAGGAATTTGACTTCTTATTAGTGACTTTATTTTTATTTCAAATATTTAAATATCTCGTGATATTTCTTTATATTTTCTTTAAAATGTTCAGTCGATATATTAGAATAATCTACATAATCACCTTCTACGTAATAAAGATTATCATCAGATGAAAAATGTTTAAATCCATATTTATTAGCTTCATTTAATGCTTCATCATCATCTTTTGCTTCAAATCTATGATGGAAAAAGTGTCCATGATAATCTTCTAACTCTACTTCATATTTTCTCATAATGAAATTATTATTGTGTAATCATTTTATAAAGTAAATTCCACTTTTCCAATACTTGATCTGATGAACCTCCTGCACGCCATACATCTTTATCAAGACTTCCAAGATCATAATGTCTATATCGTCCGCAATCTGGTGAAATTTCGCCATATACAGTTTTACCATCTTCTGATATAAACAAACATAAGTCATATATTACAATATCTTTTTCTGCAAGAAAATCAGATAATACAGAAAATGTCATAGCTGCTGTTTTTTTTGCTTCTTTTACATCAATATAATAATCTGCTTGAGCATCACACATAACTTCATCTGCTAACATCTTATGTGTATCTGGTTCCCAAAATGGATTTCTCCAATCAAAACGTACAATTGGTTCAGGATATGGTTCCATATCTTTAATTTCCATACCTGCATAATAAGGATGCGTTTTTCTTACGTGTGATTTACCCATACCAAAATATCGGTGTTTACTTGTACCTGTATGATTTGCTTTAACTACAACTTCAATATTTGGTGCATCTTTAATTATACGAGCTAATACAAATTCATCGCCATAATCAAGATATGCATGTTTAATACCATGTTCTTTAAGCAATTCACATAATACTTTACTTACATGTACACGAGGAATATTACTACCTTCTACTATACCTGTTCTATTATATGTAAATGAATAAATTGTAGGTTTAAAATAGATAATACAATATTCGTCATCTAATGCACGTATTTCTTTACTTTCACCTTCTACAACTAAAGGCATTTTTCTAAATGTTTCAAAATCAATAGAAAATAAGTCTTTAATATTCCATTTAGGATATAATACTGTTTTACAATATTCTATTGATTTCAAATCTTCTTCTATTATTTTATTCATAAATTATTACCACGTTAAATTATTATCATTAATATATTTCTCAACAACAGGTGGTACAAACTCTCCAATAGGAAGTTTATAATGTACTAACTCTCTTACAAATGTAGATGAAATATCAATATTATAAGGTTCACAAAAGCCCATTACCAACATTGTTTCTACACCTGCTAAATAATGATTAGTTGCAGCCAAAGACTTTTCATATGTAAAATCTTCTGAATTTCTAATACCTCTAACAATATATGAAACATTATTTTTCTTACAATAATCAGAAATTAATGTATCAGTCATATCAATTACTGTTACATTAGGATAATCCTTGAAAATTTCTTTAATTAACTTAATTCGCTCTGAACGTTTAATAAGCCCTTCACCTTTCTTTAAATTTGTTGCTAATGCAATAATAAATTCATCACATAATTTATATGTCTGATCTACAATTGCCTTATGCCCATTTGTAAATGGATCAAATGATCCAGGAAATATAAATTTCTTCATCTTTTAATTTTCAATATTTTGTGAAACCCAAAGTCCTAATTGCTTTAATGCTTGCTTTCGATGACTCTTCAAATTTTTTCTTGCTGAATCTAATTCAGCATATGTTTTACCAAATGTATTATCTCCTACAAATATAGGATCATATCCAAATCCATTTGTACCTCTTAATTCATCTAATATATATCCATATGAATATCCGCTAAACGTTTTTTCGATAATACCATTTTTTGCTATTGCAAAACATACTTCAAAATATGCAGATCGTTCATTAAATGGAATCTTTTTGATATATTGTAACAATTTCTCATTGTTAAGTCTATCATGTTCTGACTTATCTGTTGTAAACTCTTCATGCGGTACATTAGTAACATTTAATTCATTATCTATTGTAACTTCATGAAAACGAGCTGAATATGGTCCCGGTAAATTATTCAATCCAGGAACAACTAAACCACTATCTTCTGCAATAACATATGTATCAGGATATTCTTTACTATATGCAGTTGCTTTAAGTATGGCATTATCTTTAATTGTTT